ACTCCAGGAGCCGAAGAGTCTGGTATTCCTGGAGCAATGCCAGGAGGCCCAGGTGGAATGGGCGGTCCTGGTGGCGGTATGGGTGGCCCACCACCATTAGGTGGTGGTGGAGGCGGTGGTCCGCCAATGCCACCTATGGGAGGCCCAGGAGGCGGTTCAGGCGGAGGCATGGGTGGCCCTCCACCAGGTGGCGGTGGTCTAGGTGGCGGAGGAGCTGGTGGTCCTCCACCAGTATAAGGGTTAGCTCATGAATATGCTGGCAAAAATGAACATATTCTTGGACTACGAGAATACTCACACTATCAATAAAGCTATGCGAACACTCAAAATAGAGTTCGATATTGCCAAAAAGCACTCTAGTCCTTCGCACGCTGATGAGGTTATTAAGACAGCACGACATATATACGATACACTTTGCACTATGGAGCCCACATGGCACAGAAGAGTTGTAATTAGAAACCTGGGCAAACTATTAGATTGGATGACAAGAAACAAACGATACGTACGCAACTTAGACCCGGAGAACATTAATGAACCTGCTAAGTAAACGAGCAAAAGTTACCTCTGACAAACCGGCTTACAAGGAAAAGAAGAAGACCGATAAGGGATACGTGTGGGTATACGACGAGAAGCATGTTGAAAAGCGCTGGGAAGAGAAGAAAGATAAGCTCAAGAAGTTGGAAAAAGAGCTTGATAAGGTGCGTAAGCAGTATCGCGAAGACCTAAAGTCCGATGATGAACGAACCAAAGCTATTGCAGCCATAGTTGGAATTATGGATGAGACAGCTATGCGCATTGGTAATGAGGAATCTGCTCGTGAAGGAACCTACGGAGCATCTACTCTTAAAGTAAAGCACGTTAAGGGCGGCTCAGGGAAAATGACTTTTGATTTTCCTGGAAAAGGTGAAGTGGAACAAAACGTTGTGCTTGAAAATAATGAGGTTATTAAGGCTATCAGAGACCTTATGAAGGGTAAAAAGGCTGATGACTTCATATTTGAAATCGATGGTAAGAAGATTTGGGATCGTGCCGTTAATAGATATCTGAAACCATTTGATATCAGCGCTAAAGATTTGCGAGGGTTTCACGCCAATCGTCTTATGAAGGAAATGTTAAAGAAGAAGGATTTTAAAGAGGCACTAGAGGAGGTGGCAGATATAGTTGGTCACAAAGCCTCTACTCTCAAGAATCAGTATCTTGACCCTGAACTTGTAGAAAAGCACGAAGGTAAAGAAGAGAAAAAGGAAAAGAAGGCTTTTAGCATACGAGCGCAATCATATATGGAGGAAGAAGAGCTTCCTGTAAGCACCATTAAGCATACTCCTACTCCACCTGTAGATGTAAACGCGCCGGTAACTGACCCGTCTCGATGGGAGAACTATGCACAACTGGTAGACGTTAATAAAAACGTCACTAATGTGTACGAGTCCGCGACGTTAACCCCAAGCATTGAACGCGCATGGAGAATAATAGCTCCGTTTATGCCAAACAATACATACCTTAGTAGTGCTTATCGTGGCGCAGGTGAACAGGCCAAGATAGTTTTGGAGTACTGGAGAAGTTACGCTGGTAAGCCTGGCGAGTGGAAGCGAAACCAGGGTGTCTATCATACTACTTTCTCTAAAGAGCTTGGGATAACAGACCAAGAGTTGAGAGTAATGTATTGGAAGGCCGTAAACGACAAGGATTTTAATCGCAGAGAGAAGAGGCGCCTCAATCAAATGGTAAGCTATATTAGGAATAAGTCTCCTAAGGGTGTACAGGTACCAGATATAGCTTTCGTTGGCGAGTCTGAACATCAGGAAGGTGTAGCATTTGATATTACTGGAAGTAATCTTAGGGCCATTAATAAGACCCTTATGGAGGTTGCTGCAGCGTTCCCTGGCTCTATTCAGGTTATAAGCTCTTTGGTGGAGCCAGCCAATAACGCTATTCATGTAGTTTTGGGCAGCAGTGTTGTCATGCCTCCTATGAAAGATTTCGTTGCCGCTCTTTATCAAAAACAACAGCCTCGTATGGTTAAGCGCCAATCACTATCTGTTAGGGCGCTAACCGAGCAGCATACAGAGAGAGTTAGGGAAATGAAAGAGAAACTTTCTCCATCTGTAAGTGTTGTTCCTAAAGAGGAGGGAGGAGTGCAGTTATCTGAGGATCAGAGGAAAGCACTAAATATTTCTCCTAGGGCTAAGATTAATGAAACTATACTAAGTGCATGGGCAATGCTAAGCCCATTTTTACCACCTGGGGCACGTTTAACTTCTGGCTCTCGCACACTAGAAGACCAGACTAAAATCATTGAAAATGCGTGGAAAAGATATCGTGCTAACATATACTACCCTACTGTAACTGACCCTGCACAAAAGGCCAGGATTCTGACTAAGCAATTTCGCTACATAGTTGGCCCGCCTAAAGTGCCAGAGAAACATCCAGCACACCTTAAGGGAACAGCATTTGATGTTTCTGGAGCAGACCTAAATGCTATAGCTAGAGCGGTAAAGGTATTGTCAGGAGACAAAGATGTCCCGGTGAGAATGACGGCTAAAATTGAGCCGGTAAATAATGCTGTTCATGTCAACATATACGAAGCTAAGTTCGACCCACAGGCTTTAACGAGTGCCAAGCAGAGGTATTTGGGTAGAGCTTATGCAGAGCCAGAGTACTATGACCAAATAACCATAGCTCCGTATCTGTATGAAGACATGGTGGCATCTGGTGTGCCTAATGAAATAGTTAGCAAGTTTGCTGATGCTTTCAAAATAGCACACAATCAAACTGTGCCAGACCTTATATTTGAAATCAACAATGAGCTTAATGACGAAGACATGGGTCATGGCGAAGATGATGAGATGGGTGACTGGTTTGAGAAGGCTCCTATCTTTAGACACAGAGACGAGGAAGAGCCAGAGCACGATATTCACGATGTTAGCGACAACGAAGCTAAACAATTAGCAGAGAACGACCCTGATGCATTCTTCTATCGCGGGCTACATAAAGAATGCCCAGAGGAAGAGGCTCTTGCATTGAAAAACATGTTAGAGGACAATGCCAAGTTCTATTTTGTATTCAAGTATCATGAGCGCGAAGAAGATGAGTTTAAGGAGTTACTAGAAGCTGCAGCTGAGGCTTTGTCTCAGCAAGATGCACGTGCATTCTTCTACTATCACTTACATCATAAGTTCCCTGAGCTTGGTCGCGGCGCAATAGTTCAATTAGTAGATACCAACCCTGATTCCTTCTTTGACTTAGGTTTGGACAAGGACTATCCTGACTACATAGAGAGCGCCAATAATGCACGCAACATAAAAGACCCTAATAAGATGGAGCTTGAACTGCCAGAGTGGGCAGAGGAAATGGTAAGCAAGAAATCACTATCAATTAGGGATGGCGTAAAGAAGCTTTCTAAAAGAGACGAGAAGAAAAAGGACAGAAAACATGGTGCTGGTGTGTTTATACTTCTGCCAAAAGACATGTCTAAGCAATTTCCCTCTTTAGGCGAACACGACGATAGCGCCACTCATGTAACAGTATTGTACATAGGAGATGTGCCTGAGAAAAAGCAGGAGACTGTGTATGGCGTGGTACGTGATGTTATCAAGGACTTTAGCCCTATAAAGTTAGAACTAGATAAGAAGCCGACTTACTTTCCTGCAACCAAGCATTCTGATAATTGTAAGATTGCTAAGATGGCTGTGGTGTCCAAAGAGTTACATAAGTTGCACAAGGCACTGAAAAAAGCTTTGATTGAAGCAGGCGTAGAGGTTGATGATCATTTTCCATCCTACAAACCTCACGTGACACTTGAATACATGGAACCACCTAAAGAGAAGTTCGATGGCGAAGTACCAAGTGGTTCTTGGACAGCTAACCATGTTCAAGTATGGAGCTGTGGAAATAAGAAGCGTATTCCATTTGGTAAGAAATCACTATCTAAGCGAGCAGATTACAATGCCTGGTGGTTTTCTCCGGATGGCAAGCTCTATGATGCGCCTAATGGACATATACTCTTTATAAAGGACCATCCAGAGTTTTTTGGTTACTTTGGTCCGGACGAAGAACCTACTTATGAGGATGCATTATCTAAGGGTTGGATGAGGGTTGCTAAAATGGATATGTTTTCTACCTTTGATGTTCCTGGTGCACTTTCAGACAGCTACTTGAAGACAATACAGAATGTTCTTGAAAAGATGCCTCCACATAAGAGCATACGAATAGAGGATAATAGAAACGTACTGGACGTTCCATACGAGATGGTAATGTTTTATGATTCTGTTGCTAAACTCAAAAGGGATTCTAGATTTGCCAGCTCTAAACCAAAAGCTTTGTCAAAACGAGCGGGACGACTAGAGCTATACAGGGAAATGGAGGGGAATAATGTTTTTGAAAACACTGTGCAATGTGGCTAATAGACTAGACAAACTAGGATATTATGATATTGCTGATCAAATAGATGAGATATTAATTTCATACTCTTCCGACCCAGAAACTGCAAAAGAATGGACTGTGGATATTCCGAAGTCAGTATTAAAGGGGATTTCGAAATTGCCCAAGCGGATTCAAGAAACTGCACATAATCTTATTACGGATCTGAAAAAAAGTCCATACCTGTATAAATGGCCTAACTTTAGTAAACTATTATCTTCTGGACTCTTTCATTGTCATTTAACAGGCGGAAGATCAGCTTATGCGGCAATTTGGGAAGTTGATGCGTCCAATAGACATATACGACTAAAATATGTTGGTACTCGTGGAAAAGCCCGATACAATACTTAATAGAGGATTAAAATGGCAAAAAATGGCAAATTCATAGCTACTAACTTTCTTAACAAGAAGTTAGAGCTTTTTATCGACCTGGATTCTGAGTGGCTATCTTATGCTGATGGTGATGCACAGTCCTACACAATCGTTATCGCTACCCCTATAGATTACGATGAAGACTGTGGTATTCTAAAGCTTAGGAACGATAAAGGTAATGAGTTTTACATAAGCGAAGATTTTGTCAAAATGTTTTGGGAAGTAGGTTCTGGCTTCCGCCTAAGCGACAGCACCACCTCTACTGTTCACTATGGCCGTCCACGAAACGGAAAGACACGAGATATTGTATAAGGAGCTTTCAAATGACTCAACGGGTAATTGCAAAAGAAAAATCTCAAAAGAAACAACGCCCACCTAAGAAGTGGTTTGATAAGATGAAAAAGGAGATAAAGAAAAACTCTCCTGAGTACTCTGAGGAACAGATAGCTGCCACTATAGGAGATATATGGTTTCATAATCTCACTGAAAAGAAAAGAAAGCAAATATCTAAACGGGACCGAGTTCCAGAAAAGAAGGCATCCAAAGAACGAACACGAAAGCAACTCGATGAGGTTGCAGAGAACATACATCGCCTAAAGGAAAGAGATGATATAACAGAAGAAGAGGCAAAACGTCTATCATTCTTGCTGAAGAAGGAAATTGAGCTTCAGAAGGAGTTAGAAAAAGAATCTAGTTTAAGGAGGGATTCCATGTTAGCTAAATTATTCAAAGTTGCTTACAAGCTAGATAAGGATGGTCTTTATGACGAGGCCAGGGCTATTGATGAAGTAGTGGCTGACCTGGCTCAGCGAGTAGGCTTAAGGATGCAACCAGAGGACCTGGTTTCAATTGCAAGCTTTTTAGATGAGCAAGGAGACACCAAACTAGCTAGTCAGTTTGATGACATGTTAGATACAATGGCAAAAACCAAAGAGCGTTCCTCAGACGAATGAAACGCATCTTTGTGCTACTAGTGTTAATGCTTACGGGGTGTTCTATAAATGTACATGCTCCCGAGCCAGTAGTAGTTACTCAGCAAGAGGAAGCTAGAAGAGAGGATTTGCCAACCAACCTTGCCCGCTCAGTGGGCATGGTTTCAGTAAAAGCGAGAAAAAGTGTTAACGAGATCAACGGAACTGCTTTTGCTTATGATGAAGACCATTTAATAACAGCTGGTCATGTCTGTGTTGCTATATTTGAGCTTCAAGTAATGGACATACTAGAAGACAATATCAAGTTAACGTATCTACTAGAAGATGTAGAGATACAACGAAACGGCGTAGAGATGCTGGAGATGGATGAATCAAACGACCTTTGTTTGATGAGACTACCAAAGCATAATCTAAAGCCTGTTAAGTTCGCTGACTATAGTACAGTGAAGCGAAAAGACAAAGTGATGTTAGTGGGCGCACCATTGGGGTTTATGATGTATGAAGAGCCTGGTGTGGTTATCAATCCGTCAAAAGATGTTACTCCATTAATCCGAGATAGGCTTATCATATCGGCAGCGGCAGCAGGAGGAAACTCCGGTAGCCCTGTATTCAATGATAGCGGAGAGGTTATAGGTCTACTTTCCATGGGGCATACAGCATTTGACCATTTAGGGATATGCATTCCATCACACAAGATAGAGAGATTTTTGCGACTAGTTGGAAAATGATGTTATCTATTCGACACGATATTTACAAATGCGGCGTGTTTACCCCTACCAGTGCTGGTGTAGGTGTAAGCCGTTCTGCGCGTGAATATTGGCAAAGACTATTTGCAAACGACCCTAAAATGCAAGGGTTAAAAAAAAGAGATATACACGAGATAATGGCTTGGGACTATGCTAATGCTGAGCCATTAACTAGATTCACTTTGCGTTCTGGCGAAAAAGCGGAAATAAGAAAGTCTAAGACATTTTTCTTTGTGGCGGCTATCAGACAAAATGGCCAGCACGACATTATAGTATTACAGCCAGCCTGGAAAGAAGTATCTAAAGATATACGAGATAAACGATTAACACCGGAAACTAAGGAATAAGTGCGATATGCTAATAAAAACAGCAATCATTAGGAAAACCGACAAAGGATACGTGCTATTCTCTCGAAAGAAGGGTAAGGACGGCAAGCGTAAACAGCTTGGCGGCCCTTATAGTTCCCGTGGCCAGGCTGAAAAGAGAGAGCAGCAGGTAGAGTACTTTAAACACAAAGACGACGATGCTAATGATAGTATGGATGCCGAAACCCACACTTTGTCTAAGCTTTCAGACCTTGCTAAGTATCTGGAAGAAGCCGGATTCATAGATAAGGCAAAGGTTCTTTATGATACAATGGCAGCAATTGACTCATCTTTAGAGGATTTGACATCCGATTATATTCCGGAAGAGCAATCTAACGTTGAAAATCAGGGTTATATAGGTGGAGATGGCACAGGCGGAGGTTATAGTATGTTTAATGTACCAGAATCTGCACGATTAGCTGCTAGGCTTCTACAAATAGCATCTGACTTAGATGAAAAAGGTCGATTTGAAGAAGCCACTGAGTTGGATAATGCTGTTAAAGAGTATACTGAAGAAGAGCTAGAGGCACTTGAAAATATGCCTCCTGAGCCAGAATTGACTGACGAAGAGTTAGAAGAGATGGCAGAGTACTACAACTCAGATGAGGCACTAGACGGGCTAGATGATTTGGTTCGCTCTAACGGTAGAGTTGGCACAGGAGTGACTGATAATCAGAATGCTGGTATGTTTCAAGGCTTTAGCGATGCCTATTTTTACAGCGGGTATGGTAATTTAGAGAGTCCTTACGGGGATTCGACTCGATAAATGCCCTTGAAATCTATTAATATTTGTCGATAGATATATACGGACCAGTGTATAATCTACTCTTTATGAGGAATCTGAGGGCATATAAATATGGTGAGGGCAACTAATGAAAATATCCAACGCAACAGCTGGACCACAAATGACTTTAGATATCACGCCCCAAGAGCGTGAGGTTGCCAAAGCTGTAAAAAAAGAGTTCGTTGATAGCTTGGAAGATTTGGACTCAGCAGTTAAAACCATTGTAGACCTTAAAGATTCAGTGGCAAATGAACGCCCATCTAAGGATGATCTGAAGAATAAATATCGAGGGAAATTGCTTAGATATAGGAAGAAGATAAAGACTAAGTTTAATACATTTCTCACAAAGGTAAAGGGAAACCTGGAGAAGCTCTCAGAAATCAGCGACCCAGAGATGATTAGGTTGCGTGAAGTTCTGGTGGCTGAGGTTGGCGAGTTGTCCGATGGCGCAGAAGCAATGATGAGCCTATTGAACGAAACCGACCGTGATGGTTTTACCAAAACACTAGAGCAACTGGCCCAGCAAATCGAAAAAAGACAAAAGTCGATAGTTGATGTAATAGATAGCCAATTTGTTACACACATTGACCAGGATATTTTAGGCAAGATGAAATTAAGCGATATGCGATTTCGCATGAAAAAGCGCTCTAGAATCATTAGACAACTTATTGAGGGATAACATGGCATTCGTAAAAACAGGTGACCCTGAGCCAATTAAGGGATTTTATGATGACGACTTGGAACTAAAGAAGTGTGACAAGTGTGGAAAACCCCTTACCGTAGTGGCTTTGGATGGTGAAAATAACGATGTCTTATGCAAGTGTGGCACAGAAAATCAGGAGGAGAGTGAACATGGACGCTAAGCATATTAATGCTTTGATTAGGCTTGCTGACAAACTGGACCAAGAGAAAAAATTCGACTTGGCTGGCGCTGTCGATGGTGTGTTGCGGTCTAAGGCTGCACGTCCAAAGGCCCCTCTAAAAGGCTTGAATGATGATGTTAAGAAGAGCCTGATAGTGTTTCTGGTGGATGCAGAAGACGCTATGCATAATGGTTGTAAGGGGCTGGGCGAATTATCTCGTCGTATGCGTTATTTCGATATTGCTGATGCTATAAAGGAACTAGGACTCGATAAAGTAATTAAGGATATGGAAAGGACTCAGGAATGCTTAGACTCTGCTAAGAAAGACTTTTACACAATGACTTTCGGCAAGCGTCCCTCTAAGTCTGATTTCGAAAAGCTACGTAAAGATTTGGGTAAGGACGAAGCTAATGACGACGAAAGCCAAGCAGCTCTAGACTTTTTTAGTTCAGACCAGGCCATTGATTCTCCCAACGTTAATCTAAAGCAAGATTTGGACGAAGAGGAAATGCTTGGTGCTTTTAGGGCAGGTCCAGGTGGCGTAGAAGAAGTGGAACCTGGAGAGGAAGAGCAGTATTTACCAGACCCAGATGAAGAAGAAGATGCTCTTAATAAGTCGCAATGGGGCCCTGATGACGATGAAGACTTTGGTCACGAGACAGAAGAGATTTCTCAAGAAGAAATGGAAAATTTCTGGTTAAACGAAGAAAAAGAAGACGAGGAGTAATCAATGGCTATTAGGAAAATCGGAGAGAATCTAAGCTTTTCACCAGACACAAATCTGATGACACCGAAAGAAGCTCTAGCGGACGAACAAATCGCCAAAAGGTTTGTTAAGTTAGCCAAGAAGCTAAAGAGGATTGCTCCAAGAGCTAGTGACTTTCTTTATGGCCACGCTATTATGATGCATGCTGCTGAAGCATGTTTGATAGACCAGGATACAGGTGAGCCCGTTCTAGCTTCTAATGGTAAGCCAGCTAAGGGGTCTTTCGTGCCTATTAAGGTAAAGGGCAACGAGCACTCTGTGAAATGGGAATCTCCTGATGGACTAAAGCCCTACAAGAATGCTAATGGTGACATTTTTCCTGAAGATGAGCTGCTAAAAGCCTACAAGAACTGGGTAGGAAAGCCACTATGCAAAGACCACAAGAGTGATAGCGTAGACGGCATTCGTGGAATAATAATCGATACTTACTATGACCCTAAGTTTAAGAGGGTTCATGCTTTATTTGCGTTAGATAGGAAGAATTACCCTGACCTAGCACGCAAAGTAGAAACCGGATATGCTAATTGCGTATCAATGGGTACGGCAGTCGGTCGCTCCGTATGCACCGAATGTGGCCATGTAGCGAGAACCGAACGAGACTATTGTCATCATGTTCGTGGACGCACAAATTATGGCGAAGTGAACCTAGACCTAAGCCCAATCGAGCTAAGCCTCGTAGTTAATGGCGCTGATGGTCTGGCAAAAATCCGACAAATAGTCGCAAGCTTGCAGAATTACGCTGAACAAAAACAAGAGCGTATTGACGAGTTGCTAGTTGGTGCCTGTGTAAACCCAACTGAACTACAAGCGCTTGCTGACAACATCAACGAAATGCAAACTAAGCTTAACACGCTAATGAAACTCGAACAAAAGACTAAAAGAGTAGAGGCTAAAAGCTCACCCATACATGGTCTAGAAAATATGGATATGGGTGAATTGGTCGCGGCATTGAAGGCTGTAACCAACCCTGCTCTAAAAGAAAAAATCGAAGAGGTATTAGCTGCCAAATTCGGCATCGGCAATACTGAAACAGACGAGGCTCCTCCTGCTTTACCAGCTACTGGTGGTGGGTCAGAGCCAAGTGTAAGTCCAATGGCTGGCAACGGTGAAGGTACGTATCGCACTACCACTACACCAATATCAGTCGAGCCTAGTCAGAGATTGGCTAGTCTAGAGGGAGACGGAAACCTGGGTGTTCTTTTTAATGAAATACGTCTCCTTCGATCCAAGATAGAAAAACTAAGTAAATCATTCAATGAGTTAAAAACAGTCTCTAAGGAGGACGACAATATGAATTCTGCGAGATTACGTGCCCGTGCCAAAGCACGTCGAGCATATTGGCTAGGTGGAGGCGGCATTAATGAGCCTACTCCAGGTAAGCCTAAGTATGAGAAGGAAGAAGCGGATAAAATCCGTGACACTGAAGATAAGCAAATGGTTGGCGAGCCATTAGAAACTGGATCCGAAGGTCTTCACCCAGGCGATGAAGGAAGAACGTGGGAAACCCGCAATCTTGGCGGCGGTAAAGCCGACAAGAAGAAAGCAGAGATTGAGGAGCGTAAACTACGCCGTCAAGCACTGCTAGAGCAGGTTCAGAAGACTGACAAGGATGCAGCTGAAGATGGAAAGCTAACTGAAGCTCAACTACAGGAGCGTAGACTACGACGTCGCGCTTACTGGCTAGGCGGTGGTGGTATCAATGAGCCAACCCCTGGCAAGGAAAAGTATCCAAAAGAGGAAGCGGACAAAATCCGCGATAACGAAGATAAGCACCTACAAGGCATCTACGACATGGGCGGTACCGATGGTATGGTTCCTGGCGACGAGAAAGTAAAGAAGATGTGGTTGCGTGCCCGCCTTCGTGCAAAGTTTACCAAGGTCGCTGATGACCAAGGCAATCTAGTCAAGGATGCATCCCGTTGGGATGTGTATGCTGGTGACAAGTTGATTCTAACTGCAACCGGCAAGGAAATCTTTGATGACCAGCTTGATGAGAACTGGGATTATCTAAGCTCCAAGGACTACGGAAAGGATATTATTCGCCATATCCGCACCGAAGGCTTTGATGAGGTTTCATATCTCCTAAAGGGTGCTCAAGATCCTTTGGCTCCCGGTGGAGCTGACCCTCTAGCAGGTGGAGCACCAGCTCCAGGCGGAGACGCACCTGCACCAGAAGCTGCTCCTGCAGCTCCTGAGGGTGAAGCACCTGCACCAGAGAAGAAGGAAGATGAGCCTGATCTCAAGGGCAAGGTAGAAGCTGGCCTCACTAAGATTGAAACTGCTCTAGACGACATCCGCAAGGCTGTTGATGAGGGTGGTGAGAAACTAGTCGACATTGAAGTTAAGGTCGACGAGGAAGGCGAAGGTGGTTCCGAAAGTCCAATGGAACAAACTCTAGCGTTCCGCGATGAGGCTATGGAGGTTCACTCCCTCCTAGATGAGTCTGCTGATGAGCTAGCTCTTGTGAGCGAAGCTCTTGATAAGGCAGAAGACCTTGATGGTGAAACTAAGGGCCGTGTTCTTAGTGCAGCTGTTCAAGCTCTAGCCGACAGCGAGACTCTACTTGCTCAAGCTGAAGTTGTCTTGGCTAAGAAGAAGAAAGACGACGATGAAGATGAGGATGATAAAGAGGATAAGAAGAAGAAAGATAAGAAAAAAGAAGCTGCCAAGAAGAAAGACGATGATAAGGAAGACGAAAAGGCAGACAAGAAAGACAAAGATGAGGATGACAAAGAGGATAAGAAGAAGAAAGAAGCAGCTAAGAAAAAGAAGAAAGACGAGGATGAAGATGATGAGGACGAGAAGGAAGATAAGAAGTCCGAAAAGTCTGACGCCGAGAAGAAGGCTGCTGAACTTCTAGAACAAGCTCTAAGGGTCCGTGCTCAAAATCGTGCTGCACTTCTAGCTAAGGCTATGGGTGATATGGACATGATGGGTATGGGCGACGAGATGGACTATGCTCTAACTGATGCTGATGAGGCTTCTCTAATGAAGCTTCTGCAGGAAGAGAAGCAAGAAAAAGGTCCAGAGGGCGAGCTTACGCATCCTGACCTCGCAAAGGATAAAGAGTCCGACGAGGATGAAGAAGATGAATATGAGAAGGATGAGAAAAAGAAGAAGAAAGACGAGGATGATGCAGATGCACCAATGTGTGCCGAGGACCATGCACATGATGAGTCATGTGGTGGGGCAATGATGGCAGATGATGGTGACTTCGCAGTTGACGAAGCTCTAGATTCTGTAATGGCTGCTCGCAAGGCTGAGCGTGATGCTCTTCTTGCTCAAGCAGGTGACATCCTTGGAAAGTATGAGTTGGATTTGGGCAAGGCAGAGAATGCAACTCAGAAAGAGTACTTTGAGGCTCATCCAGGCGGAAAGGGTACTACAACTGAGCTAACTCATACCAAGACAGACGGTGCTCATGTTGAAACCATTTCTGAGATTCACGATGTAATGCGAGATGTCGCTGAATCTGGCCCAAGAAATGTGCGTGAGGCAGCTGCTCTCATTCAAGAGGCAATTGTTAAGGGCGCACTCAAGGCTGAAGATGTTGATAGGTTGGTGGCTGAGGGTAAGGTTGACTCAGCAGCAGCTTCTTACTGGAAGAAGTTCTGGGCACAAGGTCCTGACACTGGTAGCTTCGGTGCAGACTTGAGCAAAGAGTTTGCTTCTAAGAAGAAGGAAGCTGACAACGGAGAGTACAAGACCAAGCTACGCAGAGCGTATGCAGTAGGTCTCCAGGCTCAGGAGAAGGGGCTAATCGCTTCTACTCAGGCATCCCTTGAGGGATACGTTGACCAGCTGATGAACTTTGATGACGCAGCTTTTGAGTCAAATAAGCGTGTAGTAGCTAACTACAATTCTAGGAAGGGCGGTTCCCTACCCCGTGTAGGAGCTGATGGTGCCGGTCAATCAATGACTGTTACCGCAAGTCCAGAACCAGTTAATGCCCCAAGCCTAAATGAGCAGTTGGCACAGCTTAATTGGCGCTAATTAAGGGCTAGTATTCAGGAGCAGAATTCATACGAAGGGCGGAGTGTCATTATGGCACTCCGCCTCTCCTTACATCGAGAGACTCGTTATGTTCAACTTAGTCGCTGACAATATGAAGAATCTGTTAACAGATTTGGAAATGCAAATTGAGATAGAAGATTTACGAAATAAGGGCCTGAGTGAAGAAGAAATCGCAGGCTACTTTGAATTTTATGCGGATTCATGGGTCGCTGATAAGCAGCAACCTAAAGAAATGAATTAATGAGGATGGCTAATGCGAATAGGCAATATGATATTCAAGTGGTCGGGTGACGACGAAGACCAGTTGCCAGTTCCTATTCCACCACTTCCTACATTTGAGACGCAAGAACCAGTAGAGTATAGTGGTGAAGATATTACTCAGACACCTGGAGTGAAGTACATAGAAACTCCCTCATCATCGTTAAGCATATCTCCTACTATGATGCATGAATTAAGCCTAGATGATGTTCTAAAAACTTATAGTGGTTCGGAAGAATTGGAAGATGCTCAAAATGCTGCTACTGTGGCCAGACGAAATCCAATGGCATATTTGGCTGGCAGATATATGAAGGAGACATTTTACGATCCAATTACTGGCTGGGTGCTTGATAACGAGGTTATGGGTAATCCAGAACGAATAATCTACTTTTTTAATCAGTATAGTAGAAGAACAGACCCACAATTTGAGCCATATATACATGAGGGTGCAAAGTTTCTTATAGAAAATGATCCGCTGGTGCTTCTAGACGCATCTAATACTTGGGAAAAGTCAGGTGTGGCACATAGTCTAGCCAGACATTTGCCAAATTTATTTGAAGCAATCGTTAGGGTGGCTGAATCGGATGAAAAAGGACAGCTGTTTGCTAAAGATTTAAATACCCAGAGTAAATTTCAGAAGCTAGGTAGAAGAATTGGTATGTGGGCTCAGATAGGTGATGGGAAAGAGACAGAACGTTACAAAAACTTTTTTCTAGATAGGGTTGTAAAGGTACTTAAAACACGCATAGCTATAGAGATGGAAAAATATAAGCAACTGTTGGATAAGGGCGCTGATCCTAAGTCCCCAATGATGCGTAAATTTAGAGGAGCCGTACAGGGCTGGAGAAATAATTTAGGAAAAGAGTACATAAAACTTACTGGTGGACGTTCTCTTCATGAGGCTAATATGAACAAAGGATTATATTTGAAAATAGCCATGAGGCTTGCAAAAGTGGCAACAGTTCTGGATGTCAAAGGCCAGCACGAACTAGCTACAGAACTAGATGCGATTGCGGCAGACTGGGAGCGTTTTGTAGACTTACGACCTAAAGAAGAACGAGAAAAAGACCCCACCGATAAAGGTTGGGAGCCACACGGAGTTTTCAAGGAGCTGAAAAGACGTCCGGGAGAGGAAGATGAGCGCCGATATATGGTTGACCCGATGTTTGGAACCTTAGAGGAGGCCCCAGAAGGGACATTTGTTGAAGAAGAATGGGAACCTAAGAACGAAGAAGATGTTGATAGAGAAACCGATGTCGAGGAATTATCGGAAGAAGATTTAGATACTGGCTACTTAGTAAACACTAAGAGCCGCGAGCACTTGTGGAACATGGAAGATTATGGTCCAGAAGGTCAATTTATTGATAAACTCAGAGGAGAATAACATGTCACGATCTGGCGATGAAATGATGTTGGAACTTCACAATCTCTTGAGCAAGCAGGGGCTAATGGTTACTGCTGCAAAGGAAGATGATGAGAAGGACGACGACAAGGATGATAAGAAGCTTCCTCCTTTTATGAAAAAGAAGGACGACAAGGAAGATAAGAAGGATAAGAAGAAAGAAGACAAAAAGGATGACAAGAAGAAAAAGAAAGCTGTCGTTCTAGGTGTTCTTCAGGAACTTACCAAGCTTGCTACAGAGTTGGATGAGGCTGGTGCAGATGATGCTTCTTCAGCAGTTGATGAAGCGTTGCGTGTAATCGTTCGCGATTTGCAAGCAGAAACTGAATAATTGTTTTTGACCACTTGCGAGGCTAATTTATGTTAAGACTGATTCAAGTAGGTAATACTTTGCCTCTAAGCTTTCCGGTTGACCCCACTGCGGAGTTTCAACCAGGGCAAATAGCTCAGCTAAAAGTTATAGGCAATGAAATTGTTTGTGGCGTTTCGGATGGCACAGCACCGTTTGGTATTATAGATGACATTAATACTTCGGCTTTTACAGCACCAGTAACAGACGAAGTGGTTATTATACCAGCGGTTGGTGTTTTAGCTGCTGATGGGTACACTTATGTATCCGCCAAAGATGAAATGCAAACTCTTAGATTTGCTAATGTGGTTAGAAACAGCTTTGTTGCTGATGTCGAGGGGCTTTCGCTCAACGATGTAAATGGGGTGATTACAGCTCCAGCGGGCACAGAGCTAAATTATGATTCAGACGGCGACCAGATTCCGGACTCTGTACGTGTGATTGTTAGCTATGTCTACAGAATACCAAATATTCCTGGAGACAACACTACAGTAGGTAGCGGAAGAATGACAATTTGGTTCGCAAGAGGAATCTTTCAGACAGACCAGTTTGATACAAGACAACGATATGTGGTAAATGCCCAATTGTTTGTCAATGCAGAGGGAAAGCTGACTACAGCACCACCAACTGCAAGTCATCCTGGTATAGCAATGGTTACAGGGCCACCGAGTGGAATTGACCAAACTCTTGAATTTTTATGGTTCTAAGGAGCAACGATGAATCTTTTTGACTATATACATGCATCCGACAAGGACACTTTTATCAATATAGTAGCTCATCTACTTGATGATGAAAGGCAGCGTATTGTAGCACAAAAGTTGGCCTCTAGCAAAGAGGTTAATACATTACTAGGCGATTTCATCAAAGAAATGCGTCATCGTGTTGCCCTTGGACAAACAGCTGGTTCAAATGACATGGCATACTTTCATCGCCAACTTAAATCAGTCATTTTACCTGGTGATTTTGAAAAAGTCGCTGGGGATTTCTATGATTTGAGTAGTTTGCCAAAGCTCAAAGAGAAGAGCGAAGATGAAAGATTGGTTTATGAAGTTCCTGCAAAGAAAGAGCCCGATGAAGAAACAGTGGAAGACGCTGAAGAAAAGCTAAAAGAGCTAATGGAACAAGACGCTGAGGATGCTAAGGCAAAATGTGACTGCGGTTGTGAAGAAGGCAAGTGTACATGTGGGCCTGATTGTGACTGCCCTCGTTGCTCTAGCGATGAGGCACATGATGTAAGTGTTCCAGAAGAAGGTTCTGGTCCTGAAGGGCTTAGTTTGATACTTCTGAATCGTCTAGAGGACACTGCATATCGTCTAGGTGCAGAAGGAAGGCATTCAGAGGCATATGAGGTTGAGAAAGTTATTCGTGGAATCAAAGAATCTATAGCTAAGGGCGCAGATATATGGGATGAGATGGGCCAAATGGAGAAAAATCCCCCTCGTAATACTGCACCTCAGCAAAGAATGCAACAGCAATGGCAAGCTAGAAAGCAGCAACAGCAGACTCAGCAAGCTCCACGACAACCTGTTCAACAGCAAAGACCGGCACAGCAGGCCAATCCTGCTCAATTACAGCAGGCGGCACAAGCAATACGACAGAAGGTATTTCAAAACCCAAAGGTACCAAGACCCTATAAAGATACAGGGACCTTAATGAGGGTGTTACAACAAATGATTCAGAAGGGTCGGGCCAAGGATATAAATTCGGCGGCACAATTACTAGAGAAGCGACTAGCTCGTTTCCGATAATAGGGGTATTATCATGCGACACAATTACAATTTTGATGATAGCGAAGTGATGAGAGAGTTTGCAAACATTGCTGCTAACAAGGGCTTAGTCAAACAAGCTTCAGATGAGGAGCTGTTGAAAGAAGCTGGTCCAGCTGCTAATGAGATGAGACAAACCATTAATCAGCTCATGCGCTCAAAGAATCCATTTATGGATGCTACTCAGGCTATGAATAAGTTTCATGCCAAATACTATGGCAAGATTCCTAATCAGAGGCTTGGCTTATTTTTGGGTCGAATTCGTGACGCCGTAGTTGCTCATTGGACCAAAGCATACGCTAATAATCCAGAAGTACAGGCTGCAGCTCAAAAGTTTCACACAGAAGTAACAAACGCTTGGGTTACGCCTCTTACCCACGCCAAACTTCCTGAGTTGGACCTAACCAAACAACAATCCGCAGAGATGGAGAATATGAAAACCGCAGAAGAAAAGCTTTATGATGTATCTGGCGAGACTGGCGAACAGCTAGTAGATAAGGCTCATCCGGGTGGTGGCACTAGGACCGAACTTACTCACAGCAAAACTGATGAGAATTTGGTAGAGACCATCGTCGAGCAGCAAAAGAAGGATGTAGAGGTTGCGTTAAGCATGCCCAAGGGAACTTACGCAGCTCTTCTAAATCTAGCTGACCGACTGGATAAGCTTGGGTACGTTAAGGCGGCTGACCGTGTTGACTCACTGTTAAAAAAAAAAGTAAAGGTTGCTGCGAGTCCTGCGGCACAACAATTTAAGAAGCAGGTATTGGATGCTCTAAACCAAGCTGATTTGGGTGGGAGATTCAATAAGCCTATGGTAATTCGTGAGTGGCAAGGAACCTCAATGCCTACTTTGACTGAAGCAATGAGTGCACTACAAAAACTTCAATCTCGATGGGGCAAAAATGCTCCTGACCTACCTAGTGTTGTGCAGCCAATGGTTGCACAATGGTCTCCTAATCTCCAAGCAGAACAACAAATGTTAGCTCAACGCAGACAACAGCAAGATTCTGGAGTAGCAACTACTCAGCAGAAGGTTGACCCTCAAACAGGGTTTCCTACAACCCCAGAGGGTTGGGAGGCTGCTGGAGCAGGAGAAATTAATCTCGATGAATCTGGTACTGCTACTACTCAAGATAAGAAAAAGATGAGGCTAACTCAGCTGCAAAATCGACTTAGAACTATGGTGGGCTTACAGCCGAAAGCAAATCAACCTTTTGATAGGCAGCTTGCTAACGTGTTACGCCAAAAGTATCCAGATGCATGGGCAGCCGTAAAGAGTAAGGCTGGCTTTAGAGCTATATTTGATGCAGTACAGAATCAGGGTGCTGGAACAGCAAAGAAAGAAGAGACGGCGCCGGGGGAGGCTCAACCACAGGGTCCGAGTCCACAAGCGGCAGAGCAGTTGATGCTTCAGACGTTTCAAAAAAGATTTCCTAGACTTCCTCTTCGCCGAGCACCAGAATTAGAACAAGCTTTGCGTACTAGGGCTAGAGAATCTTATAAATCTATGATTCGTTTCTTTACCCCAGAAGCTGCAATGGGCAAATTAGAGCAGGAGTTTGCAGGAACAGTTAAAAGCCTAACCCCTGATCAAATAAAGCAATTCATCAATATCTAATGGAGAGCTATATGTCTCAGTTTGAAAATAGCGAAATCATGCAGGAATATGCGCGTATTGCTATGGCCCCTGCTATAGTGAAAGAAGCCGCTAGTTCTGACTGGGGCGAAGCTATATTAAGCAATGTAGCTACGGAGGCAGCAGTTATTGGTGCTGCTAAAGCCGCATTAGCTCTTGGTGTCACCGGTAAAGCCGCTGCAGTAGCTGGAATGTTTGCTCCTGCAGGACCAGCAGGCTGGGCGGCAATGGCTCTTATTCTTGGAGCTACTATTGTTTGGCAGGCTACTAAGCTGGCTGATGATAATTTGGATGATTTAGTGGAAAGGTTTGAGGACTTAGATCCTAAGGACGAACAAACCAAAGCTCAGATAGAAAAAGTCACCGGCAAACTAAAAGAGTTTAAGGCGGCTATGGGCGTTCAGGATGTTCCTGAGTCTGAGGAAGAGAAACTTCAACAAACCAAAGGTAAGCTTAATGCTCTAACAGAACTTACAAAGTATCTTGTTAGCCTTAAGGAGTGGTTTCCTACGCAATTGAAGCCAAAACTTACCGATTGGGGTTATGGTGGTTTGATATCTGGTGATGCTGAGCAGGCTGAACAGGCAATTGATAAGACACTAACTGCTATGTTACAGCTAAAAGAAAAAGCAGCATCTGAACAAAAGGCCGTTATGCAGAAAGCTGTCGAGGAATATGGGCAGACTTTAAATAAGGACCTTGCTGAGCTTGGGCAGAAAGTAAAATCTATGTATGACCAGCTTTCTGAGCGCTTTGGCGGACCTCCTAAATTCGATAATAAGAGCGAAGAAGCAGGATACAACTTGGCAGAAGCGTTGGCATCAAAGAGTGCAACTCTTGAAGATGTTAAGAACAACGTTCAGAGTTTAGTTATGCTTCATGGCTTGTTTGAAAAAGCCTTAGGCACTGCTGCTACTACAGCAAGCTCTAAGGAGCGGTTGTCTAAACGCGCTCTAACACTTGGCGACGGAACTCAAGTTACTCTTAGGGGGCCAGCTGGAGCGGCTAAGAAAGAGAGGACTCAGCGACAATTGTCCAGAAGGAATCCAGCCGTAACAAGCATGCAACAGTCTTTGAACTATCTTAACCAGGCATATAGTACTGGCGCAAGCAGAATCAATGAAGACGGCATTTATGGACCAAATACTCAAAAGGCGCTGGAGACATTTATGAATTCGTCTCCTCGTTTGCGTCAGTGGATGAATGTGCCACAAACAGACTATAGGGTAGTTGGTAAAAATCCTGCTGTATTGAATGCTATAAGCCAAAAGGTTAATACTCTGTCACAGACAGTGCAACAAAGTACTCAGCCTGGTGCAGCTCCACAAGAGCGACAGACTGGAGTTCAGTATGGTGGCGGAACCTATGATGTTGAAGAGCAGCCTCATAAGTGGAACCCTACAGGTGCAGAAATTTTAGCTGCACTCAATAACAAGTTTATTGATGGAACACCGGCACAAACTTGGCTAGCTAATAGGGGTTTTAGTAGAGAGAATCAAGTGCGACTGGTGTCACAGGTATTTAAGGGACCAAGAGGACTGCCCCCTCCATCTGATTGGAGCATGCCTATGCTACAAGATTATGTAAAGAGGAACTATGGCCGTTTTCAGGGACGCAATTCGATTCTATAATGGACAAAGCTATGCGATATATTTCAAAACGAGCATTTGTTGCAGAAGGCATAAAGAAAATGGTTCAAGGTATGTGGAGAACCGATCAAGGCCCCGGGCAAAATCTTTTTAGATTGATATCATACGCCCCATCTGTTTTCGGTTGGAGCGGAATGATGATAACTGCCCTTGATAAAGTTTTATCTAATTACGGATATGGGTTAGAGGACTTTGGTAGATGGCTCGATGAACAAGGTGTTACTACACAGCTTTTTGGAATGCCAGCAACAGCCAACCTAAACGATGAACGAATAAACAAAATCGCTAGTTCTATGGAAAACCAGATAGTAAAGGAAGCGTTCGCAAGTGTGGTGCTTAAGTTCATATGGAAATATGTTATAAGTCCACGAGCACTACTAAAGAATCTTTGGCGTGCAGCTAAGTATCTACTGTTTGCTTTTGGCTTTACCAAGATAGGCGAAATTTACGATATGTTTACTAGTGGAAATGAAGAGGGTGCCAGAGAGAAGGGTGAAGAGATGGCTGGTGCTTTTCAGTTTCTTCCAAAAGACCCATCGCTAGACCCGAAAAATTATGGTCCCCAAGGATATATGGGGCCAAGGAGCTAAATATGAATTGGGAAAATTCCGAGGTTATGATAGAGTTTCTAAAGATTGCTTCTGAAACTAATGTCTTAGGTCTTAAGAAGACCGCATTACCAGAGCCTAATCCTTACCAAGAGGATGTAGAAACTATCCGAAAGAAGAGACTAGACCAGCCAGAGAAGAGCATAATAGAGGAGGCTCATCCAGAGCCAGTCTATGTTGCAGAAGCTCGCGGTGATGGTGGCTTGGTAGAAAATCAAGTAGAGCAGCAGAAGAAGCTCATAGAAATGTTGAATAAAAGCCCAACCGGCTCCTTGGTGGGTAGATATGCTCATACTGTTGTTCGTCTAGTAAAAATGGCTGAAGCTGCAGAAGAAGTTGGTGCAACTGATGTAGCTAACTCTCTAACTGATGCAGCGAAAAGAGTTGTGACCCAGATGTCTGATACACTGAGTGCCATGAATGATTCTGCAGACAACATAGATGCTGAACTAGAAGCTCTACTTGCAGAGGAGGCTGGCCCCCCTTTCGACGAGGCACCGACAGACGAAGGGTAATCAGCAGTCGGGTAAGTCCACTACATAAAACAGCTATACCTGTGGGCCTACTTAGAAAGTTGGTAAGCCCAGTAGCTAAAGCTGTTGCTAAAGCATTTGGTAGTGCCAGCGATGATCTTGCTCGTGCATCTGCTAAATGGTGGGCTCGCGCTGGAAAAGAAGCAGTTGAAGAAAGTGCAGAGGGTGCTGCCCGAATGGCTGAAAAGCTTGTGACTGATTTTAAACAGGTTAGTGACCTCGGAGAAAAAGCTGGAGCAGAGGTTACAAAGCTTGTTCGCTCTGGACACGGCGACTTATCTAAAGCTTTGCAAAGACTTAGGGCTGAAATTCTAGAAGACCAGCGAGAAATTCAAAGGCTTACTAGAACTGTTTATCCTACGAAAAAAGTAGACCCACAACAATTAGACCAAGTTGCACATGAACAAGCAGAACAGATGCTGATGGACTTGCAGGGTAGAGTGACTGAGAATCAAAAGTTGATGGAAACTCTATCTGGTGCATGGCAAAATGCTAATAGTGGTAATGTAAGAGGTGCTCTTGATGTATTACGCTCCTCAGATGCCCCAATGACTCATCCTGGTGTTGCACAAGCACGAGGAAAATACGAAGAGGCTTTCAATCTGACACAGAATATTATGAAGCAAACCACATCTGGTTCTGACACGGCATTCGTGAGAAAATATATAGCTCTTAAGAGGAATCCTGCGGCATCTCGTCAATTGGAATTGTGGCTGGCTAATCCTCAGAATAACGCTCGACTAAGTAAGCTAATGTCAAAAGACAAAATAGCAGACCTAATTGCAGGCGGTGGAAAGCTAACCACTCGACAGAAAATTATGGGTCTAACTGTGGGTGATACTGCAAGGAGATTAGGGTTGTCCGCTGCAGCATTGGCAGGTGGGGCAGCGTTGTTAAAGATATATAGTTGGTTTGACGATAACCCTCCAGCAGAAAATAGCAAAGCAAGCAATGGGCTTTCCTCTGAATTATCCAGGTTAGAAGTATCTGGTAGAGGAAGGGTAGTGGTTAATGAAGCTAAAGGCTCCTTATCCGATATGGCAAGACTTTCTGCAGGTGTAGATAGTGCTCTGAAAGGCGAAAATGCAGAAAGGGCAATCCAGATGTATGTAACTAAGATGTCTAAAGAAATAAATGACATCAACGGCGCTCTTGGAGATTGGCAGACGGTTGTAGAGGGTAGCGATAATCCAGAATTAGCCAAACAATTAGGTCAGAAGATAACTACTTTTGTTCAAGAATCAACTAATACTTTGGTAGGATTAGCAGAACGACTGGGTGTTTCAGCCGATATATCCAAGACTCCTGGCATGACCATTAAAGAGCCTGGTAAGAATGAGGTTTCTGAGATACAAGGTCTTTTGGGTATACAGCAAACTGGACGAGTAGACCGAAATACGATACAGACCCTGAAAAGATTAGAGCAAGACTTCAATAAAAGGTCAAAAACCGACGAATGGACTGGTGCCTTAGTAGCCCCAGATGGCCGAATAACCGACCGAAATACCCTAATTGAAGCATTTAACATAGTAAATAACTACTAAGTCGCGAAAGAAATCTACTAATATTTAGATGTAAGTATAAGAAGGTTGTTCTCTATATCGAATTTGCTTCGTCAGTGAGAATTTACCACCCAAAAACTAATTTGGAGGATAACAAAATGGCATTATATCTATTACAGCCAGGTCTTCAGCCTTTGGGTCAGTTTGACTGCCTAGACACAGATCTAGCAAACGTCCTTGGCGGTGAGGTTGGTACTCTAGACGAGGCATCTCGCACCAACAGTGCAAGCGAAAAGGCAGCATCAGATGTTCTCGACGGTTACGTTGCAGACGAAGTTGACGTAGGTACCCCTACTGCAAGTCGTCCAGTGCTTCGTATCGCCGATACTGCAACTGAGACTCGTAAGCTTTTCTACTTGCTAGACGACGGTCAGGCACACTATGGCACCTTGTTTGGTGAGCTAATCGGTACGCCGGTTGGTCTTGCTACCACAACTTCCAGTGGCGGTTCTTTGCTAGGACCTCACACTGCAGCAGGTTCTGGTAAGGTGACAGCGTGGGACAAGCCAGGATTGTACGCGGTTTCTAGCGATGCTCTACATGCATCACTAGACCCAAATACATCTGGTAGCCCAGGTGGACCCGGTGGCCTAAATGATACTCCTCTACCAGGTGACCTACTATACCGTGAGCCTACTTCAGGTAAGCTCAGCGTGTCTACTGCGGCAGTCGCGGCAGCTGACAAAATCGGTATGTTTGTAGAAACCTCAGGTAGTGGATCTCTAGTAACCACCCCTGGCAAGCTAGTTGGTGCTGCTGAGACATTTGACCGAGTTAAGTTCCAGTATCTCGGTGCAACTCACAACGCATAACATAGCTTAAGCTAAATACGATTGTGGGGCTGGTATTGCCCGGCCCCACATTTCGATTCTCTGTAAGACCTGATTTGACTTCGTTGTGCACCTGTCGGTTATACCGACGAAGAAAATCAAAACTAATTGATACTCTATGGACTCTTATGGGACGGACCAATATACGACCAGAAGAGCCGTAGGTTAATTTTTGGAGGTACTTTCATGAGTATGTTTAATACACATGGGGAGTTGAACGCAGTTGATAGTCGTGATGCGTTAGCGCAGATTGTAAAGTTTGCGTCTATCATCCAGCAGAACCAATCGGCTAACCAGAATCTTGCTGGTCAGCCTTCTTTCACAGAGGAGCAGAAGGACGAGCTAGTTCGTCGTGCTCTTATGACTCAGGAAGGAAAGGTTGCTCTTGGTCAGGCTATGGCGAACCCAATTCGTCGTAACTTGGATTACCAAGGCGTCGGTCGTCGAGTTCTAGTCGTAGACCCCCTACCACAAGGTGCACTGCCTGTGTATGACCGTGATATCGATGTGAGCGCAGTTGTTATTTCTAGCAACGGCTCCGCACCCGAGTCTCGTGTCTTCGCAGACCGTGTAACAGTCCCTGAGTTTGAGATTGTTTCAAACCCAACTGTACGTATTTCTGAGGTGAAGCGTCGTAGATTTAACGTCATCGACCGTGCCCAGCAGAAAGCACGTCAGGAAATTCAGGCACAAGAGGATGCCAACATCTTCGCAGCTCTGGATTTCGCAGGTGATGATTCTCTCGGTGGCGAGAATACTGCACAGGATATCGCGGATGCAGGTCTTCTAAAGCGCGATCTCTCTGAGATTAAAGTTCAGGTAGACCGTTGGGACCTAGTAACTACCAAGTTCCTAATGAACATCGTTGAGTTCAACGATATTCTAAACTGGGGCTCTGGCGGTGGTCAGGCAGCTGGCACTGGTGGAGAGGTAGATATGGTCACTCAGCGTGAAATCCTACAGACTGGTCTTTTTGCACACCTTTGGGGCGCAGACATCATCGTTTCTAAGATTGTTCCTGTTGGAACTATCTTCGGTGTTGCTGACCCTGAGTTCGTTGGTGTAATGCCAATCCGTCAAGATATTGAAGTTCTCCCAGCTGATGAGCCCAAGCAGCTCAAGCTAGGTTGGGTCGTGAACGAAAATATCGGAATCGGTATTGTCAACCCACGTGGTGTAGCAGTTGGCCGTAAGGATGTAGCAGCAGGCTAATTCTAGCTGACGGTAACAACCCATAAAACGAAAAAGGAGTCCTCGTGGCTCCTTTTTTTATGATCGTGGACGGGGTATAATGTAATAGGAGGATTACTATGGATTTCTATACTTATAAAGCGCATTGCTATAATGTAGTCGACGGAGACACTGTAGACCTAGATTTAGATTTGGGGCTAAAAGTCTATGTGAAAGAAAGGGTTAGGCTTGCTGGAATAAATACTCCTGAAACTCATGGCGTTAAAAAGGATTCTGAAGAGTACAAAAAGGGCATAGCTGCTACAGAAGAAGTTAAGCGATTGATATTGAACAAGGATGTTGTCGTGCAAACTGAGAAAGATAAAACTGGCAAATACGGACGCTATATCGCCTACATATATTTAGCAGATAGCTCAGAAACACTAAATGAATACCTGGTTAAAAATGGCTTCGCTGTGACAGCAGAATACTAAAGAAAGAGTAAGATATGGATTTTAGACATACTGATTTAAGACAAGAGTTTATTGATGCATTAGAATATTCTAATGATATGTTCACGCAGCATCTCTCTCCCACGTTTAAGGATAAGCTTCTCCAAAGTTTGCGGGGGAGAGACTACGACTTCCTGAATAAGTTACTCGACGAAATAGAGTACATTCAGCACAATTTAGCTCCCACTGGCGACGTTTTGGAGCTAGAACAGGCTTTGGAAGAGGCCAAAGAGCTAGAGAATATCAAGAAACGGCTCGGAATAGAGGGCTTAAGGTGCTATTGCGATGACATTTACTCTTCAGACCCCATATTGTTTCTAACTGAACAGGAAGCAACTATTATTGACAAGCATCCCAAGCAATTCAAGGAGCTTACCAAGCCATCAGAAATAGAGCTTATAGGTGAGAGTTATCAACATACCCTGAAGCTTATGTGTACTGGAACGGTATACAGCCATCTCCATGATCTAAAGCACGACTGGCTCGCCTACAAACTGTCTGGATTAAACAATGAGGGCATCTGATATCCTAGAGAAGTGCACCGATTTGCACTGGTGGCGTGTAGAGCTGGACACAAGCACCAGGGTTGTGGTAAGCCTAGAGTCATCACTGAGTATGAGAGTAGTTATAAACATGTATCCTTGGTTCAAACAGTTAAACTCCATCGATTTTATAGACTACAGCAAGCCAATAGATAGTTATTTAGTCGAAAAGTCTATAACTACCGATATGGGTTTAGGGTTTGCCGAGACCGGACAAATATACAAACCTACCAGATTAGAGCAGTTTTATGAAGACTATTTAATAGCTAAAATATCCCAATTACCTCAATAATAACGAGTCTTTGTGGCTCGTCCTACCTTATTTTACCTTCCCGCATATACTAATATTTTCGCCTTTATTGAACCCTATAAGTGTGTCCAGCTTTTACAGGAGGTTTAGTCAATGGCGACTAATCGGCGCAAAGACATCAATTTCTTTGACAAACTATACGTCAGCTCAACTTCATTTTCTGACCACAGAGTTGGTTGGAATTTTACCTCGGTGGGAATAGCACTGATGGTAGAAAGTGATAACCAGGCTGATGTAATTCAATATTCTTTCGATGGGACAACTGTACACGGAGATATGACTCCGCTCAGGCCCAGCGAAGGGATAGTCTTTGATAACAGATTTCAAAACAAAGTGTGGTTTCGGAGGGCTACACCAGGCGATCCTGTACTCGTTAGAGTAGAGGCATGGAGACACCAGGCATAATATAAACAGGAGAAAATAGCGTGTCTAAGTTTGTCGGCAGACGTTTTACGGGAGGCACGGGCGGTGACGGTTATAATGATCATGGTTTACTGACGGGATTATTGGATGATGACCATCCACAGTATCTGATCACTACGGCGATTCGTACTTTAACATCTCCTGCGTCTGGTATTAATAAGACCGGCACTGGTGCTGGAGATGTCTTTACTCTTATCAACGCAGGCACTGGCTCTGCTCTTTTCGTACAACAAACTGGAAATACATCTACCGCTGATGCTGCAGTAGATATTGATAATTCCGAAAACATCGGAAGGGGCCTTAGTGTGTTCTCTTCCAACCCTTCTCCTGCGCTTCCTCTAGTGCAATTTAGTGTATCAGACGAATTCTTTGACGAGCCCGTTCTATCTGTAGAGCATGCGAGCCCTTGTGGACTTGCGCTCCAGGTATTAGGCGATGCTTATATCGCCTGTCAATTAGAATTAGGCGATGGTCTAGTTCTTCCTAACCTTGACACCAACCCATTTGAACTTGGTAAAGGTGGTATCTATATCAAGAATGACGAGTTCTACTTTGTAGATCCGTTTGGTGTAGAGCGCAGTTGGACTGAGTTAACAGATGGTGACGGCGACACAATAGTTGTCTCTTCCGGAGATGGCTACTATCCCTTTATAGAAGTAGATGAATTAGAGGTTTCTGGCGCAGGCTCAGGAACCTTAGGCAATGTTGCGGGCCCAGCAACTTCCGGCTCCATCACAAGGTATGGCTTTAACCAATTTGTTATGGGTTCAGGCGACCTAGAAATAAGGGGCGTAACTCTAAGGCACACCATAGACGGTGAGCCTCTTCCCACAATTACATATACCGTTCTTAAGAACGCTACACTAATCGACAGCCTTCAGCCGACCACCGTGTTGACTGAGGGCGAATTTTTATTTGAAGAGGTCGCGACTGCTACCGAGACATTTATCTCTGGCAATCGCAAGGATGGCGAGGTTCAATTTACTACCGGAGTATTTAGTTTCGATGACCCAGAATTTGATTCTGTAGATGGTTTCCCTGATGGATATTTCTATTTCATATTTGGGGGAAGTCACACTAATGACACTAAGACCATCGTAGTAGAGAGACGCACCTTAGGGCCTAATATAATAAGCATAACATTCGAGTACCCCATTTGTGCTTTTACAGGTACTCAACAAACCGCCGTGCGAGCTGGACAAAGCTTTGACGTCACCGTCACAACCAGCACGGATGGATACGCATTAGCTACATCTGTAGATGTCGATGCAGGTGATGCAATACAATCAACTGTTGCCTTAACCGAGACTTCTCCTGGCTCGGGCATCTGGACGGGGACAGTTGTGGCAAGAACTGGCCAGCCCAATGGGTACGCCGACATTAATGTAACCGCTGAAGATTTCCTTGGCAATATAGCCAATGAAAGTACTTCTACAGTGGGCGATGCTCTAGTATTATTTGATAACGATTTTCCCGTAATCGAATCATTTGATGAGAGCCTCGACTTAATTTACCCAGCTGGCCAGTTCTGCCTTAAGTTCGGGGAGTCAGTAGATGCCTACATGGATGTCTCTGACTTCACCGAAATTCTTTATTCCTCGCCGAACGGTAGGTTCACTATTCCTGACCCTACCGTTTATGCGGTGAATAAGAAGATAACGTGGGATCTAGGCGCCTCTGGCATTGAAGAAAACCAGGGGTGCACTTCTCTCACAACTACCAATTTTAGAATTAGGGCGAGAAAGCAATCTAACTGTTCAGAAACTACCAGAAACTTACAGATTAGATTAGATGATACGCCGCCTAGGATTAGTTCTATTAGATGGCGAAGAGATAATACGGGTGCATACAACCTAACCTCTCCAATTCTATGTGATGGAACTCATGGAGTAAGATTCATTTTTAATGATTGTTTGAGTGAGCTTCCAGAAATAACTATAGCCGACCCAAATAAAGGAACTCTGTCTCCATTAAGTGGCTCACTTCCAGGTGATACGTTTACAGCTACTTTGACAGTGAGCAATCCTCCTGATACAAGTGGGTGCACAGAGTTTATTTTGCATACCGCTATAAACTGTAGCCATAAGTTGCCGCTGGATGCAGACCCTATTGATAATAATGATGAGGAGTTCTGTATAGATGTAGTTCCGCCAGAAATCTTAGATGTTCAAATAGACGTAGATATTATCGATGGATATCTGAACGACGGTTACGACGGCTACAATGTAATGGATGACGATGCAGACAACCAGGACAATACTGAACAAGCATGCGAACATAACTTTAGTTCCGGTGTTCAGAGCATAACAGCCAATGATATTCTTACAAGGCATGGAGAAAACGTATACGTCACGGTCAGAATGAATGCCCCTATAGACGCAGGAGATTCGTGTACCTTTGATGCCTCTCCTTGGGGAGCGAGTTCGGCTGTAGCTATTCCACAGCTAGATACTTTTCAGTATAGAGGCCCATTTGTTACCAATCTTGGAAGTACCAGAAATGATGACCAAGGAAGAGCTATCGGCAGAGCGTCCATTTTCCATGCTACTGGAAATGATGCCACTGTTACTGAAGCCTCAACCTGTTACGACGAGGCAACTAATGAAGATGTATTATCAGCAAATGGTATAGATAACATTGCTAGTGAGATTGCATTTATTACTGATGGAACTTCAGGTGGTGCATTTCAGGTATCTTCTGATTCATTTAGAGCGTTTATGATAAACAGAAGGATTCGCATTGTAGATGATAACTCTTCAGCTGTATATAGAACTGTTCGTGGCTCTGAGGTAGACGGCTCTAATGGCACTATATTCTGTGACGGAGGTAGTTTATCTCAATTTACTGTCGCTCAAAATGCCCGTGCTGTTCCTTTAGGAGTTACAGACGCTGAAATACAAGCTTGGGATGCCAACAATGGTATTGTGGCCTATGTGAACGATGGTGCTTTTACTAACTTGACGCTTATAGATCTGGCTAATCCAGAGGCTTTTTCGCAGCACCTATCTAATGACCAGCTTACAGAGAACAATACTGGTACGGTTGGAGTTGATTTGTTCGCTGCAAACTTCTGGGGCTCTAAAATAAGTGTTCCTAATTCACACGGGGGAACTGAAGCTAATCCTACTGGAGCTAGCACTGCCAAATATGTGTGGCGCAGCAAGAGGATAAGACTGACCACTAATCCTACAGGAGTTCAGGGGTCCAATATACGATTTATGGTCTTTGGATTTGCTGCTGGTACATCGTATAGGAATGTTAATATTACAGCTCCTGCTGACTGGGACCAAAATTCCACTAGATTTGACTTGGGTAATAATAGTAGCCAGATAGATATTCGTATAAGCACAGATGATCCTTATGCAGCTATTCCTCCACACACAAATGCCAACTGGTACTTAACCACTGACTTCGAAGTATCCCCTCAATCTGGTTTTAAGTTTGGCAAGAATAAGGATATCAACATAGCGTTCGACCCTCCAGCTACAGATATTATAGATAAAGACATCTATATAGAGATAACGTTAACAACCAATGCATCTGGTAAGGCGCCACAGGTAGATATGATTGCATTGGCGTACTTAACATAAGGAGTTACTATGTCTAAGCATCCTCTTGTAGAAATGAAAAAGAATGCTCCTGTGGAAATAACAGAGGAGAAGTATGTTGAACTACACAGACATAGATGTTTTTGTGAGTGCAGCAGTATAGTATTAAATCTCATGGGAGACAAAAGAAGTTGGACTCGCGTTAGGTTTGACTGCGGGGAGATGATAAAGATAAACTGCAGTGTTCTGAAAAAGGTGTAAACTTAGATGACCGTTATTAATGATACCAGGGTTGTTCGTTTAGAGCGAGTTGCTGCTCGAACCGGACACCAACATAGTGGTGATGAGCGTATCGTAGAGGAAGTGACTCTTGAATTAGTCACTGCCGCTGATATTGTATCCTTGCCACCTGGTTCATTGATAACCCTACAGCGCGGCCCGGGAGCTGGCCTAACTGAAGAAGGCAGCGTGTTAAATGCTGCTAGAGATGATATAGGCGGTGCTACTGGTGGACAAACCACATCTGTTACGTTTACCAGCGAAGATGCTGGTGTTACTGCAGCAGCTATATTTGCCACCGAAGTAGATTTTGCTACAACACTTACTTCTGCTGGCCAGTATGCTATAAACTATAAGACATTTCAGATTAAGACCTATACACCGGTTGTAACCACTCCTGGGTTTAGGACTCAAATAACTTATGCCTGGGCGCCCATCAGAGAGTTCCTTAAGTTTGCTCCTGAAGACTTAGACCCAGATTTGGTAGCGTTCGGAGTAGGCCCTCACCAAGGAGGCAGTGGGGATGGCTACGAAGTTATAGCTGGATGTAATATAAACGTAGAGACGGTTGAAGGATATACTCAGGTATCTCTGGATATTCAGAGTATAGCTGGCGACGGTCTGATAGTTGTACCAACTGAAGATTGTCCTGAGCTTAGAGTAGATATAGATGCGTATCAAATAGGTTATGATGATTCTGGCAACAGCATTATCTTTGCCAACAATGTCCAGGATGCCATAACAGAGATTGATGGGTATCTGCAGAGCATAGGGATTACTGGACAAGTATACCATATCAGAAAGTATGGTTCCGATGCAGATAATACTCCATTTAATACAGTATACACTCTGGACGGCTATGAATATCCATTAGGCAAAGATAGGTTATTGGTCTTCCTGAATGGTGTCGCTCAGTTCTCTCCACAATGTTATGTGGAAAGAGATACTACCAGTATAGAGTTCGCCGATAATGTAGATTATGATGCTGTAGTTGATGTTATGATTCTTCCCGGCTCTCTAGGCGGAGGAGGTGGAGGAACAACCAACCTACAGAACGCTTACGATAATAGTCCAAGTGGTGCTAAAAACATAACAGTAGACGACGGCCAAATAAGGTTTACTCAGACTTTAACAACTGGCTCTGCATTAAGATTGAGAACAAGTGCAGGCACCAACCCAACTCCCACCCTGGATGTGAATCATGAGGGAGCTGCAGAGGGATTGAGGGTTAAATCAATCGATGAAACTAAGTCTACTCTGTTGATACAGAAAGATACAGCAAGTAGAAGCACAGTAGTAGATTCTACCATTGTAGAGAGAACTACCTCTCACCCTATAGGTGCTTTAACCGGGATTGGCTCAGGCATACTCACCAGATTGGAGAATACTGGTGGTGCCTTGTTTAATGCCAGTAGGATTACTTCAGGCACAGAGGATGCTACCGATTCGTCAGAGAATACCTATCTGGCAATTGAGCTGATGGACGATGGTGTTTTTACTGAGCATATACGCCTAACCAGTGTTGGCAATTTGGGTATAGGCGTAAATAACCCAAGCGCCAAGCTATATGTGCAGGGAGATGGATATGTAGCTGAGGAGTTTGAGGTAGCTAATAAGATTCGAGCAGGAGCTGATACAGAATTGGCCCCACTCAATGTCCCAGTTTTTGCTTCTGACCCAACAACGCTAGAAGACGGCGATGTTTGGATAACAGATAACGGCGGAACACGGGAGTTAAAAGTAAGGATTAGTGGAACTACATATTCCACTACATTAACATAATAAATATCAGGAGGATTTAAGCGATGGCTAAGCAACTAGAATCAGTAAGATTGGTTATATTGGGCGATGAAAATGGCGCCAATTCAGCGAAATTTGTATACAGGGTTTGTGATGATGGTGACCCGGCGTTAGCTAAGACAGTTCATCTCAATGTAGATACACCGGTTTTTACTGATACTGTAGATGATTTTTTTGATGGCTACGTGACAGCAATTAAGAGCATTGAAGGCATCTCATAATGCCTAAGTACAATTTAATACAGGGATAATTCTATTAATAATCCACGGTATAGATAAGGGCCGTGGTCTAAGGCGAATCTATGACCAATAAACCCACTTCAGGACAGTTACAGGGGCATTTTGATGCCCTCCGTGCTACCAAGTCCTACGCTAGCGCCGACGCGATAAATATCGCTGGCGGCAATTACGCTAGCGGGAAGACTTTTGCTGGCATTGTGAATGTGTCTGATCCGAGCTGGGTCGGGGCAACGGCTACATTTTATGTTTATCTAGATGAGTATGACCAGCTGGTATTAGATAATACCACTGGTTTTCCTACTCTCAGCACCAAGATAGCTCGGGTAGAAATAGCAAGCGGCATAGTGCTGGAAGTTATTGATGAGCGGGCATCTATAAATGGACTGATAGATGGCTACCAGGTACTCTATGACGACTCTAACTCTTTCCTTGCAGAAGGAGATACGGTTCAAGAGGCCCTGGAGTCACTAGATGCATATGTAGCAAACCTCAGCTTTAGTGTTGGTCAAGACCTCTCCAAATATAAGGATTTTGATATATTTGGAGGCATGAAAAATGGCAATGTTCAAATAGGCCATGTAAATGATTCCCCAGTTCTTGGATTTTTAGACAAACCCAGCGGCGTAGGCAGAGTGAGATACTCTGCATCTGTTCCAGAGGATTATGTGTTCGGGACAGATATAGTCGTCAAGGTATTCTGGTCTCCGAGAAATGCAAGCGCAGGAGATGTACACTGGAATATCCGATATAGATCCCTTACAAGTGATTCTGATGATGTAGATAGCACTATGACTTCGGTTTCATTTGTTCAAGCGTCCCCGGGAGTAGCAAATAGGCTAACCGATACGGGGCAAAATTTAGCTATATCATCATTAGATATAAATGCTGGTGACATTCTAATAATAAACGTAGAGAGAGTACACGATGGCAGCGATACATACGGAGCTGCAGCACAAGTGGGCTTGGTTAGAATGGAATACACAGGAAGAGGAATAGAGTAAACTCAACGGAGGCTTTCAAATGGCTTTTGATTATGAAAATGCGGTACAACAGGGTTTTAACCGCGACGTAGAAACCAATGATTGGAATGTTGAAGTCCAAAATATTGAGATAAAACTCGGCGACTCGGGCGGCGGCACCGAATTTCGTGTCTTGGACTCTGACAACGTTGGCGTTATAGTAGGCACCAGTGACGGATACTTGTCCATAGCTGGTAATGCTGAAGTTCATGGCGGCAATGTTCTAGTTAGAGGTGAAAGCAAAGCTAATGAGGCATTTGTAAGTCTAGAGGATGAGGTAACTGGCATTGATATTCATATGTTCAATGTTAATCCAGATGGCACTATAGCCGGAAATCAAGGTTCATTTGGTACAAACTACAACGATGGTTATCTCTACGTAAACTCTGATGGCGCTTTTGCATGGGAGCGTGTCGCGTTTGCTTCCCAAGTAGCAGCTCTAAGCGCAACTACTCTACAACAAGCCTATGATAACGATGATGATGGTGGAGATGCAACAATCACCACCAATGCACTAGACGGCGACGTTGTAATCGCTGGTAGCGAGGCATTTAGGGTTACAGCTGATAGTGGTGTTGATGTAGATACCGTAGGCGCAGTAACAATAGCTGCTGACCTAGACTCAAACTTCACCGTAGATAGTGCTAATCTTACTTTTGAGGTTACCAGTTCTGGTGATATCATAAACAGACTAGAATCTCCTGGTTCAGACTTCGTAGTTGACCAAGGAGCTGGTTCTGAATTCTTACGAGCCGAGACAAGCGTTAATGAACTTCGTCTTGGTGATCTTTCCCCCGAACAAATTGATGTTCGAGTTCTTTCCGATATGGTTATTGATGGTGACCTTACAGTTCAAGGTACCACCACTACAGTAAACACTGAAGACCTATTCGTTGAAGACCGATTAGTGCGATTGAATGTTGGTACCGAGCCCTCATTCTCTGGCACAACCGGTATAGAGATGGAAGTAGGCTCAGATGGTTACGTAGAGTTTCACTGGGATGATACTCAGGGCAGATGGGAAATTTCTATAGACCGCAATGTAACCCCAGAGGCTCAAACCTTTAGACCGTTGCCATATCTTGCAGAAGATGCGGCGACTCTAGATTTGAGTGATATTGGTACAGGTGGACCAGAGATACATAATGATTACTCTGGTGCCGATATGATTGGTACCAATTATACCAATTTCGAGACTTTTGGCGGTGATATGTTTGACAACACCGTCCAGTCTGCTCTTGAGGCAATTGATGCTTATTTTAGCGACTTTAGCGATTTCATCAATGCTGAGGTTGATGCTGTAACACTACAGCGGGCATACGATAATGATCCAAATGGTTCGGATGCTACTATTACAACTAATGCTACAGATGGTAATGTTGTAATAGCTGGTACCGAGGCGTTCCAAGTAACTGCTACAGGCGGTATAGACTTGGATAGCGACTTTGACCAAGACGGTGCAACATTTGATGCAAGCTTATCTGGCGCATTCACTGTAAATGCCGGTGCTTCTTCTGATATTACAACCACAGCTGGTACGGTCACTATAGATGGTGCCGGTGGAGTTGTTCTAGACGGCAATGGCTCTAATGTAATCCCTGCATCAGACAATACAGATTCCCTGGGTAGTGCAACTAATGGTTGGACTGATATATATCTAAACAATGCGCTACATGGTGGAGCTGTTATAGCCCTAAGTGCAGCTGGTAGTACTACTACTCATAATACTACCGCTGGTGCTGATCTAGTAGGCACAAATTTTGAAAACTTTAGTCTGACCTTCGGATTAGACATGGTTGACAATACAGTACAATCTGCTCTTGAGGCTATTGATGGTTATCTCCAGTATTTATCAGTTGGTGTATCACAGGCAACAACACTCCAGACTGCATATGATAATGATGCAGACGGTGGAGATGCAACAATAACAACCAACGCTGTAGATGGCGATGTGGTTATAGCTGGTACTGAGCAATTCCGAGTAACTGCTGACGGCGGTATGGATGTTGATACCATAGGCCCAGTTAGTATCGATGCTGATGCTGCTTCAAACTTCAGCACTTCGGTTGGTGCGCTAACACTAGATGGTGCTGGCGGAGTTGTTCTAGACGGCAATGGCTCAGATGTTATACCTGCTACAGATAACACTGATTCACTTGGTAATGCAACTAATGGTTGGACAGACATCTACCTAAATAATGCGAACCATGGCGGAACAGTTATTGCCTTGAGTGATGCCGGTGGAACTACAAAGCACAATGCTACTGCAGGTGCTGACTTGGTTGGAACTAACAACCTTGTGTTCACAACGTTTGGCCCAGACATGACAGATGATACTGTTCAATCTGCCCTTGAGGCAATTGATGGCTATCTAAGTGACCTAAGCCTGGAAAACCTAGACACTACATATAAGAAGTGCTTGTGGCTAGATATAGACGGCGGCGTAAAGAACGGTGTAGTTAACGTTACCAATATTTCTGGCACACCCGGACTGGCATACAAAGAAAAGAGTACTTCTAGGACTCAATGGACAATGCCTGTTCCTGCAGATTGGGATGGGTTGAGTGACATCGAGCTAGAAGTAATATGGTCTCCAGAGACTGCTGATGCTGGAGATGTTGAGTGGAGACTTGAATACAAATCTCTTGCTTTGACCGAATTAGCTTCCTCAGCATCTACAAATGTTGATTATCTGCAAACTGCGGCAGGAACAGCTGATGAATTACAAAGTACAGAAGACAACCTTGCGATATCAGCAGGAGATGTAAGCCTCACTGATGACCTGATAGTGGTCAACCTGGTACGTAGGGGTGATGCTGGAACAGATACATATCCTAAGGATGCTAATGTGCATCTAGTTAAGGTTTGTTATGTAGCACAAAATATAGTATAAGAGGCTATAACTAATGGGCACCTTTGGTAAAATAGACCCCGAAGATGGGGTCCGCGAAGGGTGGATCCGTGATGACAATGATGAGTTAGGTGTTGATGGTTATAATGTCTTTCTGGCAGTCACAACAAACGATGGCACCAGTGGGGTTAGAGCTGTCAACTCCACTGGTGGCGTTACCTTTTTTGCCAAGAGTGATGGCGATGGTTATGTGGCCGGAAATCTTGGTGTCGGAACTGAATCCCCTACTGAAAAATTGGATGTAGATGGGCTAGCTAAAGTCCAAGGCTTCCAGCTTCCTCCTGGGGCACAGGATGGGTACGTCTTAACTGCTGATAGTACAGGGGTGGGCACGTGGAAGAGTCTGTCATATGCTGTAGGTGCTTATAGTGATTTTTTTTCACTAGTAACTAAATCTGGTGCGTCAACTGATATTCCGTTTAATAGTACTGAGTTTGAAACTGAATCTTCGATGCATGATCCGTCTCTTACTGATAGTGGAACGGCTACTGGAACTCAAACCTCTACCACTCTGCAGGATACAACCCAAACTTGGACTGTTAATGCATATACAGGCTATATAGTTTTACTAACAGGCGGCACTGGTTCCGGCCAATGGAGAAAGGTTTCTAGTAATACATCTGATACTTTGACCGTTGGAAATGCATGGGACACGACTCCGGATGGAACTACTACTTATGAAATTCGCGCAAATTCTCATAAACTTGTGGCCCCTGTAGATGGTATATATCAGGTTACTGGTCATTGTTCTATATCCTATACAGCAAGTGTTGTGGGTATATATTTTTACAAGAATGATGCATTTCATTCTCTTCATTATGAGCATCAGGGTGATGTGATTGAGTTGAACGGAGAACACTCTAGGATGGTTCAATTATCTGCGAACGACTATATGACAATGAGAGTTTACAATGGCAATGGTTCTGCTGTTAGTTTTTTTGGTGGTATTTATAGGCTAACGTTTCAGATGTCGAGGGTGGCATAAATCATGGCTGTTACAAACCCTGCTACAATAACTGATGAGATTATCATTGGCCAAACCCCCGATAGCCCTACATTGGAAGCTGGTGAGGGTGTGCGCATACAAGGGGATTATGAGCTAACTGACGGCTACTCTCAACTCTCTTTAGATTGGAGAGATGCTAGGCCAGACTACTCTTTAGGCAGTGTGCAAATAGTATTAGATTTATCTAGTCTTCCAATAACCCAAGAGTCAGATGAAAACATTCATCTTATACCGATTTATGATGCGAGTACTGGCACACATAAACGAATTCCTCTAAGAGACCTAGATGGCTATGCTGGTAGAGCACTAAGACAACAGGTAACTTTTGTTCAGAATTTCCTGGATGGATACCTATCTTCTGCTTTGTTAGATGGATACATATCTCAAGCGCTGCTGGATGGATACGCGCTTGTCTCTGACGTAAATATATTAAGCAACCAGCTCACCGTCTTACAGAATGCACTAGACGGGTATTCAGGAGGTTCTGGATTACCCCCTGGAACACTGGATGGATATTTACAAACTACTAATCATAGAGGTTTGGATGAGCTAGTTCACAACATAGCCGAAGATTCTTTTGAAGAAATTACCTATGTAAACGGCAACAAAGTATCAAACATTACAGTTTGGACTGACGTAGGAAAAACCACCAAGATAAGAGAGGAGCAGTTTAGCTACACAAACGGTAACCGTGTATCTCAGGCTGTAACAATCCAATATAACTCTAGCGGGGTTGCAGTTGAAACTCTAACTGAGACGTTTACTTATCAAGGCAACAGAATCACTAGTATCACGAGGACATTAACATGAGCGGAGTAGTAGTATTAAATCCAGTTACAGCTACTGATGGATATGGGAATCCCATTAGTGTAGAGAGAGATGCAGCTATAGATGCTAATAGGGTGCTTGTCTCTGCCAAAACGCGGCCTTTTCCTGGTAGTGATGGAGGAGGGTGTGTAGAAAACCTCAAATACGAACGATTGGATGATCATGATTTACCCAAATACAGTAGCGGGTTTGATGTTGTTCATACTATTAACGGTCCAGCTATATTTTACAAGTTGCTATTTGAGGTAGACTCAGACCACATATATATTCAAGTAACCATTGATGGCACAGATGTGTTTCCAACAGGTGATGGATTTGATTTAGAGGAGTTAGAGGATATGCAGTTAGGAACCGGCGGTAACAGTGGCTATTATAGTTATGGTAGCTCCGGTAATTCGACAAGCAATTTTGATATTTTTCAATATGCACCTAATCGTTGGATGTGGGTGCCGCCTGACCCATTGTGCATAGATACATCATTACAAGTCAAAATGAAATCTACAGATAATAGTACTAGCCGAGATATACAAAGTGGCATTATAGTTTGGAGGGCTCTATGACAGATATACTTCATACCAGCTACTCTGTTTGGAAACAAGTAGTTCAAAACAATAGCTTCCAGGTATACTTCTGGGAGGACGGCTATCAAAAGGGCACTCTTTGGGCAGGTAACCGCGATACTGTTTATGAGACACGGGTAGTTGCTGACACCTGGGGCGACTTTGAGGCTAATTTTTATGATGATGTTATTGAGGTTGGACGCAGGGATGATGCTATAGCCACAATAGTTGGGCTTGAGAATATTCGTCCAAAACCAGTAACCTCTAATAACACCCCTGTAACCGCACATAGAGAGTTATGTTTAAGCCAAGCGAAATTCTTACAAACCCCTGATGGATATGAAGAGTTGGCAATGGATGCTAGTTTGTCTGGCTCAGCTACAGTAGTATGGAATGGAACCGCTGATGCTGGTGATGATTGGGAGCTAACTGGACAGGGAGAGAACTCGGCTTCAGCAGCACATAGTGGAACAGATGGATTAGACTCAACCACCACTTCGGCAGGCAATCAGACTAAACTAGATAATGGAAGTGAACTAGATATTGCTGCCAACTACTCTACCTTGTCTTTCTGGATGCAACCTAAGGCTTATCCTGCTGGCTCTGACTTACAGGTATTATGGAAAGCATCAGGCGGTTCAACCAAAGGCACTGCTTTAAGTGTGGCCGATTATGTTGCTGATTTTGATTTAGATGTTTGGCAGAAAGTAACAATCCCTATTGCTGATTTTGAACTAGGTAGTAATTTGGTTCAAAAACTACATTTTAAGTACGCGAGCAAGGGCGGACAACACTTTTACTTTGACGACATAGAGTTGCTTGATAGCGGAGCAGCAAATGGGCCATACACTTTTTCCGTAACACCCGATGCGTATGAGGCTTGGCATGTAGGGTCCATATGTTTTGTTATAGCTACTGGTGACTCAGGGTGGAGTTCTACGGCATTTGCTAACATCGCTGGTGGACTAGAAAACGGAATTATCATAAGACAATACAATCCTGATGCGTATGAATCTTCTCCAGTAAGATGGTCGATAACTATAAAGGATAACACTGATTTATTTGGAAGATTTGATGCCAAAAACATAATAGACTTTTTTGACAATGAAAAGATGGTAACCTTTAAGCTAGAGCCAGAACCAGCATCTATAAGAATAGATGGTAATAAGAGGTTGGACATAGTTATAAAAGATGATTTATCAAGTCTAACCAGATTTAGAGCATTCATTCATTATGGCAAGGAGGATCTAACATAATGACAGACTTTAGAAAAACTCCTACCTCTACTAGGGGGTATCCTAAAATTGATATATCTGCGCCCGAAGAAAAAAGGGTGGATATTATATCAGTAAACTGGTGCGATCGTACAACCTGGTATCCTTCTTCTACACTGGTAGAAGATGAAGTTCTTACCGATGATGGTGATGCTACCACTTTTTCTATAGCGAACGATTATCTTATTGATGTCAATCACGGCAAAATAACTGGTGAGCGAAAGCTACGTGCACAATATAGTCCAACCATAACAGTTGACGGATATGCTAAAACTGAAAACAGCCCGGATGCCTATGATGGTGATTACACTATAGACTACGACAATGGTCAGGTAATTTTCAACTCAGCGTTGGTCGGAGACCCAGAGGTGCTAATGACCTATTATTATGAGACTGGTTCTTCTTGGACTATTGCACCGGATAGTGGCAAGGTATTAAGGGTGACTGAAGTAGAAGTTCAGTTTAGTGCTGAAACAATAGTACTTACCGATACTGTGGTATTCCAAGCCTATGGGTTTGTAGATGTATTCGCACCACAGCTAATGCCCGGAATACCGTCTGGGACAAAGATACCAATAGGTAGCGCAACCTATTATCAGACCATGCAAGATTACATAAACGATGCACAACTGGCTTATCCAAATATTCCGCAAATGGGTGGGTCCGGATGGAGGGCAATGAAGGGCCCTATACACATATTTAGATGGCACTACAAAGATCGCGGAACTACAGACTTAGTGTCGTCGTACGGAATGGAGATTAGGATTAAACTTGAAAATGATATGGCTTTTACTGGAGATATAGCGGTAGCAACTTTCTATGGAACATCGGAGGATGAATAATGAAAAGAGCACTGATATTGAGCGGCGGGGGACAGTTCGGCGCGTTTCAAGTTGGAGTATTGAAGCACCTTATGGGTGACAAAGGATTACAGTACGATACTTATTTGGGGGTTTCGGTAGGCGCTATTAACGCCGCCTATCTAGCCATGTTTAAGCCAGAACAAAAGGGTCAGGCTATTGCTGGTCTTGAGGGTTTGTGGTCTAAAATAGATACTAAAAGTGTCTATAAGAGATGGTGTCCTTTTGGAAAACTGCATGGGCTTTGGAAAAATGCACTTTTCAACTCGAAGCCTTTACAAGAAATGATATATAGAACCCTTGACCAAAAGAAAATTTTAGCATCTGGCAACACATTACGAGTTGGCGCGGTATCTTTGAAGTCTGGAGATTATAGGATGTTTGGCGAAGATTACCCACGTTTAGCAGATGCTGTTCTTGGTAGTGCAGCTTTTCCAGGAATGCTTTTACCTGTCGAGCTAGAGGGCGAACTTTATACAGATGGCGGAGTTCGTGATGTTACTCCTCTTGGTAATGTTATTGGTTTGGGTGCAGACGAAGTAGATGTTATTCTTTGCTCAACAGAAAGCATGGATCAGATTCAAGCTAATCCAGGAAACACTTTGGAAGTTGCACTCCGAAGCGTGTCTATCATGTCAGACGAAACTGCACAAAATGATGTTAGGATTGCTCTACTAATAAATGAGCTAGTTAAAGTAGGGGCGCGTCCTGACAAAAAGTATGTGAAGATTAATGTTTATCGTCCCGAGAAAATCCTAAGCGAAAGCCTACTGGAATTCAATCCGGACGAAATCCAGAAGATGATTTCTCACGGTTATATGGTGGCTAAAAAGGCACAGTAAAATGAGAACATTAGTCTTTTCTGACCTGCATGTTGGTGATGCACGTCTAAGAAACGAAGACGACATTGTTGAGTTGTTGAAGAAAGAAGACTATGATAGACTACTCCTAAATGGTGATATAGTGGACTGTTGGATGTTAGGTTATCGTCGAGCAGTTAGAGAAAGCAAGGTGATAGATGCGATAGTCGATATAGCAAGAGATATTCCGGTCATCTGGGTCGCAGGAAATCACGACCCAGTAAAGGCTGACCAACACTATATTCCTGGCGCTAAAGTGTTTAATATGTATAGATTCGATAAGCACTTTTTGGCTCTGCATGGGCATCAGGTGTATCCATTTTATGACCAAGCGTGGTATTCTAAAATTCTAGCGAATATCCATTCTTGGGGCCATCGTTTGTTCAAGTTAGACTTTCAGACGATGATGAGAGATAACCCCTTATACGAAGAAAGAACCAGAAGAAAACGAGAGGAAATCATAGACAATTTTGGGAATCCTGGCGACAATATCCTTATGGGACATACACACTTAACAGGAACCCAATATAAGGACGGTAAGCACATCCATGATAGCGGTAGCATAATGCTGGATGGAACTTACCTGATAATTGAAGATGGTAAGGTTTACCATAAGATTATAGGAGAGTAAGATATGGTTACAGAGCAAGATGTAATAGGGTACTTGAATGAACGTGCAGGAGAAGATAGCGCATTAAAGGACTCTACCAGGAAGTATGTGAAGAAGTTGAAAGAGCTAGAAACCCTCCAAAATATACAGCAGGAAGAGCTGAAATCGCTTCGTCTGAGGCTTAAGGGCATAGAAGAAGACCTACTCAGAACCCGAGGCGCTATTTCTGTTGTGCTGGAGCTGGCAGCCGAGGAAGAAGGGCTAATCGCTCCTCCTCCACAGCCTGAACAGGATTCCACTGATTCAAATAATAGCGACGAGTAAACTACTAATATTTCTCATATTAGTGTAGGCAGAGGTGTATATTCTGCCACAATTAAGCTTCAGCGCGGTATATAAATCCGCGCATTTTATGAAGAAATAAAGAGGAGACAGAAGATGTCAGATAATACAGTATTGACCGGCAAAGTGTGCTGGTTCGACCCAAAAAAGGGTATTGGTTTTATAACCAAGGATGACGGTTCCGGTGATTTATTTGTACACTGGAGCAATATAGATATGGGCGGTTTCAAGACCCTAAAGCCCGGACAGAAGGTATCCTATGTTCTAGGCGCTAACCATCACGGAGAGCAGGCAGAGCAAGTTAAGGTTACCGAAGAAGCACCAGAAGATCAAGGAGAGTAAGTATGACTAAGGAAGCAACGCTGTGGTTAAGAAATGATAGTGCGTCCGATGTTAGTCTCAGTGATTTGGGTGTCAAGGTTCCTCGTGGCAAGACAGTTAATGTGTTCAAGGTTAATCCTTATCTAACTCAAGATAAGGTTAAGGCTTCGCTAGAAAGTGGTTCTTTGGCAAAAAGACTGAGCAGTGGCGTTCTTGTTCCTGTAGAGGGGCCAAGCACTCCACGTCCTGCAACATTGGATCATATTAAGCAGAGCAATGAGCCTGTTCTAGTTAAGAAGACCAATACTTCGGTAGTGGTAGAGCCAGGAAATCCTAAGCTTGAGGAGGAAGAAAGCTCTGAAGGTTTTGGGTTCGCCGATTATGGGATTAATGACTTGGGTGAGGCCGTGTCGCAGGAAAGAGTTGGTGCTGCAGTTGTAGTATCAGCTAAGCAGGACGAAGAACCTGCTCCACCTGCTGAGGCACAAGCAGAACCTGTTGGGACTACTAACCCAATCAGCAAGCAGTCTGTAGTTACTATGCAAGCACAGCAGGCAGCACTAAGTCATCCGATGGGCAAAGTGGCACAACCAGCTAATCAAGTTAATCAGTCGCAGCCGTTTGTGGTAACAAAGCCACCAGCTGATGAACCTGAGGATTTGCCAATTCCACCAGTTCAGCAAGAAATTAAGCCTAGTGTTCGAGGAAATGTAATAACTCCGCAAGAGGGTACATTTTTAGCGGAACGGGATATGGATTTAATTCAGGCTCTTAACAAAAGGGCAGAAGAGCTGGGTGTAAAAGTGGATGATTTGCCCGAGGCTACCGTCATTGAAGTTGAGGCACAAGTCATTGGTGATAAAATCATAGAGGACGAAGCCGAGGAAAGATTTGATTCTCAGGTGGCCACCAAAACTGCTGAAGGCGCTACTGTGATGAAGATTAAGGAGGTTGGTGAGGAAGACGCCTCCTAATGAGTACTTTAATCCTGGAGGATTTTCTTGTCAACGGATATCAAACCTATCAGTCGTATCGCATTACGAGGGCAGGTAGTAGACCTATACGTTAGATTCTTAAACCAATTGGGCGAGCCAGTTAATGCTGACAATATTCCCAGGGTTGAGATTCGAGATTCGACTGGCACAGTTAGACAGGCACTTACAAATATCGGCATATCTCTTGCCGACGATCCAGGGTTGTATCATTTTTCGTATGAAGTTCCCCTAACTGCGCCAGATGGTTACTGGGCAGACAGGTGGGTTGCGTTAATAGGCAACGAAGAAGTCGAACATGAATTCGAGTTTTTGGTATTGTCCTCTGGCTCTATGGAACAAGCAGATGCTCCTGACCACGAGCCAGGAGATGAATATGATTTCATTTTCAGTAAGGCAGAAGTGTGTAATATAAACAAACTTCTTGCTGTTCTTAAAAAGAGATTAAAAAGTGATGGCAAAGTTAAGGTTCCTGATGGAGCCGGTGGATATGAGCTTGTTGATTGTCCTATTTTTAGCAACAACGAGCTTATCTGTTTTTTGATAAACAGCCTGTCTGAATTTAACCAAACCCCGCACTTTACACATTTTACGTTCGCTGATGATATGTTTGTTAACCAATTTATGGACATACTGATTCAGGGGGCGTTAATTTTAGCACTCGCAGCACAAGCCCTTATTGAACGGGGCCGCGAGTTTACTATTACAGATAATGGGGTGAGTTACCAACCACCGCAAGTATCTGAACTTCTTAATAGTCAATTTAGTACCCAGATGCAGGCTTACAGAGAAAAGCTTAAGTTCATTAAGGTAAATATGAAGCCTGGGCCATTAGGATTGGGAACATTTAGGGTTACCGCCGTGAGTCCTAATTTCTTAAGACTACGCCATCTGAGACAACGGCAAATTATCTAAGGAGAAACCAATGGCAGCCAATACATCTTTTTCAGGAACAACCGATGCTACTCTTGAGTTTGACCGTCCCATCGGACAACTTAATATTGGGGTAGATTCCGGCGTCACATTTGCCTTTAGCTTAGATGGGGTTAATTTTGTGCCGGTACCGCCTGGATTATACAGTATCAAAATAGGACCAACGTCTATCGTTTATGTTTCAGCTAGCGGGGGTGATTGGGGCGTAATAGGAGCACAGGCATAATGAGCAACAAATCACTTGATGAACTACTTAGCGAAAATACCAAAGATAAGACCTTGGCAGAACTAATAGAGTATCTTAAAGAGCTTACCCATGAATTAGGTAACGGCACCCTTTCCAAACTAAAGGAGAACAAGGAACACTGTAAGGAAATGGCTAAGAGGGCTGGAGAATTACATGAGCACCTCGGAGAATAATGCGCTCGCTGAAGATCTTGCAAAAAGCTTACAGGCCACTACGTCATTAGTGCAAACGTTGCTGGGAGAATTGCGAGAGAATGCTACAGCTATGGCTGTGCTCAAAGGAAAGCTGGATGGCATAGAGGAAAAAGTTCAGTATTTGTCTCACGTAGTTAGAGATGGTAATGGAGAAAAATCTATTATCACTCGACTAGCATTATTGGAGAAAGACCTATCTGACTTGGAGAAAGAGTTAGAGGAACATACTAAAGACGATAAAGAGATGGAAAAATCACTACACGAAAGAGTTAGTGGTGTAAAAAATCTAGTAAATCAGGATAAGAAGACCGAAGCTGAATTTAAGAGAGAAAAAACTCTTGGGTTCTTAAAGCTTGTGGCAACTATAGTTCCGGGCTTATTGGCGTTAGGTCTAGTTTTAGCCAAGTTTTTTCTTGGCGAATAAGGAGTAAGTAATGAGAAAGCCAGAGAAAGTTTTTGTAGAATATGTAGGTTATCGCCAACCAGAAACAATGGATGAATTAGAGTTAGAGATTTTGGGATTAAAGACAGCAGTTGCGGCAGCCCAATCTCGAATAGCTAGCTTAGAGCAAAGCAGACAACTATACTTGATGGGTGAAAAAGATGCGCAAACTGTCGAAGAGACACCAGACAATAACCAGAATCTCGAAGAGGGCGGGACCGGATTGGACCAAGCTGGTTCAGAAGATGAAAGATAAGATAAAATCTGATCCTGAGGTTAAAGAAAAATTTGACAAGTATAATGTCCCGCTATCCAAGATAGATGATGTGCCTGTAGAATTTGCTGATTTAGATGTATCAGCAAAAACTAAAGACAAGAAGATTTACATTAATAAGAAGCTAGTAGAAAAGGGACAGGATCCTACTCACTATCTGGTGCACGAACTGGTGCACTTCCTTCAGCAATTCACTGACAATGTTGACCCTAATAAAGGGGAAAAAGAATATTTAGATAGAGAAACAGAAATGGAAGCATTTCAGTCTCAGGTGGATTATAAAAAGCGCGACGAGTCTCCTGCAAAGGCTGAAGATTATGTTGATGGTTTATTAGACTATCACGATATAGATGGAAAGGACCGTAAAGACAAGAAAGAGGAATTAATGGAAACTGATTAGGAGACTTAATATACATGGCTACTATTCCTGCTATAGGTATTACCAGATGGGCCATAAATAGTCAGGGTGATATTTATAGGCTTGATGGCTATGTTGGTATTGGTACGGACAACCCAGCAGGACTGTTAGGACTGGGTAGCGACGAGGTATACATTACTGTCGATGAAGACAAAAATATTGTCTTCAAAGATTCTACTGGCATAAGAACCATTAAGGATATTACCCAAACTAATGTGGACTTTGGCGGTGCATTAGACGGATACGCTACTGACCAAACTGAAAGTGAACACTATTCTCAATTATCTAGCGCAATCCAAACTATACTTAAAGACCTAGATGGTTATGGCACAGCAGAAATCCCTCCCGGAGCTTTGGATGGTTATGCGTCAGATCAAACTGTAAGCGAACATTACACACAATTTTCACAAGCATTGCAAATCATTTTATCTGATTTAGATGGTTATGCAATTCTCACCATAGAGAATCAACGTTGGATTGATTCCTCACAACAATTACAAGATATACGAACAGCATTAGATGGTTATGCTCTGGCATCTGACCTACAGGGACAAGTGCAAACAGAATTAGAGCATTATTTACAACACAGTGATGTAGTGCAGACTATTCGTAAAGATCTAGACGGTTATGCGTCTGTTGTGGTGGAAGATCAAAGATGGATTGATTCATCACAACAATTACAAGAGATTAGAGACTCTCTAGATGGCTATGCTTTAGATACTGATCTGCAAGGATTGGTTACTACAGAACAAGAACACTATTCTCAGCATTCAGAAGCAATTCAAACAATTATATCCAACTTGGACGGATACTCTTCGGACACTGGATTGGCTCAAACTGTAGAAGAACATAAGCAACAAATTGCTGAGACCATACAAACTATACTTAAAGACCTAGATGGCTATGGTCAAACAGAGCAAGAACACCATACTCAAGTTTCAGTCGCCATTCAAACTATATTAAGTGACCTTGATGGGTATGCACTGACTTCTATTGAGGACCAAAGGTGGTCTGATAGTAGTCAACAATTGCAGGATTTGCGCGATGCGTCTGACGGATATGCATTTAGCTTACAGGGTATTTATCAAACAGAACAAGAGCATTATCAACAACATGCTGGTGCAATTGAATCTATAACTAAGGATTTAGATGGATATGCTTTATCGACGGTAGAAGACCAGCGTTGGGTTGATAGCTCACAACAGCGCCAGGAAATCCGTGACGCCCTGGATGGTTATGCCCTATCGTCTGATTTACAAGGACTGGTGTCTACTGAATCTGAGCACTACACACAACACTCTGATGCATTACAAACTATAGTTAAAGGTCTAGATGGATATGTAACTTCATCAGCAGGGGCGGATGGTTATGTGGCTTTCTTCACTGGTGACGGTACTATAGGTGGAGACAATGATTTATACTTTGATCGAGCCAATAATAATTTGGTTATTGGTCATAGAATATTGGTGCCTGGCGGAACCGCTGTAAATGAGCCAACGATAGTGTTTGGTGATGGCGACACTGGAATACATGAATCATCAGATGACCTTATAAGCTTAACATTCGCTGGGTCCGAAAGCTGGATAATAGGTGCTGGCTATATACAAAGTTCCACAACAACAGGTGGTTCTATACTAAATGAGGCTGCATCTAGCACGAATCCCACCCTATTGCCTAGACGCAATAATCCCACAACTGGTATAGGTGCTAACACTACCAACCAAATATCTCTAATAACTAGTGGCAGCGAGGCAGTTAGAATAGACAACTTCCAACGAGTGGGTATTGGTGGTGCTACTATTTCCCCCTATGTTTTAGCTGTAAGCGGGCAATCGTTTTTCGATAATTCTGTTGATATAGCTGGTGACCTAAGTGTTGGTGGAGACCTAATAAACAGCGCCCTAACCGAATCTCTTCAAACTATAACCAAAGACCTAGATGGATATACTACCGCCACCGAAAGTGCTGACGGCTATGTAGCATTTTTTACTGGAACCAGGGCTCTTGCTGGTGATAATGACTTCTATTGGGATAGAATGAATAATCGCCTTGGCTTAGGAACTTCTTCTCCTGCAACACGATTACATGTTGCAGAAGGCTCATTATATGTAGATAATGGTCGTATAGGGATAGGTTTCGATAACCCTGAATATGAACTTTCTGTTTCTGGTGACGCTTTTGTAACGGGTAGGCTTATAGTTGGGGTTCTAGAGGTAGATGGATATCTAATATCTAATACAGTAGAAAATCTCGTTGATGGTTATGTGAATCCTGTGCAAGACGATGCTTACGGATTAGGCACCGAAGACTTACGATGGAAAGACATATTTCTAGGCCCAGGCTCACTTCATATCAGAACCAATCCTGATGAAACTGATGTGGGGGAATTGCGAGATTGGAACTTTGGCGTTACATCGCAAGGCACATTGCGAATACGACAAGCTGCTGATGAATATCTGTCTATTACTGATACTGGTGAAGTAGGAGTTCCTGGGCAATTATTAGTGGCAGATGGCTCTCAATCGTTACCAGGTATAGCATTTATATCTGATCCCAATACTGGTATATTTAATCTTTCAGCTGATCAGATTGGTTTTGCTACGGGTGGTGGCGCACGATTCAAAATAGTAGGAAATGCATTTTCTGGAACAACTTCAAACGGACCCCAGATGCGAAACCAGCCCGCATCAACGACTAGCCCTGTTTACGCCTTTAGTTTAGATAATGATACCGGTTTAGGTGCAGATACCACTACAGGTGATATTTTATCTCTAATTGCGGGTGGAGTTGAAGGCATACGTATTACAGAAAGTGGCACAATTGTCACCAATATTTATGGTGACTTAATAGTTGATGGATATTTAGCTGTTCACAATAGTGTTGGAATACAAGATAATCTAATTGTCGATGGTAATATTAGTCTAAGAGATAATCAGCGACTCATACTTAATTCCAATGATGATTCTGATACTTATATTCATTCTACTGGCTCCACCCTTCAATTTGTACATAATGGCGCTAATGTTTTTCAAGCTGCTGGCGGTAATTCAGCAACATTTACAACTGGCTTAAAAACATCAAATGATATGCCACTAGGGGTAGGTATTGTATCAGCAGCCCCGGTTTATTGGTTCGAATATAATTCTGGTGGAACCCAATTTGAGCTATGGACAACTGATGGAGATGGCGGAGGTACAGATACCCTTCTACTATCAGTGACAGATGGAACAACCGACCTGGATTTCAATGGCAATCTAATCACAGATAGCGCTGTTGCACTTCAATTAGGAACCAGCGCAAGTTCTAGTCATAGTCTTACAAGTGGCAGTGTTATTATAGGTGGGGCACTTGAAGTCGATGGTGAGGTACATTTTGATGCTATCTCTAGGTTTTATGCTAGACCAGTAACCCAAGATAATGTTAATTTCACATTTGGTTCTGATGATGATGTGTTCATAGATTGGTCTACTCAGCAAACAGAACCAACAATGGTATGGGCACTTGGTGATACTGCCAAAAGCATGATATTCACCACTCACGCAAATACAGCTGTCGATCATGGACATGGAGCTTTTGCAGATCCTACGGTTATTATACATAGCAATAATGACACTAGTGTTAACCCTAATGAATATTTGTTACTAACACATAATCAGTCTGAAGGCATAGTAAATACTGGGTTGGGGAGTTTAGCGCTCGCTGCGGCTAACAATTATCTATTGTATGTGACACCAAATGGTGATAGTGGCGGAACTATAGACGCTTATGGTGATTTGCAGGTACAAGGCAATGGTCGCCTAATAGTTTCACAGATTAATGATGCCACTATGCCTACCATCGCCTTTGGTGATGGCGATACTGGATTCTATGAAAGAGTAGATGATGAACTAGATGTAGCAGTGGCAGGAAATAGACGCTGGGTATTTCAATCAAACGGGCAATCTGGTCCGTCTACATCTACTGCGGCAGGTTTTCCTGATACTGGTGCAGGCCCAACTACACCAACCTTATTACCATCAAGGTTCGATAGCAATACTGGCATTGGTCATGGTGGGTTTCCTACTCAAGATCAATTATCTCTTATAGTTGGTGGCTATGAAGGTTTACGAATAACTGGCGACTTAGATGTAGCTGGAGCAACAGTAGATGCTTATGGTGATTTACAAGTACATGGAAATAGTAGGCTTATAGTACCATCTGTAAATAATGCTTCTATGCCAACAATAGCATTTGGTGATGGAGATACTGGTTTTTATGAAACATCCGATGATAATCTTAGAATAGCAATTGCTGGAACTTCTCTCTGGCTTGCAAATGGCAGTTACTTAGGCTCTTCCAATAGTTCCCAACCAGCTCTTTCAAGAGTAAATGCCAGCAGTACTGTTCCAACTCTTCTTCCAATGTGGATAGATTCAAATACCGGTATTGGAGCTGCTGCTACTGATCAACTTTCACTTATAGCTGGTGGCTGGGAAGGACTACGCATTACTGGTGATGGCAGCGGTGGTGGAACTATAGATGCCTATGGTAATTTACAAATGCAAGAAAATGCTAGATTTATCCTTAATCTAGATACAACAGCAGACACCTATATAAAAGACACTGGTGGTAATATGCAATTTTACCACCATAATTCTCTTGCTTTTCAGGCTAACGCCACTACCATAACCTTTATTAGCAATTCGGTTGCGTATGATGATAGAAGACTTGGTATTGGACAAAATGTTGGTGCTGGATTTATCACAAGATATTGGTGGATATATAACTCTTCATCTAGCGAATTAGAACTCTGGACAACTGATGGTGATGGTGGTGGTACAGACACGCTTCTTTTAACAGTTGCGGATGGGACTACAGATATCAATCTCCTGTATGATGCTAGTGTTGGCGGTGATTTAAGCATCGGCGGTGCAATATTAAATAACGACTTATCTGAAACGCTACAAGTTATCACACAGGCTCTTGATGGGTATGGTAGTGGCAGCATTACAGCGTCTGAAGGCGCTGATGGATATGTAGCATTCTTTACTAGTGCCAACTCAATAGCTGGGGACAATGATTTATTCTTTGACAGAACAAATAATCGATTGGGTATCGGAACTACATCTCCGTCTACGCTTTTGGAAGTAGCCGGACAAATAACCGTCTCGCCGGGGTCAGTATCAGAACCAGGATTTACTTTTGCCTCTGATACTGATACTGGTATTTATCATGTTACTACAAACACGATTGGATTTACATCTGGTGGCACATGGGCTTTCGGAATAAATACCGGACTTGGTTTACTTTCTGCATTATCGGGCGGTCCTGTTATAAGACATGTGGAGGCCACAAGCACCGTTCCTACAATCACTCCGCATAAACAAGATCTTGATACTGGGCTTGGCCGTGCTGGTGCTGACCAACTATCCCTAATTGCTGGCGGGGTAGAGGGGTTAAGAATATCTGAATCTAGTGGTAATATAACTGTTAGTACAGATGGATACCTAAGTGTTGGTGCAGGACTAGGGGTTATAGGACAAACTGCAATATCTGGCACCCTAACTATGGGTAACTCCTTGGATATGGGCAGCAATAGCATAGTTAACGTTGATTTATTATCTTTTGATTCTGCTTCTACATACAATATTGATTTAGATACTACGGATTTTGTGTTCACTTTTAATGGTACAGAAGCATGGAGGATGTCAGGTGGCTCCTTTTCTGCATTTAGTGTAGGGGCTCAGCTTCTAAACGAGACTTCATCAAGTACTAATCCGACAATAATACCCAGAAAGGGTTCTTTCGGCAATGGTATTGGCGGGGCCGCAGGAGAGGTAGCTATTATTGTTGGAGGAGGATCTAAAATTGCTGCATACTCTGCTGCAGTTGTAATAAGTCAAGACACTACATTTTCGTCTGCTGGAACCGCCAGTCTTCCTGCGATTAATTTTGGAGATACTGATACCGGCTTTTATGAAAGTAGTGATGATGTCCTGGCTGTTTCTACCCTTGGGTCTATTAGAGGCTCATGGGACGCTGGTCAGTATACCACATATGTTAGCATACAAGCAGATTTAACTAGTGGACCAGCACTTTTGCGTGAAAATGCTGCAGCTACAAATCCTACATTGGTCCCTAATAAATCAGACTCTAATACTGGAATTGGTTCATCTGGTGCTGATCAATTATCTATGATTGCCGGTGGAGTTGAGAGCATCCGTGTTGAAGATGGGTATGTAACTGTAAATGGTGACACTAGTTTGGTTGGAGATTCTACTATCACTGGATCTGTTTATGCACAACAAATAGTTCTACCAACATTAGATGAACCAACCAATCCTGCAATTACGTTTAGTAATGGAACTGGAATATATGCTAGCGGAGCAACATTACGTTTTGCCACAAACAATCAGGCTGCTTGGTCTATATCCAATAGCTCGTCTATATTTAGCGCAGCTGATTCTGGAGCAAGAATACAGAGTGGTTTTGGAAGCACTAGTGTAGTAAGTTATGGCTTTAATAATGATGGCGATACTGGTATGTATCGCGCTACCATTAATCAATTAGGATTTGTTACTGGTGGAACAGAGGCTATACGAATAACAGATACCCAGAGAGTTGGTATTAGTACTAACGCTCCAGATGCACTTTTACATGTAGCTGGCGATGGTTATTTCGACGGCTACTTGATGCCACGTACCGATGATATGTGGGGATTAGGTACTCCTGATTTGCGATGGAGAGACTTATATCTTGGTACGGATTCAATACATATAATATCTACTGACGCTGAAACAACTACTGGCCGGGACTATTCCTGGAAGATTGAAAAGACACCCGGGACCACACAAGGTTTCTTGCGACTATATGCTGGTAGTACTCCAGTAATATCTATAAGTCCAGATGCCAGAAGAGTAGGTTTTGGCGAAGATCCAACAGTAGCATTAGCTAATCATTCAATTACCACTACTGGCGCTATTAATACAGCTTCTGACTATCGTATAGGCACCTCCTCCGTATTATTAAGAAATTCCGGCAACTATGTACAATATGGAACAGCCGATGTTAACGAAGAACTAAGATTCCGTTCTGGTGGCGTTGTTAATATGACGCTATCTACTACTGGAGAGGTTGGCATTGGCACTGGGTCTCCTGAAGCTAAGCTGCATGTAGCTGGCGATGGATACTTTGATGGTTACTTGATGCCCCATACGGATAATATGTGGGGATTGGGCACTCCTGATTTGCGTTGGCGTGACTTGTATCTCGGACCAGAATCATTGCACATAGTTTCTACTACTGCTGAAGGAAGGCCGAATCGCACATTCACTTGGAGTGTCACTGAAGATGGCTCTTTGTGCTTAAGCGATGATGGTGTCCCAGTAGCTGAATTTAATTCTAGTACTGGAGCATCTTTCCCTGCTGGTGGAGGCGGAGGTGGTGGCATATCAGCTACCGAAGGTGCTGATGGGTATATTGCTTTCTTTACTGGTAGTGATAGTATAGCTGGTGATAACGATTTATTCTGGGATAGACCTAATAACCGACTAGGTATAGGAACTACTGCTCCACTAAATAAACTCGATGTTGCTGGCGGTGTAGTTATTGGTAGTGGAGATGCCGGTGTTGATACTGCTCCTACTGATGGGTTGCATGTCGAGGGTCGTCTATTTGCTGGTGGTGGTGGCGGAGTAGCAACTCCAGGGTATTCGTTTCATACAGCCACTGGAACTGGTATGGGCATTCCGTTTGGTTCTACCAGTCTTGCATTTTCCGTATCTGGCAATTTGAAATGGACAATAGATTCATCAGATAGATGGTTCTCCAGTAGTGGCGTTGTAGCATCAGCTGGTGGCTCTGCATCTACTCCTGGATACTCGTTTGCCACTGCATCAGATTTTGATACTGGTATGTTTAGAGCCGGTGCAGATATATTGGGTTTTGCAGCTGGTGGTGTTGAGGCATTTCGTATTACTGAATCGGGTGGATCAACTGATGTTAATTTTCCAACTGGTGGGACTGCAAGTACACCAACCATAAATTTTGGTGATGGAGATACTGGCTTTTATGCTGCTCTAGATAATGTTCTAAGCCTTGCTACTGGTGGAAGTAAGATATTCGATTTTTCTAGCATAGGTATGGAAAATGTCAATACTGGTGGTCCAGGTATATTGAATGAAATATCTAGCGCTACCAATCCTACACTAGTACCGCGTAGAAACGATACCGATACTGGCATAGGTTCAGCTGCTGCTAATCAATTGTCCTTGGTAGCTGGTGGCGTTGAAGGCATACGAATAACAGAATCAGGTAGTGCCACTACTGTTACTATGGGTGCAAGCTATGGTGGCACTCCGTCTGCTCTGTATGATGATCTTACTGTCCAGGGTGGTAGTAATGTTGGAATTACTATAGGCTCTAGCACTACTGGGTTTGGAGCATTGCTTTTTGCTGATGCCGATTCAACTTGGAGCGGAAACATAATTTTCGACCATAGTACTAATCAGCTAGAGATTGGTACAGCCGGAAGTACCCGAGCTTATGTTAGTAGCACAGGACTACATGTTAATACTGGAAGCAGATTTTTTGTCCCACAGATAAATGCTCCATCAACGCCTACAATAACATTTGGTGATGGTGATTCTGGCTTCTATGAATCTGCTGATGACACTATACAAATATCTCTTGGTGGTTTTGCTAGATTTACGTGGAGCGGTGTCAATTATTCGTCTACTGTTTCGGGTGGCCCAAGTATGCGTGGTTTTGATGCCACTGCTACCACCCCTACGTTCAATCCAGATGCATTGGATTCTGGCACTGGTATTGGTACGGCTGGCACAAGTCAACTTTCACTCATCGCCAATAATATTGAGGGCATAAGAATTGATGCTACTGGGTCACCATTCATAAATGTTAATGGAGATCTAAATGTAGCTGGAGCCATAAATAACGATGACCTATCAGAAACATTTCAGGTCATTCTACAGGCTCTAGATGGTTACGGCGGAGGTGGTGGACTTACGGCAGAAGAAGGTGCTGATGGCTATGTGGCATTCTTTACTAGTTCCGGCACTTTGGCTGGCGATAATGACTTGTACTTTGATAGGGTTAACAACAACCTACAATTGAATCATCGATTGATATTTCCGAATACAACTGGTGTCGAAGGGTTCTCTTCACCAACTATAGGTTTCGGCAGCTCTGGAAATACTGGATTTAATGCATTTAGTGATACCGTAATAGGTGTATCTATAAGTGGTTCGAATGCTTGGTCATTTACATCATCAGAATTTGGTTCTGCAGCTGGTGGTGGTAATTTGTCAGCTAGTTCGCCATCAGACACTAATGCTAGTGTAAGAACTGGTAGCGGTATAAATTCCGGTCTAGGTGCTGGTGGAAGTATATATAATCTATCTGCTATAGTAGATGGGCAAGAGGCTTTGCGTTTCACTAGAAATACTGAAGGCGATAATTCAACCGTAGATGCTTATGGCGATGTCAATATTCAGGGTGGTGGGCGTTTATTTGTAGCAGATGGAACCTCTGTATTGCCTAGCATTTCATTCCTATCTGATACAGATACAGGAATATACAGAATCGGATCCAATAGATTAGGATTTAGTACAGGCTCCGGAGTTAAAGCAGAAGTAGATTCAGAGGGCATTGTGTTATGGCCAGATCCTGGTGTAGTAAAAGCTCTAGGTACTCGTGATATAAACATAGACGCTGGAGGTTCTGTAAGCCTAATAGGTAATTCTATTGAAGGATTGCGCATTACAAGTGGCTCGGGTCAACCAACAATTGATGCTTATGGTGATTTACAAGTACAGGGTGGCAGTCGTTTAATAGTGCCGTCTGTGAACAACGAGGCGATACCGACTATAGCTTTTGGTGATGGTGACACTGGATTCTTCGAACTTACCGACGATGCTGTGTACTTCAGTTCCGTTGGTACATCTAGATGGTGGGCTAGTTTTGATGACTTAGCCGCAGCGCAATCTACTCGTGGCTGGCATATGCGTAACGAAATAAGCACTGCAACCAATCCAGTATATTGTTTTAGATTTGATTTGGATACCGGTGTGGGTTCAGGAGCAGCGGACGCGATATCTCTAATAGCTGGCGGAGTAGAAGGACTGACTATCACTGAAACTGGTGGGGCTACAGCTGTAAATATACCAGGCGCCGGAAGCGAAACAACTCCTCTATTAAATTTAGGTGACGGTGATACTGGCTGGTGGGAGGCATCTGATGATGTACTAGCACTATCAACAGCTGGTAGTGAGGTAATGCGTATTGACTCTCTAGGGTTTATTGCAATAGGCCACACTACTACTGGTATTTGGGATTGGTCGATGCGCAAAACCACAGTAGGATCTGTAGTTGCCAATATAGCCAATTTGGATTCAGGCAGCAGTAGTCATGCCAGACTTGATTTAGCTACTTCTGGTGGCGACCCATATATCTCTCTAAGCGGAGGAGATTTATGGTATGTTGGGCTAGATAGATCTTTGGGTGGAGAGTTTGTAATAGGGGATAGCAGTATACCTGGTGGTAATATTCGTATGCGCATTGGCCCTACTGGTGGTGATGCCGGTATAGCTGCCGCTCCTGCTGCCACTTGGGATGTACAACAAGCTAATGATGGCGCCTATACAGACATTCGAGTATACAACACTAATTCTACTGCTGGAAGCGATTCAGTATTTTTGGCTGAGGCACAATCAGCTGGCGGCGATCCCAAGCTAGAACTGAGTGTTTCTGCTACACAGGATTGGACTGTAGGTATTGACAATGATGATTCCGAGGCATTCAAAATTGGTAGCAATGCAACAGTAGGAACTAATACACATTTAACCATAGATACATCTGGCAATATAGGTATTGGACAAGCTCCAGTTACAGGTTCTAAACTATCCCTACCTTCAGAAAATGATGCTGCTACTCCAACAATATCATTTGGAGATGGCGATACAGGGTTTTATGAAACTCAAGATGATACGATAGGAATAGCTGCTCTGGGCATAAATGCATTCTTCATTAATGCATCTCAGATATCGGGCGCAACAAGTGGCTCTGGAACAGTAATGAATGAGGCAGCCAGTGCAACTAATCCTACATTAGTTCCTGCTTGGTCTGACTATGACACTGGAATAGGTTCTGCTGGCGCAAATGAGTTGTCATTAATTACAGCTGGTGCAGAGCAAGTCAATATAGCTTCTGACGGTTATACAACTTTCTCATCAGGAATTAGTGTTGGTGGAGATTCTGGCATCGATGGCAATCTAGATGTGGGTAATGAGCTAACAGTTGGGAGTGTCTTCTTACCACCAAGACTTACTACAACTGAAAGAGACGCTCTAGAGCCAATTGAGGGCATGGTAATTTTCAATACATCTACTAAGAAGCATCAGGGTTGGGATGGTACAACCTGGAACGATTTCTACTAAGGAGTTTGATATATGAGTGGTGGACCGCACATTTGGAATGTTGGAGATGATATAATAACTGAATTGCTCATACTAGACGCGACTACTGGCGATGGTATAACTGGGCAGATTCCGTATATCACTCTTACGATAAAAAGAGATTCTGATACTAAGTATTGGAGCGGTACTGCTTGGGTATCAGCTCGCACAGAATTGGATGTTTTCGAGGTGGACTCTACTAATGAGCCTGGAAGATACACATATAATCTTCCAGGAAACACAGGTAACACGAGAGAAGACAGGTATGTGATGTTTTATCGCATAGAAAACTTTCCCACAGCAGAAGGAATAGATGTAGATATACACACTTCACGTGAACAAGATGTGAGAGTCTACGAGTCAGAACCAGTTTAATGGAGTAACTTATGGCACGCAGTGGTCTAATAGGACAAGAAATAGATGTCGGCATAAAGTTCTACGAGAACGGCTCTTTGTTCGACCCATTCACAGTGAATGCGGTTAGAATATATGATGCTGCGTCTGGTGGGAACTTAATTGCCGTACTGCCAGTTACTCGTTTGTCCACTGGTTTTTATCAAGCTACGTGGGATTCTCCAAAAACACTAGATGCAGGCGTTTATTATGACCAATGGGAGTGGGTCGCTGAAGATGGTATGACCTCTAATACTCAGCGCTATAGTTTCACAATGGCTCCAGCGGGTATTCCATCAGGAGCATCAGGTGGGCAAGCAGCATCAGCACATGTTGGCTGTCGTGAAAAACCTACCTGGTTGCATTTGGTGGGAGTGCGTAGAATTGAAGACGTTGGAAATGGAATGGGGCTTCGTCTAACTTGGGGCGAGGCTGTTCCTGCTGACTCTAATAAACAAATACATTACAACATTTATGTATCATCTACTCGATTTGGTGTTTTTAATTCTGGTCCAAGGGCAATTACTACAGCCCGCCAGGTTGTTATCAATGTCCCGCCTGGTAAACTAAGATACTTTGCAGTAAGAGCGGTTGAATACGACCCTAACGATTTTGACTTAACTCAGCTTGAGCAAATAGGCGAGGATTTATATCAGTACCCAGAGGTTTTAACTCTAGAGAATGACATTGATGCTTACGGGGCAACTATTAATGTTAGTACCACTAATGGATATCCTGAGAAAGGATTTTTACATATTGGCTCCGAAGTAATCCAATATGAATCTAAGGATGGCGAGAACTTCTATATAGAGGACACCGGAAGAGGCGCATTCACTACTTTAATCTCTACCCACGCAATTGGTTCAGCCATTCAATTGTTTAGAGGTATTGAGGACGGTAATACTGTAATACTGAACGATACGGCGGCGTGGCATGAAGATAATGGAACTCCTCGCAATGTCGACGCTATTGGAGATTACAATGTAGACGAGGATGGTTATAGGGCAGCTAATGCCGACGATATAACCCCAGATTTTTCTATATCGGATGCTGAGAATGAAGATTTCCCTGCGTACGATTTTAAAGGATATCATCGCCCCAGCCTACAAGACACGCTGGATGGGCGATGTGTAAACAGCTATGTAGGCGGCGAATTTAATGGTGTGCGCGGTTTAGACCTGCAGGAAAGAAATCTTGCTCGACTAGACCTACAGCTACAAGTAACCGGAATGCCTGCTATTTTATTGAAGAGAAAATGGACAGGAAAACGCTGTGCTTGTATCAGTATGCGCCGGGAGCACCAGCGTACCAGATGTGCATATTGTTATGGTGTAGGTTTTGACGGCGGATATGACCGTTATAACAATACCCGTCCAATTTCAGAGCACTGGCGTAATGTGTTTGGAATGATAATGGTAAGGGTTCATCCATACACAGATGACCTTGAAATCAAAGGAGACCAAGGACTTACACACCCAAGTGAACTGACAGCATGGACAATCACTATTCCTACACTAAAAGACAGAGATTTAATCATACTATTTAATAGAGATAAGAATACCGGTGAATTCTTTGAGGAATTTAGGTATGAAGTGCTGGATGTTACCAGAAACATTTTGGTTTTGGGCGACTCAGGAAGACAGCAATTTCGTATGAGAAGGCACGATAAGACGGATGTTATATATCAATATCCTAGCGGCTTATAACTATGAATATACTAATAAATTCACATTAATTTGAACGCTACACCTATATCTAGAGGATCATAAATGGCTAATTTTTCTGTATATCCCGAGGCAATTGATGGTTACGCGACCTTACCACTGGTCCGTAATCAGATTGATGAAATTCGGGCTGAGGTCCCCAATAGACTGCGAGACGCGATTGTAAAAATCGAGCAGGAATTGGGCATTCAGCCTTCGGGTACATTTGCGACCGTTAGGGCCCGACTGGATGAAATCGGTGATGTGCGTGCCTTGATTTTAGCACACGAAGCTGACCCAGAAGATGCTCACGATGCAAGTGCCATTTCTGTGCTAGACTCAGATGACAACTATTTCGAAGATGATGTCGAGGGCGTTCTTTCAGAATTAGGCTCTCTAGTTCCTCCTCGTCCTGATCAAATAGGATTCGACAATTCTAAAGTTCCTAACGATGGCATTCCTGACTGGTATGATGGTTATGGACGCTTGCATGTTTTCAATACCACTGGCGGAAATGGCGAGAATGTTATGAAGAAAACTCAGCCAAGAAATGCTGGTATTCGCGGAATTCAAATTATTGACGTAAGTAGCAACACCGACCCTGGCACTGGAGCCTTTCTCAAAATGGGAGGCGGTGTAGGAACAGAAACACTAACCTGGAGAGCACCCGGAGAATCTGATGGCACGCCTGTAGATATTTCTGGACTAGATGCTGGTGATATAGAAACTATATCATCTGGTGGAGATACAACTAAAAAAATTCGAATAGCTAGAACGTCGGATCCATTACGGGTTCCGCCTAAAGAAGATGAGTTTGAAGTATACAGGATGGATGCTGTTCCAGGATTCTTTTCCCTACCATCGGTTGGATTTAAAGAGACTAAGTTTATTACTAGGACTGCAATTGACAAAGATAGTACTAGTAGACTTCAGGCAATGATGAGCGGAATAATTTTCCCTGCTGACCGTGGAACTTTGGTACTTCAGCGTAAATTGCGTGGTGCGTCTGAGTTTTTCCCAATAGCAGTCTTGAACCTAAAGAATATATTTAACGAAAACATACGTGCTGCAGGACAACAGGTTTATACCCCTACATTAACCAATTTCGATAGTATATTGCTTTACGATCGAAAACCGGTGTTTGAAGATTATAGCTCTAACATTAATGCTAGCGGAGAAAACATTTTCGATGATTATGAGAATGACTTTAGCCGTCTCCAAATGGCTAGATATCTAATTCCACTTTCAAACCCTGACATTGTTGGTGGGGAGCTAACTTCCCCAGAAGGTATCACGGAAACAGACGCAAACGATAATCTATCAGCTTACCGTATAGTTCATTATGTGACTGAAGATACTGCTGGCGATTTTGGAGGAGAACCCGCACTAGCTGAAGTATACAGCAATTTAGAAACTTCAGTTCCGGACTTTAATGAGGACCCGCAGAACTATACCCGCATAGTTAATTTTTATGTAGATAACAGTCCTACTAGGCCAGGAATAGAACATGTAAACTTAATTCCTGTTAGAACGGATATTAATGATGCTCATAATCCAATATCTCCCACTAGCGATTTAGTATTTCTTTCTGGAATTGCCTATTATACTTCTATAGTAACAGATAATAATAAGTTTGAAGTGGAATTACGTTCTGACAATAATGTGTTTAACAAAACATATTTGCGGGAAGAGATATTAAAATTCGACACCAATGTGTTTAATTTTCCGCATGGTACTGATGCAGGTGTCTTCGGTGCCCAAGTTGACGCTAGCGAATTGCTTGACGATGGATACACTAAATATTCCGCATCAAATCTTCCTGATCACAACGACCAGGCATTTTATTTTGCTAAAGATGCTGGTGATGTAGCTATCGGCATTCCATCAATAGATACCAGGTTGCATCCAGCTCCCAATGTATTTTCTACAAGGGGATATATTAGGGCAACTATATACTATCCTTTTGGCCCTGGCGATGGTTATGATGCGTATGGCGTGGATTTTGTAAACAGAATATTGGTTAATGGATATAGTAGTAGCAGATCTACAGATACGACTGAGTGGTTTACAGACGAAAGCTATAGGGTTGTAGACACACATGAGTTTTTAGGTCCTACAGATGGATATGCTGCGACTGTGATAACTAGTACAGACAGTATAGCATCAACCCCCAGTCTACAGTGCGGGGGTAGATTTGTGCCAGATGAAGCACATATTCCTGGGTTGATTTATCCACAGGATGATTACACAGTGGGCAACGGTATTGTCCCCAATAATTCTTCCACCACCAGAGACTACAGTGCTCTTACTGGTGACAGAACTTATCGCAGAACATTTAGCTTAGGTTATGCTATAAGCGGTGGTAAATTAAGAATTATGAGCGATGGTAATTCACTAATATCTTTTGAGGACATTAGGTACAAACAAGCTAACGAAAGAGATAGGTTTGGAAAAATCGAAGTAAAGATTCCTGGATGGGATTCTAATAGCACTGGTTGGCTTGATATAGGGCGTTTGTTTAGAACCGGACATTATAAAAATGGTGATGGGGCATTGGCAGGAGCAGTAACTGGAACTGCCGGTGATTTTACCGTGCCTTTTACTTTTGGCCCTAGAAATAACGCTAATACCGAAAATAAGATTGCTGTTAAAGTTACATACTTTGGACAGCACGAAGAAGAAAGAGAAGTTTCAAAACAAAAGATAATGACTTTGTTACAGTTGTTACCGTAATGGAGAGAGTGTAAATGTCAACTACTGACTTGGAAAAGGAAAAAATTGCTTTAGCAGATAAGCTTGCTCAGCGTAAAGCAAATACGCTGGGTCCTGATTACTCCGTTCACGAAGAGCCTTTTGGTACATCTACTATTGTACTAAGAGATGATATCTTCAGTGAGACCCCTACTGCTCTAAGTAATTTTGCCTCTCCTGATTACGGCGACGATGGATACGGTGGCGGTGCTGTTGCAACTCGTCACAATAAAACATTACTGTATTCTGTCCCATCTTCAAGTATAGATGATACTCAAAGTTCACAAACATTCATGGCAGTTCATTCCGTTCCCGAGTCTGATGACCCGGTAGATGTAGAACGAGTGCGCATAAAGCATTTGGTGCCACCTGATTTGTCTCCCGGCAGAGGTCACGCAGCCGATGATGACGTCACAACTCGTGGTTTCGAACTGGCATTATTCCCCGCTTATGATAATGGTGGAACTCTAGATGCATACGTAGGCTATGGAGCTATTCCAATCACTGCTGACCCTACAGCTCAAAATGGAATTGGTAGTGACGCACGTTGGACTGTTGACTATGCAAATGGTATAGTTAGACTAACTGGTTCACCAATAAGCGGGGAGGGTAGTGTATTTAATCCATTTAATGTGTTCGGCGACAGAGATGGTACAACAAATGCAAGCGGTAGGTTCAGCCTATTCGCTACTTTCTATAGATACACTGGCCCAACCCTGGTCGATGCAGATGATGTAAATATTGTTACAGTTGGAGATGGTACAGACAGTTACGGTAACTACTATGGGCCAACCAGCTCTGTTATGCAAATGGCTGTAGATTCATTAGCTACACTTGGCGGAACTGTATACGTCAAAGAAGGAAACTATACCTATGAATCCACCGTGCATATTCCTGCAAATGTAAGAGTTGTTGGTTTGAGTCACCGTGCTCGCATTACCAAACCAGAAACCGCAGCAGCTTTCCGTATCTTTGGTGGTTCATCAGCTATCAAAGGACTGACTATATATGGGGTGCCCACTACTGGTACTCGTGGCATGATTCGAATCAATGTCGATACATCAAACGAGCTTCTAGAGAGTGTAGATATATCCGACAACTATTTCTACGTATCAACTCAAACTGAATCTGCTATAGAGCTTGACCCAGTGAGTACATTGGGTAGCACAGCAGTATATCGCAACTTCCTAATCAAAAACAATGTCTTTAGACCATATTCTACTGGCAACAGGGTTACTTATATAACTGAGAGCTTGTGGTCTGGAATTAATGGGCAATACAGTTTGGACGATTTTAAAGTAGAGCATAACGATTTTGGCACTCACGACGGATATGCTATATATCTTTCTAGTAATCGAGCTAAATTGATAGAGAAGCTTAGTGTATCGAACAATGTTATGAGCAATGAGCAAGACATCAGGGTTCGTGCTCAAGATGGAATGCACCAGGCTAGATTTGTAGATAACAGCGGTGTTGGTACTCTTGAAGTTTATCATATGACCGATTCTGTCTTTAGAGGAAATGCTATAGATACACTAATTGCATATGAAGGACTAACCGGATGTAGTTTTTCTGGCGATATGTTGGGAGACATTACCCTGGATGGGTATGTAGAAGATTCTTCACTTAGTCACATTTCAGCTGGTAAATTGAGCATCCCTAATAGTGTTAGCAATACATCGGTAGATGGAAGCACATTTTCTGGCCCAGTTACTGTTAATGGAAACGGAACATCTGTAGGAGAAAATATCCTTAATCTTCGTTTGACTAACAATCAATTCTTCAATGATTTGCAAATAGCATGTAATTTAACTGGTACAGGCGGATATGTTGTTAAAGGATTACACCTAGAGAATAATATTTGTGAGCAACCAGTATTGATTGGTACAGATGCTACTGCTGCTGTTAGTGATATTGATGTCGTGGACGCCACCATAGTAGGAAATTCTTTTAGTCATCCTGATAATGCTGTAGTATTTGGAACTGTAGGTGGCAATGCGGTATTGCATGTTAATCATCTAAATGTTTCAGGTAACTTGCTCCATGGAAATGTATTGTTCCATGACCAAGCTGATCCTCCAAATTGGGCCACATTTAGTAATATAGATTTCAGCAATAATAAGTTTGTTGGAGCTAGAGGCGTTAGATTGGAGTCGTCTTGGTTCCTCAACAACATAAGATTTAACGAGAATCGCACCAATCATATTCGAATATTGAAACCAGAAGTATCTATAGCGACCGATTTTGTTACAAGAAATATAGTTGTGAGTGGCAACATAATAACTGGCAACGGAGATATTCAATTTATGCCTACCGATGTTGTCTCTGGAACTTTAACTTTACAGAATGTGATTGTGTCAGGTAATGTTTTCGAAGATGTTGGGCATATTGGTTTCTTGGATTCAGATGCCGGTGGACAAAATTATCGTCTAGATGGTGTCTCTATTACAGACAATGAGCTTAAATATAGCGGCAGTTATATTAGAGTATTTGGTACAGGCACGCTGGGGGCACAAGCTTCTACTACTAAATTGGTAGTAGAAAATAATGCAACTGATATTTTGTTCGTCGGAGGTGGTCCTATTACCGACTCTAGTGTTCTTGGCAACAAGGCTTATGAGTCTATTCAGATTACTCCTGTTTCCGATAATTTGATTTTTGCAAATAACTCTGCTCCTTTTATAGAGTTTGATGGAGACCTAACTCAGAGCGTTCTTAATGATAATAATGTTTATGCATTTGGCATGTTGATGAACTCAGACTTTACTAATGTGGTTATGTCTGATAATAATATTGATGGTTATTTAACATTTAATTCATCATTTGATGACTCTACACTAAATGGAAATGCCATCACAGGTGCCCTTTCTTTCACTACTTCTAACCAAAGTACCATGTCTAACAACACTATAGGTGGTACTTGGAATAACACAACATGGAATAAATCTACAGCTATTGGCAATCAAGTTGGTGGCACCATGACTGTTAGTAATCTCACTGATTCAGTTATATCAAACTGCTCTGTGGGTGGAAACTTAGCCCTTGGTACCCTGACTGATAGTAAATTATCAAACAACGTAGTATCTGATACTCTATCATCTAGCACCTTATTAGATTCAGAGGTTACATCTAATGATGCTGGCACCGTTTCATTAAGTGGTACTATAACCACATCACACGTGAATGATAACATCTCTCGCTCTAGCATGACTTTAGGTGATGGTGTTACTAGTTCTACAGTTAACAATAATGTTGTAGAGAGCATGAGTTTTGGTAGTATTGTAGATAATAGTACAATTACTGGAAATACTGGAATAAATAGTGGTAGCACTCCGGCAATCAATTTTGCTGGAGCTATTACTAGTTCAGCTATATCCTCTAATGTATTCGAGTCTACTTCCGCTACAACTGATATGAATTTCGGTTCATTTACTGACGTTTTGTTTACTGACAATCGTCTTCTTATAGGTTCTGGGCAAAGTATTAATTTCTCTACCCTAAATAGATCAAAAGTGTCAGATTGTGTAATGGATACCAATGTCGCATGGGGTAGCGGAGATTTGATTACTTTTACTTCCTTAACAGACTCTACTGTTGAGAATTGCGAATTAGATGTGACCGAAGTAGATTTTACTGCATCAACAACTGTAATGACAAATTCTCACTTCCGCAATTGTCATGTAAGCGGAGTACTAGATATAAATTGTACCAGTACTAACGATACTATACTTAATTCCTCTATATCTGGTAATATGATAGGAGACAATGCTGGTGCCCCAAATAATGTTGTGGTGATAAGTGGAACATCAGATGCTTCACATGCCGTTTTACAAAAATCGCACATCTCTGACAACATTATAACAGGAAACTTTTTTATAGAGGCTAGCGATAATTCATTGAGTAGTTTGGCTCTTAAAGAATCAACCCTGTCTAGTAACTATGTGTCTGGAAACTTTGATATAGATTATGGCGTTAGCTCAGCTACTCCTGAGACCTTAATTGACGATTCATTGATAGATGGGAACGTTATTGGCGGAAGTATGTTGATAGCACAAGGTATGACTAATGTAGCAAGTGATCCAGCATACTTTGTGACAGATAGTACTATATCTAATAACAGGGTTAGCAGTGCTATTGTTGTAGCTCCTACCGGAAGACCTGATGACCAGGTTACCTACAATAAGATTGAAATTGTAAACAATGTGTGCGATTCGTTTACAGCTAATGGTACTTTGGTAGGTTCTATTATAGAAGGAAATACAACTGATGGCACAAGCACACTTGGTGAACTCAGAGGTTCGGTATGTGTAGGTAACATGATAGGTGCTGATGGCGCGGGCACATTGGTTTTAGATGGCGGTATTACCCAGGGAACTACATTTGCGAACAATATAATACTTGGGACTTTAACAGTTAATGGTGGTATGACATCATCTGTGTTTGAAGGTAACTCTATTTCGACCGCATTTTCTACATCTCAGGCTATGGATGACATTGTATTCTCTAACAATAGGTTAATGTCATCTGCAACATTAACTGGGGCTATTAGTGATACAGTATTTGATAGCAATGATATATTGACTCTTGATTTTAGTACCGGTAGCACCTTAACTGCTGTATCTATAACTAACAACAGAATAGGTACTGATTTGGTGATTGATGGGTCTTCCCAGAACAACACAGTTCTCAGCAATAACAACATAGATGGCACTATGACTTTGAGTGCTACCATTAGCCAAGATAATGTTGTTGTAGTGGGCAACAATATGGACGGTCTCACTATAGGCACCGCTATTGACTATTTGGTGTTTATAGGCAATGAGATTGAAACTGGTACCACAAGTATCACTGGTACTTTAACCGATGCTAATATAGGAGGTAATAATTTTGTTACCGCTACAAGCTTTGGGACATTGACTCGTGCTAATATAAGCGGGAACGATTTTCCTACGAGCTTGTCTTTAGGTGCATCTAGTTATCTAACGCTATCATCTAATTCATTGGCATCTTTAACTTTCAGTAGCACTATTGCTGATTCAGTAATAAATGGAAATACCATAATTGGTAATTTTGGTTTAGCTACGTCTAATGTAGATGACACTATTATAGCCAACAATAATGTTGGGGGCACATTTGGCTCCTCATCTGGTAGCTATACTTACAATGCGGTTAAGATTGCTAACAATGTGTTTTCAGGTACATTTACATTTGGCGGTGTGTTATACAGGTCTGGCTTTATAGGGAATACATGCGAAAGCACTGCATCATTTTCTACCGCTTTCGGCTCGTTGGGTAACTTGTATGAATCAGTTATGTCTAATAATACATTTGTAAGCACTCTCACAGTATCTAATACTGCCGGTACAGGTAGTGGCTCATCCGGATGTTTGATATATTCTGTGGTTTCCAATAATAGGATTACTAGTGCCGCCTCTTTCACTACTTTAGACGATTATGCTATGTTAGATAGCATAGTGTCACACAATACTTTCGGTGGCAATGTAACTATAACTAGTGGCGATAATATTGTATCAGTAACTGATAGCACTATAACTGGCAACCATATAGGTATAGATCTAACCATAAATAACACTACAGGCACCACCGGTTCTGTAATACGTAGCACTATCAATGACAACACGATAGGTGCGGATATGATTATAGCGTCCTCGCTTACTGGTACTACTGGAGTTAGGGCAATAGAAGCTTCATCTATAAGCAACAATGCAATAGCTTCAGATCTGTTAGTAGCTAGCGCTGGTCGTAATGCCGCTACATTGACAATTCTGAGCAGTACAATAACTGGTAACAGGATATCGGGGGCATGCACCTTGCGCGGCAATAGCACCGATTCTAATATAACTAGTAATAGTCTCAGTACCGTCACTATTGGTTCATTAACTACTTCTAGGTTTTCTGACAATCATGCGGCGTCCACTACTATATTCTCAGATATGTTGTCTGATACATTGATTAACTCCAATGTGTTTGAGGGAACTGTTACGACTGAGGGGTGGCTAGATATTAACTGCTCAAATAATACTTTTCTAAGTACATTTACGCTTAGCACGAGCGACAATCCTGCTCTCAATAGAATAGCTTTCAATGGTAATGTATGCCAGGGAGCGGTAACATTTACCAGGACAGCATCTGGTGGAACTGATAACTTCACCTATTCATCTTGGGTAGGGAACGTTATTGCAACAAGTCTAACTGTCGGCGGCACATCTGCAAATGAAATGCAGGGCCTGATGTTCACTGGAAACTCTGGTCCTGGTTCACTCACTCTAGATACCTCTTCAGGTTCTTCTGAATTGGATGGCGTTGTTATTGTAGGTAATGCTATGACTGGTGGGCTAAGCTTACTAGACTCATTCTCTGTGCCTACAAGTGGTCACGGAGGTGGAATCGAATCCGAACTGTTGGTTGCACTAAACCTGTTTAGTTCATATTCAGGCATAACCTTCACTAACCATGCTATAGGTTGGGGCAATGCATCGGGAGCAAATACAGGCACTACTGTTGGTAGTAACTATTAAGAATGATTAAGGAGAAAGATTATGCAAGCTTTATTGACTGCTTTAGGAAATAAATACTTCCTATATGCACTAATGGCAATCATGCTCGGTGGAGGTCTCTGGGCCCGTGATTGTGAAAATAGAAGAACCAATGAAAAGTGGGAAACATACCAGAGACAAGTACAGGGGCAGCTTTCTGATAAAGAACGTGAGCTACAAGAAGCTAAACACGAACTTGGAGTAATGAAATCAAAACTAGTTACTCAAGAAGACCTTGCCGAAAAATGGAAACAGGCTAAAGAAGAGCGAGATAAAGATTTTGATAAGTTCGTTAAAGACCACAAGCTAAAGATTAAGAGTATGGACCGAACTATAGCTGATTTACGACAACAGTTGCAGGGAGGTACAACAACTGTAGTAGTTGAAACTGAAGGCGATAAATGTCAGGGTGTATCTGACAATTGTATTATCAGTTATAACTGGGAGGATACTCTTAAGAGGTTTCGACTAAAGGACCCCAATATTTTCAAAGAGGGCGATGAAGTATTCGAGAGTGAGCAAGTGTTTAAGATCTATGGTGAGGTCTACGAACAAGAAGATGGCTCGCTGCAAACTCGCCGCCTCGTTTTACGTGAAGTTACACAGAACGAACAAGGCGAATACGAGCCCATTCCTAATGCGAAGGCTGATATCGTAGATTCAGACTTTACCTACTCAAACCCACCCTCAATTGAAGAAGAATGGAATTGGACGGACCTGTTTACACTACGGCCTGTGGTGTTGGGGTCTGTTGCTGCATTTCCTGATAGTGGGAATCTTAAGTTGGGATTGGGTGTAGAGTTTTTCAACTGGAATGGTTTAGGGATAAATACCCATACAGGGTTTTCTTTTGAAGACATTAAGAAATGGGAGCAAAGGATAGGCATATCATATAATCCTACCTTCTTTGACAGAGAGCTTAATTTTGCTATAGGCGCCTCAGCAGGAACTCCCTTTGCATATTTTGGCAGCCAGTGGTCATTTAATATTGACCTACTATTCTACTTATGGTGAATGAATGAGTAAATCCTCTTATCCTGGCGAGTTTGATAGCGATGTCGAACTCCCTCGCGTAGATAATAATGTAACCGAAATTGGCGGAGATGCAATAAACTCCTTGCGTGATGCTGTGTTCGCAATTGAACGCACATTGGGGAAAAACCCACAAGGCAATACTGCAACTTTAGTTGACCGTATTAATCGTTCTCTAGATGCTAATGGTGATATTAAAGCATCAGCATTATCTAAACGAGGACTGGTTACACTTCCAATTACGAATGTACATATAGGAAGCAACGCCGGGGTTTTAGAGAGCAAGCTGGATTTGGATTACTCTACAGCATCTTTAAGTGGAAGAATAACATCAAATGTAATTGACATAGATGCTCTTCGTACAGCATTCAATGCTTTCACTGCGCAAACTATTAATCACTTTTTGGGTCTAGGAAACAGGCACGATGGTTACATGATTGACCTTGTGGACCCTATTCGTAGTAGTGACGATGTAGAAACAGCCTTACACGTAGTTAACAATGCTTTCACTGCACACGAAGAATCAACTACTGGAGCACACAGGGCATCAGGCATATCTGTAAATGATGAGTTCATTAATTTCAGTGCCGATGACGTTCAAGAGGCTTTGGTAGAATTAGACGTCTTGAGTAGCGGAACTTCAGAAGACCACCAAGATAATCTTCATCAAAATGGAATAGGCTTGAATGACCGAGGAGAAGTTGGTGACCAAGGAAACCTCGCTCACACGACTTTGGCTCCTACCATATTCCAAACTGAACTGAGCAAATCTACCCAGGTAATGCAGGTTATGAGACCTAATGTTGCCAGGGTTACCAGTAAAGGCATAGACTTCAGAGCTATGCGAGTTGGCCAGAGCAATGTTTTAAGGATACAAGCAGGAGGCGTCGATCGCGGCCCTCTAGATGTCAACTTCTCTGCCTTAATACCCAGCTCGTCTGAATCAGCGTTGTTAGCAAATGAGATTACATTAGACCAAGTAGTAGAAGCAATTAACATCAAGGCCCAGGGTTGTGAAGACCACTACCCAATATCTGCTTACAACACCAACGGACAGTTAACTATAGCTCATACTATTCCTGGTGAAGAGTTCACTATACAAATAGATAACACTGTTCAGTTCTCAGCTGCTACAGCGTTAGGTTTCGGAGATGTCACATCTACCGTATTTACATGGCCAGGCGGGGCACATGCTGGATTTGTTGGTGGTGCTAAGGTAACCGACTTACAATCATTGGTGAAAATAAAACACTCACACATAGTTAAGCCACTAAACACTTTGGCTTTAGGCTTGGGCAACCTGGCTGACTATGGCCTTACTATAGGAAACGAAGGTAGGGTTTTAGTTAACATCACAAACCACAGTACTACTCCTACAGATAACGGAACTCACTATATCATAGGTTACCCAAACAATCAGTCTATTACTCTTAGTGCTGATATTCAAAATGGAGAGTTCGATCTGGAAATAGTAGCCGACTCTGTTAACTTTGAAAATACAGCTAATGGAGAAATATTCGATATCTTTGTAGAGTATGTTGGCGACGGCTACGGAAAAGTAACCAAAAGTAGGAGGGTTTCATATCAGCCCATAAGTGGCGTTACACCTATATCTGTGTCGGACGGTTTCCCTACAGCAAACGTAGAATGGCAAGTCACTGATAATAGCGAGATACAGTTCCACGAAAATAACTTTGGTGGCCTACCGGTTGCCATTCCGTCAGCCACATATAGGGGTCAGCTGAAAGTATATGCTCCTGACAATAAGCACAGTGCTATTTTTGAAGTCCATGACGTACCATCCACAGCTAGAGAGAATTTCAACGTATTAACTTCAGGAAAAGAGGCAGATAGATTACATGTGGGTTCTGTGCATCACGCCGGAAACTTCATCTCTAGCAATAGACCACAGCTGAAGTTTGTAGTAGACAAACGCCTTCAAGGTGCCGCACTTGATAATAGCACCGAAGACGCACTGGCAAAGACTCCATTGGAAAAGGCTCTTTCATATATCAGAAACAATGGGGTTATAGATGGCTTTACCGTTGTAGATTATGACCAAACATCTTTTAGGATTAGGGGTGGTAGGGCTTTAGTCGACGGGCGCATAGTAGAAGTAGAAACTCAAACACTAGAACTACATAACTTAAGCGCAGCATCTCGTTTGTTATTATTAGATAGAAACGGCAAGTTCATATTAAAGCATGAGTTTGACCCAGGATTTACTTTTGAGGACTTAACAGAGGGTGATTCGTATGGAGATAATCGCGGCCTGGTTCCATTAGTTCAATTTGAAACTACCGGAACAGAGCTTGATGGTTACTTCACAGACAGACGGCTGATTGTAGGAAAGCTTGATAAGAGGGTTCTAGACCTACAAACAGACTTGAATGCGAGAATAGATAGGGTTGAAGAATCTGTTTCAGGCAGTATGTGGGGTTTCACAGAAGCCACCGCATCTAGTTCAAATGGCGATGGATATTTAGCAAGCCTCGACCCTGGAAACAATGACGGGTTTGTTTACATACCAACCGGACTGGCTGGTGACACTACCACGCTACATGCCAGAGGATTTAGTGGAGGGCTTAATCCATTCATCTCCAGTAGGCGATTTGAGTTTAGTGACCCAGACACCATAAAGACTTCTGTTTTTAAATCTGTAGGCATGACTCACATTAATGTTTTTGCTGAAGCAGAGTACGCTGATGCAACCGGCACACAGCCATTTGGAGTAAGTGGTACCGTGCATGTGGAATTAGGAATAGCGGTGGAGTCAGGAACCTCTACCACAACCGTGTCTGAAGAATATGCACGAGTGAAGACTATTTTTACAGGCGTTTTGCCATCTAATTCTGTGGTAGAAAGATATGTTGTCTCCATTCCAATAGGGCAACTTCACATAACTAACAATGGACTTTTCGATTTTGTTCCTAGAGTAAGAATACTAAACTCTACATCTGTGGATGGTGGCACTGGGCAAGGAGTTAATCCCACCATATCATTCAATCATGTAAGAGTTGTAACTTCCAGCTATTCTATAGCAGGTAATATATCTAATGTGGATGGCACGAGCACTCCACTTTCGGCATCAGTAGGTGATGTTTTATAAAAGGTGATACTAAATGACAGTTTTTCCTGATGATTTTGACAGCGATCTTGAAATACCTAGAGTTGATAAAAACGTAACCGAAATAAGCGGAGATTCTATAAACTCGCTTAGAGACGCGGTTTTCGCTATTCAGCGTGCACTGGGATTGAAGATACAAGGCAACAAGCCAAGTCTTGTTGATCGCATCAATGTATCTATAGATGCCAATGGTTTCATAAAGAAGAGCGCTCTAGATAACATAGGACTACTTTCATTACCTGTAGTTGATAGACATGTTGGTGCTAATGCTGGTGTAAAAGAATCTAAACTCGACCTTGACTATGGAACATCGTATTTGTTTGGCAGGATTAGCTCGTTGGCTACAGACCTCGGTGGTATTGCTGCGGGGCTATCTTCTCAAACCGCAGGATTCAACTTGCACATACTTGGACAAGCTAATTTTCATGATGGTTACCATATCAAAATAAATGTAGGTAGCAATGTCGGGGTAGCTGGATTAGAGGCCACCACTGTTGGCGATGCTATTAATGAGCTTGCTGGACTGTTAGTTTCCGGCACAGACAACATTGTGCCCCACATAAATACTGGGTTACCAGATACTACTAAGCACCTTGCATCTGAGATAGGTGTCAACTCTATCAGCTTCATCAATATAGATAGGAATGCTACAAATGTTCAGGCGGCATTAGATAGTATAGATGCAACTCAGGGCGCATTAGGTGTATCTCACGTAGATAACTTCCACTCCAATGGTATTCTAAAGCATATTAACTCAGGAACATTTTTCAATGCCAATAGAAAACTAGTAGATTCAGAGGTTGGGGCATATTACACAGAAGGAACAAGCGTTGTAACCATACCTGGAATCACTACCTTTACTGGTTATCGAGTTGAGCCGGGAGACATACTGGAGCTTGCCCTGCCTACATACCTGGCAGACTTAGGAACATATCAGATACGCGCTGTAGGCCCTCTTCCAGCTAGTGATACTTTGGGAGACCTGCCGGAACTAGATGAAAATCAAATAGCCGTATTCCATACATTCGTAGAAAGTCGCGCCCAAGACGATGGTGTGATTGTAAACATCTATAAGCCCGCATCTGTTTCTAGTGAATTTGCCCCTTTAGCATGTTCAGTTCGCAATAACGAAACTATAGTAGATACAGTTTCTATTCTACCCCCTAATGCTGCCAGAGTGGTAAGCTTAGGGTTTAATGGCGCCATTCTAAATAGCGATGGTTATGAAATAGCCATTAAGGCTGGCATAGGAAATCAACAGACCAGAGATTTGATTATATCTGGTTTGAATCTTGAACGACTACAAACCAATCAGGCTGAACCAGTTGACTCTCGTTCTGTAGCAGAGAGAATTAACGCTTTTGTTTCTGACCCTGACCTGGGACACCACTTTCCTATTTCGGCATACAGGATAGGAAATGAGTTGGCCATAGCTCACAATTTGGTTGGACAGGATTATACTCTAGAGATAGTTGATGGCTATAGCGGCAACTTTGCATTAGGTTTAGATGCATACGGAGCCAATTTAGCTGGCACTGTACAAGTTGGAAATGAAAATAACTCCTACTCTGTTAATGGCATATCTCGTAGTAGTTTGGCAAATGCCTTCGATGGTTATGGCAAGGTCGACTCTGCCGTTTCTACATTTATGTTGTACACTACTTCTGGGCAACATATCAATCCTCTTAGGTACGGAATTACCAGTGGCTCTGTTATACATGTAACCGGGCATCCTACTAAAGACACTAATGGTAGCTACACTTTATTTTCGTCTAACTCTAGTAGCATATCTCTGTTTAGCGCTGAAACTATAGATGCACCATCTGCTGGCACAACCTTTAATGTGAAGGTTACTAACTCTAACGTATCATTGTCTGAGTTGGCAAGTGTAGAAACTTCGCAGGGTGTAGTTCAGATATTGGTTAATGAAAGAGGAGAAGTAAAGGCCCACCAGCGCTTAATATATGGTACCAACTTAGGTTCTGGGGTAGAGATAGTTGGACTTACTCCTAACTTCCCTGTTGGAGATACAACTATTTTGGTAGGACTACAGAGTAGCTATATCAATTTCAATATCATAGATGACACGGTAGCCGGTGAGACAGTAAGAATTCACGAGGATTTTAGAGGGAAGTTCAAACTGTATCATCCTAACAACCTTGACTACTTGGTTATTGATGTTAGCGCGGGTTCTATTCCTGGTGGACTAGAGTTACTCACCATAAGTGAGCCACTAAACTCAGATGAGTGTATGGAATTAGCTCTTGTGCATTTCAACGGCTCGCTAAGTATAACAAGCGTAACAGACACTAGGCAGTTTGGAAATCTAAGCTCCCAGGAAGCAAGAGATGATTTCGTAGAGATATTCAGCCAGAAGCCAGTATCTGATTTGAGGTCTAATGGCGTCGCACGTGGATTTGATATCCTAGATTTACCATACTATGACTCTATATCCAATATGGAAGCTCTGCCAATTCAAGGTGGTATAGCGTATGTTAATGGTGCACGTATAGCGGTAGAAACGCAGAAGGTCGTAGTTCAGTCACACGATTCCGATGGCAATATACTAAATGATGTCCGTAGAGTAATTGCTATAAACGACCACGGCACGCTTATGGCTGTAAGTGATGAAATAGGCGAATTGTTGTTTGACGGCTATGCATCTAGCGCAGCTTTTGGGAAATTACTACCCCTGTATGAAGTAACGCTTGTAAATGGTGGAATTAGCCAAGTAACTGACATAAGACTATTCATTAACAACATAGATGATAAAATTGAATTGATAGTAGATGAATCCAATAATGTTGTTGGAAACTTTAGGAGTCTAGAGGGTGCCTTACTTTATGCTTCAAAGTATCCTAACAAAGAGAAACTTACGATAAAGATTTTGAATACCGTTACCCCTAGTCGTGCTATCATTGTGCCAGAGGGCGTATCTATTTTAGGTGATACTCCATTTGGTGGTGATGGTAAGCATCGAATCCTTAACAGCGTTGGTAGTTTTAGCGGTAGTAGCTTCATTACTCTAGAGGGCAATAATAGGCTGGAGAATCTAGCTATAGAGAGCGAGTCTATATCTTTACAGGCTGGGCTGGTAACTATTCAGGGCGGTAACGTTAATGTAGAAAAATGTTTCCTGAAATACGGCGAGGCGGTAACTAGCAATGCCACAATAGTAGGGATTACAGTAGCTAATTCTGCTCAAGACCGAGTTAGAATTGTAAACAACAGAATAGATACGGTGTTTACTGGCATATCTAGTTTATGGGGTTGCGAGAATCTGATAATCGAGGACAACTTAATTACCAATCTATCTGGTACCGGTGGAATTTCTCAAGGCATAGTGGTGAGCACTCTAACCAGACCTGTAGATTCGGTTAGAATACGAAACAATACTGTAAAGGTTCCAAGTGTAGTACAGCCATCTGACCTAAGAGGTATTGCGGTAGATGTGCGCGAGGGAATAGAGATTCTTAGAGTCGAGGCCAATAGCGTCATACATACAGCAGAAAATGCCATGTCTAATGGTATCAGAATAACCAGCGAGGTGGATGGTGGAACAGGAAATGATATAGACCAGTTGTTCTTACTAGATAACTACATCACTGGTATACGTTTGGATGATAATGGCGTTTATGGGGTTTACCTGAACGACATAGATAATGTTTCTGCACACAGAAACTCTATCCTAAATACTGGAGTATCTGGTGCGAACCGCTCTGATACGGCGATGGTATTTTTAGGAGATAGGGTTAACTTTGCAGAGATAGATAACAACGTATTCAAAAACGGCGATGTTCAGAGAGGTATAGTCTTCAACAATACCAATGGGCGCATCAACATAACTAACAATACTATGTACAACTTAGGTGATGAAGCTCAGTACATTCGTGGAAGTGCCCCATGGTCTAACATAACCAATAACACTCTAACTGGACCTGGTAAGGTGGGAATTCGTTGGACTGGGCCTAGAAGTAAGATAGCAAATAACGTTATGAATGCTATCAATACAGGCACATATGCATTTGAAGAGCATGCAATTTTTGTTCAAACAAGTGATATAGACGTTCTAGATAACACTATTACCGATATGCGATACGACGGCGGAGTTGGCTCTATTTGTATCACTAATGCCAATGCAGCCAGCGACCGAATCAAGATAGCAGGCAACACATTTTCAGGAGATGCTGTTTACAAATTCATTGATATATATGGTAGCAATCATTTGATTTCTAACAACAAGTTCTTTAACGAATCTAGAAATACCTCTACGGGAAGTTTTGGAATTTTTCTAAACTCGGTGACTGATTCTTTGATTAATGGCAACTCATTTGATGGTGGTACAAACAGCATCAGTTCGGCGCTTCATTCTGGTGCATCCGCAGTTACTGGATTAACTATTACTAATAACCATACTACTGAAGATTCTATTTTTGGCGCGGCAATCATATTTAACCACTCTGGCGTAGAAGATAATTTCCTATCTGGTAACAGATTCTACGAAACAGATTCTCAGGCTAATATCATAGGCACCGCTACCCCTAATCCGAACTTACTGGGCCTTAACTTAGGAATGAAGGATAGACGAAGTTTTCCAGCAGCATCTGGTGTTACATCGTATGAAGAATTATCAGGGGAGAATGAACCGCACTGGGCCATGAAGACCGCAGGGGGAAGTTATTGGGAAGCGGGAAGAGATGCATTTTCTGGTGCTAGATTGTTATACTTCCCTATAGTGGGTGTACCAAATGGCGCACAAATAACCAGAATAGATATTTTGATGCGCACAGGTACCGGTAACTCTGCGGCTGGATGGACTATAAAGGGAGTTAAGAGAGACCTCAATCAAGTTGATGGCGGCGGAGATGCGATACTTAGCACTTTTACTTATGTAGCAAGCAATACGGCTAATGGGACTGATGCATCTGCAATTACTGCTGGTAATTCTGATACCACTCATTTTGTTACAACCCTGGAGGCTGATGGGGAAATAGTAGATAGCTTTGACCAGCAATACTTTTTAGAGATAAGCAATACTGAGACAAGCCCGCCTAACCCAGATAATATTCGAGTTTATGGCATAACAGTGAGATTTACATACTAATTTTAGACTATATGTTTAGGGAGAGAAAGATAATGACGGAAAGAAGTGGGTTAGATTTACTAGAAGAAATTTTGCAACGGCTCGACAGAATAGAGAGCCAGCTAAAGGTACAAGACCAGAATCTCAAGAGAATTGCTAATTCTGCCAAGATAGCTGACCTTGTTACTCGCGCAACTGGTACGCCGTTTAATGATTTTGCCAGAGCCAATACATCTATTGGCGATGATGTAAAGAGAGAAATCGAAAAGGTTAGAAGCGAGACGCAGGGCAAAATGAGATTCAACTTTGAGTCTTCGGATGGCGCTAAGCAAGGTTTAGCTCCCGATGCTCGACGTAGAGGCGCTAGAGCAGTGGCAGCAGAGGCACCTACTAAACCTTCAACTATAATGTGTAAGGGCAAAATGTTGGTGCAGAATGGAGAAGATACTGTTCCGATTCCAGGTTTGGCGGTTAAGATTTTTGATGCCAAGGATCAGTTAGTTAAAGAGACAAAAACCAATAGGGCTGGACATTGGATGAGTCAGCTTCCTCCAGGACAATATGTCGTTTCATATGAGGGAGATTTCAAAGGACAGGCATTGGTGCCTATAAATAAGAACTTCGAGGTACCGAGTTCTTTACCAAAAGGGCAATCTTTTATTGAGGTGGCATAATGTCATTTGGGCCAATTGGTAGCCATAGAGCTATCTCTGACATATTTGACTTAGAAAATGTCGTTCAGCAGACGGGCATTGTTCACGGCAAAAATATCTTGGTGGATACACTGCGTGATATTTTTTCGCGTGATCGTCAGTACAGGTATGTTAGTGATGTGTTTGGTTTCCCAAAGACCCCATCTCATTTGGGTTTAGACCCTGAGGCTGGATTGGATGACGAGGAAACAACTCGTATTTTTATTGGAACAGCCTATAGATACGATATAAAGTTCAATCCTTCTATCATAGTTAGAAGTACAGGAAGTAGATATGTTCCTATCTCCTTCAATCAAAACCGTCTTAATACTCTATATAGAAAAGAGCTTATAATGGACGGTTATGGAAATAAGGCAATAATAAACACACCTTACGCCTACACTCTAGTTGGCGCGTGGGATCAGACTTTCGAGGTGAAGGTTATTGCTGAAAATGAGATGGATAGAGAGGAGCTGACAGATATAGTCACCTCTACGCTGATGATGACTCGGCGTATTGATTTGGAGCGGGCAGGGCTCCATATAAAGGATGTGTCCACAGGTGCAGAAACTGAGACACAATATGCTAATGACCACCTATATATGATATCGGTAAATGTGAGCGCTAGAAGCGAATTCAAGGTCAGCATACCGATACATGATGTGTGTGAAAGGATAGGAATCTGCTTAACTTTCAGGACGTTGCCAAATGGTCCTATTGCTGATGGTTTAACAATAAACCAACAAATAACGCAAGCTGATATCCTATAAAATCTATTAATATTCTGCCATTAGATATAGATGGTAGTATATCCAAAGCATGCCTAAACCTGTAGGATTTCAAGCTGGTTAGGTAAAATTACCAACAAGAGAGAGGTTGTAAAAATGGCCAACATACCAGGAATTGCTGGTTTTACCCAACCAGGCGTATTTTCTAGGGTTCGAACAATCCGCAGAGCAGTTTCCATCCCGGGTGGACTTCGTATTGCTGCAATTGTCGGATTGGGTGAAGCCCAAGAAACCGTCGTGCTAGAAGCCGAAGGTGGCGGAGCAGACGGTGTAAATCCCAATTATCAGGCAGCGAATGCCCCAGACGGACGTCACTTTGTCTTATCAAAGACTAGCTTGACCCCACGAAGAACATCACTGTTAAAGAACGGAATCCCACTAAGGATTCTTGAGGACACTATTGACCTTGATGCATTCGATGGACGGTTCGACGCACGTCTTGAGCCAACCACAGGACGATTTGAGTTGCAAAGGGCTGCTTTGGTAGATCAGGGAGGTGTATTTGCTGCACCAGGCTCAAGTAATGTAGGTGACGGTTCTGTTTCCACATTAGAGCTAATTGATGCAAATGCCCCCACAGAAACATGGACCCTTCGTGTAACAAGCGTAATTCGCGATGCATACGGTGACCCTGTTTCTGGTAATGCTGTATTTACCGCAGTCGGTTCAGAGTCTGGCCAACCTACCGATGCCTATGGCGCACCAGTTGTATTTATAAGCGACGGTGTTGTGAGAGATAACGGCATTCTAAGAATCGCTATTACAGAGGGCGTAACTCCTTATGAGCGTGGGGACCGCTATACTATTCGTGTAGCAAGCGGTGTTCTGCAGCAAGGAGATACTCTAGAAGCACGATACATAGCGGCACAAGATTTGTATGACCCAGAGTTCTTCGTAGATGCAAACGCATTGTTTGCAAAACACGGACAGCCATCTGAGGATAATACACTTTCACTCGGTGCAGCTATGGCATTTGAGAACGGCGCATTCGGTTTGATTGCGCTTCAGGCAAGACCACCCCTACCACGTCGTACAAGCGAAGTGGTGATTGAGAGAGACGATCCTCTTTCAGATGAGCAGGAAGGTTTCCCACCAGTTGGAACTCCGGTCGCATCTGATGACTTAGATGCTTTCCGTTACACTCTGGATAATGGCAGACCAGATACTGATACTGCGGTTAATCTCTTCGTGATTGATAGAGATTCTGGAGAAGAGACTCAGCTGTTCCCAACAAAAGTTGGTTTCTACGATTCAGTTATTACTGCTGACCCGTTCAATAACTTTGTAGACAGTCCAGACTACACCTATAGTTACACTGTAATTCTTGATGGTGAAGTTGAGGACGAGGGTGATGATGGTGTCACTACTGTTGGTGGAAGTACCTTTTCAGCCGACTCTGCTTCATTCTCATCTTTCAATATCGAAGCAGGCGAAGCCGACACTCTAAAATCCATTAGAATTCTAAGTAGAGATAAATTCGGTAATGATGCAAGTGATGTTGCAGGTGTTTATGATATTGCCTCTGTCGGAGACGGAAGTGGTGATGATACTATAGTTACTCTTACCAACCCAAGTGCTGGTGGCACATTGCCTTTCACTGCAAGCCTATCTAACTTGAGATGGGAGTTAGTAGATAATGCTGACCAGTCTGCCAGGGTACTGTTCACTAAGGACTTGGTAACCAGCGGAGCTATCCGTCGTAGAGATGGTATCAGAGCATCTTACATTGATATAGATGATGCTGATTTCTTTGATAACAACTGGGCTTCTGCATATGAAGCTCTTGAGGCTATTGATTGCCAGATTGTTGTCCCTCTACCAAACTTGGCCTTCAGTGCAATTCAGCAAGCAGGTCGTAGTCACGTTGAGCTAATGAGTAATACAGCTAATCAGCGTGAGCGTATATTGTTTATCGGTGCGCAAGCAGGCGTTACCAACGCAGCTTTGGTTGGACGAGAATTGGTTGCAGCAGAAGATGTTGGTGTAATCGAAGGTGTTCAAGGTGATGACCCAGAAGAAGTATTGGCTGGTAACATTGAAGACCTCCAGGATTACAACATAACTACCAATTATGGAACAAGCTTCCGTACTGTTTACTTCTGGCCGGATCAAATTGTTCGACCGATTAATGGAACCAGAACATTCATTCATGGTTTTTACATGGCGGCAGCTGCAGCAGGTTATATGGCAGCACAACCAAATATTGCAATACCGCTAACCCGTAAGATTTTAACTGGCTTTACCATTCTACGTGATAAGTTGCTTTCACCGCAGCTACGTAATGAGCTTGGTAATGCTGGTGCTACAGTGGTGCAACCAGTCACAGGCGGCGGACAGGTTCTATTCGGTAGAACAACCGTAGCAAGTGGCGCACCAGAAGAAGAAGAAATTTCAGTTGTGTTCATTCGAGACCGTGTTGCTACGGTTCTTCGAAGCGTGCTAAGAGGCTTCATCGGTATTCCCGAAGATCCAACCTTGACAGCATCTATCACAACTACAGTTACTAAAGCGTTGCAAGCTATGAACGCTCAAGGTCTCATCACGGCATATCAAAATCTAAACGTACAGCGTGACGAGGTTGAGCCAAGACAGTGGAATGTAAGTGTAGAAGTTCAGCCGACCTTCCCAGTCAACTGGATATTTGTAGACATTAGCGTTGGCTTACTATAAACTATATATCTAATAGGAGATATCAACAATGGCAGATCTTTTACCACTTAATACGGGCACAACTTTGGATGCCAATAATGGTAGTCCACGAACTGCTTCAACACTATCAACTCAGATTATCATCAAGGTTGGTAACAACCCTGTCGGTGCACTTCAGCGATTGAGCGTTACGCAAAATCGTCCGTTGCAGCGTATCCAAGAAATTGGAACTGACGGCGTTATTGAAATCGTACCTAATGGTGCGACCACTTATGAATTGAGAGTTGAGCGTGTTGTGTTTGACTTGCTTCGTTTGCCCGAAGCATTTTCTCGTGGTTTCCGTTTCATAGCTTCCCAGCGTGTACCGTTCGATATCGAAGTGTTCGATATCACTAATGCGGATGAAAATGCCAGGTTGGGTGATGATCCTGCAAGTGACGCAAATGTTATTACTATGACATACAAGAATTGCTGGTTCCAAACTTATGAGACTCCTTATGCAGCAGACAACTACATCATTACAGAAACTGCCAATATTTGGGCAGAGAGTGCGTTTATCGGTAGCGGCTTAGGTCAGGGTGCAGACATCCCGGCTTCTGGCGGACTACGTGGTATCGAGGCCCAAACTGATGGTGGTGGAGTTGAACGTGAGGTTAACACAGGTGCACGTCTAGGTTCTCTAAGTGCGGCTGGACTAGTCAATTCATTCTTTGCAGAGTAATAACCATTATTTGTTTTTATAAAGTAAGGATCACAAATGATAGGTTACCCACCTTTCACCTTTTACCCGTATAATCACATAGGAGGAAGATATGGTTAAGATTACACATCCCTCAATGCGGAAGGGACGGGATACCTCCGTCCAAAATCCACCAGAAACATTTGTTGTTGAAGACGTCAGTGGCGACCCTGAGATGGAAGAGTCTCAGGTTTTTCAGCAGGAGGATGTTGATGAAGAAGTGGATCCGCTAGAGGAACGATTAAGACAATTTGAAACAGGTGCTCAGAAGAGTTATAGTCAGCCATCAACTCCAGCACCATACTCTAATACCACAGTTAAAAGCAAAATGTCCAAGAAGACATTGGAAGATTTGCTATTTGCGGGCAGGGTGCAAAAAGAGTTTGTGTTAGCTGGCAATAAATACGAATTATCTACTCTGACAAATAAAGAGCATAATATGGTTGTTAAAGAGCTATATGGCCTTGGAGATTCCACAGACGTGCTCATAATCAAAACACTAACAATGGCTCTAGCTCTTAAGTCTATAAACGGCGTCAGCTTAAATGAAATAGAGGTAGATGGAACATTTGATAGCGATTTGTATAGACGGAAGGAGATAGTTGATAATCTTCAGCTTACAGTAGTGGAAAAGATGTATGAGCTTTATTCTGACATGGTAGAGGAGAGTCAGAAGCTTGTTCAAGGTGAAGATTTAAAAAACTCATAAAGGAGCCTTGGCACAGGCTCCGCTGGAAGCTTTGCAAATTGTGGCACGTGCCTATGGACCACAGCCTATTTGAGCGACTGAATGATGCACAGTGGCTATGGTACCACTATAACTTCATGCAGGACGATAAGGAAGATTTCGAAAGTAGAAGGAACATGACTGAGTATCTAGCTAGTTTCATAGAGCCAGAAGCAGTGAGACAAATAGTATCGGCTAGAGATCGCGCAGTTGAAGTTACAGATGACAATCTACGAAGTGCTATCAAGAGTATTGGTGGTAGAGATATTGACCTTGGTAGTGTTAAGAAAGCAGATGGTAAGATACACTCTGTTGACCCCAAAGCAGCAATGCAACATTACAAGGCGATAACTACCGCGCCAGAAACTTCAAAAACAACTTACAAGGATTGGATGAATTTAGACCTGGAGTAATGAATGCCTGAGGAAACCCAACAGCCAGCTGAGGGACAGCAGCCCCCTCTAGAAACAGGTCAAGTAGAGGGCACCAATAATAGTCTTGGCGACATGAGTGCCAAGCTTGAAGGTGTTAGTGCTAAGGCCAAATCTCTTATAGAAACTCTCATGAAGATGGGAGCGTCTAGTGCTGTAATACAAACAGTTATATCTTCATTATCAAACATGGGCACTACTGCTGAGAATGCACAAAGCTCATTGGTAGATTTTGGGCAGATGTTTGAGAAGTTAGATGCTAGTAGTATAGGGGCCGGAACTGTAGCCACAGCTGTAACTATGGTTAGAGATTCCATAAAGAGTGCCGGGGAACATGTAAAAGAAGTATTTGGTGGAACTGTGCCTGCAGCAATAGGCGCTGCAGATATAGCTATGACTGGTCTAGGGAAATCTGGGATAAAGACTCTTGATGATCTTAGCAGTAAAGTATTAGGCGTAGGGGTTTTTACTATAGAGAAAGACTTGAAGGCTGCCGATGCTGCTGCCTTGAAAGCTGGGCAAGCATTTGGTAAAAGCTTTGACGCCGCTGCACAAAGTACAGAAATATTTAAGAGCACTTTGGCAGACTCCATTCAAACCACTAGGGCTTCTGCTCAAGAAGTTCTACAGGTACGAGAAGCATTAGCTGCTGCGTTCGACACTACAGAAATGGTAGGCAATCTAAACAATTTGACCGAAGCAAGCGCTGGGGTTCAAAGCGCTATGAATCTTACAAATTTAGCATTATTAACAGCGGCTGCTACTGGCATGGAAGCTTCTCAAATGGCTAATATTCTTGGTAAAGCCCATTTGGAGCTGGGAGAAAAGGTACAGGATGCTGGAAACTCAATAGCACTAATTGCTGACGCTGCAAAAGACTCCGAACTAACTTTTAACCAAGTATCTCAGGCGGTAATGAGTTCTGCTGGCGCTCTTAAAATGTGGGGCGGAACAATAGCATCAGTTACCCCTGTTTTTAAATCTTTTGTAGCTTCATTAGGTGAAGGCAGAAAAGGACTGGCTACTGATTTAATGAACCAATATGTTGGCGGACTTCAGAAGATGGGGCTTAGTACACGTGCCCTATTAGGAACTATAGGGGGTATGGCAGGCGGTGCTGGAGGCGGTGGAACTGCTATAGGTGCAGGACTACAGATGGAAGCAGCCTTAGAAACCGGTGAAGGTATGGAAAAAGTAAGTGCTAACTTAATTCAAGCCCTAAATCAATTTGGTGGTGGCCAAGGTGTAATAACAAGAGAAGAAGCTATGGCTGACCCTGCACTGGAAAGAAATTTCATAGTACAAAGACAATTGCTACAACAAATGCTTGGGGTTGATCAAGCTTCAGCAAATCAAATGTTAGGTATTCTTAAAGACGTAGATAAGAATGGAATGACTGTTGGTGGTGATACACAGGAAACCTTAAATGACCTTATGAAATCTGGTGAGAGTACTAAAAATGCAACAGTGTCGGCTATAGATAATGCTAGTCGTGACCAAGAAAGAGCAGTGATGTCATCAGGTAAGTTAGTCATAGGAGCTATTAGAGACTTATCACGTGGCCTTGGCATTACTCAAGCTGTAGAGGCTATGAATACTACACTGGCAACCTTGGGGACTGGTGAATCAGAAGATATGACTGCTGACCAACGCCATCAGTTTAGAGAGCAGGTCGCTCAAGCTGGTGTCCCACAAAGAGTACAGCAACGTCGTGAACAAGAAATGATGCAAAACGTCGGAGCAAAAGGACAGGTTCCAGATATAGATAGTGTTCTAAATAACATTCAAAGAAACGCTGGTGCACAAGCCATGAGGCAAACTGCTGTTCAGGCGCAACCGGGAGAGGGTAGAAATCTCATGGTTGCTGCTAATAATAGGTTGGCTCAGCAACTATCTCGCATGCAGGCTAGGGGCAGAGATACTTCTAGCCCTGGTGCAATGGCCGCTATACAAAGAACCTTGGAGCCTTTACGAGACAGATTAAATCAACTTGGTAGGGCTGGTAAACGAGAAGGTGGCCCAACAGATGCTGAAGAAAGAGAGAAGGCATCATTGCAGCAGTTTATTAATGCTGCGGAAAGGGCAACAACAGGCCGCACTATAGACGAGGTGTCTGCAAAAGAAATGCGCTCAGGTAGGTTAGAGCGTCGTCCTCAAGATAGGCGAGAGCAACAGCGCGGAAGAGCAGCACTACAACAACTTCAAGGTAGAGGGGAAGAAACCACAGAGCGACAAGCAAGGCGTCCACAAGAACAGAGAGAACAGCTTAATGCATTAGTAGGAAGAGGCCAACGTCCACAGGCTCCAGTAAGGGAAACTGCAGAAAGAGCCGGGGGAATAAGAAGGCAACAGGAACAAATTAGGCTGAAGTTTAAGTCTGAACCTGTAGAGCAAGAGATAAAGCTTAAGGTAGTAGCTGATAAGGAATCAGTATCTATTAGTGTAGATGACGAGCATATCAAAAAAGTAATCAGGGAAGTTGAGGCTGGCGGGGCCGAAAACTAAGGAGTAACCTATGGGAACTTTTAAGGATGGAGTATCAGAATTTGTATCTACAGCCGGTGAAGTAACCGATGCTGTAGGTGGAGCATTACGTGCTCTTTCCCCTGGCCCTAACTTTAGACTTGCTCAAGGTATCACTAATCGTAATAGACAGATTATGACTTGGAGATTGCCTAATGGTTCTAGTGTTCAAATGTATATCAACCCTGAAAATTTTCAGGTTCGAGAGAGTAAGCAAATAAGCAGTGTTCGTACCAAAGGCGGATTTGTTATGCAATACTGGGGAGATAATCTTACTCAACTCACATTAAGTGGCACTACTGGTTCCTCTGGTATAAGAGGTATACAAGCCTTGCGAGATATTTATCGTGCGGAAAATAAAGCATTTGAGCTTGTGGCCATAACTCAAACACGAGACTTAGTAGATGCAATTCAAAATGGTTTTGACCTAAACACGGCGGGCGACGCATTACGAACTGTTAGTGAGAAATTGTCAGAGAGGAATTTCATTCTTAGACCCTCTCTAGCATCTCTGGCACTTAGTGTTATGTTATTTTATCAAGGAGTACAATACAGGGGATTCTTCACAGAATTCTCTATGACTGAAAGTATAAGCAAACTCGGACTCTTTGATTACAACATGACCTTTATGGTTACAGAGACACGTGGTAATCGTAAGAACTTCATGGCATGGCATAAAGAACCATTAGCAGATGATCTTGCGGGACAATTAATAAACGGGATTGGCAATGCGCTCAGGTCCTTAGTTGGACTTGACCAACAAGCGCCGCAGCAATTCCATCCAGAAAATGCCCCATTTACATTTGGTGGAAGCTCTCTGGCAGCAGACTTTGGTGTTAATACTACTGGAACCCTAAACGGATTCTCTACAGTTAGAACCGAAGGCGGATTACTGATATAAGGTTGAGATATGGCAATCATTTTTGGGTCTGACGCTGGTGTTCGCGAAGACCACTTTGGTAATTATGTAGCACAAATTACCCAAGACCTAAGTAACATTAGCTCAGGCATATTAGATAACTTTAGCAGACTTACTGGCCAACCGATTGGTCTAGGCAAACCTCCGCCCAAAGAGAGCGTATTTGTAGATAGTGGTTTTACAAACGTTCCGGGCACATCTTTTCTTGGCACTGGCATCGATAATATTGATGACATTCAAACCAGGCGCCATACTACCCAAGAACCAATACTTACAGTTTATGTTAAGAAGCGCCAATTCTGGTCGCTAAGGAACGAGTATGATCCCAGATTTATGGATGACTCAGAGCGTCTGTTTATGCGCGCCACAAAGCTACTGTTTGAGCGAAAGTGCAATCAGGTTGCAGCATATGAGGCCCTAACCAAGGCATCTTCCTTAATCAGTGAAGAAGTAGAGCTTGATAGCAATCGTATAAATCAACTTATAGATATCCTTCGTAGTATAAATTTCGATGCACTAAACGCAGACCTAGAGGCTTCTGTGGCCACTGACCCTAACAATACTGCATTTCTCTTAGATATAGTTCAAGTCTTTGAAGAGGAAATGAAGAAATACAACGACATTCTTGAGAACCTGGAGGACTTAGCAAAAACAAATGAAAAGCTTAGGCATGCAACAAATACAACGTGGGTCGTTGATACTGATGATACAGACGCCATTAACACAGGACGCGGCGCAGGCGTAATAGAACTTACAACTATTACAGACTTGCGCTCGTCATTATCATTAGACGGAGGGCTTGGCTCTATAAGTTTTAGTGTTCAGGATCCATATAACATAATGAAAATTACGTCTGACGATATTGATGCGGCTATAACATTTGCTTATAGTGAAGATATAGCTCTAAAGCAGATGTTGCAAGAGGGTATTTCTCCAGAGGCATTAAGCGGCCAGGTAAATAGAGGTCCAGTTCAAATATTAGAGGAGGCGCGAAGAAAAGAAGAGGAACTTAGAAGGCATAGAAAGGAGCGCATAGCTAACTCCTTTGGTCTGGGGGCAGGAAGCGCTGGTCCTCTCAATAACGCTGATTTTCCAGAGATAGTTTTTGAAATAAACCCAACGTCTTATTCGTCAAACAAGGTTACTGCAACTATAACTAACCTACCAGAAACTTTCAATAAAGACAATTTTAGAATAGTTCTTTTACAGTTACCTATATTGGAACAGTTGGATATCACCGAGGACCGTTTAGTTGTAGAGATATTTGAGCTTTTAGATGAGTATGTCACAACTGTGCAAGCTATGAATGAACGCAATAAGGCTGTCAATACCCAGGACAGTGTAAAGTATGCTCGTAGGCAGCTTCGAAAGTTTTATCTTGGTAAGTCTATAGTTCAGCCTATGGATGGTATTCATGTTTACATAAGAAGCAAAACTATCAAAGACGGTGAGGGTGTTGGCCCGCTAGATGCCTTGTTGTCAGGCACAAACTTTGTTCAACAGTTTGCTACCGATAGAGATATATCTGATGATATGATAGAAGAAGAGATGCGACAGTTTGGTATCGATAAAATAGGTATATCGGTAGATTTGTACAAACTATTGCGCACAAGTTCTTTCCTAAGGAATGCAGGGGTACATACTTTTGGCGGGTTGATATCAAACGTTACAGAAAACTATAATGCCAATAGTGGCTCATATACACTAAATATTAGCGGGCAAAGCAACATGAAATGGTTAGCTATGTCTCGTATTAATGTTAGGCCAAGTTTAGACCAGGCAGAGGGAATACTTGAAGACCCGCTTACTCCATACACATTTAAAATACAAGAAGGAACTGGCTTAATAGAGGGCAAGGAGTTGCTTCAAGCCAACAAGCAGAGAATAAGTGACGGCTTGCTTCACTTTGATGATTCTAGTTCTCGTAAGGGGCAGAAGGTTACTGAACAGAATTTAGTGCAAGACTATTCTGATAATGGCGACGGCACTGCACAAGAAATACAACAGCATGCGCCAGGTATGATATACAGATGGAAAGAAGGAATCATATCGGTAACTCGTGATGTAAATCTTAAGCGCCCTCTAGATGGTAGTGATGACCAGAGCAATAAGCTAGCTAGAGATTACGGCATTACTGTAACGACTGGCTCTAATGAAAGTGGGCCATTTGCCAGTTTAGATGCCGCTGACATAGTAAGTTTGTTGGTTACTGGTGTTCCTCACAATTATGAGTCTTTCTTTGAAAATGCCAAGTCTGTAGGAGTTTATACTCCCGGACAAAATAACTCTGCAGAAAGTTACTTTCACTCATTTTTTGATATTCAAAAGTCCACCCGCAAGGCTTTGGGAAATTTCCAACCCTACAAAGTAATCAACGTAAATCAAAAAAGTTTACATAAGCGTGTAAACATACAGGGTTTCCTTACCCAGGACTCTAAGGAGATTAGGAATCTTCGTTCGGAGTTGGCGAGATTACAGGACCAATTAGATACCATTGGTGGTGCTAGATTTAAGGATGCTGCGGACCCTAATAGAGCGCGAGCAGAGAATGCATTAAAGGATGCTATAGCAATTGTTCAGCAAAGATTAGACCAGAAACAGGCAGAGTTTAAACAGCATGCAAAAGAGGGCGAAGCATTGGGTCTTAGAATATATGGGAATGATCCTACCGCTACAACAGTAGCTGCTGAAACAGCCGAGAGCGAATCTGAGGCCAGAAAAGAATCCGATAGGTCTGTTAGATTACGAAACACTCTCATACAAATGCGCCCACAAATTCGATGCAAGTTTAACAACGATGAGAATCTGTTTATAGTTGGCGATGAATATGACAAAGACTTAGACATTCAGGCATTTGTTCTGCAGTCATTGAATTCACAAGAACCGCCCTTGTGGGAGAGTGGTTTCAAAACTCCTATAGAGATTTGTCAAAATGTAGCTAAGACGCTTGACTTTGAATTCTTTTGTGATACTCAGGGACATATACATTTTCGTCCCCCACGTTACAATAAAACACCACTATCATTGTTGCTAAAATTGTTTATGCTAGATGAGAGAGAAGGTAAACAATTATATCCGGATTTCCTAAGGTCTTTGTTCAACCTAAAATCCAAAACCTTAAAGGAACAATTGGAGAACATAGATACTGAAATAGCTGTGAATATAACAAAGCTAGGCGGAAATTTTGACCAAATAAATCGTATCACAGAGGAAAGGATCACTGATGATAATAGTAGTCCTGGTGCATTCGAACTTCAGCCTATAAAGTCTAGTGCAGCAACCACATCAGGTAGCGTAGAGAACGCAGTTAAGACCGTAGTGGAGTTTATGAATATACTCAGGAGTCGTAATGGCGGCGAGTCTATACAAGAAAATTCTGCAGAAGAGCAGGAGATAAGAGATGAGATAGAGGAGCTAAACAGCCCAGGCTCGGCCAACGTAAACTCTAAGAGGTTGGCTTTAACTGATAAAACTTCACAATTGGTTAGTCGAAGGCAGCAGTTAGCTGCTACTTTGTCTAAAGTATCTGAGCAGGAAGATAAATTTTCTGGTCGTGATGGTACGTCTAGATTTTCTACAAATATGAGCAAGAGCGAAAGAGAGGAAGCTTTAGAGCCCTTTAGAGACATAATAGAGGATGACTTTAATGATTTCTTGGGGCCAGGTTCCTCTAAGAGATTCATTATATATGATGACCAAATAATCTCCTCTAACTTCGTAGAATCGGACGAAAATGTAGAGTACACTAGAATAGACGTTGCTGGAGAAATAGATTTGCTGGGCGATAAGCCTGGAAACATCGGACAAGTTCCAGTATTGTGGGCGGGTGCGACGGACTTCGACCTATGGCGACAATATGGTTGGAGAACTATGGGCTCGGTTAACAAGCCCTTCTTTAAGGATGCGGAATCCCAATGTGCCCCGTATGCGTTAATGCTGCTTACACGGCAGCGTAGAAATGTTGTACGGGGCACTATAACCATTTACGGAAATGAATTTTATCAACTAGGAGATGTGGTATATGTAAATTCTCGTGATATGCTTTACTATGTCACCAGAGTAGACCAGTCTTTCGATTATGGCTCTGGTAGCTTTCAAACTACCTTAGAACTCAAATATGGACATCCATTGGGAGAGTATATACCTACTCCTTTAGATGTAATGGGTAAGGCGCTTATCAAAACACAAAAAGAATTTAACAAGACCAAGACTATTAGACAGACTGTTCCAAGTGCTAAGCCGGTTGTACATTTAGGGCTAGCTATATTTGGTGACCAAGAGGGGGATTCTGCAATGATAGATATGTTGCATGGACAGTATGCCCTGCACAATGTAACTCAGTTAAAAAATGCTTTGCTTAAGGCTGTTGCTCATATTGGTCCTGACACTGCAGATGGTTTCCCAAAAGTAGAGATACGGGGATATTATACTGATTCTACTCAAGCAAATAAGATAAAACGCAGAATGGAAGCTATGAGGACATGGTTTAAATCTCCTCGTGGCAGGTACATCGAGACTAAACAGGAATTTATCAAATTAGATAAGGATAGTTTTGATGACCAGGCGCTGACAGAGCGACAAATTAGAGCTATCAGTAGCAACAATGATCCTATTGATGTCATCAATCCTAATGAACACAATATAGCTGAATCCAGATATCCTAGAGATGAGGTCTTTAGTGCAGCTTCTATAGTTGGGCTAAATAATATCATCGAGGCCGTGTTGGTGCAGGAGTAATCGTATATGTCTGGACGTTTACCAAACTTTAATGTTCGCCGAGCTATAATACGAAAGGTAGGAAAAACCTTCGTAGATTGTGAGTTCACAGATAGACGCGGTGAGCCAACGATAAGATGTCCTATGCCGCATCCATCGGCAGGACAGTCGGGTGGTGGTATATTCTTTTGTCCAGAGGTAGGGCAGGCGGTTCTTATAGCACGCGGCCCAATGGAGAAGCCCTTTATAGTTCAGGGTATTCCTGAGAGAGAACTATACTTCAATACTGAGGGTGTAGAGAATACATCTATTAACACTACTCCCTATCCTCAGAATATGAAGCCTGGAGAGATTTGTGTTAAGGGCCCATCTGGTTCTCGACTAGATTTATTTAGAAAGGGCAATATAAGTTTCAGCGCCAACATTGGCAAGAAGAGTTCTAACTTAGAACTATCTACAGTATCTAAAGGATTATTCACAAGAGTGAACAACACCTTTAAGTTTACTGAGGCTGGTAGAAGTGTAGAGGGAGTTATCCGACGTAATGTAGCAAGAGGCGAGCGCGAACAGGAAACCAATACTTTCAATTTCTTAGATGGCGAGGCGTACGATAGGATATTGAGAACTATAGGACGTTCACCTAAGAGCGGCATATCATACAGGACTACAACCTTATCTGCTCCTCTTATCAGGAATCCCAGTTTGGTAGAGAAACGCTCTATTGTTTATGAGTACGCTGAGAGTTACAACGTCACCAATCTTGAAAATGAAGCCTCTGCTATGGAGTCTGGTGACAAAAATCAGCCTGGCAAGGGATTCAAAAACATAACCAGAAATAGGTCGGCGAGACAAGAGCGCCGAACAGATGTTCTAAATCTAAATTTGAACAACTACAATCATCTTATAGAGAAAGTAGAGGGAACACTTGTAGATATATATGGTAATGTTTTGGACATTAATCGAAACATTATACCTGTACCTAACGCAGATAGTATCAAGACTGGCAACGCTTCGGCTGCTAAATCGGGCCTAAACAACATATACGCCTATTTAAGACGCTCTGTAAAGATGCATTACGAGATAAACTCTCGCAAGAAGCTGTCTGGAAATGAGCCCTCAAAAAGCTCTACTGGTGACAATAATGGTAAGGATTTCAGCCGTTTTAGCATAGACATTGATGGCGAGGGTTTAACCAAGATTAATATACCGGCCAGCTCTGAAACTGGTAATATTCCTGTATTAGGTAGATATGTTAATACCAGAGATGACGAAAATCCGTCTAGCGGCACTTATAGAGATTCTGGCAAAGTAGACGTTAAAATGCTTCCTTTTTCCAAAGGAGGTCCTACGATAAGCAATTCTACCTATAAGCCGCCAGTGGATGGTTCTGGTACGATAACTGCTGGTACTGCTCATCACGACCTTACCACCACAGCTTCATCTATTTTTAGCAAGGGTAAGCATGGGTCTGGTGAGGTTATGACCACCTCCTTGAATAACTCTATAGAGGGAGGCGGGGCAAATGCTGGTGGTAGAAGCCTAAATGTAAACTTAGACGGTAGCGCAGAGATATCAATCGGCGCCGACAGTGTTGACAATAAGTCGTTGGTTATGGATTTAGCTGGTGGTTTGATATCACATTTTGGCCGAAATAAACAGGGTAGGAGTATAACTCATCAATCTGACGGAGACGTAATAATGCAGATTGGCGACGACTCGCGACCAGGAAGATTAGAGATACACCTTGCACGCAGTGGTGGTGAACCGCAAAAGATAATCATAGATGAAACCGGCATAACAGTTGCAATAGAGGGGAACACTTTATTTACCAGTAAGGGCGATTTTTCCATAGTGGCTAAAGGTCAATTGGTATTAGAAGGCACAACAATTTGGCTTGGTGGTGGAGCTGATGAAGCCGTGGCAGGAACTCGGGCAGCGAAACCAGGAAAAAGATTTGTACTACCAAACGGTAATATAGTAATTTAAGGAGTAAGACAAACATGGTTAATATTCATTTCATAGAGGATCCAACAGCACTTAGCATCATACAGACTATCTTAGAATTAGCTGGGCCTAACTATAATGCCCCATATGATTCTGATACTCAGCCTAACAATGCTAATGAGCGTAATAACGAAACCTTAATTCAGTATCAGCTTCCGGGTGGAAGTGAACTAAAAGGTTATGCAGAGCCTGCGTCATCGCAAAATATGGGTAGTGCTATCAATAGTATGCTTGCTGTGGTCGCGCCATTCATCTCTGCATATGGACTCATATTACCTATCTTAGGTGTTATTCGTGGACTGATAGAAATTATGTGTGCTATGATGAATCCATTTGCTGTTATTGCTGCAGTAATTAGATTGTTTGTAAAATGGATACCTCCTTTTATTTCCCTGTTCCCACCGTTTGCTGGCATCATTATTATCCTGAGCACAATTAAGGCTATCTTGGCTATAGTGTTTTTCATAATGACAGAGATAGTTCCAACTGTTCAGCTGATAATTTCGTGCATAAAAGAACTAAGTGGCATACCTGCTAGTGCAAGTATAGAAGAAAGACAGGCCATTATACAAAATTGCCAGCAGATGATTGAAAAAGTAATCACCGATTTAGCGAACAGGTTTGGCATTCTAGCTTTACTGTTGCCGCTACTAGAACTTATATTCTTATTGCTGGGACTAGTTACTGGCTTTCCGTGTTCTGGTGGTAAACGTTCCGATTGTTCTCGTGGAAGCTTACCACGTGGTGGAGATGAAAATTATCCTTGTGATGAGAGCGACACAACAAATGAATGTCCTCAGGTGCTAAAGGATCCTCCGCAAGGTTCGGCTATACTGATACCATCCTTTTTTGGTGACTCTATCCCCTTCTTTGCGTATCTGGTGATAACATTGGATGGGAATGCTCGAATACCTGAAATACGTCCGTTCTTGCAGGATTTTAAATCTCAGTTAGACCCGCAGCTAGATGAGCCTGTAGATGAAGCATCTCCATTTGGTGGGGATGGAAACACTGCTCACTTTAATCTGGAAATTACAGATAAGAGGGGCAATACTATAACATCACCGATAGCTAAAACATATGGGAATGTTATAGTAACCATTAACCCTATTTTAATTACAAAGATAGGCTTGGTTGATTACAAAATTGTGCCAAACTATCCTATGCTAGTTGGAAGAAATATTATAGGGGTAGGGTGTCATCCAGATGTTGAGGCAGTTATTTCTCAACTTCAAGCACGCATGGGCGATACAGAGCTTTCTGCTTTAGATAAAAACCCTGAGGCGGCCAATTTATTAGGTGATGTTAATGACCTTAATGATGACCTGGATGGTTCTATTGCGAGGCTTAGGACTTTAAACAATAATGATTTGCCCAATCCTGCGATACCTATCGACACAGTTATATCTGGATTTCAAGAAGAACAGGACTTTTTAATCAATAGGTTGTTTGGCTTTCAGAACGACCTAAAGACCATTATGAACGCTGTTATTGCAAGGTCTACAGACAGGGTGACTAGTGAACTGGCTGTAGATAAAAATATAGTCAAGGCAGGCGGCGGTGATAATATAGCCACAGTTATAGTTACACCTAGAGATTTTACGGGAGCAACTATAGCTAAAAACATTCCAGACGGGGTTGATGTCGCTGTTGATATATTTACCGACTTTGGAACTTTGGCTAATCAACAGCGTAACAATGCAACAGGACAAATTACTGCCGAGTTAAGTTCACCATTTCCTGGGGTTGCTACTATTTCAGCAAAGGTCAATCAAGACTTCATAACTACGTTTGATGGCAATACTGAGGTGGTGAAAGAATTAGAGGTACAGTTCATTGCTGATTCTATCCTACCAAAACGTCGCAAGGTTTCGCGTGTGGGACAGACAACTAAGTCTGCTACCGGCTCTAGTTCAGATAGAGAGCCTGGAGGTCGTTAATGGCTGACAAGAATACTGATTTCAACTTTGAACAGGTATCTGTCAAAGCTATGCAGGTTATTGACTCCATTAGGTCTAGAAGTAAGTTTGGAAATATAATACCAGCTGAATCTAGGATTAATGCTTTCTACAGAGCCGTAGGGTTACCGGCAGTGATAAAGTCTGAGACAAATCCTAAGGCGCCTCCAAGAGATCAAAACAGCGTGGCTAACATATTTCCCGAGAGCGAGTTGTCTTTTAGAACTTACGAACAAGATTTAAGCACGAGACAAATGAGAGCTACTGCTACAGTTAAGGTGGAAGACGAGAAAAAATTTCTACTAGAAACTACTGAAAAACTAAACAGTGGCCTAAAAGATGGAGAGACATTGGGGGTTAGGCTTCCACTAAAACCATTTGTGGTTAATGGAAACTTGGAGATATTTCCGCAAAGTCGAAGGGTTGCCGGAGCTTTTTTGAAAGAGAGAGAGTTGGAGAAGAGTGGGTCTAAATACAAACGGCCATTACTGGAAACCATAATACTAATGAAGTTAAAGGGTATTGGAGTAGTAAACTCTTCAGAACAAAGTCAGGTTCTACCAGGGGTTACTGGTGATTTAGGCACTCTCACTGAGCTATTAGTGGGTAGTTTAAAATCCTCCCTAAGAGCCATTCCAGAGCTGTTATATGATGCTGCCACGGAAGTAGGTGGTACGCAAACCAGCACGAAGCAAAATATACAAACTGGCCCTATAGCTGAACAGAATCCTGTGACAGAGCTTAGGGAAGATGATGAAGAGGATTTGGGGGACATAGACCAACAGGATATTAATCTACAGTTAAATAGGGCTGTGAAAGAATCGCTGATAGGCTTATTTGAATTTGATGATACGTTTGATGACGGTGTTAATAACATGAAGGCAGGATTATTAGCGTCAGAAGTGTTGTTGGGTAGCACCACTGTGGAGGAAGATGGAGCAGAGGAAGAAAATAGGAAAGAGGTAGAAATGAAGAAAGCCTCTGCGGAACAAACTCTTAAGGGGTCTTACAAAACCCTGTCTCTTATATTGGGCAGCTTTACAGGAATATCTGGAGTAGATATTCTTGTTGTTATTACCGCACTCATTGAGATGGATGTAGATCAACTGATTGGGCTATTAAACCAAGAAGCCAAGGATAGACTAGCAAAAATCAAGGGTGATATTGCTTATCAGGGCACCAGTGTCAAATCGTCATTAATGGTTCTTGAACAAAAAGTGACAGCCTTATATGATGAGATGGATGGACAATTAACCAAGCCTATGAATTACGACGAGCAGATGATAAACGAGGAACCGGAGGAATAACATGTCTTTTGACTTAGCATTGGTGGATGGAGATATAAGCATCAAATCGGATGGCTCTGTGCGCACAGTTACAGATACTCCTAAATTAAGACAGGACGTGCTCAAGATGATACTTACTCCCCTGGGGTCAAATAAGTTTCATCCGTGGTATGGATGCTCGATAAGCGAAAATCTCATAGGACGAAATTATCCAGATAACTTGATAGAGGTAGAAGCTCAAACATCTATTCAACAAAGCTTGGAGCGTTTGAGACAATTACAATTAGCTCAATCTACTACACAGCAGGTAACCCTAGGAGAGCTAATAACATCTATAGGTCCGATTAGCATTAATCGTAATCCTATAGACCTAAGGCAAATAAACGTAAGGGTTGCGGTCACAACCAAAAGATTAACTAAGGTAGAAGAGATATTTCAAATCATTTCATAATGGAGAATAGCGATGGCGGTTTTTCGATCCTTCAATGATCTAGTTATAGCTGCGATAGAGGCATTAAGAATTGCGCAGCCTAATCTAGACACCAAACCAGGAACAGTTTCAAGGGACTTGTTTGTTGATTTACCATCTCAACAGTTGGCAAATCTATACATACAGCTCCGCAATATATCATCGCTTCAGTCTCTCTTCGCTTCTTCTGGTACTGACCTAAATCGCCTTGCCTCAAACTTTGGTGCTAGCCGAAGACAAGGAACCAGTGCAGCAGGTGTAGCTGTTTTTACTACCAACAATCTAGATGTGGATATTTTGATTCCGCAGGGCACTGTAGTAACTGCCAGCAACGGAATAACATTTCAAACAACCACCAGCACTATTATGTCATCCTCTACCCCAAACGTATATCGAGCTAACGCAACCAGGCTTAGAACAGATTTAGAGCTTGCTACAATCACCGACCCATTTGCGGTTGAAGTGACTGTACAGGCATTGACCTCTGGAAGCTCTGGCAACATTGGTAGATTTGGATTGGTAACACAGAATGTTTCCGGTATCACTGGTATTACAAACACACAAACTTTTTCGGGTGGCTCTAATCCAGAAACAGATGATGAATTTAGAACCAGGATACTTAGTATTTTTGCAGGCAGCAATACTGGTACGGCACTTGGATATACTAACGCAATAGAAGTACTTGATGGAGTGACTGACTCTTTGGTAGTTGTACCTGGCGACCCATTGTTGATTAGGGATGGTACACAGGTGGTTGAAGATACGGATGGTAATCTTGTAGTATCTGAACCTGGCTCTGGTGGCAAAGTAGACATATATGTATTAGGCTCACAGTTAGAGAGCCAAATAGACTCATTTATATTCAATGACCTTAGTGGAAGGAATGATCCAACAGACCCTGATAACGACTATATACTTGGGCAGCAGGGTGAAGATTCTACCTTAAATGCAGCTCAACGTAGGGTAGAGCTAATCGATAATCTTCCTCTACAACCAGTAGATGACATAATCACAGTGGTAGGTAGTTCCTCTGGGCCTAACTTTGTAGAGCAATTTACAGATGACCAGGGGCGCGTAAGGGGTAACTACATCTTGCTAAAGGACTCTGGAGATTTCGGAGGTAGTCCTTTTGGTTTTGATAAGATAAGGTGGACATCTAATCAGATTGAATTAGAGGACGAGGAGGCAACTAAGGGCACGTTTAATGGAACTGACTCTCTTAGCTTCACTGATGTTAATGACATAAGTAACATCACACAAGATTTCCTTGTTACCAATGAAAACTCTACTGTTAACATATCCAATCGAAAAGAGGTGTATTTGAAGCACACTCCTGTTGTGAGTGTTAGTCGAATTGTCAATGTTACCACAGGCGAACGATACATAGTTGAGGACCCAAATCCTGATGGGGAAATAGATGATGAGGTGAACTCAACTGGCAAAATTCTCATTAGCGGCAGTACTCTTCCTGTGGGAACAGATGTCTTACAGGTAGACTATATATGGAGAAAGCCTTTTGATAGAGTGTTTGACTTTGATAACCTTAGCGACATTAATACCTTTAGAACCGTGCAAGATTCTATAGATTGGGGTTTCGGAAATAGAGTTGTTAGAGAGCCAGCTACTGTAGTGGATGATGGATATGGGGTACTTACTGTAACACTTAGTCACCCGGTATTCAAAATACTAAGTATAGATAGCTTTGACACCGACATAGCCACTGTTAACAGCGGGGCTATTGCTGTGAACGAAACGGTAACTAATATAATTGACATGAAGCGCGTAAGTGATGGTTCTGAGTTATTTAACACAGATAGGTTTGATGGAACTTTATCTGGAACTAGCGCTATCATTCTTCCCACAGATACATTGGCAGAGGATGGTGACATAGTAACCGTAAGGTTTAATGCCGCAGACGTGTTCTCTCCAGATGGTTACGATGAAGGTACATTTGATGGAAAAGTCGTAACACTGGACCCAAGTGTATCTAATGGCGGAACACCAGTTTTGGCTACATACATTGCAAACGTATCCACCTTGCTTTCTGAAACTGAACTTTCAGACTTGCCTGCTTTGAAGAATTTCAATCAATTCTCTATAGGTACAACCGTATTAGGAGAGCAACCTACCTCTAATTTATTAAACGACGATGGTGATATATCAACCAACTTGAGAAGAGCTGCCTCAAACATACGAGTTCTGATAGACGGGACCTCTAGCAATGGCAGCATAGTTGTTTCAGGTACAACTAGACACAAAGTAGTAGATGCTCTGGTTGTAGTAACCTCTGGGTCTGGATTTGAGGTTGATTTGCAATCTGCTATTAAAAAAGACTTAGGGGTGTCATCCCTACCATCTGATATCAAACTTACTAAATTGGTTAAGTTTGAGCGAGTAAACGTAAATAGCTCTGGTGTTGTAACCTCAGTAGATAATGAATATGATATAGTGAATTACAAGCTGCGTGACAATTCCTATGATTTAGAAGTTGCCCTGAAGGATGAGTCTATCAATTACACAAAGATTGTGTTACCAGAGACCACAGATAACGTAGAGGCTCAGCTAAATACAGCTGATATCGTCAGAGTTACATTTTATTACATAGACACTGATGACTCTGAATTGCTGTTCTTTTCAAGAAATGGGACCAGAGTTACGGACAAGGTATTCCAAGAAATATCTAGAGTGTCTATAGGTTCTGGGTTCAAGGATCCGGCTGGAGAGCTAGAGGGCACTATAGTCCTTAGCAACTTTAACCAGCCTACAAACAACACGGCATATTCTGTGGACTACGATTACGTTGCTCCAAAAGAGAATGAGCGTATAACCGTAACCTATAATCACAATAGATTAATCAATGACGCAACCACAGCTATTGAGGTTGTGAGACCAATAACCGCTGACGTGTTGATGAAAGAGGCTAAGGCACTCTCGATAGATGTCACTATTCGCATTGTGTTATTGCCTGAGTTTGAAGACCAAGAACAAACTGTAGTCCAGGATTCTGTTGATGCAGTGTCGTCTTTCTTAACTGCTAATAGCTTAGGGACAACAGTGGATGCGTCAGATATTGTAAACACTCTCTATACAGTTAATGGCATAGATAGAGTTAGAGTATTGAACTTTAGCACAGAAGATAGTGGTAATAAATTAAGCATAACTGCTGAAAGGAATGAATACCTTGATGCAGGCGTAGTGGATATTGTTGTTGAGGAGCGATAATGGCTTTTGCATTTGTTAGAGTATTGAGTTTATCTACATCAGAAATGCAAGTGTTGTTTAATGATGATGTAGACACTAACACAATGGTGACCAACGTTTCTATTGTCCCGCAGTTTGATAGTATTCCATCTATCACTGTAAGGTCAGTGGACGTGGAGGACTCTACTGTAAGCCTATCATTTAGCCCTTTATTTCCCAATGTTCAGTACAAGGTTACTTTTTTCAGCACAGATTCTCAGCCATTTCAGACAGTAAATGGAGACAGAATATCAGAAGATGGGAATAGGAACAGCTTCTTCATAGCAAGCCCTGGCGAGATTCAAAACGAAATCAGGGAGGCTATGTTCAGAGCAGCACCTGAAATATACCCTGTAGATGAACCGAGCACTATACGAAATCTAATTACTGTTGCAGCCGACCAGCTACAAAAGGCTGGGGATGAGATATCAACAGCAAGGTCTGCCAACTATCTATCAATTGATGTTACTGATGAAAGACATGAGCGCGGAGATGGCCCTATAGATAAGCTTGTTAACGGCGGAGCGTTTGAGATACTCAGGGTAGCTAGCACCCCTACTGGCAGCAATATAACTACAACTCTAGAGTTTGACGCTGGACGTAGAGCGAGCTTCAAAGTAGATAGCTCCACTATTACAAATAGTATTTTGGAAACTATATCGTCTGACCCGATTAGTTTACAGTCTGTTGATGTCATAGGCGAGAGTGTAAGCAGCAATACCGATGAAGCTAACTTTTTTGATGGACTTAAGATAAGGGTTGCCAACAGACCTATAGCTCAGGTTATATCTGTTACTTTAGTTCGTGGGGCGGAAGAAATACCATACGACATAGAGACGTTTGGTTACACACTAAGAGACAATAGGTACGATACAGATACAGCATCAATCAATGTTAACCTAAGGGATGATGAGGTTGAGTTGTCCACTAGCTCTTTGACTGGACAAGCTGGAGGGTTTGAGATACCTTCTGCTTCGGATGAGATAAGAATATCGTATGTATATAAGCGATTAGGTAGAGATGTAGACCCTGACTCTGTGCAACTTTCATCTGTGCGTCAGGCTATACGAGAAAGTGTTCCTGCTATCATCAATAGGTTTACGTTAGACAATTCTCCTATTGTTAACTCACTAGATGAGATATCTTTTCGGGGCGGCGTAGAGTTCTTAAATACACAATCTGCTGATGGCGAACCGGCGTTTTCTACCATACATCCTGCTTTTAGACGAGAGTTACGATACGATATTCTTAGATTGCCAGCTCAACCAGGGGAGTATTCTATTAACTATGAGACTGGTGAAGTCTTTGTATTCGGAGTTGATGCAGATAACGATGGCACTGGAGTTAGCCCCCCGGTAGCAAACTACACATATCGAAAGGTCTACGTGCCAGATTTGGACTTTACTTTTAACAGTGATACTGATGAGTTTGCAGCAAACTCTACTCGTAACATTCCTGGTATAGATGCTAAGATAACCTTTGATTACGAAGATACTTTTGCCGATGGAGAAGACTTCAGGCTACTATCTCACGTAGAGGCTCTTAATGAACGGATTGAAAACAGACTGGTTGGAGAGTTTAAGTTAGAGACACTAAACTTTCCTGTAACTAATGTATTCAGAATACTAAACGAGACTACAGGGGAATTGTATACTCCGGTAAGGTTTAATGACACCTCTATAACATTTACTGGTAGAAGGGCACCGGCACAAAGAGATGCTGAGCGTGAGCGAGCATTCTTTTCTCGTGTGCCGCAGGAAGTTCTGCTGGTGTCAGATGAATTAACCAATGATACTTCCCTACGCATATTGAAGATTAATCTTGCTAACAGTGGGCTGATAGGGAGCCAGGGAAGATTTATAGGAGCAAACTTTGATACTTCTGTATTATTTTCCAGGAGTGATTTATTTATTAGAGAGTTCTTTTATGACTCAGTGCTTGCTACCGAAGCACAAAACTTAAATAGGCTCGCTCAGGTAGGAGATTATTGTATAAATTACTTCAATGGCATAGTATATATAGCAGTCAGTTCATCTCAGGATACAGACCTGGGTGACATAAGTTATCAACATCAGAGCATACAGACTCGCTATGCAAACATACTTCTTGTTAACGACATATACAGAAGTCAGAGTTCTCTGGACCCAAACATACGAACATATCGCGCGGGAGACATTGAGCCAACAACGGTTAATGTTATTGGATTAGAACAGGTGGGCGAGCGATTTGTAAACAGCAATAGCACCAGGCCATTGATAGTAGGAACTTATCAAAGCGGAGAGGATGGAATAACCACCAGTGGAGATGCGTCATTCATATCTAATAGTGCAATATTCACTGAGTCCGACATAGGTAGAACAATCAGAATAGGGTCTTCTAATAAGCCTCCGGTAGAAGATGTCACAGTTACAGCTATAATAAGCGAACATGAAGTATTGATAACACCAGCTGCAACATATACTGGTACAGGGCGTGTATGGACTGTATTGGATTTATCTGAAGACTCCCCAAAAACAATCACTGTTGAAAACAACGTTCGAGCTGTAAACAACATTTTTAGCGTAACTCAATTAGGAACTGAGCCTGCTGCCGACCTAGATGGCTACTTTGATATCAATAGAGATTCTGTAACAGGAAACGTAATAACACTTGGAAGCACTAATCCGTTGCAAGTTGGCGATGCGGTTATTGTAAGCTATAACTACGGAGACGTATTCGTAGACTATACTTACCTTAGAGATAATCTTGTGGTGTCGTATGAGTATGGAAACAATGCTTTGGATTGGAGTATAAGCAGCGCTCTTACCCGAGGAGATGAGTACTATGTTACATACAAATATGGTGCGCTTAGGGATTCGTTATTAACAAACTTCGGTTCATTAACTCAGATAAATCAGTTGACTAACTTCTCTCCTAATTTGAACAGAGAGTTGTACAGAGATATTCTGTCTGGAACCCTGCAGTCATTCCTTGAAGGGCCCACTATTCCGTCTATTGAAAGATTGGTAGAAGCATTTACTGATGTAACACCTAACATTATTGAATCAGCTTTTCAAAATTGGGTTCTGGGGAGAGACTACTTACACTTGCGTGGTGTAGAGACAAATGGCACCGAGACATTCGACTTGGGTAAGTTCGACAATGGTATCACAGTAGACAATGGTGATAGGGTTGATGTTCCAGCATTAGCTCACATTAGAGTGAACGAAGGGACAATAGAAACTTGGGTTAGGCCAGGTTGGAAGGGATTATCTAATGATGCCACACTTACGTTTCAAGACTTAGAGATAGATGGCTACACCGACCCTAATAAAGTATTCATAGGATTTGCTGCGACTAATCCAAGCGCAATACCATTCGATTTAAGTACTGAGAGTGAAGACATATCTGTAATAGGAGAGCCTAACAACATAGACTCCGATACGGGATTCTTCATATGGTTCGACGAAACAAATGACTCTTGGCAACTCAGGTGGCGTGAAAATAGAAACGAGGTTCATGAATTTGCCGGAAGAATAACTAGCACCGGAGAGTTCTTCAATGTAGTCAAACCTGTTGGCCCTGATGGTTATGAGATAAATGAGATTACAGATGTTATCACAAGCTCTATTCAAGAGATACGATTTGAAGCATTTATAGATGGATACGATGCATTATCTAACACTACGACTTACGCATTAGATGGGTTAGCTTTTGCCTCCGGTGATGAACACTACATCTTTGATATGGGTATTAGACCAGATGCTAATCGTATGTCCATCTTTAAAGACGGTACTGGCTATCTAAACTTCCAAGTGTATGATAACCAGGTTACTCGCGGATACGATGCCGGGTTCTATAATATATCTCACAATATTCGAGATTGGGAGCCTAATGAGCTACACCATGTTGCTGTATCGTGGGTGTTCAATTCGCCTTATGAAAGAGATGAAATGCACTTGTTTGTAGATGGTGCTGAGGTTCCAAATCTATTCAAATATGGTGGCAACCCTAAGGCCAGTGATTTGTTCGACTTTGGAGATGTAGCAGAAGAGACTATTATATCTTCAGCAATACGACCTATAGTTGGAGGAATTGATGGTAACACTGAGGCCGGTGATACTCTTTTCCGTTCACTCGATACGGACTTTGAGGCGTTAGGTATAGAGGTTGGTGATACTCTAAGCCTATTAGATGAGACTCCAGACGGTACAGGTGACCCTAACTTTGGGCTACCATACACAGTTACTGGTGTAGGCGGCAATACTCTAACCGTAGATAGAGCGTTCACATTAACTCTTGGAAATCTAACATACAGTGTTAACTCAGTAACAGCTACAATAACTACAGAGGTTAACTTCCAAGACGTTGCCGTGTTCGCAATTGATGCGGATGGTAATGAAACAGAATTACAGGGTATTGATGCTGAGGTGCCAGATTATGCTGTCCGTAGAGGAAATGACCATACACACGTAATAACCATAAACAACGGCGTAGGTTTAGGAGAGGCTGTAATAGTTAAGCCCCTAGGTTTGATATTTAAGCGCTGCAGAGAACGAGTGTTTTCATACGGCATGAGTAACACATTGAGAGTAAATGCTTCTGCCCCAGTATCTCTTGATGACGTAAAAATCACTTCTATCATATTGCCTAGAACCTTGATTAGCACTGGTGGTGGCTTCGGACTTATAGGTACCGTAATAGGTGCTCAGCTTGTAACCTTACTTCAGTCGTACTTTGCTGACCCTTGCCAACCAAGCAACAATTCGGCTGGTAGAAAACTAGCAATTTGTTTGTCGGGGGACAATATCAATTATGATATTCCTGGTAACCAAATTATAATAACGGGCACGACATACTCTGGCGCTACACAAGAAACGCTTCTGTTTACAGAAAATGGCATCAATGTCACCAGTGAATATTGGACAACCATCGATTCCATAGTAGTATCAGTGATTCCTATTGACGCAACACAACCTGTAGGTATAGTGGAAATAAAAGAGAATAATCCAATAACTATCTCTGAAAATAACGGGGATTTTGCTGAGGTGGTAGATTACTCCAATGGGTTGATTAGATTAGAAACCTATGGTACGGGCGGCTCTGACTATGAATTAAGGTCATGTTTATACGAGATTGACTATCCTACGTTTTTGAGAATAGGATTTGACGGCACACCTGACACATTCCAGATAGGAACCAACATGAGCGGCGCTGCTCAATTCGATGGAGTTATAGATGAGTTTAGGGTGTTAGATTATTTGTCCGAAGATACTCGCGTAGGTGAGGAGTTAGAGACAGGAGAGCGCTCAATAACCACTGATTACAATACAGATAACCCATTTACCGCAAACTCTAATACTTTGTTTCTTGCTCATTTTGATGACGACACAGAGGATGACTCTGTATTCTATGACAGATTTAATGCTGGAGTTTTAACAGCAGCAAGCGTAAACTCGGAATTTGGAACAGCAGCATTATTTGATGGAACTGATCCGTTAATACTAAGTAATGCGGGCTCTGTATTTACACCCAACGAAGGAACGATAGAGTTTTGGGTTAGTCCATTAGATGATACAAAAGGTGACCCTAACTTTCATTACTATGTAGATATGTCATCTACTGTTACTGAAAGTTTGGAATCGTCTACAAGTGTATCTGTCATAATATCTCAGCGGGCTAGAGAAATAACAAGCGTTAGATTAGCCACTGATATATATGAGACTGGGACTAATTATGCTATTGGAGGAAGCTTATCTAATGTTGATAGACGAACTATTACATTAGGCACTCCACTACCCGGACAGAATATAGCTGTGGTTGTAACTTATGTGCCGCTGAGTGCTCAGGGAGATAGAGTTAGTATATTTAGGGACCCGCAAGGATTCGTAAATTTCTTCGTTAAAGCATCAGGAATAGAGCACCTGATTACAGTTCACGTAGATTGGCATCGTCACGAATGGCATAGGGTTATGGTCATGTGGAAGATGAACTCCACAGATAATCAGGATAGATTAAGGTTATTTGTAGATGGAAGTGAACGCGGAACTATCAGATACGGTACAGGTTTGATATACGGAACAGGAATAATTTACGGGCAGGCTGAAGTGCGTCCCGGTGTCAATAGGTTCTTAGTAGATAACATAGATATGACCGATACCTTTTCCAAGATATATATAGGCTCTGATGTTCTAGCTAGTAAGAGTGCTAGAGCAAGAATGGATAATATTAGGTTCTCAGAGATTCAAAGATTGCAGGGAATCAAGGTGACTACTAATGATACCATAGATATCAATTATAGTGCGAATACAGATTCGGCTATACCTGTGGTTGAGGATGTGTTCACCACAAGGCTAATAAACGCTAATGATGTTGCTGAAGCTGTAGAGTTCTTAGCTACGATAATCAATGCTGAGAGAGGAATATTTAGATTCGAAGTCGAAGTGATAGATTCATTCGATAAAGTGATAGGAAATACGCAATTGGAAGAATTGCTAGAGGAATTGATAAATGTCATTAAACCTGCTCACACAGAAGCTATAGTGACATTTGTTGAGTAAGTTACTTCATTTCTTTAATGGGGTGGGGTAATGGGTGAAGTATATAAAGGGAACCCGGTACAGACGACAGTGATCTGTATGCGCGAGTTTCAGAAATTTGTCAAGAGAAAAAGTAAAAATAGGGAGAAAATCTTATGACTCGTCCAATATTGCCACGAAATAATTTCTTCGACGGTCAGCAGATATCAGAGACTGACCTTGATGTCGAACAAACTGCGTGGTTAGAAACGACCGCGAACGCAGTGGACTTTTTGGCAGGCAGCGGCGTAGAGAAGGAATTCTCTACCCAGCGTCTTCTTTTTGATTCAGATGATGTGCCTGCTTCAATTCAAACATTAATAGATACAACAAACTTCGACGGGGAGCCAATATATCCAATTGACTCATTCAATCAAACTGTTTATCTGCAGCCGTCAGATTCATTTGAGGGTGTTCAGCTCGAAGTAAATGTGTCAGGGGCCGAACTTGATGGCTCGCCCAAGATGAAGATATACATATTTGGTCTCATCTTTGGAGGTGAATTTGTTCAGGAAGTACTAACATTCGAAACGAACGAATCTCAAATAACAAGAAACTATTATACACAGATAGTGGCTTTGATGACTCAAGATTTTCGTGGCAATCAAAACACTACTATTACTGGTATAGCAAGCGCAGATAACGGTGGCCGTATTCGCATCTTAGAATCTCTCCCTATGACTTTAGCTAGAGATGTGATTATGGTAGAGCAGGCAATAGAGCCAAACATGGATTATGTTAACTTTAAGCCAGCAACCCTATCAAAGACATTAGATATTCTCTTGAACGAAATTGCAGACTCAGCAACTCTCAATCCAAATGACTTGCGTATAAATGTGACGGCGACAGACCAAAGAGAATTGCCGCCAAATGATAGTACAGGTTTAATCATAGGTCAGAAGTTTCAAGCAACAACAAATAACATCCAGAAGATATCATTACTACTCTCTGTAGAAGAGAACACTCTAGCCCTACCCGGTGAAGAGTTTGATTGGTCTGGAGATTTGGTAGTTGCGATTCGTAGACTACAGACTACTACTAGTTGTCCTACTGATACGGTACCAGATACAGATATTGAGTTTGATCCTGAACCAGCCCCTATTGCAGAAGTGTCTTTTGACCAACAGCAATTAGAAGAGCTTGGTGTAGCATTAACAGGAACGCCCCAGATAGTGGATTTCATTTTCACTCAATCTCTGTTGGCTAATCCTAATCTTGAACCCAGCATTGTACCTGGTCGCTATTACATGCTTACTATCAGGAGAACTGGTAATGTCAGTAAGGGCACAATAGTTCTACAGGAAGCAGCAAATACTAATGCGCAACCCAATGAAGTAGACCCAATGCGCATGTCCGTATTTTCACAAAATACCTGGACAGATGTGCCAGAGAGCGACCTTTGGTTTAAGATTTACACAAACGCCCTGAGAATCACCTCGGGTACGGCGTTTGATAATGGCCGTCAAATAACATCTCCCAAGACAAAAGAAGATGGTTTGGGAATTACTTCGCCATATGTAGAAGGGCATCATAGCTTGGTTGATGTTTCGCAAAGTGCCAAGAACTATGTGATAGTTCAGCAGAAAGATAATTTTACTACTGCTGTGCCACATCCTTCTACCGGTAATCCTGTGTTTACCAGAATAGAGGATGTGCCAGATGTTGCTGTAGTATCAGAAGATACTCTTATTACACTGATAAACGCGGGTAATGAAAACATCATTCTCGGTGCAGCGACAGACACTAACCCTGTTGATAATCCGTCCATTGAGGGTAGAACAGAGTTTCCTGGTTTGGTTAGAGAAAGTACATTTACAATAATACAGCCTAACTCGGATATTCTATTAAACAACCTGGTGGGTTCGATTCTAATTCCCGATGTCGATGAACCAGATTTTAAGTATCGTATTATTAAGGTAGAGGAATTTGATGATGCATACGGTGACGTTAATGCTGATGGTGTAGTAGACCTTAATGATGTAGCACGAGCAAACGACCTTGACGGATACTCTAAAAATCTAGAGAGTGGTTCGCTTGCATCTTCAGATCAAAAAGCAGCAATCGTAAATCGCACTGTAACAATTGAGGAAATCATTCGTGCCGATGTTACCAATGATGGCGTTCTAAACATTTTTGACCCTCAATCAATCCAACAGAACATTGCGTTAGGGACAGCATTTAATGCAGGTAGCTCATTTAAGAGAGTGGTTCTTACTGTAGAGAATCTTACTAATCCTTTGACTACTACACCTGATATCATAGGCACCAACTCTGCATTTAACGATGTTCCGTTTGTGCCGATTGAATTCAGAATAGACTTCGTGCCATTGTGGCAGCCAGAGAATCTAGTTCTTAGCGACCTTAGGAGATTCATACCTAAGACATTCACTGAACTTACTGAAGAGGATATTACTGGGTCACCACAAAATGGCGGAACCAATATTACATTTATTCCGGGAGATGTCCTTCTAGATGGTAATCTCCTAGACGTAGATGGAAATCCATACTCTATAGACCTAGAAGTGAACACTATAGTTATAGATTTGCCAGAGGGGTCGACCCAAGGCGAGGTGGATATCTTCAATAACTTCATACGTAATCAAATGACATATTCAGATGGTTCGTTGGTTACAGGTACAGCATTAGCAAATAACCGTGTCAAAGTAACAGCATCTGTTAAGTCCTTTGTCAAAGACACTGACGGATATGACTTCCAGAGTGTAGACGGATACGCTGCGATTGATGAAACCATAGCTGTGTTGTATACGCAAGAATCAGGAATATTGCGTATAAGAGCAAACAATATTCGTAATATTGTAACACGACCAGAATTGAGAACAAAAATAGTGCTTACTGTTTATCTTAAAAAGGCAGGGTTTAATAATGAGGAAGTCCAGGTAACCAGCTCTAGATTGCAAGAATTGTTAACAGCGGTCTAACTTTTGGTGTATAATGTAATCAAGGACTCTTTATTGTAAGGATGGAAGAATGGAAAAACCTTTGAATATTCGCACCTATACCTGGATGCAAGGCGGTTTGAGCTGGGCATATGTGATGGACCGCTTGATGAATGCCTTTGAAGAAATGGGGCATAATGTCTATGTTGCATCCACAAATGGGTTAGCAAACAACGCTGATAGAGAAAAAGATAGGCTTGCAGAATCGGCCCTGAAGCTTTTAGAGTTCGGGCCGGGCAAGAAGCCTATTGATATAGATATAACCTATACGGTTCCACAGAATTTTCCTCAGCGGTTTTTAGCAAACAGCAGATATAAGTGTGCAATATATAACTACGAAATAACCTATTGGCATCCTCAGTGGAAAAAGTTCTATCACTTTGTGGATTATTACTTCCCAAGTTCGAACTTTTCAGCTGAGGTTTTTGCTATTAATGGGGTGCCGCCAGAAAAAACTTTTGTAATACCACACGGTATAGATACAAAGGTATTTAATCCAGATATACCGAAAGTCAAACTTAACACCAAGAAGAAGTTTAAGTTTGTATCGGTAGTAGCACCTCACTATAGAAAGAACATAGAGCTACTACTAAATGCCTATTGTGAAGCATTCACTGCTAAAGATGATGTGTGCTTGGTACTGAAGACCAAAGTGTATAAGCATAGTGATGGTCAGTACGACATGAAGAAAAATCCTAAGGGCCGAAAGGCATTTGAAATAGTCCTGGGTGATGTCTTTAAGAAGCTGCATCAAAAGTTTGGTAAGGATATTCCGGAGATAGAGTTGCTAAGTGGCCATGTAGATAATGTGTCTAGCATCTATAATGCTTGCGATTGTCACATAACTACTACAGGAGCAGAGGGCTTTGGAATGCCATTGCTAGAGTCTATGGCTTGCGGGTTGTTGAGTATAGCCCCAAACTATAGTGGGCAGTTAGACTTTATGAACGAAGATAATTCTCTGCTGATTAAAACTAGTATGCGACATGCTAAGCCAGTAGAGTCTTATTGGACATTTAACCCTAAGTCAAAAATAGGCGAGGCTAATAAGGAGCATACAAAAGAGCTTATGCACAAAGCTGTTAATGAGTACGACGAGCTTATGAAAAAGTTTAAGCCAGAGATGGAGCGCGTGGTTAATGGGTTTAGTTGGACTGCTGCGTCCCAAAAGATAATTGATGCTGTAGAAGGAAGGATTCCGCATTATGAGCCAGGAACTTACAAACTCCCGCGCTGACCAAATGTATGATGAGTTTTCTAAACACATAGAAGGTCGTATGCCATTTGGTATAACCTTTGAGATGATAATGGAACAGATAACAAGGTCGTTTTATATAGGTCATCTTAAGTATGGCACCCCTATAGGCGACTATAAACTGTCACCGGGTTGGGCAACGACAGATAGAGCTTTAACTCAAGCAGAAGGAATGGGTATTTTTCTAGACTATTTTAGCAACGGGAGCTGGTAAGATGAAGAAGGTTAGTATAGTTATTCCAGTATACAACCAGATGAAAGTAACGATAGATTGCTTAAGAGATTTGGTTAAGACATACGGTGTAGAGACTGAGATTATTGTTGTAGACGACGGCTCTAAGGAACCCATATCAAAAGCTATACCTAAATTGTTCCCACAAGTCAAGGTACTTACGAATGAGAAAAATTTAGGTTTCGCAAAGACAGTCAATCGGGGTATAAGAGAGGCGCAGCATAATCTCATATGCTTACTCAACAATGATATCCGATTACCAAATCCCAAGTGGCTTAGCACTATGGTTCAGTCTATGGATGAATTCGATATGACTGCTCCTGCTGGCGGACGAATGGATAGCAATTGGAATTATCAACCTGGCGAAGCAAAGACGCGGGCAGAAAGATTTTCATATCTGGTAGGCTGGTGTCTGTTAGTTAAACGCGAGGTGTTTGATAAAGTAGGTCTCATGCCAGAAAATTTTGGGCGTGGGTTTTTTGAGGATGTTTTATTTTCGCATAGGGCAAAGGGGGCCGGGTTCAAGCTGGGAATTACGGAAGGCACGAACGTCCAGCACCTTTACCACACGACATTCAAAGCTGAGGGTTTTAACTTGGCTGAAGAATATAATAAAAAAAGGGAGATTTTTCTCGACATTATCAGAAAGGAAGGATGACATGCAAGTGATTCCTAAGTTTACTATAGATGAAGATTGGGGAACTAACGGAGATGTTACGGTGACATTCGAAGATAGTTTGCCATATGATTTGCAAGAAGACATAGCTCATAAGTTGCAGGCGAAAGTGCAAACAATGGACAAGAGGGAAAGATGTACTCATAAGCTGTATAGAATTATTGAAGGACATTTCCACTCTCTTGTGAATGATAAGAAATTGAGATGGAGTCCTATTACCAAGCATTGGATGTGGGATCGTTGAGGTTAGTATGGCTAAGGTTGATATTGTTACTACCACATATCGAAGTGTAGATAAGTTCAAGATATGCTTAGAGACTATTACAGAGCGCACTAAGTTTGTGGATTACAGATGGTACATATGGGCTAATGACCCTAACGATGAAGTTAAGCAGGCTATACATGACGCCATGTATATAGATGACATTTTGTTTAACGATCGTATAGAACCTATTTACAATGACAGTAATGATGGCTCGTTTTCATCTAACAATAATGAAGCTGCAGCCGAAGGCGACTCTGAATATATACTGTTCATGAATGACGACATAGAGCCAGTTAACGAGTCATGGTTGGTTGGAATGACCACGGTGCTTGATACTGACCCAAAAGTGGGGGCGGTTGGAGCGTTATTGTTGTACCCAAATAAGAAACAAGTGCAGCATTGCGGAGTAATGTTTGATGAGAGAACCAACGGATTACCTTATCATATTTACTACAAACAACCGCCAACACAATTTATGGCATCAAGTAGATATTATCAAGCAGTGACAGGCGCATGTCTTTTAGTTCGCAGAGAAGACTTTGAGACTTTAGGCGGGTTTGATGAAGGATATATTTACGGATATGAAGATATAGATTACTGCTTGAGACTGAGGCATGAGTTGAAAAAAAGCTCTGTATATTGTGCAGCAGCTCAACTTATACATCACGAAGGTGTGTCAGGGACATTTAAACAGCACCCACATCTTAAGACAAATATGAAGTTGTTTCGAGAGAAATGGAGCGGAAAGATATTTAATGACCACCAGTTGTATTTGCAGAACCCTAACTATATGGTTTACAAGAACAAGCAACCTATAGTTACACAAGATGACGAATAACAGGAGGGTGAGATGCAATGGCAGCTCCTACAGTAATTGGTGGAAATGGCTACCGCTGGCGTGGTAGAGCAATACGCACAATAAGAAAAGACAATGCAACATGCGTAACAATGCCGCGAAAAGATTCTATTATTATGGTGCCAGTAGGAGTAGCTCCAAACTCGCATTATAAGGTTACGATATCTGCCTCTAAAAATAGTGGCAACGGCGCACTGTTAGTAAATTTTTTCGGAGGAAAGAATTACGACGGAGACCATATATCAGTATTTGTGACCGGTAGCGAAACAAAAGACTACACGGTATCTGTGCCTGTGCCTAAGTTTCCTGGTAATCTTCCTGTGTATCTTAGGGTATGGAGACCAAACGACGCTACTGGTAATGTTTTCATAAATACGATTAGGTATCAGATTATAAGCGGAAAGCCCAATATACCTCGTGAGCCTAAGTTACCTACAATACCACAGGCAAAAAGCAAGGTAACTAAGGATAATAAACGTGCAAGTCTAAAGGCTAAGCTCAAGCCGAAGCCTCCGGTAATAGTTACGGTGAAGGAAGACCAAACAATGAAGTTTAAACCCTACAAGCAATCCCGAAGCACTACTATGGTTGACAAGGTGCTCATTAGAAAGCCCAGTGATGTGCCTAAGGTTAGCATCATAACTCCTACCAGAGATGGTATCGAGAACATTAAAAAGTGCTATGCTGCGCTTGATAAAAATACAGGGTATCCTAACTGGGAGTGGATAGTAGGAGATAGTGTATCTACAGACGGCACAGCTGAATTCATTAAGCAATTACAAGACCCGAGGATTAAGTTAGTAGAGAGAGGTACCACAGAAGGTTCATTCTCATCTATAAACAACGAGCTAACTAAGTTTGCTACAGGCGAATATTTGCTGTTCTTAAATGATGACACGGAGCCTCAGCCATTCTGGTTATATGAAATGATGTCTAAGATTCATAGGCACCCCGAGATTGGTATAGTTGGAGCAAAGTTACTATATTCTGAGAATCGTATACAGCATGCGGGTATCGCCTTTATTCCTCAAGGGCCAGCTAACTTAGGTAAGGCTGTGCTTGGTTCATTCCCTAAGGGGTTTGCTGAGGAAGATAGATTTTTCCAGGCGGTCACAGGCGCATGTTTGTTGATTAGAGAAAAGGACTTTAGGGCAGTAGAGGGCTTTGACCCCGTGTACTATTTCTGCTATGAAGATGTAGACTTATGCCTTAAGGTTAGAGAGAGGCTTAACAAGAAGGTTCTATATGCTTCTAGGGCAGAAGTTATTCATGCGGAAAGCGTAACACAACGTAAGCATAAGACTGCTGGAGAAAAACAACAAAAGGGCATTCAGGCATTTAAGAGTAGGTGGTTGCCAAAGGTAGATAAAGACTTTGGTGCCTATCAACGAAATTCGGCCAAGGGAATGTACCCAGTCAAGGTGTCTTTTGTGACTTGCGTGAACAACCTATCGCAATACAGAAATTACATAGTTGGCTCTCTGTTTAAGAACGACACCCAGCGGAACTATGAAGTCATTCCAGTCATGAACTTCGGCAATCCTTATTCAGCAGCTCAAGCACTGAATATAGGAATAGAGAAGGCAAAAGCAGATGTGGTTGTTCTCTGTCACCAGGACGTGCTTTTCTATGAGGGTTGGGTGGATATGCTATTCGACCGTATAGAGGAAATAGAAGCTTTACCAGACAGAAAGAAGTGGGGCGTATTAGGAACAGCTGGTATAACAAAGCGAGATGATACTGCAGGCGTGGTGCATAGTATTAAGGGTTCTTTGCAATGGCAGGCGACAAAACGTGCAAAGGTTTTCCCAGTACAGACCGTTGACGAGCACTGCATGATTATTCGTAAGAGCAGCGGATTAAGGTTTGACGAAAGAAACTTTGACGGTTTCCATTTCTATGGGCCAGATATTTGCCTTAATGCTCTAAGCAATGGATTTAAGAACTATGGTATTCTGTGTCCGCTTGTTCATGACTCTAGGTCTGGAAGTTTGGTTTCAGGGAAGAAAGAGTTTATGCGGCTATTGAATAATCTTGCAAGGAAATGGCGTCCGAAGTTTTCACACATTAGAACGCCCACCTCGGTTGTGAGACGACGCTCTGTTAGAACCTTTGTGAGGTTTAGAAAGAAATGAGCAAATGGCAGAAGTTTCTGTATAGCTTGAGGGTTAAGCTGATAAAGCTGCTTTCAGGAGAAGACTTAGCTGTCATAACGAATATAACTTTGTCTGGTGTTGTGTATCCGCGAGCCAAGTACTTGTTGATTACAAGTAACTTTGTGATGGGCAATCTTGACATTAGAACAGAAGACACGGAGGAAGTACATGACCAAGTTAATGTCGATAGTGGTACTTAATTGGAATAGGTGCCATTATTCGAAACAAACTATAGAGTGTCTAATTAAGAAAACTACCATACCACATGAATTCATATTTGTGGACAATGGCTCTGCTGATGGCACTAGAGAATATCTTAAAGAGGTTAAGACTAATGCCGAAAAAGTTACTTACGTATTTAATGATAAGAACCTTGGTGTTGCTGGCGGTAGGAACTCTGGGCTGGTTCATGCTCAGGGCGATTATCTTGTAACCATTGATGACGATGTGTTGGTGCCAGATAAGTGGGATATATTGATGGCAGATGCGTGCGATAAGATTCCCGCATTAGGAATTACAGGTGTTAATGTAGAGCCTTTCAAGTTTCCTGTTCAAGAAATAAATGGTGTTCGAGTTAGACCCAAGAACGGAAATCTCGGCGGCGCTTGTTTATGCTTGCCAAAGAGAGTGTTCAAACGTGTGGGCTACTATAATACCTTTGGTCAATATGGTCATGAAGATGCGGCAATGTATTGGCGTCTAAGGCATCTTGGACTAATGGGAGCCTATATTGAGCCAAAGGGAATCCATTTGGACGTAGATAAGGACAAAGAATATCGAGTGGCTAAGAATAAAGTTCACAAGAAGGGCTCTAAGGAATTATCTGGCCTTGCTCAATTTCGAGCAATGATAGCAAAGACGGGCAATGTATACGTTCCCTATATTCCATATGACCCCGATAAAGACCCCGAGGGTGTGATTAAGTTTGACACTGGCCTTATATTGGATGGTAGAAAGGAATAAGAATGTCGATAAAAAAGGCAGAGCCGGTGATTAGCCTGCCTCGACGCATATGGAGATGGTGGCAAGTTCCGATAGCAGCGTGGTCTATGTTGCTCTTTAACGAGCGACCAGACGAAAACAAAGTAATCCCATCTCTATTTACTGTGCCGGGTGTTTTTGCAGTCTCAGGAATAATGCTTTATATTATTGTAACTGAGCTAATCAATTGGAAAAAAGAGTCTAGGATAGGCAATGAACCACCCGAATGGTTTAAGAAAATGTTCGAAAATCATGGATGGGATAAGATTCAATTCCGTACTATAGATTCCTTTCGTTTCTGGCATCACTATGCTGGAACGTGTAAAGTGTTGGGCCGTAAGCAAGAAGCTAGCGCGGCCAACAAAAAAGCGCAAGAGCTTAGGGAAGAGCTAATGATTATTAGATTAGCTAAAATCTAAGGAGGTCTAACATGTTGGATAAACTAAAAGGCTATTTGAAGGCAGGCTATAAGCTGGTTAAGAACAACCTAAATGAGGCAGTGGTTGTTGCAGCTGGTGGCTGTGGTGGCGGTTTCCTAGTTGGAGATCGTTGGGCAGTTCTAGCTGGCTGTGCAGCTGGCTTGGCTTATGTCCTTGTTGCTAAGAAATTGAAAGACTAATATAGTGCGGGTGCGTTCTCTTTACAGAGGCGCACCCATTTAGTTTTGAGGAGAAGAAATGACAGATATTGTATTGGTGACATTGGTACACAACCGAAAGCATCTATTACCAGCGGCCTTGCAGTCAGCCTTGGCACAAACGCTCCCCAAGGATAAGTGGGTGCACCTAGTGTTAGATAATGCAAGCACGGACGGGGCAGATAAGATTGCTGAGACATATGAGAAAAAATTTGACCATATGCACTTTGTTCGTAAGAGTGAAAATCTCGGGCAACAGAAAGCATACAACTATGTTCTGGATGAATGGATACCTCAAAACTTTCCCGAAGCTGAAGTAATGGTAGTGCTTGATAGCGATGATATGTTAGCAGCCAATGCCTTGGAAGAAGTATTAAAGATGTTTACCGAACACCCAGAGGTAGGGCAAACATATTCCGGCTTTAATATCGTCAACAAAACAGGCGGCGTAAAACACAAGAATCACCCTAAAGCAAAGATGGTTCCCAATCAATTTACACCCGAAGGACAAAAGGTTCTACGCAAGATATTCTTGAAAGCTAATCCTATAGGGCACCTTAGGGCATTTAGAATTAGCTGCTTAAGAGATATAGGTGGCTTCAATACCAACTATCAATACTCTACAGACTACAATATTGCTGGACGAATGCTAATGAAATATCCAGTTGTGAAAATAGACAAAGTTCTATATCACTGGAGACAGCATGATACACAGGTAGAGCGTCAACACAGTCCACAACAAACGAAAGACTGGCAAGACATGCAGAAAGAATTTCGGAGGTTGTTTACCCAAGCGGGTCTCGTATAATGTTATGCTGTCAATTATCGTTCTCAATTACAATAGAAGGGAGTTGAGCAAGAAGACAATTCACCATCTAAAGCTGAAAACCACTGTGCCACATGAGCTTATCTTGGTTGATAATGGCTCCATAGATGGTACTCGTGAATATCTAGAAACCGTAACAGGCAATGCTAATACAAAGCGTGTTATTAAGGTGTTCAACAAAAGTAACTTCGGAGTGGCTGGTGGAAGGAACAGCGGGTTGAAAGAAGCTACTGGCGATTACTTGATGACCATAGACGATGACATTTTGGTTCCTGACGAATACGACGTAAAGCTAATTGAAGCTTGCACTAAGATTGAGAGGCTGGGCATAACTGGCATTAATGTTGAGAGCAAACGCTATCCTGTTAAAGAAGTAGATGGCGTTAAGATGCAGATTAAGTCTGGTAATCTTGGCGGTGGCTGCTTATTTATGCGCCGCGATGTATTTGACCAAGTAGGATTTTATTCTCCAGACTTTGTATATGGCGGCGAAGATTGTGATATGTACATCCGCATCAAGAGATTGAGACTAAGAAGTATGTATATAGAGCCAATGGGTAAACACATAGACCCAAGATCGAACAAGGCATACGAGGCACTAAAGAGGTTTAGTCACTCAGCAAAATCAAAGGCATATCAGAAGGTAGGAGATAACGAGCTTAAGTACAAGAGAACTAATAAAGTGTACATACCATACAAAGAGCCTAAGATAGTAACACAGCACTTTGATGATGTTATCACCGCTCCTATTCTGAAAAAGGAGGGGCAAGATGGCAAGAAAACTAAATGACACAGATTATGTTTATAGGTGTTACTTAGGTAAGGATATGGGGTTTAGGCTTCAGTGGATATACAATTTTCTAAGCAAGAGAATGGGAAGACTGTATTTTAATAAGTATAGTACCGAAAAGGATTCTGTGGCGGACTTCATAAAAAGGTGCGATGAAAAGGGAAAGGATTTACTTCCGAGGTAAGAACTATGGCAATTATTTGTTTCAATCATCCAGGTAGCACAGGTGGCGGAGGCCCTGTTACTTTTGTTTATAAGACGGCACGAGAGCTGCAGAAGCGCGGGCATACTGTGGTTTATGACAAGCCACAACGAGCTGACGCCGCCATATGTATTATTGAAACAGGAAAGTTTCGCAGATATTGTAAAGATGCTAAGACAAAACTATTATTGCGTATAGATGGTATATATAACCAGGAGTATAATAAGAAGTTTAACAGACCCATTCGCCCTGATATGACTGCTCTTCATACAAAGCTCGCCAGTGATATACCTAATGTTCATCATGTAGTTTATCAATCTAATTGGTCGAAAGAAAGAATAGATGAAGAGATTTGCCCCAGAGAAGATTCTAATTGGTCGGTCATACATAATGGCGTAGATACCAATCTATTCAAGCCTTTAGACCGCCCATCAGATGGTTTCATCAATTTAATGCATGTAGGAAAAATGCGCGATTCTTACTTGATGGAATCCCTTGTAGGAGTGTATAATGAACTTAAGAACCGAGGGCATAAAGTTGCTCTGATTTTAGCTGGAACTATGGACGGGCACTGTGCTAAGGTGCTTAGTCCGTATAGTAATGATCGCAACGTAAGGTATCTGGGCGCATCACCTAATACCAAACTTACTGCTCTGTATGGGCACGGGGATATTTTCCTTGGACCTCGACAGGGTTCTAGTTCTGATAATGTGATAGCAGAGGCTCAGGCTTGTGGGCTGCCGGTTGTCATCCCATCTTGGGGCGGCAACACGGATATGGTGAAAGACAAAGAAACAGGGATTATAGTTCCTACCGGGCATTGGGATTATGGAGCAGAGTATATACAGAAACTGGCAGATGGAACTGAAGAAATAATCAAGCAAGATTTAAGCGTGATGAGTGCAGCAGCTCGTAAACACGCTATTAATGAACTATCAATCGAGAAGATGACGGATAAATATCTAAAGGCTTTGGGGTTATGACAATACCACTAACACTAACTAGAATATTGTATTATGCTTTGCTTGGTGATGATTGGGTGCCATTAGGTGCCGTGTGTAAGACAAGCCCTAAAACTAGAAAAATAGCTAGGAAGTATTTTTATGGAGACCTTAAGCGACGCTGTAAGCGGTATGCAGGCCCAGATGCTTTTCAAAAAGAGATGGCTAAGTATTGGGGAAGACGATGACATTAAGTGAAAAGAAGTATTATAACACATATGCCTTGGAATTGAGTTGTACTAAAGGTAGACTTGATGATGATGTTGGGACATTTATGGTTTCTGCTATTCTCACGTCCAATAATCAAAATCGATATATGACCGCACAAGAAAAGATAGAGGCACTTAAATTCATTATAGATGGTTTAAGTAAACACCTAGAAGACTGTAAAAAAGAAGTACTAGTAAAAGAACTGTCGGGAGTAGGAAATGAGTAAGACTAAAGTAGTTCACTGTATGCAGGAAGAGTATGATGTTTATATTGGGCGAGGTAGAGGTAGTGTATGGGGAAATCCATATACTCATAAAGATGGAACATGGGCTAAGCAAAAAGTAGCCAGTGTGGAAGAGGCGGTTGACAAATACCGAGAGTATATCATGTCCAGGCCAGACCTATTAGAAAGATTGCCAGAGCTTAAAGGAAAGGTGCTAGGCTGCTGGTGCAAGACAAAGGCTAATCCAGATGCGCCCTGTCATGGTGATATTCTGGCAGAGCTAGCAGACAAGGTGTAATATGACAGACCTAACAGTAGTAACCGTTGTAGAGAATGATGCTGGACTAATAGACCTGATGATTGAATCGGTCAAAAAGTTTACCGATCCGTGTCCCCACTTTGTTATATGTGACAATGGCAATAATAAAGATGTGTTGGATAAGTATGCTAATGATCCAAACATTATGATATTTTCACATGAACCCGCACTGCATGGTGGGAGTAATCGTCATGGCGAAGGTCTCAACGCGGCTTTCGATTTTGTTACCACCCCTAAGTTTGCCATAATAGAGTCCGATTGTATCATCTTAAAGAAAGGCTGGGGTGATTTAGATTTCTCTAAGCACAAGCTTCTGGCAGCTAAAAAGGGAGATTTAGCAGGACAACCTTTTTATCATGTTTGTTTTTTGGTAGGCAGTTCGCGCCTGTTGCGTCATGGAACTACCATTGATTTTCGTCCAGGTAAGGATAAGAATCGTTCCAACAGGCCATACAAAGCACACGAGGATGTAGGCTGGCAGTTGCGCAACTATGTAAGACCTGACCAAGTTAAGCCTATGGAATTCGTAGATTGCAAAACTGGCGACGGTGCATATTTCGATTCAAGATTTCAGTCAGATGAGTTTTGGGTAGATGGTGAACCTGTGTTAGCTCACTTTGGTAGAGGTAGCAATCTAGGCGGTAAAGCAATCCGTAAAGGCTTTAAGCACCCAGCAGAACAATTGGAAGAGTGGAAGAAGGTAGCTAGAGGCGTGTTAGATGCTGGGTGATATACAGTATAATGTTTTGTTCAAACATGCGTACTTATGTTTGTTGATGGCAGAGTGTATGGATGATGTAAGTTTTAGTGACATACGAGAATTGTATATTGGGGCACTTAAGTCAAAAGGCAAGATAACATGCTTAACAAAATAATACTATATAAGTACTTTCTATGTCAAGGTAAAATAAAGCCAGCTGATTTGAGGTGGGCAGTGGAATATCACAAAAAGCACAGGATAGAGCGTGGAAAGTTTTTGTGCTGGCATGATTGGCACTGTTTTGAAGTTATCCCTTCTGGTTATATGGAATATGGTTTTGCTCAAACAGATGTAATATGTAATAAGTGTGGAAAGGTTGCCCGTCGTAGACCCGCACACATTGATGATAGATTGGTAGATTACAATAGGCATGTGGTGTGGATGTGATAGATTTAGTTGCAGCGGCTCAGCGTAAAGCCATAAGAGATATTCAGTTTAGAGAAGATATGACATTTCTCAAGCATCTATGGAAACATGATGTTATAGATAGAATTAATAAGGGTACGTGTAGCCAAGATGATATCTATTCGGCATATACCTTTATATTGAAATACGGATGGCATGTAGATGGCTAAATATTTTGTGCAGCCCGGTGTTTATGGCCCAACATTTCATTGGATGTTTTACGATTCACTGAAGAAGAAAAAATACAAACCCTATGACATAGGAATTATATATGCAGGGTTTCTGAAATATGGATACACAGCCGATGATCGGAGTAGTAGTTAGAGAATTAACATTTCTAAAGGTTCTCCATCCTATAATGGAGGAACTTCACAGGACAGGTGCACCCTATGTCCTATACCACTTTGATGCTCCGCGAGGCAGTAAAGAATACAATCGAGCAAGTTTGGCTAAGCTAAAACTATCGTCCCCAGGGGTTGTTGCCAATGCCGCTAAAGTAAAAGCGTTTGGTAATGATAATCAACTCCTCAAACAATTGGTTCATGATAAGATAACTAAACTGGTAAGTCTTGAGGTTTACTTGTGGGCCAAAGACTACATAAACGAACTGAAGAAAAACAATATTGGGATTTACAATATCCTTTACCTTACGGATTCTTTGTGGACTCCCGACCCTAAAAATATCACGTCATGTGATCGTGTCTATTATTCATCTCAACATCTAATGAATCTGCACCTTGATATGCTCGGGCTAAAGCTAGACCCGAAGCGTGATAAGTGGTTAGGCTCCCCTATTTATGACGGGCTTAGGTCAGATATTGTTCCAAGGCCAGGGCTATTAGTATTGCTGCCGAATCTTTTAGCAGAGCATGTCCAGATTGCTTTTGGGGGAAAAGACAATTTCCTAAAGATGATGGATAATATCTGCAGAGGTAACGAGCACCATCTAATATTCAAAACGCGCAAGAAACAATGGATGCCGGATGAGCTAAAGAAGTATGGTGCTTTGATAATAGATGACGGCGACAAAATGTATCCGCCGTCAATTTCTGGAGCCTTTGCTGAAACTCATTGTGTAGTCATGTTCTATAGCTCGGGTATCTATGAGTGTATGGTAGCAGGTAAACATGTGGTGAATATCCCTCTGAACCTCAAGCGCTGGTCTCATGATAAGAAGAAGATGAAAGATTACTTTGAAAGCCCAGTGTATAACTTTAGAGAGGCCGTCTGGAGTGTGAGTCAAGAAGAAGCACTATCTCCGGACTTTCAACTAATCCCGCCCCAGCCAGACGGTCTAGCAATAGAAGACTGGTTGTCTCAATATGTCGGAATGACTCCCCCCAACAGCTCTCAGGCTATAGTAAAAGACATTCTATCTTAACACATTTTTATACATTTGTGTCATAATATAACCCCAAACACCGTAAAATCTACTAATATGATGGCATATTATATAGGAGGACATCCGTGTATTCGACAACTGAAATGGCTGAAAAACTTGGGGTTTCTGTTCAAACCTTGCGAAACTGGGACAAGGAAGGCAAACTTGTAGCCCAACGCAAACCTTCTGGGCGTATGTTCTATACGCATGACCAGTTCCTTGAAATGTCAGGAAAGACTAAATACAAACGAGACGGTTCTGATCTAGACGCCGTTCGTGGGAAAGTTGTGCTTATCACTGGTGGCACGGGTTCTCTTGGACATGCTTTAACAGAGCGTATAGTTGACGTGGCTAAGAAGGTTATCATCTTTAGTCGCTGTGAATTAAAGCAGGCAAGAATGAGAGCCAAGTTTTCCGACAAGATAAACATACGATATTTGATAGGTGATATAAGGGATAGGAAAAGATTAGAGCGAGCTTTGCGTGGTGTGGATGTTTGTATTCATGCTGCCTGTATGAAGCGAGTGGAAACCTGCACTTATAATCCAATTGAAGCTGTGAAGAGCAATGTAATAGGAAGCGTGAATGTTTTAGAGTCCTGTATAGAGAACAACGTAGGTAAGGCGCTTCTGGTTTCTACAGATAAAGCCTGTGCGCCAGCCACCTTGTATGGTGGAACAAAGTTTGTTGCTGAACAAGTATTTATCAACGGCAACAATTATTCTGGCAAAAATGGGACAGTCTTTACTTGCACAAGATATGGAAACGTTTATGGTTCCAATGGTTCTGTGAGACAATTGTTTGAACAGCAGGCTAAAGAAGGCGAAGTTAAAGTTACGCACAAAGATATGACCAGATTCTTTATGTCAATGGATGAAGCGGTTAATCTAAATCTGTTTGCCCTTAACAACACAATAGGCGGCGAGATATTCATACCCAAGCTTAAAGCCACAAGCATTATGGCGTTTGCTGAAACATTTGCTCCCGGCATCCCTGTAGAGTTCATTGGGCTGAGGGGTTACGAGAAGATACATGAAGACCTGATATCAAAGACAGAGGTATTGTACACCGTAGACTGTGGCAAGTATTACAAGATTGTTCCGCCAGGAGTTACTGACAGAAGTCTTGGGTGGGATATTAGCTATCCTGATGAGCCAAAGGTAGAATCATTCGAATATACATCTGACAATGTTGAGCAATTTACCGCAGATGAACTTAGAGGGTTTGACGAATGATTGACCCGGTTCTTCAGTTTCTTTATCAGTGGACACTAAAGCCGCCTATTACTGGTGGGCAGAATGATGGTAATGGAAAAATTACTTATATTTATCGCTCCAATAAAGTGGTTGACGCTTTAAGTGGCGAGGACATTTGGGGTATAAACATATATACGGGAGATGGCAACTGGACTAGAGGTAGCAGTTGTCTAGAAACGAAAGACACTAATTCATTCATAGATAAATATAAGATATAACGAAAGGCTTATAATGAGTTTTGATTTTCAAGGGGGAACACAATCCCTGGTTAAGATGTATAAGAAATCACCACAGGTTTTTATGGACTTCATATCTGCATATGAAAGCGATATTAGTTTTAGCAACCAAGAGTGGTTAGCGCTTTATGAAGGCGCACGAAAAAAAGACAAAGAGCAGCTGTTCGATTTGCTTACATCTAGAATGGAGAAAATGCTAAGCGACAGCGAGAATAAAACATATGGCATGGGAGACTCGAATATCATCTTTACAGATGCTATCATTGATAAGTTTCCAAAGTCTGTGCAAAAGAAATTCGGCGATATGCTCATCAAATCTTTTTCATGCGCATATAGTAAGAGCGATAGGCAATGGAGCCACACGTATAAGTATGGATCAAGATACGGCGACCAGAAATATTTTACCAAGACTACCTATAAGAAGATGGTCAAGAAGCATCTTGCGGCAGGTAGAGTAGACCCATTGAAGCTGATTCAATATTCTGCAGATGTTATAGCACCACCAATACTTAGAGAGTTTGTTGGCTTTGTCCCACAAGGACTTAAGAATGAAAAGCTTAAGGCTGTACTAAGAGACACTGATAAGTATAGTTGTCTTGGATATAGTGCTAAAGATTTGCAAAATAGTAGCAGGCGAAGAGGCTTGCTGAGAAAGATAGTAAGAAACTCAGACTTGGCGAAACGCTTAGTTGAGCCTGTGGAGTTTAAGGTGAGTGACATTAGGGCAATCTCACCAGAAGACAGGTGGGCATTCTTTTCGGCTTACTATAGGTTTAGTCATTGGAAGAAGCAGATTAAACCAGGCGGCTACGGAAGAAGAGTTAAGTTTGAAAGAAACCTTACTATGGATGAAGCTGAATCTTTGCTCTTTCCTTTAGTTATCAAAAAACATGAGAACGTAGGATCGTTCCTAACACATTATGCGGAGTATATAAAGTAAGATGAGTTTTAGCGTAGCACCGAAAACAGTGACCAATAGTATTCCAGCCGTTGAGGGCGGGACACCAGTTAGACAGAATTTTCTAGTCTTTGGTAGCCCTGATATACAACAGCCGGAAATCGATGAAGTGGTTAACACATTAAAGTCGGGATGGTTAAGTACTGGTCCAAAAACCATAGCATTTGAGAAGCTGTTCTCTGCATACAAAGGAAGTAAGTATGCAGTCGGAACCTCCTCTTGTACTGCTGCGCTACATCTTGCTCTTGTGTCACTGGGCCTTCAACCTGGCGATGAGGTAATAAGCACAGACCTTACATTCACTGCGACCATATCTTCTATCGTTCACAGTGGGTTGAAGCCTGTGCTTTGTGATATTAGTCGCAAGACACAGAACATTGATTGGAAGCAAATCGAATCTAAGATAACTCCACGCACCAAGGCTATCATTCCAGTTCACATGTGTGGGATGCCATGTGATATGGAGCCAATAACAGAGATAGCCAAACGATACAGTCTGTATGTTATAGAGGATTGTGCTCATGCCATAGAGACCACTATAGACGGAAAACATGCCGGTACGTTTGGAGATGTTGGTGCGTTCTCTTTCTATGTCACTAAGAACATCTCTTGTGGCGAGGGAGGAATGCTGATTACAGATAACGAGGAGATTGAGAAAGAAGTCAGAATGATGTCTCTACATGGGTTATCTAGGAATGCCCATAATCGTTATGGTGCAGAAGGTTTCCAACACTACAAAGTGCTGGCTCCTGGTTTTAAGTACAATATGATGGACTTGGTGGCGTCAATAGGTGTTTGCCAGTTACAACGCATCGAAGCGTCGTGGCAACGCAGAAATCATATATGGAGACAATACAACGAGCAGCTGTCTGGATTACCACTATATACTCCAGCCGAATACCCCTCTAACATTAAGCATGGGCACCATCTATATACTATTGAGTTGAAGTTAGACCAACTTAGGGTTAATAGAGATTTTGTCCTAGGTGCACTAAAAGAAGAGGGTATTGGTGTAGGGGTTCATTATCAGGCAATTCACACGCACCCTTATTATACTAAGACTTATGGTTGGACAGCAAAAGATTTCCCCAATGCACAATGGGTTTCAGACAGAACAATCTCGTTACCACTGTCCTCTAAATTAACTGACCAGGACGTGACAGATGTAATAGAAGCAGTAAGGAAAGTTCTGAAGTTTTACAGGAGATAAGATGCTAAGTATAACTAATTGTAATATTACATGTGACATGGGAGAGTTCGATAAGACTCTGGATAACATACGAGAGAAGAATCTCAAGGTGGTTGTTTCCAATTGTAATATTACTTTGAACAACTCTGATGATTCTGTTAAAGGGGCAGCTAAGACTTTTTACAAGATGGCCCTTAGAGACAACAGGGTTATATCTAAGTTCATGAGTAAAGATGGCGGGCTTAATATCAGAGAAGAAAATATAGAGATAGATGAGGGAAACCTGGCAGATTTTATAGGAAATATGATTCAGTATATAGAGTATTGATATGTGTACATTCCAACTTAAAGACAAGAATATATTGGTGACTGGTTCGGCTGGATTTCTGGGTCAGCATATTATGAGAGCCTTAACCGTAGAGGGAGCAAATCCCATAGGTGCAGATTTACATGACGCCGATTATGATTTGGACTTGTCTGATGAGCATTCTATATCTCAATTATTTCACAGGGTGACCGCAAAATATGGGTACCTGGATGGTTTGGTTAACAACGCTGCGATTGGATGTAAAGGTACAGATAAACATGTTACTAGAGATGAGTTCGAAAAGACGCTCTCCGTTAATGTTTCAGGAACCAATAGTTGTATATATTGGTTTAGCAAATCTCTCAAAAATGCTAGCATAGTTAATGTTGCTAGTATATATGGATGTCTCAGTCCTGATTTTCGTATTTATATGGGAGATGAAAAAGAATTCAATGCTGTAGCTTATGGCGCATCTAAGGCAGGAGTAATACAGTTAACCAAATATCAAGCTGTATTGTTAGCTTCCAGGGGTGTTAGAGTTAATGCAGTGAGTCCTGGCGGCATCCAGCAGAACCATGATGCCCAATTCGATTTTCTATATTCAGACCGAGTGCCTATGCAAAGAATGGCACAGCCTGAAGAAATTGTGAATGCAATTCTATTTTTGCTCAGCCCACTCTCTAGTTATATTACGGGACAGAATTTAGTAGTAGACGGTGGACTAAGTGCATGGTGAGGTAATAAATGTGTGGAATAGTAGGCTTCATTAGTGACGCTAAGAATGCGATTCATAATGTTAAGCACGGGCTTAAAACCTTGGAGTATAGGGGCTATGATTCAGCGGGTATAGCGTACTTGCTTGAGGATGGCGTGAGCTTAATCAAAGCCAAGGGCGAGGTATCTAATCTTTTCAAAAAGCTAGATACAGCAGTTAAATCTTCTATAGCTATTGGTCATACACGATGGGCCACGCATGGGGAGCCGAATGAAACTAATGCACATCCGCATATGGTGGGTGATGTAATATTGGTACACAATGGGATAATAGAGAACTACAAAGAATTGTCCGAGGGGTATAATCCAGTATCCCAAACAGACACCGAAATAGCCGCTGGTGTTATTAATAGCTTCGATGGAACATTACTTATGCGGCTCCAACAGACCCTTCCACTGCTCAAGGGTTCTTATGCGTTCGTAGCAATGTCTCCAAATGAGCCAGATAAAATAGTGTTGGCGTGTAAACAATCTCCACTGGTAATTGGTGTTTGCGAGAAAGGTGCAGCGGTGGCGTCTGATATCTATGCGCTTATTGGTCATGCCAGTGAGGCTATAGTGATGAAAGATGGTCAAACAGCTGAACTTGCATCAGGCTCTATTAAACTATACGATGCAAATGGCAACGAGACAAGAGCAGAAACGATTAGTATTATGAGTGATGTGTTTGGTGTCTTGGGGCATCAAAATCATGATACCTATATGCACAAAGAGATTTTTGAACAACCAGAAGTTATCAGGGAATGCTGGGAAAGAAATCTGGTTCCTATTATGGAACTGGTTGAGAAGAATCAATTTCAGAACAAGAAAATCCTGCTCACTGCATGCGGTACCAGCTATCATGCTTGCCTAACCGCCCAAATATATTTTGAATCGAAAGGGATAGATTGTGATGTTAGATTAGCATCAGAGCTTAGATACTATAATAGAGTTCTGGATGATGATGTAGTGATGGTCGCAGTAAGTCAATCAGGAGAGACCGCTGATACTCTAGAGGCTATCAAGCTCGCAAAAGAAAAAAATGTATATGTTCTGACTGTAATTAATCGCCTTGGTTCTACAATGACACGAGAGGCTGACGCCAGTATTTGTACATGGGCTGGTCCTGAGATTAGTGTGGCCTCAACCAAGTCTTTTACTGCTCAAGTGGCCGTGTTGTTTATGTTGGCAAATGCATTAGTGGATTTGCCGGATTGGGTATATAGGGTTCCAGAATTGATGGAGCAAGTGTTACAACAGGAACAAAATATTGCGCAAGCAGCAAAAAATATCTATCATGCAAACTCTATGTTTTTTTTAGGTAGGGGCTATGGAGTGCCGATTGCTCAAGAGGGAGCCCTGAAACTAAAAGAGATTTCATATGTGCATGCCGAAGCTTATCCGGCTGGTGAACTAAAGCATGGCCCCATAGCTTTGATACATCACAACGTGCCATGTATTTTTATAGCAGATAGATACAGTAATGTGTATCCAAAGGTATTATCCAATATTGAAGAAGTAAAGGCTCGGGGTGCTTTTACAATTGCAGTGGTAGGCGAAAACGATGAGTTGGCAGAACATATTGTGGATAAAGTCATTAAGATACCAGAACACCACGAAAGTGCCACGGTATTTACAGCGTCAGTGGTGCTTCAGTTATTGGCATATCATGTAGCTGATTTGCGCGGGTGCAATATAGACAAGCCAAGAAATTTGGCCAAAAGTGTAACTGTGGAGTAAGAGGAGAGAAGATGTATCAGAAAGAAGCGTTTATAATTGCAGAAGCTGGAATAAATCATGGCGGTGATGTTGGAAAAGCAATGGCTCTTGTCGAAGCAGCCAAAGAGGCCGGGGCAGACGCCATTAAGTTTCAAACTTATCAGGCGGACCTTAGGTCTAATCCATCTCAAGGGGCATACGAGATTCTAAAGAGGTGCGAGCTGTCCTATGAGCAAACGGCTGATGTTAAGTGGCACGCTGATAAAGTTGGCATTGAATTTTTTTCCACTCCGTTTGACGAGCACTCTTTAGCATTCTTAGTTGAAGACCTGGGGGTTAGAAGGGTTAAGATAGCATCTATGGACTTAACAAACCGCATTCAATTGGTTCTAATTAACGAGTGTGCAAAAAGATATGCGGCACTAAAGGTAGTGATGTCTACTGGAATGGCTAACCCGGCTGAGCTTTCTAGCGCACTCACATGCTTGCCAGACGTAAATTCACTGGCCGTGTTGCATTGCGTTTCTTCTTATCCAACACCAGAACATGAGGTAAACCTGAGTGCAATTAAAACTTTACGCAGGTTATTGCACGGAAGGATAGAGGTTGGGTATAGTGACCACACTAATGATATTTTAGTCCCATCCCTATCTGTATTTATGGGAGCTACAGTTGTAGAAAAGCACTTTACGCTTGACTTGAATGATGGCTCTCCAGATAATGCTGTATCAGCTGACCCAAGAATGATGAGAGACATGATAGATGCCATACGCGAACATGAGTCAATGCTTGGAGATGGTACGATAGGGTTGCAGGATATAGAACAAGGGTCAGTGCCTTATAGGAGATATTCATAATGCATGTTTCTTTGTTTTGTGAACATGGAGAGAAGCGTGAAATAGGTACCGGGCATTTATACAGATTATTGGAAATTGCACGCGAACTATCCTCCAGAGGTCATGTTACATCTTGGGTTCAGAATAGGGAATGTAATCCAGAAGCAAAGGTTCTTGTAGTTGACCATATACACACCCAAAGGGACTTGATACTTAAGGCGAAAGCTGCGGGAGTAAAGGTTGTGCTTATAGATGGTGCCGAAGAAGATGTAGAGTTGGTAGACGCAAGCGTTAGCGCTATTTATAATCCACTTGCACAGTATCAGGGCGCGAAGTACTTTGCTATACCGAAGCCCTCTTATAGCGAAACATATAGACTGGACACTAAGTCTAAAACAGCATTTGTTGCCATGGGAGGCTTTGACGCTAATAATTTGGCATACAGAGTAGTCAGAATGCTAGAATCTATGGATGTGCCAGTGATAGTGGCTAGGAGTATAAACCATTCTAATTTCAAGATGTTTTTTAAGAACGTAGAGGTTTTAACTGAGGATGACTACTATAACGCCATGCAAGACTGTATGATAGGAATAACTAACGGTGGGCTTACTCTGATACAAGCTATGTGTTTCGGGCTACCCACAATCGCAATTCCTCAGTATGAACATCAGCTCACTAACATAAAAATGTTTCCAGAGGGATGTATAGAGAGTGATATGTTGCGTCTTAAGGGCCATGTGGAGGAATTGTTAGAGAGTAGTTACAAAAGAGAGTCTTTGAGTAGATTCGCTAAGAGCTATATTGATGGCAGGGGTTCTGCTAGAATATGTAGCATTATCGAGGATTTAAATAATGTCAAAACAAGCAGTTAAACTAAGCAGGTAATATTGTGTTTATTCGGGCACTTACCATAATATCTTAGGGGGTAGGTGCGAAAGCTTTTATAAGTTGGAGTGTAGAATGATTGGAGTTATAATTCAGGCACGCACAGGTTCTAATAGATTTCCTAGAAAGACATATCAGGATATCAATGGCAAATATACATTACAGCGAGTCTTGGAAGGTGTTAAGAGTGCAGCAGTACCACAGAGGATTGTGCTTGCTATGCCAGAGTATGATAAACAAGAGTTTTTAGAGCGAGACAGCAAGGGTGAGTTTACTGAAGTTGTGGACGGCCGGTTTAGTGTTTATTTTGGAGATTCTGACGATTTAGTGGATAGATATTTCCAAGCAGCCAGAAGAGTGGGAATTAACCTAATAGTTAGGGTTACGGCAGACTGTCCTCTCATTCAAGGATATATCATAGACGAAATGTTGATTGAATATCTTAGTAGAGGATACAATGGCTTTATGGGAAACAATGGGTTGATATCTCCTAATCCATATCCAGACGGAACTGATGTAGAAATATTTCCTTATTGGATGTTGGCTGAAACATGGAAATATGCCAAAGACCAACAGATGAGAGAGCACGTTAGCCCATATATGTACAGGGTAGGCACCAAGTATGATATTTATCCATTTCTAAATAATCGGCCTAATAGTCAAATCAGTCAGAAAATCAAAGATTTTTCATTCGATACTAAAGAAGATTACGATATGTTGGTAGCTTTAACAAGAGAGTATGATAAGCACGGAGACTTAAATAAGGCTATAAAGGATGCAATGGTATGATAGCTTTGTCTGGTGGTTTTGACCCGTTGCATATTGGGCACCTGAGGATGATAAACGATGCTGCTAAAGTGGACAAAGTTCTTATCATCCTCAATAGTGACGCCTGGCTCAAGAGAAAGAAGGGCTACGTGTTTATGCCATGGGAAGAACGCTGCGAGATATTATTGAATCTTGAAAACGTAGAGTATGTAGTTCCAGTTGACGACAGCGACGATACGGTGTGTGAGGCTCTAAGGGAACATAGGGCCGGTGTGATGTATTTTGGGAATGGTGGCGACAGGAAGAATGAAAATACTCCCGAGGTTGCTTTGTGTGAAGAACTAGACATAAAGCTCGTATGGAATCTAGGTGGTGAAAAGGCACAGAGTTCCAGTGAACTTGTTGCACGAGCTATGGATCAATTGGGAGGTAAACAATGATAGACCCAGCTATAGTAAAGCTATATGAAGCTGTATTAACAAAGGAAGCCAAGTTGTATGCTGAAGATGGCACCTCTAGAAACTCTGGCAAAGAGTGGACTGTTGTTTATGTGAGCTGGAGAGAGGTTATTAAACAAGGTGTATTTAAGCGCACCGAGGTTCGCGGAAGTGATATGCGAAGGATTAAGAAGTTCGCTGTAGAGTTTAGGCAAGATACGGATGAAATAAAATACACGCGGGTGATGTGATGGAATACTTGAAGGGCAGCAAGGTTAGACTGGTAAAATTCACAGACCGTCACGTGACTGCTAAATACATAGATTGGCTTAATGACCATAGGGTTAATAGATATATGTTCGCCGGTCGCATACCTTTGTGTAGAGAGGAAATAACAATTCCAGATGGACAAAGGGAAATGAGGTTCGCAATGATGTCCAATTTGTCCTATGATAAAGTTAAGGATGCACTAGTTCAAGACAACGAGTATCTCAACTATATAGGGACAACATCTATAAATAGCATTGATTGGATTTCTAGACGAGCAGAAGTTGGATACATGATAGGGGAAGAAAACTACTGGGGTGCAGGTATAGCTACCGAGGTAGTGAGTCTTCTCTCAGATTATTGCTTCAATAGACTCAACATGAATAAGATTGAAGCGGGTGTGGTAGAAGGCAACATAGGCTCTATTAAAGTGCTAGATAGAAATGGGTTCAAAGAGTATTGCGTTATCCCACAAGAGTATTTTTTAGAGGGGGATTATCTAGCAGCCCACCGTTTTTACAAATTGCAGGAATGGCAATAAGAGGAGTTTAACATGTCAAGAAAAATTACTAAGTCATTAGAACTGTGGAAGCGAGGAGTTGAATTGATGCCTCGTGGTACGCAAACAATGAGTAAGGCTCCCGACCAATATGTCTTCGGGGTTCATCCAATCTATTTAGAGCGCGGTGAAGGCTGTAAGGTAAAGGATGTAGATGGCAACTGGTATATAGATTATCCATGTGGCCTCGGTGCTGTTATCTTGGGATACTCGCATAAAAGAACAGTTAAGGCAGTGGAACAGCAAATTAGGAAAGGCAGCGTATTTTCCCTAATGCACCCTGTAGAGGTAGAGCTTGCTGAACTTCTATATGATGTAATTCCATGTGCTGAGCAGGTTAGGTATGGCAAGAATGGTTCTGATGTGACTTCTATTGCTGTCCGTGTTGCCAGAGCACATACTGGCAAGGAGCATATATTGAGTCCAGAAGGCCATTATCATGGTTGGGCAGATTTCTTTGCTGCAGCTACCCCAAGAGATTACGGGCTACCAAAGTGTCTAAAGTCTCTGGTAGAACGATTTGAATATAACAATCTGGACAGTTTGGAAGAGAAGCTTAAGACTGGAAAGTTTGCAGCAGTTATTATGGAGCCAGTTGCTCTAGACCCTCCTAAGCCAGGATTCTTAGAGGGCGTAAGAGAGCTGTGTGACAGGTATGAAACTATTCTAATATTCGATGAAATGATAACTGGTTTTAGGCTGGCATTAGGTGGCGCACAAGAATACTATGGGGTTGTTCCAGATATGGCTACGTTTGGTAAGGCGATATCTAATGGGATGCCAATCTCAGTTCTTGCGGGCAAGAGGAAGTATATGCAAGAGCTAGACCATGTTTTCTTCTCCTCAACATTTGGTGGCGAGGCTTGCTCTATAGCTGCTGCTATAGAGACTGTTAAGGAACTAAAGGAAGGTAAGAATGATATCTATCCTTATCTTTGGACTCAAGGCGCAGCAATTAGAGAGGCATTTAATCAACTATGCAAGCAGAATGGTATCAATGCCCATATGGTAGGCATCGGACCAAGATTAGTAGCTAAGTTCGAGACTGATGACCCAGGCGGCGTTAAGGATTTGTTTCATCAAGAAATGGTTAAGCGAGGCATTCTCATGGGTACAAATGTAAATGTGATTTGGGCTCATAAACCAGAACACATTACTCAAACAATCAATGCTATGAAAGAGAGTCTTAAGTTTGTTGGTCAGGCTGTAAAAGAAGACGCTATAGATAAATATCTAGAAGGTGAGCGCTCAGTGACCATTTTCAAAAAGGAGATGTCTGGAGATAAGACATGATTGAGAGTGATATCCGTGGCAAAATAAATGCCAAGGACATACAGATAGGGCGCGGAGTAGTTATAGAGGAAGGCGTAGTAATCACGGGCAAAGGTGGCCCTGCTGAGAAAGTTGTGCTTGGTGATTTCTGCTATATAGGCAGAGAATCTAGAATTATAGTACCTGAGTTTAGGCTCGGAGACTATTCTAAACTTCATGCATTTGCATTTGCTCATGGCTCCTTGCCAATGAAGATAGGCAGGTGTTGTTGGATTGGCGGGAATACAGTGCTAGATTCTCTTGGGGGCTTAACAATAGATGACGGCGTAGGTATAGGTGCCCATAGTCAAATATGGACTCACGCTCAGTTCGGAGATTTAGTTGAGGGGCTTAATCCCAGATGGCATTCCCGTAAGCCTATGTATATAGGTAAAGACGCCTGGCTTGTTGGACACTGTATAGTTTCTCCTGTTAAGATTGGTGAGAAGAGTATGGCATTAGTGGGCTCAGTTATCACAAAGGATATGGAGCCTAATCATGTGTATGGTGGCTCTCCAGCTAAGGATATCACCGATAAGGTTGGCCATCAGTTTGACGAAAAGACCCCCATTCAAAAGGCTATGAAGCTAAGGCAGATAGTGAATGAGTTTGTGGAGAAGCATCCAGAGTTTGATGGGCAGTTGGTGGTGACTGTAAGTTTTGATGGCATACAGGAGACTGACGCCACTATATTTAATACAACTACTCGCACCTATACTAAGAAATACAACGAGGCAGAAATAGCCTTTATGAAAGAATATGTGCCACTGGTGAAGTTTTATCCAGAGGGAGAAGGTTCATTTGTATGAAGGGATTATTCTTAGACCCCAGAACCTGGCAGATAGATTTTCAGTCTTCGTCACTCTGGAGCCCTGAAAAGTTTGGTTTACGTATAGACTTACATCCAGATGCATTTCATATTCCAAGACAAGGGGTAAAGCCTGATTATGAGTTTGTCATAGCCTCCGAGGTCTGGGAGATTCCTATTAGGAAAACACTTCAGTACCTAAGAGACAAGGGGCTTAAGGTTTTTCTGATGCCAAGAGAGCCTCTGAAAACAGATATTCTAAAGGAAGCTATGTTCTCTCAGGAAAAATTCTTCTTCAATAACGAGTACTATTTCACGCCAGATGTGGTATTAGCTCCAAGCCCTGCATATGCTGAACTATGGAAGGACAAAACAAAAACAGTAATTACTGGCTACCCTCGATGGGATTATTATGTAGATAGGAAGAATTGGGCAAGTAGAGAGGCCATAGCAAAGAAGTTCGGATTAGACCCTAACAAGAAGACTATTTTCTTTCCGTCATACCCACCATATTGTTACATGAAGGAGAATGGCGTAGATATTAAGATAGACCTATTTCCAGAGCGAGAGGAAACTATACGGGCTCTAGAAGAGTTTGCTAGGCACAATAGAGATTATCAGGTGGTCATTAAGATTCACCCAATGTCCTTTAAGTGCTATAGGAAGAAAATAGGTAGCGGGAAAGAAGTTTCTGGGCTGTTGGAAAGCCATTACAAGAAGCCTAAGAGTTATTTAAAGGTCATTGGAGATATAAGGAATTCTGGGCGGGAATCTAAAGAACTGCTAATTTTTTCGGATATAGTAGTAGGTTTCGCTAGCACTATGATGCTAGAAGCCGCCGTTCTCAAGAAGCCATCTATCTTTGTTTTGTTTGGAAAATCTCAAGAATTGCAGGGACTTCCAGAGTTTAAAAATGAAATGCCTACTGCTTATGATGCTAATGATTTGCACAAACTCTTGAGTGGCAATCTGGCATTAGGCAGCATGGATTGGCTTATAGAGAAGTACTTTTACAAGGTAGACGATCAAGCGTGCAAGAGAATCTGTGAGGCGATTAAAAACGAACTATGAAACGAGTACTGTATGTAGCAACATCCCCAGCACACAAGAGGGCTTTTCAGGCATTTCCCATGAGCTTGGAAATGAAACAGCGCATGGTGTTGCCAGGAAAACCAGAGCCCGGAGATGCTGATAACTTTGGAATCGATACACTAAAGTATTATGCCAATAGCAAAGAGCTACAACAGTGTGTGGATGAGTTTCAGCCAGATGTGTATGTTCAGGCATCCTTGCCATGTGCAGAGGGAGTTAGACTGCCTGCTGGTTGTAAGAAGGTCTACGTTAGTCATGGGTTAGTAGGAAATCATGTGAAGGGTTTGATTAAGCCAGCAGCGTTTAGGACCGAAGTGTGGAAGGGCTGCGACCTTTATTGTGGTGCCTGGGATGATGTATTTACAGATTGGATAACTCATGTGGCTAAAGTTGGCGAGGATAAGATACTACTGAATGCTTTGCCCCAACTAGACATACTTTACAATGGCGTAGAGCATAATAGGAAAGAAAGATTACCAGTAGATTTCCCCACAGCATACAAAGAAAATCCAGAAGCAAAGGTTGTTGCCTTCTTCGGATTCTGCTGCAAGGATAGAATAGATTTCGTAAATCACAACGAAGATTATTTTAAGACCACTGTTGAATTAAGTAGGTTGGCACATAGCGAAAGGTTTTTGTTATATGTGAAACCTAGGCAGGAAAAAGAAAAGCTAATGGGCTATTTCAAAAAGCACGGACTACCAGAACTACGAGACAAGTACAGAAAGACATACGAGAAGACCAGAGTGAGTTATATCGGGCCAAGACAAAATCATGTGCTGGATTATTACTTTGCTGACATCTTTGTAGTGAATGGTTGTTCGACAGTAGAGATAGAGGCATGTGCTATGGGCAAGCCTTTGTTTGTTGTGCGCACCAAAGAGAATAGCCAGCACGGATACGACCCCTACGATACTGTGAAGTCAGGTGCGGCAGTAGAGATAACTGATTTAAAAGACCTTGACCAGAAGCTAAGGGATTGTCTGAGATATGGAAGATATCATGAGCCAGAGAAACAGAAAGCCTTGTTAGACAAGATGGGTATAACATTTGATGGACAGGCTCATAAACGAATACAAAATAGGATTTCACAAATATGACACCAAGTGATTTTGAAAACAAACACCCTGGTAGTTCTGTGCTTATAATAGGTACGGGTCATTCAACTAAAACCCTAGTTCCGTATAAAGACCAGTTGCGGGGTAAGTTTGATGTTATTGTGGGATTGAACTTTTCCACCAAGGATTTCGAAGAGCAGTTAGATTATCATATGATACTGGAGAAGAATCCTATTAAATCCTATGAGTCTATGAAGAAAGAGCCCTATAGAAAAGACCTGCCTCGTATACTGAATAACAAAAGTTTGAACAAATTCCCCAAGGACATTAATGCTGTTCCTGCGACTCGTTCTTATTTCGATGGGCTGCCTAATATTCGTAAATACAAACATAAAGAACACGAGGGGTTTCTTATAGGCCCGAGAGGACACAAGGGTTTATCGGTAGGAACGGTAACACTAAACGCTATGCATTTTGCCGCAATGATAGGTTCAAAGAAAATATATCTCATAGGTGCGGACTTAATGTTCAAGGATGAGTTTGATCATTATTATCCAGATAGCCATTATCGCAAAAGTACGACTAAGCTGGCAAATAGAAGCCCAGTCATAACAATTACACACGAGGGTAAAGAATATAAGACAACAAAGTTTTTTCAAGAAAGTGCAGAGTATATAGACAAAATGATTAACACCAAGTTTACTGATGCAGGAATAGTGGTCTATGATTTTAGTCATGGTTTGATAAAGAAAGCTATCGGTTTAGATATCGATGATTTTATGAGGAGTAGATAATGAATCAAAAGTGGCGTTTAGTGTTCGACATCGACGGAACTATTTGCAATAACACAAACGGACATTATGAGGATGCATATCCTTATGAAGACATGATAGCAGTGATAAATGAAATGTACGATGCGGGGCATTACATAATATTTCACACAGCACGAGGTATGGGTAAGCACAATGGTAATAGAGCTTTAGCCTACAAGGATTGGTACTGTCTTACTAAATCACAACTAGAGGGCTGGGGAGTTAAGTTTCACGAGCTACACTTGGGCAAAATATTAGGAGATATATATGTGGATGATAGGGGCTTCAGGCTTAGAGAGGACGGTAGCAGTGCGAAAGACCTTAGAGACTTCTTGAAAGATTACGAGAGTCCTAGGAGAGGGCCAGGCTCAGTAGGGCCAGAGGACAAAGATGCATGATAAACATGTGTGTAATACCTGCTCGTGGTGGTTCTAAGGCCATCGAGCGAAAGAACATTAAAGAGTTGGCAGGGAAGCCCTTGGTGGCATATAGTATTCAGTCTGCTCTCACGGCGCGCACAGTTGATAGGGTTGTGGTGTCTACAGAGGATGCTGAGATTGCCGAAGTGGCAAAGCAATATGGCGCAGAGATTCATTGGCGCTCTCAAGAGAATGCCCAAGATGATGTTCATGCAGTCCACGCTGTATTGGAGTGCTTAAACTTTTACGAAGAACAGGGTATAATAATAGGGAGTGTAGCTATGCTATTGGCTACATCTCCACTGAGAACCAACCTAGATATTGATGCAGCTTTTACGCTTTTAGACAGGAAGGACTGTGATTCTGTTATCAGTGTGTCTAGGTTTGATAAGCCAATCAGTAGTTTACGATGGATAGATGAAGAGGGCGTCATGCAAACTATTGTTAGGGTTGATAATTTTGAGGTACAAAGACAGGATATAAAGAAACCATTATTTGTAGTAAATGGTTCTATTTTTGTTTCTACTGCAGAACATTTGAAGAAGACAAACAGCTTTCATCAAGGAAAGGTATATGCTTACAGGATGGGTAAAAACTTTTCTGTAGACATTAATGATTCTGCAGACTGGACAATGGCGGAGGCTTTAATTCATGACAGTTAAGACAATATGGCATGTAGGCGGCTGGTCAAACAACTATGGCGACAGAGCTTTACAGATAGCCACCACTAAAATAATGCGTGACCGAGCACCAGCTGGGACAGAGTTGCGTTTTGTATATGTGGATAATCAGAACACTTACTTTTCTCCTCAAATAATTGCTAAGTTGAATGCAGAGGCCGATATGTTATTGCTGGGCGGCGGCGGTTTTATTTTTCATCGCCCACAAGACAACAGTCACTCTGGTTGGCAATTCAACATTGACACAGAGAATATAGCTAGTATCACAGTGCCTATAGCCGTATATGGAATAGGCTATAATGAATTTCCGCATGACCAAGTGGGCTTCCCGCAGTCTATGTGGGATAGTGTAAAAGAAGTAGTGAACAACTCCGTAGCATTTTCTGTGCGCAATATGGGCACTTATGAAACCATGGAATCCTTCGGTGTTGATATGACCAATGTAACCGTAGTGCCTGATGCAGCGGTATTTGCGGAGGCTTATCCCTATACTCATAGCTGTTTAGATAATAACAGGCTCAAGATAGGGTTCAATTGGGCAACAGATAGGTGGAACCAAAGATTTGATTTGAGCAATGATAGTAATTTGGCGAAGACCAAACTGGATACCACTCTCAATGTGCTAAAAGAAAAAGCACAGGAACATAATGCTTATGTGTATTTGATTGAACACCTAATGCCCAATGAATCTAATAAGCTCGACAAAGAAGATATGAGGGATTTATTTACTAGCGTTTTAGGTAGCGATGGCTATGTAGTATCTGATTGTATGGCTGAGGAGCTATATCCACCCTTTGATTACAAGGCAGGACTGTTCGTAGACATATATAATCAAATGGACTTGGTGATAGGTATGCGAGGACATGCTAATATTATTGCTTTTGGGCAAAACACTCCGCCCATTGGTATAGGCGAACATAATAAGGTAAAGTGGTTTCTAGAAGATGTAGACCTTGGTAATTTGATTATCCCACTAAATAAGGATACCGAGGGAGATATAGCCGACCTAAGAAATACAATTGATGAAGTTGTAAATAATCTGGCAACCTACAAATCAAATATGGATGCCAAGAAAACTCAGCTAGAGATAATCAAGGATACATTTATAGATCAAGTGATAGCGGAACTATAATGGAAGTTATAGAAAGAGATTGTCCTATATGCAAGTCTGATGTTACGCATTCGTTTGGTAGACGAGGACACATGTATGTTCGTGAATATCAGGACCTTGGAACATTTCCATCCCCGCTTGTAGAGCAATGTATTCAGTGTGATTTGGTGTATTTGAACCCCGTCATGACTGATGAGGAGTACAAAAGATTTTATGATAATGACCAGCAAAAGAAGTTTGTTACCTCTATTGCTGGTGAAACAGGCGTAAAATACCAAGCCAAAATCTCCAGAGATGATAAAAGAAGAGCAAAGCTTGTGAATAAATATGTACACCCAAACCTCAAGCTTTTAGATGTTGGCACTGGTTATTCTAACTTTGTTGGTTTGATTGATGGAGCTATAGGCGTAGATATTAGCGAGGCACGAGTTAGAAGCGCACAAGAAAGAGGACTGGACGTTAGGCTATGCAATATTTCTGATTGGAAGGAAGAGGTAGATACAGTAACCCTCTTTCATGTATTAGAGCATATTCCTGAGCCAGCCCCTTTCTTGCATCATATTTATGATGTGTTAGGTCATAATGGTCGTCTGATAGTGGAGGTTCCAAATCTCAATGACGCCTTGGTGGGGCTAGAGAAGTACAAGAGCTTCTATTTTCAGAACGCCCATTGTTCATACTTCACACCAAAATCGCTGACCAAATTACTAAACAATGAGAGGTTTTTAGTAGAGAAAGAAATAAGGTTACAGAGATATTCATTCGATAATCATTTGTATTGGCTGCTAAGAGGTAAGCCAGGTAAATTTAAGAGCTTGAGTTTTATGAACGCGGCGTATTCCGCATTTCTTAAAACCATTAGAAAACACGATACAATCTTTTTAGTTTGTAATAAGGGGTAAAGTTATGGTTTATATTATAGCCGAGATAGGCATTAATCACAATGGTGACTTGGGAATTGCCAAGAAGCTAATCGACCTGGCAGTAGATGCAGGATGTGATGCTGTTAAGTTTCAAAAGCGCACTATTGATTTAGTGTATACAAAGGAAGAGCTAGATAAGTCTCGCGAATCGCCTTGGGGAACAATCAACAGGCAGCAGAAAGAAGGCTTAGAGTTTGGCAAAGAAGAATACGACGAGATAGATAGATACTGTAAAGAGAAAGGTATAGCATGGAGCGCATCCGCCTGGGATTTAGAAAGCCAGAAGTTCTTACAGCAGTATGACCTAGAGTTTAATAAGATTGCTTCAGCGCTCTTGACATACGATGAGCTATTAGAGACTGTAGCTCAAGAAGGAAAGCACACCTATATATCTACGGGTATGAGTACCCTAGAACAGGTTGACCATGCAGTAGAAATATTTAGGAAGCACAAGTGTCCTTTTACAGTTATGCATTGCACTTCTACATACCCAACCGACATCAGGGAGTCTAATATTCGTGTTGTTAAGACTCTCACCGAAAGATACCCAGATTCAAAGGGCGTCGGCTTCAGCGGGCATGAAAAGGGACTATTACCAACTTTGCTCGCTGTATCTCTAGGTGCAGCCGTAGTTGAACGACACATTACTTTAGACCGTACAATGTATGGTAGTGACCAGGCAGCATCATTGGAGCCAACCGGTTTACGTAAGTTGTGCCGTGATGCTCGTGAGGTTGAGACTATATTGGGTGATGGGATTAAGACTGTGTATGTAAGTGAACAGCCCATCATAGAGAAGCTAAGAAAATATTAAGGAGAAAACAATGTCAGAGATAGGTTATGGTTCCAGGGCAGTTGTCTGGGACAAGGCACGTAATGTTGGTGGTGCCGTACACAAGATAGAAGCAGGTAAGAAAACCGACATGGTGTTTCATACCAGGCTAACGAAAGTGCTTTATCTTCTGGGCGGAAAAGCTACCATTAGAGTAATTAAGAATGGGCAGATAAAGGGCATTCCTTTTGAACCAGGAACATCTCTATCAATTCCTCCAGGTTTTATGCATCAAGTAGAGGCCGAGACTGAGTGCATAGTGATAGAGTTTGTTAATGACCCATCTTCCGCATATGGTTCAGATGAAGACAATAAAGATACTCATGTTGTAAGCAAGGGCACAACTCCTATAGTGGTGAATTTGCCGCAAGAGCAAACAGCTCCAGCTATAGTTATGTCGGAAGAGGATAAGGTGATAGCTCAGGCCACTACTAAGAAAAAGACGTCTAAGAAGCCCGCTCGTAAAAAGAAAACGAGCAAGAGGACTAACTGATGATAGTTGGTGATAAAGTATATCTGAAAGAGATAGACCCTTCCAATGTAGAGTGGATGCGCGAGCAAAGGAATGATCCTGAGATGCGCAAATACTTTAGGGAATGGAAGGATATCAGTAAGGCACGACAGCAGTGGTGGTACGAAAACCGTGGCAACAACATGGCGGACAATCATGTATACTTTGAGATTCATGAGAATCTGCCAGTACAAACGCCACCATTACAGGGTTGGACAGACTACGGAACTGGCAAGCAAAACCCTGCACCAGATTTAGTTGGCTGCTGCGGTTTACACTATGTAGACTGGCGTTTACGTTCTGCAGAGTTTGGTATCTTTTTAAGTCCCGAGGCAAGAGGCAAGGGATTAGGTAAAGAGGCTCTTACGCTGCTATTTGACTTTGGGTTTAGAGAAATGAACCTGCATAAGATATGGGCAGAAGTATATGATAACAACGTAGCATTAGGGGTTTACACTGGGCCGCTTGGTATGAAGGTTGATGGCAAATTGCGACACAACCAGTTCACCAATGGCACCTATATAGACTCTACAATGCTTAGTGTATTGGAGGATGAATGGTTCGAGAAACATGGTGGAAGAGATTCACCAAGCGTCGTAAGCGGAACCAAGAACGCAAAGTTATAGGATATCAGACCAATTTTCAAGCTATGAAATGGTATGGTAAATTACTTAGGGGCGAGATAACTATAGAGGAATATAGTAAGCTTGAGGCAGAAGACTTTGAGCCCATCACAACCCCAATCTATGAAGATGAAATCAAAGGAGTTTAACAATGACTTAGGTATTAGCAAAGAAGCTTATTACAAGCATCAAAGAATATGCAAGTGAATTTAAGAAGAGCAAGTTCTATAGCAAGAAGAACTTAGAAAGCACAGAGTTTGAAGATTCGCCTTGTGGCACATACGAGTTAGCCATCGAGAGTTTCAAGACTGGCAAGGGGACCTGGAACTATACTCGTGGCACAGTTCGTAATAAGAAGACAAAAGAAGTGATAGCGGTAGTTAATAGAAACTATCATAGCTTTTGGAAGTGCTGGGCGATAGGACATCCTGATGGGCATGATTACTTACTGTGTGGTGAGAACTATCAGGGACAAACAATAATTCGATTAGATGACCCTAAGCGTCTGGATTACCTACCAGAATCAGCGCAGAAAGGTTTTGGTTTCTGTTGGGCAGATGTTAAGTTATCTCCCGACAATACCATCATCGCGGTTGAAGGTTGTTATTGGGCTTGTCCATACGAAGTTAGATTTTATGATTTTACAGAGCCTATGAAGCACCCTGTAGATTTAGCTAGCGCTGATGGTAGATACGATAGGTTGTTTGGCTGGAAAGATGCCACAACGGCTATTGTGGGCTACGAAGAAGAAATCAGAAAGTCTGACGGTATGAATATGGATGAGCTATATGAACTCGACGAAGAGGCTTATGATAAAGCCTGCGATGAGGACGACATAGATTACCGTGATGTGAAAACAGAACTGAAATTAAGATGAGGAGAAAGACATGGTGTTTATAATTGCTGAGATTGGAATTAACCATAATGGCAATATACACCTGGCGCATGAATTAATCCGTCAGGCTGCAATTGCTGGAGCTGATGCTGCTAAGTTTCAGGCTTATTCGGTGGATGCTCTCTTTGGGCCTGACGGAGAAGACCCAAACCCAGAAATTCATGCTGGTGTAAAACCTCTAGAATTTAACAAAGAGCAATTCGCACAGCTTAAAGACTGGTGCGATGAAGAAGGCATCGAGTTCATGTGTAGCGTTTTTGATGAAGAGCGGCTACAATGGATGGAAGACTTGGGTGTTAAGCGACACAAAATAGCAAGTCGTGTGTCTAAGCTTAATAGGCCATTAGCTGAGAAGATGGTAGCAACCGGAAAAGAATGCTATATGTCTCTGGGATTTAATTCAGTGGCATTAGATAAGTCTCCTGATAATGTAAAGTATCTCTATTGCGTATCAGAATATCCTACCGAGTATAAGAGTCTAAACTTTCCTCCAGTATTTGGAGATTTTTACTATGGGTTCTCTGACCATACACTTGGGATAGAGGCATCATTGGTAGCTGTAGCAAGAGGAGCAAAGCTTATAGAGAAACATTTTACTCTCTCTAAGGCAACTCCTGGCTTTGACCACATCTGTAGTATAACTCCAGATGAACTAGCAGATTTGGTTAAGTATTCCAGGCTGATGCAGAAGGTGGTATGATATGGAATATAGGGACATCCAGGCTCAATTGTGGGGAGGCAAAACCACTAATGCGGTGGAAGCCTACTGGAACAATGAAAATCATGTCCGTCGTGCAAATTGGCTTGGTAATCACATCAGGGTGTATGATATAGAATCTTTATTTGAGGTTGGTATTATGGGCGGCAGGAACCTGGATGTGATTAAAAACAAGATGTCCCTAGAAAGTTTCGGTGGCATAGATGTATCACAAGACAGTGTAGATTGGGCGCGAGAGAATATGCCAGATGGAGATTTTGCTAGAGAGAGTGTGTATGATATGGATATTACCAAAAAATATGATATGGTGTTTACTATGGGGGTCCTGATACATATACCTCCAGATGGAATCTTGAGGGCGCTTAAGAAATGTCTCGACAAAGCGAACAAATATGTGATGCATATTGAAGCGTATAGTGATGATTTTATACTAAAGGGCTCAGAGGAATTAAACCCTAAGCGCGTAGCAGATAAGTTTCAATGGAGACCAAACCTTATAGATTATTATGCTAAATTGGGTTATTATGCCACCCATAATCGTTTACCAGCAGCCATAAGGGGTAGAGATGTGTCACACATTATCCAGGTAGACATAAATAGAGGTAAGATGTTGATGCAAAAGGCAGTATAATGTTACATGGGCTATATTTAGATCCTAGAGTTTGGGGAATAGATATAGACCCATCGATTTTTTGGAACCCAGATAAGTTCGAGGTTAAGATGGACTTTCCGCCCACTAAAGCATCTCGTATAGCTAAACAGAACATACGAGTGAACAGCAAGTATAAGTTTGCTATTACAACCAGTGTGTGGGAAAAACCTATTAGGCGAACGCTACAACATCTTAGAGGGCAGGGGTTAAAAATATTTCTTTTGCCCCGAGAACCATTTAAGTTCGGTGCACATGAGAGCGCGATGTTTAGACATCCGAAATATAAGTTAGACGGAGAGTACTTTTTTACGCCAGATGCAGTATTTGCTCCAGGACAAAATTACGCCAATTTTTGGGAAGACCTAACTACCACATATATAACAGGCTACCCAAGATTTGAGTTGTATATGGATAACTCCTACCAATCTAGAGAAGAGGTAGCGAACAAGTATGGTTTAGAACTATCTAGAAAATGGATATTCTTTCCCGACTATCCGCCTCTATTTTCTCAAGAGTCAAATGGAAAAATTGTAGACGTCAACATAGATAAAGTAAGGGACGACTCAATATTAGCTCTGGAGCATTTTGCTAAAAGCACGGGCAATCACCAGATAGTGATTAAAGTTCATCCTCAAACCTGGAAAAGCTATAGCAAATACGATATGTATGTATCTGATGTAATGAAGGCCAGGCTCGACAACCCAAGCGTTGATATTAAGATTATCCCAGATATATGGGAATCATCTACTCAAGTGGCACGAGAATTGTTGGTGCACTCAGATGTTGTTGCGGGGTTCGCCAGTACTATGTTATTAGAGGCGGCAATACTCAATAAGCCCATCGTATATATTTTATTTGGCGAATCCAGGGATTTTGATGGTTTACCTGATTATCACCAGTATTTGCCAGTAGCCTACGATCAAAAAGGATTGCTGGATATTTTGTCTAATCCTATAGATTGTGATACCGTAGGTTTAGTTAATCACTACCTATGCGATATTGATGGTCATGCGTGCGAAAGAATATGTGAAGCTATTAAGGGAGAGTGTAATGGTAGATAAGAAAACACAGGCTCAACATTGGGCAGGAAAAGACTTAAAGATTATTCAGTCGTATTGGGACTCGCCTCCAGCAACCAAGCGCTCTAAGTGGTTTGTGGAACAACTTAGAAATTATGAATTTGATTCTATAGGTGAGGTAGGTTTCTTTGCTGGCAGAAACTTACGATACATTAGGGAAGCCTTTCCAGACAAACAGGTGAGTGGCGTAGAAGTGAACCCTAAGGCAGTTAAATTCGCCCAAGAAAAACTAGGTTCAGATGTTAGGTTGCTATGTGAAGACTTGCATGATTTAGACTTTGTGAACTGGGAGGCGGACATTATATTTACTTCTGGTGTGCTAATACATGTTCCGCCCGAAACAATGCGAAATGTGATAGAGGTTCAGATAGTTCCTGCTGCATTTAAGTATGTAATGCATCTAGAACAACTAGGAAATAATGAGGTTGCTGCTGGGCCAAAGCACATGAAGCCAACCTACAAAGTGTCAGACCAGGTGCAATGGAATCCTGATTTAGTATCGATATATAAGGATTTGGGCTACGACCCACAAGTAATTCCATTGCCAGAGGAAGTACAAACTAATGGGGCGAGAGAGTTAGTGGTTGTAAAAGTGTAAACCCGGGAGTTCCCAATGGGCAAAAAATTGAAAGCCACAACGTTGACAGAACAGAAAAAGGTGGAAAAACAGAAACGCATAATGTACCACTTTATGAAAAGAGAGCATGTTAGGGTCTTCGAGTCATTTAAGCCTGAGAAGGGTATCAAGCAATTTGCATGTACACCCAACTTTATTTCTTCTAAAGGGTTGCAATTGCCTCATTATAAATATGACATAGATTATCATTTCAAATTTTCTCTTAAGAATCAAAAGCCAAATGTGGTGGTTCAGTGTCATAATTCTGGGACTTGGCATACTAAGATGAAAAAATATGGTATGAAAATTGTATATGTTGGTCACGGAGTTTGGGACGCAAGCCCAGCTAATGTAAAGCGATCATTCTCTGAAACTTGGGCTAATTTTGATTTATTACTGGGAGGCATACATAATTTTAGAACTTTGCTTATGAACAATGCCAATGTACCCTCAGAGAAGATTGTGTTAAATGCCCTACCACAATTTGATGTACTATATGACAGAGTACAACGAAGTAATGAGTGTAGAAGGGCTTTGTTAGAAAACTCTCAGGCTAATAAGATTGTAACTATCTTTGGACACAAGTATGGCCGAAGCGATTTCATAGCGCACTCTGTAGATTTTTATTTGTCTGTTATTAAATTGGCCAAACTGGCAGAAAAAAACAACTGGTTGTTAGTGGTAAAACCTAAAAAAGAAAATACATTTAGCTTTATTGATATCAAGGCCAAGTCAGGCGAAGCTTGGGCAGTAGAGATTATAGACGAATTTATGTCTTTGAAAGAAAGTCCTTATGTTAAGTTCGTCGCGCCCTTTGGTGATCCTTATCCTATTATTGCTGCCACCGATGTTATAGTTCTGGCAGGAAGGTCCACTGTAGAAATTGAGGCGTGTTTAGCAAATAAGCCACTTGTTATAGTTAGGGTGGCAGATAATGTATTTGCTGGAGGAAACGACAATCTGGATACCATTAAGAACGATTGTGCATATCATGCAGATAGCCAAGATGTGTTTGAAGAGATTATTCTCACAGCAGTTAATTCAGACAACGCAGTGCAGCTACAAAATCAAAATAAGCATATGTTTGATTTGGGCTTAACGTTTGATGGGCAACACCACAAGAGAGCACTACAAGCTATAAAAGAACTAATAAGGGTTTAAAGATGAATCACGGATACATGGTAGAGAACTGTAAGTATCATCATGGACGAGTTTATAGTCGTAGAAAGTGTGATTGCGCATCCTGCACTCTGGCAATCAAAGAGGCAGCATTTAGTGATGAGTTAAAACATAATCATGTAAATGGAAAGTTCTGTAAGCGTTCCAACAATTGTCCTAAGTGCTGCGAAACCAGATGGAAAATTCGTATAGTTACTCACATTGCGTATGATGGACAAAAGTGCAGTAGAAAGTGTGAAGCATGCAAGGGACAAATTTTCAGCCAGGTATATAACAATATGCGCGATTTCATGCCCCGTGTACTGTATCAAACTATGTTGCCGAGGAATAAATAATGGAAGTGTCAGTAATAGTTACTAATTATAATTATGGAAGATTTCTGCCAAGATGTATAAGGTCCCTCCTTACCCAATCCTATCATAGTGACGAGTATGAAATTATTGTTATTGATGATTGCAGCACCGACAATAGTCGAGATATAATTTCTATGAATGAAGACAAAGTGCGAGCAATATACAACGATGAAAATTTGGGCTTGGCGGCTACCTGTAATAAGGCTATTCAGGCAGCGTTAGGTAAATTGATAGTTAGAGTTGATGCAGATGATTATGTAAATCAAGATTTTCTAAAAGTGCACCAACTGTTTCTCGCATCAAATAAAGATATGGATGCCACATCTTCAGATTACTATGAAGTGGATTTAAAAGAGAATATTTTGCGTCGTAGAAATGGTGATACTTGGCCAATAGCCTGTGGTGTCATGTATAGGGTGGATCAATTGATAGATATTGGGCTTTATGATGAGAGGCTACCGAGAGAGGATGTAGACTTCAGAAATAGATTTTTGAAGAAGTATAGGATATACAACATACCCATCCCTCTTTATCGTTATACAATGCATGATGAGTCAATAACTCATAATGCTAAGGGATTGAGATGATAGGTTATATAGGAGCAGTCATAATGATTGCAGCAGTAGTGGTGCCAGCGTCAGTTATTATAATAGGCAAGATAATGTTAAGAGAAAAGAAATATGACTAGAGTGTTTATATACAGCGATTTGTTTTTACCCACGTTTCCTTTTTTAGAGTTTCCGCTCTATCACAAATTAGAAGAACTCGGACTTGATGTGACGTATGTGTTACAAGAGGGCGATATTAGGTTAACCACACCGAGATTCGCTGAAAGGTTTAATGCGCTAAATATAAAAACTATATCTAAACCGATGTATATAGCAGACGACAGGCTAACTAAAAAAGGTGACATTATAGTCTCTCGTTTTGCTTACAAGGGTGCCGGAGGTGAAGCCGCACTATCGGCTCGTAAGTTTGGCAGAATAGTTTTTATGTACGACCCATCAGGAATTGATATTCGTGTAAGACAATGCCCGGCTCACTATCTCACCGCAAAGAGCAAGGAACTAAAGCTTGCCACCCTGAAAAAGTTTCCAAAAACCTATAAAAATATCTTCACAACGGGTACAATACACTATGACGCTGCGGCCACGATTACTGCAAATCGAAAGGTATTCATGGAGTCTTATGGGCTAAATCCAGAAAAGAAGCTTGCAATACTCACTCCTGCCAATCCTGGAGAGCTTGGACATCAGCATGGTGTAAACAATGAATATTCCGAAATAGTTAGTATAGTAAAACAACAATGCCCGGACTATGAGATAATGGTAAAGGCGCATCCTCTTGATTACACGGCTAGTATGCCAGCACAGGTAGGGATAGTTCACAAAAATCAACATTATGAAGGTAAACATTCATGGCAGAATTTTGCACCCGGAATAGCAGTTGTAAAAGCTGAAGAAGGATACAGGGCCATTAGAGCATGTGATGTTGTCCTAAATGTTCGTTCTAGTATAGCTATGGAGACCTGCTTGTTTCCAAAGCCTCTTGTGAATATCAATAGACGCAAGTATGTAACAAACTGGCCAGCAGACCCAAAAACAATGATAGATGCAGAGATGGGGGAATTAGCCACAGTGTTGAATTCATATAGTTATGAAATCAAACCCGATGATATTCCTGCATTCAAAGATTATGCAAAGAAGCATTGCTTTTCTGATGATGGAAAGGCTTATGAGAGAACAGCTAACGCAATATTAAAAGTAGCAAAAGGCGAAGCATAATGAATAAGGTTTCCCTGAAACCGGAGAAGAAATGTCGTGGGAAAACTATGGGTTGTGGCACATTGACCACATAAATCCATTGTCCAAGTTTGACTTAACTGACATAGAGCAAGTCAAAAAGGCTTGCCATTATACAAACCTTCAGCCCCTATGGGCTAAAGACAATTTATCTAAAGGTGCCAAACATGGTAACAAAAGTAGTTAATTTATTCGGTGCGAGTGGAGTTGGGAAATCAACCACAGCTGCTGCAACATTTGCTAAGTTTAAAATGGCAGGAAGGCACACAGAGTTGGTTTCCGAATATGTAAAAACGATGGCTTGGGAACAACGTCTTCCGGGCAAATTTGATCAAGCGTACATTTTCGGAAAGCAGGCACGGAGAGAGTCCATCCTGTATGATAAGGTAGACTACATAATCACCGATAGTCCTTTGTGGCTATCAGCATTCTATGAACAGAGATATGTGGGTAAAGAAATTATTTCTCCAGCAGTCCACAACTTTATGGATTATGCCCAAGAGAATGGGGTTATTCATCACAACTTTTGGCTGAGGAGAAACAAGCCATATGATACGCGGGGTAGATTTGAATCAGAAGAGGGGTCGAAGGAAAATCACAAGTTGCTTAGGTCATTTCTGGATAAGCACAAGGTTCCGTTGATTGAAGTGCCCACCACTGATGAAGAGAGGGCAGAGTTTATATTCAACTACTTCGAGAAAGTGATTGAGGTTTGATGTTTACTAGAACCAGCGTAGTAGGCACATATTTAGGCTTACTAAAACACGATGTAAATATTGGCATGGTTAAGATATATAAGCAGGGAGATGTTTATGTAAAAGAAAGCCATCTGAACGCCATGTATTACAATATGGACAGATATGGCGAGCCCTTTACTTTAGTGTATACAGAGCTGTATGAGCCTTCTTGGTTAGAGAAACTAAAGATACGAATGAGGGGCAGGGTGCTAAGGTTTCCACACATAAGCCCCGCACCTATTATTAAACTGAGGTTAGAAAATGGATAGTAGTTTAGATTATGAGTTTGAGAAGGCATTGGAGTCTTCTGATAACGAAGAGGCGTTCGAGTGTTGGCGAGAGAATGGCAAGCGAGAGATTAATGATTTGTTGTGGAAGTATTTGCCAGATAACACTACCATTAAGGAAGCCGATGATATAGCCATCAAGATTTTTGAAATGATAGATGGCTGGTGGGAATTTAAGAGATGAAAATTGCAAGGAAACTAAACGTTCTTTCAGCCGAGGCGTTAAGCAAAGCAGATGCTATATGCTTCACCTCTAATGGTTCTATTAAGAAGAATGGCGCCCTTATAATGGGTGCAGGGGTTGCCAAGCAATTTCGTGATAGGTTTCCTGGTATGGATATTACTGCTGGACAGAAGGTAAAGAAAAACGGAAACCGCTGTCAGGTGATTGAGACGTTTAAGATAGAGAAACGATTTCTGAGCGTTCTAGCTTTTCCTACAAAGCATTCTCCGTGGGAAGATAGTGATATTGAGTTGATAAGAAAATCAGCCCAACAGATAGTTGAGATAGCTGATGCAAATTCCTGGAAGAAGGTTTTGATACCAGCACCGGGGGTTAATAACGGAAACCTTAGATGGGTTGATGTTCGTCCTGTGCTAGAAGAGATACTTGATGATAGATTTACTATTTGTTTTTGGAAGGGTAAAAGATGACCAAAACTAAAGAAGAAAGACGGGTAATACTAGACAAGCTAAAGAAGAAACTAGATGATATAGGGCTTGATCCAGAAAATATTGCTCCATGGCCAGAACCTAAGCTTGAGATAGAACAGGTAGAGATGCCTGATGATTGGGTTAGACAAGTTTCCGAAGCCAAGGTGCAGCACGATAAACATGGTAACGTTGCGTTAGTCATTGTTCTGCCGTTAGCGTGGTTAGAGGATTTTAAGGCTAAGGTTCAATCCCAAGACCCCGGCATTGTGAAGCATATTAGAAAGAATATGTTGTGGGGCGCCGATATTAAGTTTGGGCCAATTGATAGTCCAATTGCTGCAGGCGAGTGGACATGGTGAAACCAAAGATAACCTATCTCATTGGTGATTTGCATATGGGAGGATGGCCAACCTTTCTTATAAATCTATGCATGGAACTATGTAGTGATTTTGAGTTTAGCTTTATAGCAGTAGACAACAAGAACATCAACTCCAGATTTCATCAGCTAGGTAGGGCTGAATATCTGGGTAGTAACTTCGAAGCAATCAACCATAGGCTCATTACTCAAAAGCCCGATATAGTGCAGTTTGGAAATAAAGAGTGGCTCGGAAAGATTGCTAAGAATGTTCCGAATCCTCCTATTGTGATTGAGCGCACAGCAGGTCCTCGTTCTTGCAATATTGGGCGAAGCAGCGTGGATTATGTAGTAGCATCTAATGAGGGAACAGTACCACTTATACGCAAGAACTATCAGGGTCCATTGGAAGTAATACGCAATGGGCTAGATGTTGATTACTACAAGTCTGTTCAACCCGACCGTCTCCACTTTAAGCCTGATGATTTTGTGGTCTGCTATTGTGCAAGGATGGGCGGTATTGGACAGGGATTTGAGGTTCTACTAAATGCTGTGCTAAAGGCAAGAAAGACCCATGACATAAAGCTAGTACTGATAGGAGATAAGCCAGAGCATTCGGCAGAGGATATTCGTCCTAAACTGCGTAAACTGGCTAAACCTATGGGCGATGATTGTGTATTTACTGGTGCCTTAGATAATCCCGCTCCTATAATGGCAGGAGCTAATCTCTATGTATGTTCAGCATTTCATCATGGTATATCAAACTCTATTATAGAAGCAGCTGCTCTGGGTAAGCCAGTAGTAGCAACAGATGTGGGTCAAACTAATGAAATTGTTCTTGCAGACACTAGTGGCATTCTCGTTAAGCCAAATGATAGTAATAGCATCGCTCGCGCTATTATTAAGCTGAAGGATAGTCCTAAAAAGTGCCAGCAGTTTGGACAGGCCGGAAGGGACCTGGTAGAGCGAGAATTTAACGTTAAAAAACAAGCACTTAGGTATAAAGAGCTATACGAGCGCCTACTTGCCTGATATCAGAAGTATATCATTTTTGTGTCAGCAGCGGGGCAGGAACCTATTAATATTTGGCTCATATAGTAAGACCCTTCAAGTGAGGTAAATACAATGAAGCAGAATGATAGTAAGCAGATGAGGGTTTCCAAGACTCAGTATGAAACTCTGGGAAGTCTGTCTAAAGCCCTGGGAATGAGCCGTGTCGAGGTTTTGAACAACGCCGTGGCACTGACAAAGTTTCTAGTGGATAGTAAGGCTGTAGCTGTAAAGGCAGTGCAGTCAGATGGGCAAGAACGAGAATTGTTTCTTACACTGCTCTTAGGAAATCATAGTCAGGATACGAGCAACGATGAGTGAAAAGCTTAAAGAGAAGGGCTATGGTGGTGGAACAGCTGCTACAGCTTTTGTATATGCTCTAGGTAATGCCATCGACCCTAAGCCCAAAAATAACCCTCGGACGTTGCATTTAGGTTTTGTGGATGGTGATACGTGGCACTTGATACATATAAAGCATGTCAAGGATAGAGATGACATCAAAAGGGCTATGATTGATAGGCTCGGAGAATTTCTTGGGGAGAAAGCGGAGAAGTAAATGGACTGTTGGGATAAGCAGGGAAACCTTATAGAGATAGAAGAGTGGATGAAGCTAATGAGTGATGATAGCTACAAACGAGTAGCATACTCTAAGCTTAATGATTGTGTAATCTCTACCGTGTGGACAGGTCTCGATAACTTTCAAAAACTAACTGGTATGCCAATGACGTTTGAAACTATGGTGTTCCCTCTCGATAGTTTTCAAGATATGGATGGTAATAGGTATGCAACAGAGGAGGAGGCTCTTCTTGGGCATACTACAATGCTATACAAGTGGGCTTTGAAATGCAAGTAAACTATGATAAATATTCAGACAAGATTGTTTCTATGTACAAGTCTGGCAAATCTATACTAGAAATTAGTAAGATTATAGGGTGTTCTAATAGGCCAATAAGCAGAATACTTAGAGAGAATGAGGTTTATATCAGGCAACAGGGAAGCAGGTATGTGATAAATGACAGATTCTTTAAAGAAATCGCCTCAGAATATCAAGCATATTGGCTGGGCATGATAGCAACAGATGGGACAATAAGGAGCGATAAGAGTAGGAATGAAATAGTACTGAGCTTGCAGATATCAGACACAAAGCATATTCAAAATTTTATAGATGATATAGGCTCAACATCTAAGGTGTACTTTGTTAATAGAAATGGTAGCGATCAGGCGTATGCATCTATTAGTTCAAAAATGCTAAAAGAAGATTTGATAAAGTTAGGCATCACGCCCAACAAGTCTTTTTCATTAAGTCCTCCAGATATAGACGAAAAAATAAAGAGGCATTTTTGGAGAGGGTGTTTCGATGGAGATGGTTGCATAACCTCATATAGAAATAAATATTGGGCAGTATCATTTAATGGCACAAGGGATATGGTTGAAGGATTTGTGAAGTTTCTTAATAAAGAAATACCAATAAATCGTTGTAAAATCATGCCAAGGTGTAATATTTACACTGTATCCTATAGAAAACAAGAAGATGTCAGGAAAATAGTATCTTTGTTATATTCTGGATCTACTAGATATTTAGAGCGAAAACAGACATTAGCGGATAATATAATGAAAGGAAAAGGGCCATGCGAATAAATATTGTGTGTGATGATCATGGCTGGATATATGATAAATTCATATTGGAGTTCAAGAATCACTCTAAGCACGAAATAGTTCGTAATTTCAAGAGCGATTTTGATGTTGTGCATTTTTTGCCGTACTATACTTACGATAAAAAAATTGCATCCGATAATCCTTGCACAGCCTGGATGTCGCACAGGGAAGCTCGTAAAGACCTAGCAGCGAAGTTTGATGCAGTAGCTAAGTTGGTTGATGTTCCATTGAGTCATAGTAAAAAGTATGCTGATTTGCTTAAGCAATATGGAGCGAAACAAATTATGCCTGGTGTAGACTTAGATAAATTCAAGTTGCGTTATTGGGATGCTCCTGATAGAGACAAGCTGGTGGTTGGATATGTAGGTAGACAATATACATCTTCCGCCAGAAAGAATCCTACATTATTAAAACGAATAGCCGAGTTAGACTTTGTTGAGTTTAGAACCACAGGCGGGAATATGTCTCAAGACCTAATTCCCAGTTTCTATTCTGATTTGGATTTTGTAGTATCACCAGCAACAATTGAAGGTGGCCCAATGGCAGTTACTGAGGCTTTAGCTGTAGGTGTGCCAGTGATTTGCTTTGAGGGTGTTGGTGTAGCGAACGAGTTTCACGATGGTGTGATTAGAATCCCATATAACAATGCTGATGCTTTTGTCGATAAGCTAAAACATATGTGGCGAAATAAAACGTATAAGACTTGGTATAATTATAATGTAGGCAAAAGATTAAGAGAACAGGTAGGGCAGTTTACATGGAAATGCTTTGCTGAAGAACACGACAAAGTTTGGGAGAGCCTACATGCAGTTTAATCTTTCACTCGACGATTTTTCTCCTCATCCAAGGGCAGGATTGAATTTCGAATCGATAGAATGGTGTGATAAACTGATAGAGCTGTATCCTGATATTAAGATAGATTTGTTTGTCCCAGCAGCCTACTGTAGGCTTGGCGAGGATCCTTGTCATCTTTCTAAGAATAAAGAATGGGTAGAGAGGGTAAATGCTCTCCCGGCTAACTATAGAGTATGTTTTCATGGATATTACCATCGTCGTCTTAGCACTAAACATGGCAATTCAAACAATGACGAATGGCAGTTTTTAAATGAGCAACAAGCTGCTCTTTTTGCATCTCATATGATAAATGAGTTTGAAGAGGCTGGTATAAGGTGCCATAAAACATTTCGTCCGCCTGGTTGGAAAATAAGTGTATCTAGCGCTAAGGTTTTGACTAATGCTGGCTTTGTAATAGCAGGAGATGGCAACTATTTTAATCGTATTTCTGGTAAAGTTTCTGGGTTAAAATGGGTACAATATAACTGGGACTTGGTTGGCCCAAAGCCCAAATCAGACTGCATAGTTGCTTACGGGCATACGTCTGATTGGACTAATAACTATATGGACGAAACAAGATTCAACATGGTAGTTGAATGCTTGAAAGGAACAGATAAGATAGACTTTAGGTTTATAGGGGATTTAGTATGAAAGTTGCAGTTTTAGGATTCGGCAGACAGGGCAAGATAGTAGCTCACGACATGGCACGAACCAAAGGTGTGACCAGTCTCAGTGTTGTAGACTTAGACTTGAGTAATGAAAAAGACAACAATCTTACCCCCTACCATTATGTAGAGGCCGACCTAAGTGACTACAAGGCAATAAGAAAGATATGCGAACAACATGATTTGGTAATAGGCTGTCTACCAGCTAAGCTTGGGCATACAGCTATGTTTGCTGTAGTTGACGCAGGTGTTCATTATGTTGATCTTTCGTTTCTAGAGCAGGATTACATGGATTTTGATAGTTCTGCCCTACACAAGAAAATTACCATTATTCCAGACGCAGGTATAGCCCCAGGACTGTCTAATCTTATTGTTGGTCGGGCCATGCTAAAGAAGCCTAAGCGAGTCGAAGTACATGTTGGTGGTGTAGCCCACAATAAAGCAGACGACTATGTTATTAGTTGGTCACCAGAAGATTTAGAAGCAGAGTACACGAGGCCAGCTCGAATTATTCAAAATGGATTAGTCACAACTGTCCCGGCACTTTCTGGAGAAGAGAATCTAATCTTTCCGAACATAGGAAGGTTTAACTCTTATTATACCGATGGGCTTCGTAGTTTGTTGAGCTACCAAGGTCAAGTAGATTTCATGGCCGAGAAAACTATCAGATGGCCAGGACACATTGAGAAAGTAGTGAGCCCTCTTCTTAGAAGCGGAAACTTTGTTAAGGGGATAACCAGCACGTTCAAGTCATCTGGTGAAGTACAGGACATGCTGATTATGATTATTAAGGTTGATGACGAAGAAGTCATGCTTAAGATAGATGGTGGTTTAGATTCTGCTATGTCTCAAGGAACCGCTCATGCCTGTTCTTCTTTCGCAGCACTGATAGCGAGTGGAGTTTTTCCGCATACAGGAGTGCTGCCTGCCGAGCGAATAGCGAGACACGATAGTGCCTATAAGTTTGTGCTAGATAAGATGTCTGAACATGGCGTAAGCTTTAGTACAAAATACCCATTCATGTGAGGGACAATATGTTAGAAGAAGAAAAACCAGCTTTATTGGTGGATGATGCTGTAGGGATATTGTTGTATCGTCTATTGCAGAACCATATACTGGCAGGAACTCTAGAGGGTTTGGTGAACTTGGCGGTAAAAGAATCGGAGGCGGGGCTATCTAACACAAAGTTAGCAGAGTATGCCGCAGATTTATCTAACAAGTTAACTGGAGCTAAAGTCAATAATATGACCGAGAAACTTAGTCAAATATTCGATGGTAAGCCTGGTGAAGAGCCAGAAGAAGAAATGGAGGGTCCGATGTTTTCTCGTCCCTCCGAGAATGATTATGAGGATGAGCTTGAGCTGATGAGAGACGAAATAGAGGCCGCAGCAAATGAGCTTGACCCAGAAAAGGACTATGAGAAATTGGTAGAAGCAGCAAAGCAATTGGGCAAGCAGGATGAGAAGAATAAGGTGCTTGAACAAGAGATGCAAAAGCTTACTACTCTTGAGGACGCAGAAAATGCTCTAGTAGAATTACAAAGCAAGGGTCTACTTACAGAAGAGCAAATTAAGATAGTGCAAAACGATATTGAAGAGTTTAGAGAGAAACAAGATGGACGGACACCCGATACCGAAGAATAAAAAGTGGCGAGGACAGATGTATAGCGAGACTCGTTATGCTGTTATTAAGTGGCTTGAGCGAGAGCTGCCTAATGTAACAGGTGATGTCCTTAATGTTGCTGCAGGCGGATGGCCAGTGCCTAAGCAGCTATTAACTAATCCTGGTGTAAAGTCCTATGCAACCTATGACCAGAAGTTTTACGGGGATAGCAAAAATCCGGTTGATAACTTCGGTGATGTTCATAGTATGCCAAAAGAGTGGACTAATAAGTGGGATTGTGTGATATGCAACCAGGCTATGGAATGTTTCAAGAACCCATTCAAAGCTATGTCGGAGTTGCACAGGGTTCTTAAACCAGGCGGAGTTCTTTTCATAGACTCACCGTTTAACTATCGATGGTTTGGGGAAGGTTCTTTTCCAGGTAAGGCACCCAAGAAGCACAGGGTGTATGACTACTGGCGCATATCTAGAGATGGCTGGGAGTTGCTTACGGAAGACTTTAGTAAAGTAACTATTGAGGAAAGCGGGCCGAATATTTATGACCCTTATACTTACATGGTGAAATGCGTAAAATGATAACAAAGCTTATATTGATAGCCGTCATACTGGTAGTTTGCAAAGGATGGCTAATGTACTTGGAGAGAATAAAATGATTAAGGCAGTAAAGTTTGAAGCAGAGTGGTGTGCCCCATGCAGAATGCTTCAGCCTATTTGGGCAAAGTTGGCACAAGAGTTTCAGGGTAAGATAGAGTTTGAGGTTGTAGATATTGACCAGGATTCTAAGAGAGCAGCAGATGCACGTGTTTCAGCTGTACCAACCATCGTGCTTTCTGATGGAGACACTGTGGTAGACACTATAGTTGGATTGGTGACAGAGGAACAGTTGCGAAGTAGACTTAGCGATTTGGTGTGAGGTTTAGATGAAAGTAGCAATAACTGGTAGTGCTGGATTTATAGGCTCTAACTTAGTAGAGGGTTGCCTGAAGAAAGGCTGGTGTGTGGTAGGTGTTGATAATCTATCCACTGGTTTTGATGAAATGGCAGACCCTATTCGTGTTATGGAATTGCCAGGTCATTACATGTTTACTAAGTTGGATATCACTGACACCGAGGCATTAGTACAAGCTTTTCATGGGTGCGATGTTGTGTTTCATTTGGCAGCTCTTCCAAGAGTATCGTTCTCTATAGATGAACCACTCGCGGCAGACTTTGCTAATACTCATGGCACCCTTAGTGTGTTGGAGGCGGCTAGACAGGCTGGTGTGAAGCGAGTTGTATTTAGCTGCTCTAGTTCTGTATATGGCGGGGTAGCTCAGTTTCCTACTCCGGAGACAGCACCACCATCACCAAAGTCTCCTTACGCTCTACATAAACAAACTGGAGCAGAGTACTGTAGGCTTTACAGCGAACTTCATGGGTTGGATACGGTGAGCTTGCTATACTTCAATGTGTTTGGAAAGTATCAGCGTGCTAATTCTGCATACGCCACAGTGATACCTGCTTTCTTCGAGGCGGGAATGACTGGAACAGAGTGCCGTGTAGATGGTGATGGGGGACAGTCGAGGGATTTTTGTTATGTGGACAATGTGGTACAAGCAAACATTTTGGCTGCGACTAGCACTCAGCGTTTTGTCGGCGATAGGTTTAATATTGCTTGCGGCGAGCATAACAGCGTAAATGATGTTTTTGATGCAATTCAGAGTTTGCTTAAAACTCCACTGAAACGCAAAAACGCGCCGCCAAGATTAGGAGACCCGAGAAAATCTCACGCAGATATCAGTAAGGCGGTTAAAGTTTTAGGCTATAATCCCACCATAAAGTTTGATGAAGGAATGAAGCTAACCTCCGAGTGGTGGCTATCGGGGTGCCCAGTGAAATGAGGTGCGTAAACATGCAAAGAAATGATAGTAAGCATAAGATAGGCGCATCGGCCTATTTGATTTATGCTGTGCCAGTAACAGGAAAACACAAGACAGATACTAGATATGCAGTTCATCCAGACATCCTTATGATCAATAGGGTGAGTCAAGACGACCAAGGTTATCATTACTCGCTTGTAGATAGTAATGAGGACATTATAGATTGGTGCTATGAAGAAAATGTTTTTGGAACATTGGAAGATGCTAAAGAAGAGGTAGAAAAACGAAATAAAACTCTTAGGGAGGCATAAAATGCGTAGACACCAAGTAGAGGCATTACTTAAAGATGCTGATTCAAATAATCCTAGCAGTGATTTTGTTATCAAAGTGCCATATGCTGAAATACCATCTGTATTAACAGTTCTGAAGCATTTGCAATTGGCTGGGCAACTCGATGAATATTCTCGACGAGATGCAGAATCAGCTTGCGGCGGATGTCCTGAAGGACAGTGCGGATGCATTATGATATACGGATATACGGGGTAAGTAATGACAGTTGATGTAAAGAAATACAATTTTGGTTTAGTGGGGTATGGGTTTTTAGGAACTGCCATTGCTCATGGCTTTGGACTACATGCCGATATTAAGATTCATGACAAGTTTATGGATTATGACAGTATCGAGGATGTGGTAGACCATGCTGATGTGATATGGATTGGTCTACCCACGCCCATGAATATGAATACTGGGGCTATAGACCTGAGCATAATAGATGAGAATCTTGCCAATATTAATGAGTTGGCTAAACCTGAAGACAAGAAGATAGTTGTAATTAAGTCTACGGTTGTCCCGGGCTCGACACGACAGTTTGCCAACAAGTACGATAATCTGAACTTTGTTATGAATCCAGAATTTTTGACTGCCAGAAACAACAGGCTAGATTTCATTTGCGCATCCAGAATTATCATAGGTGCAGAGGAACAATGGGTAGGCGATAAAATGGAAGAAATCTATCGCTATAGGTTTGGAAACTCTACTCCCATTTATCGTTGCGGTTGGGAGGCAGCAGAGTTGACCAAATACGGAGCAAATTGTTTCTTTGCTGTCAAGATATCCTACTTCAACTTTATATATGAGCTATGCCAAGGATTAGGGCTAGACTTTGATGAAGTACGAGATATGATACTATCGGATGGTCGTATAGGTCGTTCACATGCTAACGTGCCAGGCTGGGATGGGCAAAGAGGATATTCCGGTGCATGTTTCCCTAAAGATGTAAACGCACTTATAGCTTTTGCTAGAAACCGTGGTGTAGACCCTATGTTACTTGAGGCATCATGGGAACAGAACTTGGAAGATAGACCAAGTAAAGACTGGGAAGAGATTCCAAGCGCCGTTAGTAGAGAAGACGAGGATGAATAATGGAAACCAAGAAGCATTTATGGGGACACGAGATAGTATGTGCCGACAGAGATAACTACTCAAGTCGCGTGTTTGTTATCAAAGAGGGAGAGAAGACTCCTTACTTGTACCATAAAGTGCGAGAGAAGACCATATTTGTTTTGCAAGGAATAGTTCAGGCTAAGATAGAGGGGCAAAGCAAGCTGCTCAATGAGGGTACAGAGATACACATACCGCCTAAGGTTATGCATGGATTTGTAGCTGTTAGAGGCGATGCTACAATTTTAGAGACAGGAACTAAGCTTGTTGAAGACGAGGTGGTTATAGAGGCAAGCTAATGGAGCTAGATAATTCGAGCTTTACCAAGTTTGATGTAGATGGTTATATCCCTCCTATTAACTTTTTAGTTTCAACCACGAGTAATGGGATATTATACTTCGATGGCACAGAGTTTAAGAAAATACTAAGTGTTCCGCTGGCTTATGGTATTACTAAGTATAAGGATGAGTGGTGGGTATTCGCACAAGATAATGAAAAAGGCTTCGTGGTATCGTTTAACATTAGAGATCAAAAGGGGTATAATTTAAGAGTGCGGATAGATGGTTTGAGTAAAGCCATACATCAAATAGACTTCATTGGTAATGAACTGGTAGTTGCTGATACGCTTGAGAATCGTATATTGACCTTTAGAGAGCCGTATTTAAGCGATAAAGTCTTGGGTTTCAGCAATTTTGCTAGTTGGCTGACCCCTAGACGAGAATATTGTCATATGAACTCTATTTTTGCCACGGATGATAAGGCTTATGTTTTGGCACATAATGAGACTTTCAAAACTGGAAAGAAAAGCGAAGTATTTGTATACGACAAGACTTTTCATAATCTAGGCGAATCGATACTTACTGATTGCTCTAGCGCTCATAACTTCTATAAGGACGACGAAAAAGAGCTGATTTGTAATTCGGAAGAAGGAACGTTATTGTGTAATGGAAAGGTGGTATTTGAGTGCGATGAAAAATCCTTTACAAGAGGATTGGCAGTATCATCGGATTTTATTTTGGTAGGAAGTTCAGGAATCAGCCCTATCAGAAAAAACAGAAATCGTCGCACAGGGCACATATACGTATTGGATAATGCCTTTAATAAACTGGGTAAGATAGGCATTAGGAATACCCAAATGATGGATATACGCAGAGTAGATGCCATAGACTTGGGATTAAGTAATAAGGCGGTGTAGAATGAGTTATAGTATAAATGACGCGAAAGCATTATGTTTAGAAAGAGATGCTCATCGATGCAGACATTGTGGTACTACAGGAGACGAGGTAAACGACCTTATAGTAGAGCCTTTAGTTCCACGAGCGGGAAGATTAACATGGCACCTGTCCAACCTAGTTACAAGATGTCGTAATTGCTTTAAGATAGCAACCAAGGTGCAGAGTTTTGGAAGAGACGATAGGGTTGGTGTTATACTTTGTGGTGGAAAGGGTACACGCCTGTATCCGCTAACTATGTATCAGAACAAACACACCCTGCCTGTTGGTCTAGTTCCGATGATATTCTATCCAGTAAAGACCCTTCAGCACTTTGGTATTAAACGAGCCTTAGTGGTTACTGACCGTGAAGGCACAAATGCTACTATGAAAATGCTTGGTAGTGGTAAAGAGTTTGGTATGGATTTTTCATACAAGATTCAAGAAGGGGCGGGCGGTGTATCCGAAGCATTATATCTTGCTAAGGATTTTGCTAGACCTGGTGATGAGATAGTGTGTATTTTGGGCGACAATATATTCGATATTGGTGCTATAGACAACCAGGTTAAGCTAGACGAAAACACCAAAGCTTGTGTGTGGCTGAAGCATGTAGACAACCCAAGGGCGTATGGCGTAGCTCAAGTGGAGAATGAAAAGGTAGTGGAGATTGTAGAGAAGCCAGAGAATCCTGCGAGTGACTTAGCTGTTGTGGGTCTTTACATGTTCGACTATGATGTTTTTAATACTATCGACACAACAAGCCCAAGTGAAAGAGGCGAGTTAGAAATCAGTAGTGTTAATGATTATTACGCTAAGCAAGGCAAGCTGGCGTATAAGATGGTTAATGGATACTGGGGAGATGCTGGTGGTTCCATTCAGCGTTATGCAGAGTGTAATATGCATGGTGCTAAGGAAGCAAAAGTGTCTGCTCAAGAAATCGATACTTTTAGGTCTATAGTTTTTGATGACAAGTAAAAGAATACCAGTAAAAAGAGAACTTAAGTGGATATACAAAGCTCTACTGAAGCCAGATAGAATTAGAGTACAGGTTTCAGAGCTTGTAGGTTTCTATAAAGAATACGATGAGTTTCGTAGTAAGGTGCTAAATAGCAATGTTGCTCCAGCTACTCTAAAAATGTCATTGCCGCCTGTGAAAAAGCCACAGTATGTTACATGGATAGAGAAGTTTTTATGCGAGGAAGAAGAATGAAAGTTTTAGTTACAGGAAGTTGCGGGTTCATATTCTCCAACTTTATCATATATGCTTTACAAGAAACTAAGTGGGATTTGGTTAGTATAGATAAGCTGACTTATGCTGGCTCTCGATACAACATATCTCACAATAGTGATATCTTCAACAAGCGTCACAAGTTTTATCTGGGCGATGTATGTGATAAGCATTTTGTCAATAAAGTTTTCGAGATGGAAAAGCCCGATATAGTGATACACGGTGCTGCTGAATCTCATGTGGATAATTCCATAAATAGTGCAGATGAGTTCGTTAAAACCAACGTCTTAGGCACTCATAGTATGTTAGAAGCAGCATTGCACGTGCACACCCCTCAGAAGTTTATCAACATAAGCACCGATGAGGTATATGGGTCTGTTGAGGAAGGTAGTTCATTAGAAACTGACCCCCTACAACCCAGAAGCCCATACTCTAGCACCAAAGCATCAGCCGACCTATTGGGCTATTCGTATTACATAACCCACAACTTGCCCGTAATTACCACTCGCTGCTCTAATAACTATGGGCCTCGCCAACATGTAGAAAAGTTCATTCCAAAAACCATCACAAATATCTTGACCGGAAAAAGCATCCCGCTATATGGGGATGGAAAGAACTGTCGAGAGTGGATATATGTGAAGGATAACTTTGGTGCATTAGTAGCCCTGGTTAAAAAAGGTGTAGTGGGCGAGACATACAATATTAGTTCTGGATGCGAAAAACAAAATGTAGAAGTTTTAGAGGCTATTTTTGACATAATGGGTGGCAAAGAGCTGCTTACCTATGTTAAAGACAGGCCCGGACATGATAGAAGGTATTCTGTAGATTGCTCTAAGATTACTGAACACACTGGCTGGAAGCCCCTATATTCTTTTGAAGAGGCTCTAGCACACACAATAGGATGGTACAAAGCAAATGGGTGGTTCTGGCGTTCAAAATGAGATTAGGTTTACTTACGTGGCTCTATTAGCTCAAAAGCAATCTATCGAGTCTGCCACTATTGCTGTGCGCGATTATCTTGATACCGCTGTTGTGTTTAATGAGCAAGCAAGGAAGATTTTTGATTTCTTCAGGAAGTATGGAAGATGTACTTTATGACTGGTGGTTCCGGAGTGCTAGGAACCGAATTACAAAAGATTGCTCCAGAACACGGCATCAGTTATTTAGCTCCCAGCAGCGATGATGCTGATGTATTATTGAGACATGCGCCTGAGAGTTTGGTAAGCAATTATCATCGAATCAGGGGTATAGTGCATTGTGCCGCCTATACAAATGTACCTGGGGCAGAAACTGAAGAGGGAAGGCTCCAGGCGGTAAGGATAAATGTAGAGGGCGCTATGAATGTAAAGCGTTGGGCCAGAACATATGGGCTTCCTGTGATATATATCTCCACTGATTATGTTTATCCTGGAGACAAGGGAATATATAAAGAGACAGATAGAACGCGGCCCATAAACTACTATGCCTGCACAAAGCTTATGGGAGAAGCATGGTATGATGCTAACGACTTGATAATAAGAACCAGCTTTAAGCCAAATACACCATGGCCATACCCAAAGGCATTTGATGATTTGTACTCTTCAGCAGACTATGTTGATGTTATAGCTGACAAGATAAGCTTTTTGCTGCATTGTTTTCCAGACACAGAGCTAACTGGTATTATCAATGTGGGTACAGATAGAAAATCGATTTATGAACTAGCAAGAAGACGAAACGTTAACGTTAAGCCTATGTCAAGAGCAGATATTAAGGACGTAGACTTACCAAACGATGTATCATTAGACACAACTAAGTATGATAAGTTCTATGACTTAGTGACAGGAGATTAAAATGTCGGAAGAGGAAAAAGGAAATCGAGTTGTCGTAGTTGATTCGGATGGGCAGCCAAAAAGAATCAAAACAGATGGCGAGATTGTAGAAGAAAATGCTCGTCTTGAAGCAGAGCTAAAGGCTAGAAGGCCAAATATGGCTTCGCTTGATGACGTTCTAAAAGAAAAACAAGAGATGCGTAAAGAGCAAGAGCAACCAACGGAGGAAGAGGATATGACCGTTATGTTAGTAGAGCAACAGGATAGGAGCGTTAATCTTGGAGTTGTTGGTGTTGGACAGTGTGGGTCTAAGTTGGCCGAGGAGTTTTATGGTCGAGGCTACAGCACTGTTGCTATCAACACAGCTACTCAGGATTTGAAGCATGTTCATATTCCAGAGGCTCAAAAGTTATTTTTGGACTATGCTCTCGGCGGTGCAGGTAAGGACCTAGATACTGGTAAAGCTGCAGCAGAGACATATTCTGATGAAATTCTAAAACACCTAGAGGAGCATCTAGAGGATACTGAGATTCTCTTGTTATGCGTCTCTGGTGGTGGTGGTACTGGTTCAGGTTCTGCCGAAACTATGGTGAGCCTTATGTCACAATTAGGCAAGCCATTGTCTGTGCTATATGTGCTACCCATGTCCAGTGAGGATAGCTTATCTAAGCACAACTCCATTCAAACTTTAGCTAAGTTGGCTAAGATGGCAAGCAGTGATGTAATCAACTCACTGTTCGTTGTGGATAATGCTAAGATTGAGCTTATGTATCCTGGTATGTCCATGGCACAATTCTGGAAGACAGCAAACACTGCTATTGTTGAGCCTATTCACTTGTTCAACAAGCTTTCAGCTAATCCATCCGAACACACTTCTCTAGACCCAATGGACTTTTCGAGAGTCTTTGTGGGAACTGGTGACTGTGCTCTATACGGTATGATTGAAGTTGAAGATTACCTAGAGGACGAGGCAGTAGCTGAGGCTATGCTAACCAGTTTAGAAAGCGGGCTGTTGTCTGCTGACTTCAATCTAGGTCAAACTCGTTCGGCTGGTGTTATTGTTACTGGTAGCAAGAAGGCGCTTGAGGAAGTTCCAGCAGCAAACCTAGAATACGGATTTGCTATGGTAAGCAAGATATGCAACGAGGGAACTCGTGTGTTCCGTGGTGTTTATGAAGTTCCGGGCCACGAAGACAGTTTGAAGATTTATACTTTCTTCAGTGGATTGGGACTACCAGAGGAACGAGTGAAAGAACTTAAGGCTGAGGCTGAGCGTCATATGAAGGCACTAGAGGGTAAAGAAAGTACTCGTGCGGAGACTATGAACATCGACCTTGGAAAGACTCAGACTGTTAGCGCAGCAGATGCATTGCACAAGAAGATTACCGCAAAGAACTCTGCGATGGGCAAGCTAACAAAGAACTCTAAGAGGGTGGTAGATAGGCGTAGACGCTAATGAGTAATGGTTACTATAATTGTAAACAACGTCTATTCCAAGATTGACGGACTGGAAAGTAGTGATGTTAAATACAAGTTAGATAAAGCATTAAGCTACTATGTTCAGGGCTATCAATTTACCAAAGCTTTTAAGACGGGCTGGTGGAATAGCAAAAACAAGAAGTGGGAAAAATGGGATGGTAGGAATCACCTACTGGACGGTAAGTTGCGCTTTCACACTGGCCTTTTACACAAAGTAACCAACATTCTTCAAAACTACAATGTAAAGTTCACCATCGATGACCAGCGCAAGGAAGTTAAGCTCAAGCGCAAAATCAAAACCAAAAAGATTGAAAGCAGGCCATACCAAGACCGAGTGCACCAAGCATGCCTACAACACAAGGGAGGCATAGTTAAGGCAGCCACAGGTAGTGGCAAGTCTGTAATGATTACTCGTCTCATAGCAGAAACCAATGTTAAGACAATGGTGTACGTTATAGGCGTAGACCTGCTATATCAAATGAAGGAAACGTTTGAGGAGATGCTTGGCACAGAAGTAGGCATCATCGGTGACGGACAAGCTATCATTAAGAAGATAAATGTATGTAGCGTATGGACAGCGGCAAGTGCCCTGGGCGAAGAATATAAATCGTTTGATGATGAAGATGTTGTTAAGAAAGAAAAGTTCGACGACAAAAACAAGGAAAAGATAGCAAAGGCGATTAAAGCTTCCGAGATGATTATCTTTGATGAATGTCAATTCTTAGCAACACAAACTATGCAAACCATAAATAACGCCAGCGAATCTGCCTATTTCAAATACGGGTTTAGCGGCACACCATTTAGAGATGATGGTGCTGATCTGTTGTTAGAGGCTGTTTGTGGTAAACAGATAGTTGAGGTTACTGCCACAGAGCTGATAAAAGATGGTTGGTTGGTTCAGCCCACTATTCATTTGCTTAATGTTCCCGCCTATGAAGGGATTCTGCCTGAAAAATACCCCTCTATATATAAGACGTTTGTTGTAGAGAATGATGTGCGCAATGACAAGATTGTTAAGTGCGCCAATAAGCTATTGGAAAAAGGCAGAAAAGTCCTAATCTTAGTAAAAAATATCAAGCATGGGGAGATTTTACTTTCCAAATTCGATGAAGATCTTGTAATATACTTTGTAAGGGGCGACGTAGACTCAGAAGAACGCAACAGGATTCGACAGGATTTCCTTAGTGGCAAGATAGATGTAATCATTGCCAGTGTCGTGTATGACCAGGGAATCAATCTTCCGAATCTGGATGCACTAATATTAGCTGGCTCTGGCAAATCTTCAACCAGGGCATTACAGCGTATTGGCAGGGTTATTCGCCCTGCTAAAGGAAAGACCGATGCAATAGTAGTAGATTTTATAGACGATGCTAAATATCTGCTAAACCATACTGCAAAGAGAGTAGAAATATATAGAAGCGAAGCAGGGTTTAAAATCAAGCTACCAAGCAAGAAAGGGTTAACTAATGACACAGACCAAAAAGCGAAAGCGAAGAAGAGTAAGCCAGTGCAAAAACGTAATCGCAGGGGTAAAGTGTCCTGGTAAATATCTTCTTACGCATGAAAACAATGCTCCTATTTTTACCTGTGAGAAATGCGGGGCGCAAGAGCTTACATGGCAAAAGTTCTACAATGATTATCTCCAGCTGTACAAGATAAAGGACAATTGGGATAATAAGAAGCACCAGGTTAGTTGTATAGTGGGCTTCTTTTGTAGTATGTACAAGAAGCACTACGATATAGATTATGTGTTTGTTCCACAAAATCCTAATCCATATGGTGCGAAAGAAGTACGAGATGCCTGGTCTCTTTTAAGTGCGTTTCAAGGGGATGCACACGAGGTAAGAAGATATATATATTGGTTCTTCACAAAAACTATAGGTAGAAATACAGATATAACCAGCTTTGCGTATCTAAATACACCCAACATTGTGCGTAAGTACAATCTCTACTTAGAAAAGAAGAAGACTTTTACGAGGGCATCTAAGTTGCCCAAAGACTTCATTACTTGGTGTGGCGATAATGTACCAGAGATTTTCACTAACTACGAACTTAATACAATGAATGACCTTGGTGCGCTATTAGGGTATGTCAAGACTTATAGCTCTGATATTAATCCCGAGTCATCTGAGTTTAGGGTTATAGCGCAGGCAACCAAAATGAATCTTATTAAAGATGACATGCTTAACATAAGGAGCTAATATGGAACACTTGATAGGTAATAAAGTATGGGTAAGTCTAAAGAATGATGAGGAGACTTTGTGCGGTATCCTTATACATGTAGAGGAATACTATGTATATATTCAAATGGAAAACAGCACAAACCTATACATAGTTCCAAAGCACAATGTTAAATATTATGTAACCAACAATTTTTCTGCTACGTCAAGGGTGCTACCCACTTATGAGTCTGAACAGCAGGAGCAACCGCAACCACAACAGCAACAGGTTCAGCAGCCGGGCTTCTTAACTGTATTCATCAACGGTGACCACATCATAGATATTCCTACGCCATCAACATTTAGGACTGATGTCTTTAGTGATGATATTATGAGAGTGGCGCTGGGCAATCCAGATGTACAGTCTATTTTGGCGGGACGAAGACAGAAACAAGTAGAGTATCATCCAGGAAAGTTGTATATTACTACAGTGACCGAAGAGGAAGAAGGCGAGGAGATTACTCCTCCGTCTAATCCAGGAAGCCAAAACACATTTAGCATGGGCGGTAATTTAGGTAAGCAGTTTATGTCAGGCCAACAGATGGTCGATATGTTAAACAGTGCCGTCAGAAAACAGGGAGTGGATAAATAATGGACATGATATGTGCACATTGTGGCAAAGTAGTGTATAAAAATGCTAAGATAGACACATACAGGCGCAAATTAGGCAACAAGGCACTCAATAAAGTGGATTACTACCACGATAAGTGCTTCTCACTTTTACAGAAAGAAAGAGCCAGAAATGACTATTGGAAGAAAGAAAGAATTAATAAAGGCAAGAGTTCTCGCTGAACATGGGCAAGGAATCAAGACCACCAAGATACATAGAATGATAGACAAGATGTCGGATGCTAACATACCGGCAGGTTATTGGTTCTTGACTATGGATAAGTTCGAAGGGTCTCCTAAGCTTAAAGAGATAGTTGACGATTATGTTGCCAATCTTCAAAACTACTATATGGAAGGACGCTCTATTTGTTTAGCCGGTAATCAAGGCACAGGCAAAACTATGTCGTCCATATGTATTCTTAAAGAAGCTCTGAAGAAAGACTTCTCTGCCTATTATACAACTGCAGCTGATATGCTTAGTGATTTATCTGATAAAGAAACCAGCAGCATTCGTTCACATCTTAAGAACGTAGACTTCTTGGTGATAGATGAGTTGGATTCTAGATTCTTTACCAGTGATAGCATGAGAGAGTTCTTTAGTGGTAAATATGAACTTATCTTTAGGCACAGAGCACACAATCAATTACCAACTATACTTTGTACAAATGAAACACAAGACATTCTAAGGGTGTTTTATGGGCCAGGAGTGCAGAGTATAGATTCGTTAAACAATCAATATTTGAAGGTCTATCCTGTAGTAGGGAAAGACTTTAGAAAGAGGTTAGCTGATGACTCAGGAAATAACGCTTGATCAAAAAATCATTGCTTATGCTTTAAAAGACAAAACAATCGCAATGGAGTTGAGCACAAGTTCCATTACCGAAGAGTATTTCGCGCCTCAGTACCGATGGCTCTATAAAACCATTATGGAGCATTTTGAGAATCCCAAGTACAAATCCATTCCAACACGAGACATCATAGCTGAGTACGCATCTAAACTAGATACTGACTTGGACGATGATGTGGTGGGTTTGTACGATCAGATAGCAGCGACGGAGATAGATAACCGGGAGTTCACTTGGATTTTGGACAAGTTTCGTGTCAGATATAACAAGATTCTGCACAAGTCGCTCATCAAAGATTCCAGGGACATAATCAAGAGCGGACAAGAGGATGCATTGGATAAGGTGAATCGCCTTGTGCGAGAAGCTGTAGTAGACATAGACTCTATTTATAAGAGAGAAACTTATGAAGAGGGTTCACTCAGCGAAAGTGCCCAGACAAGAGAGGATTACTATCGAGAACTAGAAGCTAACCCCGATATGGCCAGAGGCATCTTAACAGGGTTCACTGAGTTTGATAGGATTACAAACGGGCTCCATCCTGGTGAGCTTATGATTGTAGCAGGCGCGACAGGAACAGGTAAATCTGTTGTTATGCACAACATAGGTGTCAATGCATATCTCAATAGAAATGACCCATTCCAAGGTGTAGCGGCAGCTTTAAACAAAGGACACAATGTTCTGTACTTCTCTCTAGAGATGCCTAAGTCTTCTATGGAGCGACGTATTGACTCCTGTATGGGTGGTCTTATCTACAACTATATAAGGGATGGTAAGTTGTCCGAGGAAGAGAAGGATAAGTATTTTGAAGTACTAAAGTTCCAGATGGAATATCCTTACAATTTTCACATTGTAGATATGCCAAAGGGCGCAACTACCAGAGAGATTGAGCTTAAGTTTGTTGAACTGTGCGAGACCAAGTTTAAACCAGACTTGGTTATCATAGACTACATTGGTATTATGGCACCTAACGAGCCAGGGGATTCAGACTGGTTGGCACTCGGTAAGATTGCCGCAGACTTGCACGAGTTTGCTCGTGTATACAACATACCAGTAATCACAGGCTCTCAGGTTAACAGACCAAAAGACCCGAATAAACAACACTACTCTACTGACCGCCTTGCACGTTCGGACATGGTTACCAACAATGCAAATATCATTATTCAAATAGGCTGTCGTGATGATGAGTACGCAAGAGCCGACATGCCCATCTACATTATTAAGATGCGAGATGGCGAAAAGGGTTCATTTGTATTGAGTAAGGACTTCCCGCGAATGAAGCTTATTGATATGGTAGACGAGACATTCGCAGGGGATGATGACGATGACCTTGGAATCTAAGCCGGTCGGAAAAGTAATCCGAGTAGAGCAAGATGAAGAAACTGGTGTGGTACGCTTGGTGATGGAGATTACTGACCCTAAGTTTAAGCGCCATGTCTTATCATCTAGGAGCTTTCAGGATATTATATCGATTAGTGGTAGAGATGTGATGGTAGTAGCATCCAAGAGTAATAAAGATGAGTAAGGATGTATTATGGATATATGCAAATCTATTGGGTGACAATGGTAATGTCTTGCAGTGGTTTGAGCCTAACTATACTAAGCCCTGCACTCTGGATTGGACAGAGGAAGAGTGGAATGGTGTACACACAATGCATAGTAGATTAATGGAAACGGTGAGGGAAAATGCAAAAAAACATGATAGTGTTTGACTTGGACGACACTCTAAGCGAAAGTAAAACTAACATCAGCGAGGAGATGACTCGTCTGCTTCATGCTATGCTATGTGATGGTAAGTTAGATGAAAATGGGGATATTACTGAGTGGAACTATTCACTGGGTATTATCTCTGGTTGTGCCTATGAACAATTTGAAAAACAGTTTCTGGAGCCATTCTGGGAACATGTTGAAAACAATGATGCTTGGGGTAGAGAAGTATGGGCAGAATCTATTTTGGCTCGAACATTCTTGATGCCTGCCTCGGGCTCCCAGCTTTACTTTTATGACCGTTCTGGAGGATGGAAGTGTGCGTATAAAGAAGCTCTGGTTTTACGAGAGAAAACCGAGATATACAATACATTTTATGAAGCCTGTGAGAACGTTAACATATTGCCACTTATTGGCTCATATGGAGAGGTAGCCGAGGATAGAGATAGCCAGGTTACCTTTTCCTTTTTTGGTCAACAGGCGCCCTTGGAAATCAAAAAGCCTTGGGACCCTGACCAAAAGAAACGATTAGAGGTGGCAAAAGAAATGAAGAGATTGTTAAAAGAGGCTGGCCAAGAAGACAAGTACGAAATTACTGTCGGCGGGTCAAGCTCCATTGATGTGACCCTTAAGGGAAGAGATAAGGCTTACGGGATGCAGAAGTTTCTTGATTGGGATGAGTGGAGGCATGTAAAGCTCAAGACACTACCCGAGCAGGTTCTTTTTGTGGCTGATGCTCTATTTCCTGGCGGGAATGATTATTCGGTGAAGCAGCTGGGCATTGAATGCGTAGAGGTATCGTGCCCAGCAGACACCGAGAAAGTCATCAAGGGATTATTAGGAGAGGAGTAATATGCCGTTATTTAATTTCCAGTGTCAAAAATGTGAACTCGTGTTAGAGAAGTTCCAGCGTGGTAAGGATCCTCCGGAAATTACATGTCCAGAATGCGAATGCACAGAGTTTAAAAAGCTTTTATCTGCGTGGAATAATAGAACATGGCTAAGTGCTAAAGATTTGTACAATCAGAAAATAGCACCTGATGCTGACCGCATTAGGAAAGAAATGGGCCAGGGAAAAGATAAGCATTTCTTAGATTTATATGGCGAAAAATAGTTAAGAGTGCCAAAAAGTTGGTGTATAATATACATATACCCAATTTAGACGGAGGATCAATATGTCAAGAAGCAAGGTTCTTAACAGTGGAGGTAATACTATGTCCGATGAAAAGACATTAGAGGGACAAGGAACTAAACAAGATATCTTTAAAGATATCGCCGAGTTTAGCAGGAAACAGGATACTCATGAGTGGGAAGGTACCCTGGAAGAATTCATTCCTTTGGTTCAAGAAAACCCTAAACTTGCTCAGTTAGCCCATTCCCGAGTATTAGATATGATACTCAGTGCAGGTGTGGACTACGATGAGGAAGACAAAACACAAACGATTCCCAGGTACAAGTTTTTTAACCAGGAGTTGTTTGGCGTTGATAACATGATTCATAAGGTAGTGAAGTACCTAAAGGCTGCAGCCAGTGGCTCTCAAGTTGGCCGTCGTATTTTGCTACTGTACGGGCCAACAAGCTCTGGTAAGAGTCAAATGGCTACACTTCTAAAGCACGGGCTTGAAGCGTGGTCTCGCACTAAAGAAGGTGCGATTTATGCCCTTACAGATTCTCCAATGCACGAGAATCCACTTAATGCTGTTCCGGTCGACCTACGACCAATGTTTCGAGAAAAGTACGGCATTAAGATTGACCCGTTAGCAAGACTATCCCCGCCAGTGCAACACCTACTAGACCATAAATATAATGGCGAATGGCTAAAGTTGCCAGTGAAACGCCTGTTCATTTCAGAAACCAATCGTATCGGCATAGGTACATTCTTACCAGGCGATACTAAGAACCAATCTATTACCGAGCTTGTAGGCTCTGTAGACTTTAGTAAGTTAGGCGAGTTTGGTGTTGAATCAGACCCCCGTGCTTACAAGTTTGATGGCGAATTAAACGTAGCAAACCGTGGCATTATGGAAATGATAGAAATGCTAAAGGTTGACCCTAAGTTTCTTCATGTACTACTAACCTTAGCACAAGAAAAGACCATTAAAACTGAGCGTTTCCCACTTATTTACGCTGATGAGTTTATTCTTGCGCACACCAATGAAACCGAATATACTCGTTTCTTGGCGGACACTAAGATGGAAGCGTTGCATGACCGTATCATTGTTGTGAAGGCTCCGTATAACTTAATCTTAGATGAAGAAGAGAAGATTTACAAGAAGCTGGTTGCTGAAGCCGATTTCGGTGATGTACATGTTGCTCCACTTACTCTTAAGGTAGCATCTATGTTTGCAGTTATGAGTCGTCTAGAGCCAGGTAAGGACCAGAATCTTACTCTACTAAAGAAACTACATCTATATAACAGTAGCGATGTCGATGGCTTCACTAAGGAAGACTTGAAGGACATTAAGGAAGAGGCAGATAGAGAGGGTATGGATGGAGTGAGTCCACGTTACATCTTTAACTGTATTGCAGATTGCTTCAGTAAGCACAACTTGCGTTGCATAACTCCTATTGATGTACTGAGGTCTATTAAGGAAAACTTTGAGAGCAGTGCCAAGTTTGGTAAGGAAGACCTCGAACGCTTTGATGAGATTATCATGACTGTCATTGAGGAATATACCAAGATGGCTAAGACCGAAGTTCAGAAGGCATTCTTTGTCAACTTCGATAAGGAAATCAACAACCTGTTGAACAACTACGTAGATAACGTAGCTGCCTATCTAGATGATACAGATTTGGTTGATGAGTTTGGTGAGCACCACGAACCAGACCATGGGCTAATGAGAAGTATCGAAGAGAAGGTAGGAATCAGTGATGCTACTAAGGATAGTTTTAGGCAGGAAGCACTTCGTAAGGTACTTCAGCGTAGAAGCGATGGTGTTGAGTTTGACTATCAGAGTCATGCTAAATTGAAAGAGGCTCTTGAGAAGCAGCTGTTCGACGAGCGTGCAGATATCATTCGTCTGACCGTTAGCTCACGTAATCCTGACCCTGAGGCGTTGAAGAAAATCAATCAGGTTATCGAGACGTTGGTTGATAAGTATGGGTATAATGTCGATTCAGCAAATCAATTGCTACGATATGTGAACTCACTAATGTCTAAAACCACATGAGGTTAAAATGAGCGATAGCTTACTAGATATCTGGGGAATGCGTAAACGCGGCAAGCGTGACTCTGCACGACACTCCCAGCGTGTTAAAAAGGCCATACGAGAGAATCTGAAGGATTTGGTTAGTGATGCCAGCATTATCTCCTCTGATGGAAAGAGGAAGGTTAAGATTCCTATCAAGTTTCTAGATACGTATAGGTTTAAGCACGCTGATGATAAGAATAAAGAGGGTGTAGGCCAAGGCGAAGGCGATGCTAAGCCCGGAGATATGATTGCTCATGATGGCACAGGGCGTAAGGGTAAAGGCACTGGCAATCAGGCAGATGATCAGGCTGGTGATGAAATCTACGAGGAAGAAGTAGAGCTAGCTGAAATCATACAGATGATGCTAGAAGACCTTGACTTGCCCTGGCTTGAGGCTAAGGATAGTGCAGTAGAGATTGAGACAGAGAACATTAAGTTCACTGACTTGGCAGAAGTTGGCCCATTGTCTAACGTAGACAAGAAGCGCACCATCTTCGAGAACATGAAGCGTAATGCTAAAAAGGGCAAGGCGGAAATTAAGAACATCCGCCCAGAAGATTTACGTTACAAGATATGGGACTTAGAGAAAGAATATCACTCCAATGCCGCTGTGTATTTCCTAATGGACCGCTCAGGCAGTATGGATGACGATAAGAAGTACATAGCTAAATCATTCTTCTTTTGGTTGGCGCACTTTTGTAAGACCAAGTATAACTTCGTAGAGTTAATCTTTATTGCTCACGATACCAGAGCTGCTGTGGTTCCTGAAGAGAACTTCTTCAAGATATCTAACTCTGGTGGAACGATGTGTAGCTCAGCATTCAAGCTGGCCTTAGAGCATATAGAGGCTAATCATCCCCCTGCTCAATGGAACAATTACGTATTCTCTTTTAGTGATGGGGACAACTGGCCATCTGATAATGAGAAGTGCGTTGAGCTGGTAAAAGAGTTGCTAGAACTGTGCAGTGCGGTGGGGTACGGAGAAATTAATACTGATAGCTTTTACAACTATGGGGGCAGTGGGTTTAGATGGTCTACCCTTCATCAAGAGTTTGAGAAGAGTATAGACCATCCGCGTTTTCTTACAGCAGCTATTGAGCAGAAAGAAGACATTTATACTTGTTTGAAACAGTTCTTAGGAATCGAGGGTAAGGAAGAATGAACTATATGGATTTAGAGCTGTATAGATGGAAATATCATCATGATATTTATCTACCCTCTATCAAAAAGTATACATCCGCGATAGATATTTGGTGGCAAGAATATGGTGCTTTTGTTAGTACTGTACCTCGGCAGTCAGGCAAAACTAATATGCTGGGCAAACTTGCTTATATATTTGATTCACGCAATGAGTATTTTATGGTGGTAGTTCCCACCCAAAAATATGTCAAAGCTTTTGTTAATAGAACAGGGGTGGATAGAATGCGTGTGACAGCAGCAACCTCTATGTATGATAGATGCTTTGATGGGATTAGAACAAGAGATATACACCTGCTAATTGATGAGTATCAGAGAGTGGATAAACCAGCTATACGAGAGTTGTTAAATCACGATTGGAAAACAGTAACTATGGCAGGCACAATGCTTGTGTAAGGATATTTATTATGGGCCAAGAATACGTATTTAAAGCAATCAAAGACATGGAAGAGCTAGCCCGTAAAGAGGGATTAGATTTCTTCCCTACTATCTTTGAATATGTTAATAGAGACATCATGCTGGAGGCTTGTTCATATGGCTTACCAGTTAGAGCGCGCCACTGGTCATACGGTCGCTCCTATGACCACCAAAAGATATATGGTGAGATGGGGCTATCAAAAGTGTATGAGATTGTATTCAATAATGACCCATCTTATGCTTTCCTTTTGAATACAAATTTGGATGTAATTAACATCATGGTCGCAGCACATGTCTTTGGGCATGTGCATTTTTTTAAGCACAATCATATGTTTAAGGGTTCAGACCGAAATATGATTTATAGAGCTGCAGAAAGAGCAGCTAGAGTTGATGATTATGTAGAGCAATATGGGTTAGAGAAAGTAGAACACCTAATGGATATAGGTTTTGCTTTAGATAATCACATAGATTGGCATAAAGGCGTATATAGAAAACGCTATCCTGATAAGCACATAATAGAAGAAAAAGTACATAGGGATGAGTTCGACGATCTACTAAATATCAACAATAATAAGAGAAGCATAAGATATCGGGTGGAAGGTGAAAAGCTACCTCCGCATCCTGAGCGAGACCTGCTTTGGTTTCTTACTAATTATGCTCCGTTAGAAGAATGGGAGAAGGATATACTTGGTATTATACGAGAAGAGTCGTACTACTTCTATCCCATTGTTATGACCAAGATTATGAATGAAGGCTTTGCTTCCTTTTGGCATGCGGAGCTAATGTTTAAGTATCATGAAACAAGTGAGGAGGAACATTTAGAGTTTTGTAAGTGCCACGCTTCAGTGGTAAGTCCAGGACACCCTTTCCGAATCAATCCTTACTATTTAGGGTTCAAAGTGTTTACTGATATTCGAGAGAGGTGGGATAAGAAGTACAAAGATGGTGAATCAGATATCACTGGCATACAAAAGGTAATAGAGGTCGCGGCTGAAGAAGATGACGCATCGTTCTTACGTAACTATCTAACACCTGAGTTAGCTACAAGTCTGGGCTTGTTCAACTATGGATATAGACATGAACGAGAACCAGGTATGGACGAAGATGATTTGCCCGAAGAGTACGGTATTATTGAATTGAAAGATAGAGAGTTAGATAAGATTATCGAAAATATAATTCGCCCCACCATTAATTATGGAGCACCTCTTGTGACAGTAAATCAGGTAGATGGAGATATATTAATGCTCCAACATTCAGACGACTTTGGCCCTTTAGATGAGAAGTATACTGAGAAAACCATGGGATATATATATGAACTATGGGGAGGACCAGTCGAACTTAAAACTTATGGTGATGATGCAGACCCGGTAGCATTTGTATTTGATGAAGCGGGATTTGACATCTTATAGGTGAGGATAACAATGAATAGGATGGGTCTTTGGAAAACGACCAAAACCTCTAATGGTAAACAGAGAGTCGAAATAGACGCCAAGACACTCCAACTGCGATTACAATCTATAATGAGTACGCAGAATGTGGAGATTATACAGCTGGCGTTACAATCGATGCTCGAAGAACTAGAAGAAAATAACAAGTAGAGGGTATATATGTACAAGGTTGGTGTAGTTGGACATACGCCTGATGTATTTAGTCAGGCGGAGGATAAGCGTGTCCAGGAAACTCTTGACACTTTGAGCTTTCAATATGGCGATGAGTTGGTGTATAACATATCTGTGAACATCGGGGTCGGTCTCTGGGCGGCTAAGCATTGCCTGAAGACCAAGAAACAATATCATTTATTTCTCCCCTATCTGCCAGAGGTTTTGGGACAGCACTGGTACGAAGAACAGAAAGAGGACTTAAATAGGGTTTACCAATATGCTGATGCACTAAGCATTATTAAGCCCACAACAGACGACGGAAGAGGATTCTTTGATAATACCGTAAATGAGCACATTGTTGAAAACTCTAATTTCACCATGGTATTTTGGGATGGAAGAAAACAAGGACACACATACGACACGATTGAGTATTCCTTTGATAACAACCGTATGGTAATAGATGGTTTTACTATGAAAATAGTTACCAAAGAGGATACAGAAAGAAAATGAAATGACAGAAGAAAAGAGTAAGCAAAGTGAGGCACCTTATGTGGACTTTAGTATGCAATTTAGCTTTGCCAAGAATAATGAGAAGTTTGAACGAACTATCTTTGAAATTCTGAAAGACTTAGCCAAAGCTGTTGCATCTGGTATAGAAGATCCGCTGGGTGCTCTTGTTGTCTTAGGAGATTTTGAAAAAGAACCTAGAGTAGATGGCATGGTTCAAATGAAGCCTAAGCAGAATCCGATTGAGGCTCTTAGAATGATAGACACAGAGGCAGGAAAGCAGTGTGTCATAGAGTACTCACGCCCACCCCATGACGGCGCTGTTGTTGTCGATAGGTCTGGGCAGATTGTAGGGGCGGGGGTGTATCTAGTTGTTGCAAACCCAATGTTAGATACACCTGAAGATTGTGGCACACGTCATAAAGCCGCAGCAAGTTTTTCTTTACGCGACGATGTAATTGGTGTATTAACTCTTAGTGAGGAGACCAACACAGTGCGTGTTTGGAAAGATGGAAAATTAAAAGAAGTATTTAGAGTTGAAGATGTAAGCGAAGAGGAGTAAGTTATGAGTCGTTACATGAGCAACGAAGAGGCAATGAACCTGTTTCGTAGTATTGATGATTTGAAGGCCGATGGCACTCTGTCAAGTGATCAATTGGAGAAGCAGGTAGAAAAGGTCCAGAACAGAATAGTTACCGAACTTTCTTTTTTGGTATATAGTGTAACTAAACCATATAGAAGTTTCCCTAATTATGAAGATTTGGTCCAGGAAGGGTTTATTGGTCTTGTGAAGGCAGTACGTCGCTTTGACCATAACCGTTTCCCAAACTTCTTCGTCTTTTCGGAGCAATGGATTCGCCATAGTGTAAAGCGTGCAGCAAGTCGTTTCGATGTCGTGTACAATCCCGACAAGACTCGCGTTGTGTACGCAGAGCCTTCTGAAATTGGCAAGGAAGAAGAGCAGGTGGAGGAAACTCCCGAAGAGCAATTCTTTGTCAAGGAACGTGATGAGCGTATAGCAGAAGTGCTTGGCGAGCTTCCAGAACGTGACCGTGAGATTGTAAGGCTTATCTTCGGTTTGGATGGCCGTCAGCCACAAACTTTGCGTGAGATAGGGCCTATGTTCAATCTTACCCACGAGCGTATCCGACAAATCAAGAATAAGGCAATCTCTAAGTTGCGCAAGAGTCAACTACTTGGCGAACTTAGCGGATAATTCTCAATCCCTACAAGTTTAAGGTTGTATCCCCCTTGTAGGGATTAGTGTATCTAAAATATACTACCAGGAGAAATAAGGACAATGCACGACAAGAATGAGGTATTAGAAAGTACACTTGAATATTTCGGCGGCGACCAATTAGCCGCTAATGTTTGGATGAGCAAGTATGCTCTTAAAGATAAAGAGGGCAATCTTATGGAGAAGACGCCAGATGATATGCATCGGCGTTTAGCTAAAGAGTTTGCCAGGATGGAGAAGAAATTTGGGGGAAACCGTGCGTTGTCTGAAGAACAGATTTACGCACAGCTTGCACATTTTAAACACATTGTTCCTCAGGGCTCTCCTATGATGGGTATTGGCAACAACTATGTCAATGTATCCTTGTCAAATTGTGTCGTAGTGGAATCTCCAAAAGATACAATATCTTCTATTGTTGATGCCAGTAAAGAGCTGGCTAATCTATTCAAGCGCCGTTGTGGTGTCGGGTTAGATATATCCACTTTGCGTCCCGAAGGCTCGCTAGTGAATAATTCTGCTGGCACCACAACTGGAGCTTGGTCTTTTGCTGATTTGTATTCCTATACATGTCGTATGATTGGGCAACACGGTCGTCGTGGTGCTCTTATGATTAGTATGGATGTACGGCACCCCGATATTTTCAAATTTGTTACAATGAAGAACGACCTTACCAAAGTCACTGGAGCTAATGTTTCAGTCAGGCTGGTGGATGAGTTTATGGAAGCGGTAGAAAAGGACGAGATGTTCACTCTGCGCTTCCCTATTGATTCCGATGACCCAGTGATAACTCGTAAGGTTCACGCCAAGGAACTTTGGAAGACAATAGTGGAGTCTGCAACTAATTATGCAGAGCCAGGTTTGTTAATGTGGGATAACATTTTGAAGTATATGCCAGCCGAAGCTTATGCTGATGTGGGCTTTAAGACTATCTCTACCAACCCATGCTCTGAGATTCCTCTATCAGCTTACGACTCATGTAGGTTGATTTCTATCAACCTAAAGAACTTTGTACATGGCGAATTCACAGATGAGGCGTTCTTTGATTTTGAAGAATTCGAGAATACAGTATCAATGGCACAAAGATTATCAGATGACCTGGTTGAGTTAGAGATTGAGAAGCTAGAGAATATCCTAAATATATCTGACACCCCTGATGAAAAAGCAATGTGGACTAAGCTTCTAAAGGCTGCACAAGATGGCCGTAGAACCGGATTGGGTACTCATGGTCTGGCTGATGTTTTAGCATGTTTGCAACTAAGGTATGATTCGGATGCAGCTCTTGAGGTAGTAGATAGGATTTACGAAACTCTCAAGGTGGTATCATATTCTGAAAGTGCCAGGTTAGCAGGAGAACGAGGCACGTTTCCTGTATGGGACTGGAACAAAGAAAAGGATAATGAGTTTATTAAGAACTTACCAGTAGATGTACTTAAGTTGGTTAAAGAAAACGGCAGGCGCAATATAGCTAATCTTACCAACGCCCCAACAGGAAGTGTATCACTAGTATCTCAAACTAGCTCTGGATTAGAGCCTGTATTTAGGAATGCGCATATTCGACGCAAGAAGCGTTCACATAACGATGCTGGCTCCCCTGATGACTTTGTGGATGATATGGGCGATAGGTGGGAAGAGTTTAAGGTTTTCCATCATAACGTAAAACAGTGGCTTGATATTAAGGGGCTGAAGCCTGATGCTGAGTTGCCTGAGTTCTTTGTGGAGAGTGACCAAATAGATTGGTTGCGTCGAGTACAGATTCAAGGCACTATTCAAAGGCACATAGACCACGCTATCTCAAGCACCATTAATCTTCCCAGTGGTACACCGCCAGAAGTTGTTGGTGAGCTTTACATGGCAGGCTGGAAAGAGGGGCTGAAGGGCGTTACTGTTTACGTAGACGGTTCTCGTAGTGGGGTGCTGGTTACTGAGAGTAGCAAAGATAAGTTTGATTACAGAGATGCAGTAAAGCGTCCCAAAGACTTACCTTGCCATATTCACCAAGCAACTGTTAAGGGCGAGAAGTGGACTATTCTGGTTGGACTTATGAACGGAAGACCATATGAGGTATTCGGCGGGCTATCTGAAATGGTTGAGATACCGCGTAAGTTTTCTGATGGTGTTCTTACCAAAGCATCCAGTACTAAGAAACAAAGTAAATACGATTTATCTTTTGGAGAAGACGGAGCTATACGTAATGTGACAAAGGTATTTGACAACGTGCTATACCAAACACATACTAGGATGGTATCACTTGCATTGAGACATGGGGCAAAGCCATCATTCTTGGTTGAGCAACTGCAGAAAGACCCTGATAGTGATTTAACCAGCTTCTCAAAAGTATTGGCGCGAGTTCTAAAGAAATACATAGAGGATGGGACAAGAGTTACATCCGATAAAACATGCCCTTCTTGTGAATCAGAGGCGATGATATATCAAGAAGGCTGCGTAACTTGTCAAGACTGTGGATGGTCTAAGTGCAGTTAGGAGATATAAATGGATACTAAAGAGCTTGAAGAGGCAATTGATAGATTAGTTGAGGCTTCTGCCGATAAGGGGCCAGAGTTTCAGAAGAAAGTAAAAGACCATATGTATGAGATGGTAGAGATTCTGAAAGATAATGAAGACGAGCCTGATAAATTGGCTGAAAAGCTTCTAGAGCATTTTAAGAAAGGGTCCTAAAAATGGCAAGAGTAGAATTTAAGAAGTTATACGAAGATTCCATACTGCCTACAAAGGCACATGAAACGGACGCTGGGTTTGATTTGTATGCCCATTCGTTCCATGAAGTCATCAGGGGCGTTTTGAGACCTCTAGATGTCACCAACTTTAGATTGGAGCCAGGCAATAGAGTATTGGTGAAAGCAGGCTTTGGAATGGCTATACCTCCTGGTTATGAGGCTCAAGTTAGACCCAGGAGTGGATTGGCGCTAAAGAATGGAATTAGTGTTGTGAATAGCCCTGGAACAATCGACGCAGGCTATAGAAACGAAGTAGGAGTAATCCTAATCAATATGGGACACGTGACCTTTGAACTAAGTGTAGGCGGTCGCATTGCCCAATTAGTAGTAAACAAGTTGCCCGAAATCGAGGTAGTTGAGGTTGATGAACTTTCAGTGCCATCAGAAAGAGGAGCAGCTGGGTTTGGAAGCACAGGTGTTTAATGTTCATTAGAGAAACCAAAATGGTAGAAAAAGAGTGTGTTAAGGATATACTCTGTAACAAGTGTGAGAAGTCTACAATTATAGATTCCCATGGATTTTACGAAGGCACACGTCTGGAATCTGATTTTGGTTACGGCTCTGTTAAAGATGGTGACAGGGAGGAGTTTCACCTGTGTGATGATTGTTACAAGGCTTTAACCGGCTCATTTAAAATTGAGCCAACCAAGCTTGCCTCCATTGAAAGTTTCTTCTAAAGAGTGTATAATATACATATGGCTGATGTGATTCTATGCAATATTTCCGATGCAAACAAGGTGGTTGAAGAGGAAAAGAACTTCTGGGTTCAGGAGGTTCTTTTGAGCCTTGGTGTGTCTGAAGATACTGTAGCATCAGCGGAAGATATAGATGAATATCTGTACCTCATGAATCAGCTCGGTATAGAGGTAGAATACAAGACTACCGGCGAAGTACTGATATACAAGAAAACAATGCATCGTGGGCCAGATGGAGAAGAGGTTGACTGGCTGAATCCATCTAAAGAGAATATTATTGCCCACTGGAAGCCTCCCACCTTTGTTAGAAAGGTAGAGGGAAAAGATGTATATTATGAAGTACATCTAAATAAATGGTCTAGTTTTAACATGAGGCTTGATGATGAGTGAATTTTACATAAAAACTAAAAGTGGCGAATTTTTACCAGTGAGTTTGAGTTCGTACTTTACTAAAGACCTTAATGGCAAGTTAGCTGTCGTAAGAGTAGGCACCGATGAGCATCCAGCATCCATTAGTGATGTTGATGAGACGTGGGAAAGCTTTAGACGAGCTGATGTCCTGAATGAGTTAGAGGATGTCAGTGTCATAGTTACCCCTTATCAGATTGATGTTGATGCGGTGAATAAAGAGGAGCTTGAAGAGAAAGCCCTCTGCCTACAGATTACGAGCGGCGAGGATATAACCTCGCTAAGTGATATCTTGAAAAAGACTTACAAGAGATTAAGCAAGAAATTCAAAACTGTAGTGTTACCATCACCGCTCACTTTAAAGGAATATAAAAAGGTTAGGGATATACTGAAGCGTACACAAATTAGACGTGAACGCAGAGGTAGAGCAAGAGGCTAAAATGAATAGTAATCCCACAAATAAGGAGACCGCCTTTAATGAGCAAAATATTTGTATTGGACACGAATGTCCTATTGCATGACCCAAGAGCATTATTTGCATTTGATGATAATGAAGTAGTAATACCCCTAGTAGTTTTAGATGAATTAGACAAGAAGAAAAGCGGACCAGATGAGGTAGCACGCCATGCAAGAATGGTTATCCGTTCACTCGATGAAATGCGTGAGCAGGGTAATTTGCATGAAGGTGTGCCTACACCAGCAGGTGGAACGGTTCGTGTTGAAATCAATCATAAGGACAATGTTCCTTCCCACCTTGACCCATCTCGGGCAGATAATCGTATCATAAGCGTTACATTAGGATTGCAATCAGCGCACCCTGACTGCGTGGTTGCACTAATCACCAAAGATATCAATATGCGGGTGAAGTGTGACGCCCTAAATGTAGATGCTGAGGATTACAATACTGACTCTGTGGCAGAAACAGCTGAAGCTATATACAGCGGTTGTGTTCAGGTTCAGGTTCCAGAATCTCACATTGATACGTTTCATAATTTAGGCTTTATGGATGGTGGATTCGTCCATCAATTCCATGAGAATCAGTATGTTCTATTAAGCTCAGAAGTTAATCCTAAGCACTCAGGCTTAGCTAGATTTTCTTGTGGACAGCTGCACAAGATAGAGCCTAAAGCAAATGTGTGGGGAATAAACCCTCGTAACAAAGAGCAGGCGTTTGCATTCGATGCTCTCTTTAATCCTGACATTAGATTGGTTACTCTGACAGGTAAAGCTGGTTGTGGTAAGACACTTCTGGCTGCAGCTGCTGGTGTTAGCCAGGTCTACGATAGCCATACCTATCGTAAGATAATCATGTCCCGTCCAATTATGCCTTTGGGCAGAGACTTGGGATTTCTGCCAGGTACAAAGGAAGAGAAAATGCAGCCCTGGATGGCGCCTTTGCAGGATAACTTAGACCTACTATTTTCAGAAAAGGGCGCAGACTATCTAGACTTAGAACAGTCTCGTGGCGGTAGATTGCAGGTCGAGGCGCTAACCTATATCAGAGGGCGCTCTATTCCAAAGACTTTTATCATAGTAGATGAATGCCAGAATTTAACAAGGCATGAAATAAAGACTATTATCACTCGTGTAGGAGAGGATTCTAAGGTCGTCCTGACAGGCGACATCTACCAGATAGATAATCCTTTTATCGACGCGGTAGATAATGGGCTCTCATATGTTATTGAAAAGTTCAAAGATGAGCCAATCGCGGCTCATGTAGGTTTGAAGAAGGGAGAACGCTCTGAGTTGGCTACGAAGGCCGCCGAATTACTCTGAAACTATTAATATTTTTGCTTATTTGTACGTGTTGTAGGCACTTAAAGACGTGGTGCAAGAGGATCACTATGTCTTTAAGTGCCTATTTTTATTTGTAGTTTTCTCAGGCGTGCTGCTTTAAAAACCTTCTTTTTATGCTGCTTTTAATAGCAGTCCCGCCTTTTACTATTCACTTTCAGGAATAACCATATATGGCTGTTACAGTATTATTTGATAAGGCGTATCACACCACCCAGCTTTCTGTAAGCTCTACAGAATTAACCGTATGCACTATCAGCAACACCGAACTGGTTGCAGGGCACCGGTATCTTGTTTTTGGCACTATTCACACCTTAGGTGGCTCTCATGGTGCATTCTGTAGGTTGAATTTCGGCGGATCTCCTGACAATAATATCCGTGGTGATTATTCTTCTCCTGGTGGCGGAAGCAATGTGCACCAGTACAAAGGCTGTACATTGTGGACTGCTGTAGCTGGGCAAGATATTACTCTAACAGTTCAGCGCAGCAATTCAAACAATGGTGTTGCTCGTAACTGCTCACTAATGGCTATAGACCTAGACTCTGCAGGACTTGTCGAGAATGAAGACTGGTTTCACGTTGTCGATTCATCTCGTTCACAGCATGTTCATCATTCATTTAGTCAACCATCTGCTGTAATTGAAAATCAGGCGGCGTCTACACTAGTTGATGGTGAAACATTTACTATCGATGACACAGAAGGCAATGTCCAGACATTCGAATTCGATATTAGTGGCGATGGGGTAACTCCTGGCAATATTGCTGTTACTCTGAATCCAGGGGATTCTTCTAGCACTGTACGAACGGCTATTATTAATGCTATCAATGGAGCATCTCCACTTAACGTTTTTGCTAGCACACAAGGAAGTACCAGCTATACATTAGTGAGACCAAATAGCGGGGCGTCCCAAAAAATAAACCTATCTGACACAGTAGCTAATTCTTCCTGGGTATTTGCTGATTGGAATCCTGCAGTACTAACCTTTACTCCAGACGGTACATCTGATTATTTGTGTATAGGCGTGGCGGCTTTTGACAACATACCTGGTAATATGATTATGCGTCTTCGCGACGTTACTAACTCAACCACAGTGTTTCAATCAGGTATCGGTACCGGTAACTTAGGAAACGAAGAACACTGCTATACCGGATGGGGAATTAAGACAGCTCCCCCAGCATCTCCAATTACCCTTGTTACGGAATATCGTTCATTTTCAGCAGCCGAAAAAGACGAAGCTAGAATTATTGTTATACGCCTAAATTCATTTGCTAATTTCACATATTTCGATATTGATGAGGGTTCTACACCACCCGCTAACACTAATAGGACCCAACGCGGCTCTACTCTTAGTTTTACTCCAGACTCCACAGGCGAAGTTATAGTATTTGGCTCTGTGCAATCTGAAGGTGACGGAAGTTTTAGCACAACTAGCAGAGGTATTGCTGGTGATGTTACCAGAGATGGAACCAAGATATGGGATTCTCAATCATATGCTGTTCAATGGCATGGTGACAACTCTAACTACACTGGCACTGACGGCTCCGTAGTTGGTCCATGGATATTTGAATTGCTCACTGGTGAAACTCCAAATGTAGAACAATCCTGGGAGCTATATTCTACCTCTCCTTCTACTTCTGGAAATGATCTAAGGCAAATGATGTTGTTGGTGATGAGTACCCAGGAATTTGTGCCGCCTCCAGATCAGGCATCTAACCCAAGTCCGTCTAATGGCGCCACTGATATATTTCTTACCGATGATTTGAGTTGGGATGTAACTGGTGAGGGCACATTAACCAGTGACGTGTACTTTGGAACCAATCAAACCGACGTAACTAATGGTACTGGCGGTACATTTAAAGGTAATCAGGCTACTACAACATATGAACCAGGTATTCTTGAACTCAACACTACTTATTATTGGAGAATCGACGAGGTTAGCGAAGGTGGGACTACTACTGGAGATGTGTGGAGCTTTACCACGGTTGTGTTCCTTCCGCCTCCAGGGCAACCTAATAGCCCTACCCCAGAAAATGGCGCAACTTTTGTAGAGCTTGAAGGCAAGTCTATAACTTGGGGAGCGGCTGTAGATGCCAATACTTATGAGGTGTATTTTGGAAAAGATGAGGATGGGGTAACCAGTGATATTCTTATGGGTACTTATCAAAGTGCACAAACCGAGCTGAGTTTTGTTTTACCTACTCTTGATCCGGGGACTACTTATTACTGGAGAATTGATACTGTTGGTTATGGCGGACGAACGACAGGCAATGTGTGGCATTTTACTACTATACCAGTACATTATGAATACCCTAACAGCGGTGATAAGGTTTTTAGCGTTGTAAGCATCAAGGGTAGAGTACCCCCACTAAATGGCGTTCATACAGAATTACATACGGATGAGGGGCTGATTGCCGATGGGTACACCATAGCGGCTGAGAATGGACAATTCTCAATGAGTATACCTTTTTCTAATCAAGAGCCCGGGACAAAAATTAGAGCCGTATCTGTTTCTCAGGCTAGTCCTGATTCTCCCGAGGTGACTGTTACACTCGTTCAGGCTGCCCAAGCACTCCAGCCTGTAGTTACTCGTTCTGGTCGCAGATTGCAAGTAGATGCGAACACTGTAGCATTGTGGCCTATGAATAAAACAATTCGGGCAGAATCTCAAACAACTGGCTCTGCACCAAAGCTTAATTTTGATTTCAGTACAATTGGTGGTGATGTTCATGATCCACCTAGTAATTTCACTGGAGATTCAAGTAGCGAAACATTGAGACCGGAATTTAAGGGTACTATGACCTACTATAATTTCAATGTTACATCGAGTTATAGCCGCATGTGGCGCTCCAATGACTCTAGTTACGTACCTCAATTTTCTAATGGCTTTACTATTAAATTTAGACATAGGGACGAAGACGTAAACCCCTTCACTCCTACAGCAAGCAATCACACTATTCTCTATAGTGTTATAGATGGAACTAGATGGCGTGTTTATGGTGGAGTTGACACTTTTACTATTATTAATGATCAGGGCTCCATAAGCTTTGGACTCCCGAACGGAATTGATTTTACCAAAGATTGGACCGAAATAGAGGTTAGGGGTTATGAGTTAGATCCTGGCAATACTAGTAGTCATTATATTGAGCTATACATAAATGATCAGTTGACGGAACAGACTTGGGCAACAACAACTAGTGGCACTGCGTTATATCTTGGCAACGCATTTACTGGTGCATCTTTTATATCTGCAGAGTTTGATACGTTCAGACTGATGGAAGCAAATCCATTCATAGAACGAATAGGAACTAATGTTAAGGGCAATTCTGCATTAGACCTACGGGCTCGTCTTGGGTGTAATCTTGCACTAGCAGATGATAACGAAGTGCCCTTTACTCATTGCGCAAGATTTGATGGTAGTCAGGGATATATGTATAGTGACGATGCGGCATTTGATATTGGTTCTCCATTTACTATTGAGGGGTGGTTTAGGGCTCATAGCGTTACTGGTGATTATCAGTACATAGTTTCCAAAGAGGCATACAATTCTAATGGATGGGGGGTCGACCTCGACGCAAATATGAACATAAGGTACAATTCTGCTAACGGTTCTGGCTTTACACTCACTGGCCCTCAGATTTTGACCAATAGGTGGTATCATTTTGCTATGACTCACGATGGTTCTAACCTCTCTGGGTATTTAGATGGCGAATTGGTAGATACTATTTCGGCAGGCATAACCGCCAATACTACAAATTCATTCGCTGTAGGTCGTCGAGGCTCATCTGCAACATTTTATTTCGATGGTGATATAGCCGACATTCGTTTCTCTAATGTAGTGCGGGCCCCATGGGAAATATACAATACTTATCATGCAGCAGATGACCCCAAGATTGGGTTTGTAGAAGACGAACACACAATGGTTATTTGGGATTTTAGTGAAGATCCTGGACGACAAATAATGACCAGTAATCGCTCTATTCCATTAGCGTACAACGCTTTGGCTAGTTATGCCGATACAGATGATTTTCGTCGTTTTTTCCCAGCAGTAGGCGATTCTTTATTAGGAAATGGCTCCAACGATGTTTTTGTATCCGGGGGCAATATAGTTCTGAGAAATGACCACATAGGCGGAGACTATTCTCAGGTCTTCATAGATTCTCGGGGAGGATTAAGAGTCACTGGGAATTTTGATTTCAGAATAGATATGCCTAGCTTGCCAAGCAGACCTCAACCGTGGGCAACTAGCAGCACCGATAGGTCCGAAGTTAGAATGCGAACAGCATCGGGCGTAGCAGTTTACATTGTATATGATGAATGGTTTGATGGATCAAACAACAGAAATAGGATATATTCTTATCTGTACAGTACGATTAGCACTACTGAATTTGGAGCTGTAGTTCCTAGTTCAATAAGCACACGTTTTACTAGAGAAGGTAATAAGTGGAGAACATATTACGGGATAAATGGGGCTGAACCAACAACATTATTAGGGCAGGCAACCGGACCCGAAGATGATTGTTGGATTCAGATAGGAAATGTCCTTCGTGCCGAATATGCAACCACTGGAACATTTGATTATGAATGGAATAATATGCAGGTGAGGGGTTTTAACAATGATGAGCGCGACGGCTATTTGTTTAACGAAATTCATGGCGGCTCTCCAAGAAGTGAACCACTGTTGAGTGTTTCTTCCAGCGGCGAGAAAGCCCGTATTTTTGATGGTACAGCTGATTACGTAGTTATACCTGCTAACTCTGAATGGGATCACGAAGACCTATCTGTAGAATGTTGGTTTCAAGCTGATACATTGCATAATGGAAGATTGCTAAATCGCATAGAAGTAGGTGGTGCAGGCTTTTCTCTAGGTGTTGGCTCAGACGGCTATCTTGCTGCAGAAGTTATGGATAATGTAGGAGAAAGCGTTCAATTGACTTTAGGTACAATTACTGCTGGGGCTTGGCACTATGTAGCGTTTACGTATAGTTTTGCCGACAAAAGATTAGCGTTGTATCTTGACGGTCGACAATTGGGACAAACAGAAAATTCGCTTATGACGGGCAACCATGTTAGTACAGCTGATGTGTATATGGGGATATATTGGCCGTCAACGGATGAATATTTTGATGGCTCTATAGGGGCCGTAAGAGTATCTAATTCTGTTCGTACTTCTACTGAGATATTCGAAAGATACAAAGGGGCAAGGTTGAAACGATAATGGGACCAAAAGTTATTAATGCTATCAATCGCCCATGGCCAGTAACCGTAGAGGTTCATTTTGATACTGTTATGCTATCTGATGATCAATTGATAGACCCGGATAATTACACATTTACTCATGGTGCTTTTACCACATCAGTGACGCAAATAGATGAAAAACAGGTAAGATTAACGGTAGAAAATTTGTTTGAATTTGATTCTTTTGTTGTTACCGTAGACTCTAATGTTAGAGCATTTAATGGAGAAGAGGTAGATCCAAACAACAACTCGTATGCCTTTTCACTAGCTTACCGCCCTAATGTATCTGATACTGTACAATCTATAGCAGTTGGAAATGGTAGACTAAAATCAGGCACATCAGTTATCGAGATAGAAGAAGATGAAGATAGATGGTACATAAAAACCGAATCAGGGGTTGATGTGGTAAATAAAGTATCACTAATGAATGAGGGATTCATATTGGATGCATACGGATATAATGTTATCCACGTAGGTTAACTATGACAGATCAACGAATTATAGGACACTGGAAATTTGACGAAACATCAGGCTCCATTGCGAATGACAGCACCTCCAATGAGAACAATGGTAACGTCACCGGCACTGCTATAGAGCCTGGGGTTCTTGGTAATGCTCGTGTATTTTTTCCAGGGTCTGAAGATAGAGTTGAAATAGGAGATTTGGACTTATTTGAATTCACTAATAATGAGTTTACTCTTTCGGCCTGGGTTAGTACAACCACTGTACTATCATCTAGCAAGGGTATCATAACCAAAAGAGATGATACTACCAATAACAATAGCTTTTCTCTAATTTTAGATTCCAGTGGGTTAATAGATTTCTCGGCCAGCTCAGATGGCTCAACTAATGTATCACAAGTATCTAGCTCAACTGCTGTAAATGATGGTCAGTGGCATCTTATAACTGTTACTCGTAGTGGGCAAGATTACAATTTGTACATTGATGGCGCCCCTATAGACAATACGGTTAGCGGGATATCTGATGTATTTATAAGTACCGCACCTCTAATTATTGGTAACTATTCTGAATCAAGTGCATGGGATAGTTCATTTGATGGATACATTGATGACGTTAGAATATACAATTACGCCTTACTTCCAGAAGAAGTAAAAGAGCTTATCTACGATACTCCCTATGACGCTTTCCCGCCTGTATTTTTCCCAGTTAGTCCTGTGGATGGGGAAACTAAAGTACTAGTAGGCACCCCAGTAGTATTCATATACTCGGATGAAAATCCAGACCTGAGTACTTTAAATGTTAGTATGAACGACTTCCCTATAATTGAAAATGGGTTAGTCACTACAGATGGATATTTTGTTACTTATGAAGAATTTTCTGAGGGTCTTTCGGATGGTTATGATGGATACCAGGTAACAATAGAATTTCTCAATGGATTGCCAGAGCGTTCCGTCATAAATATGGAGCTAGATGCTGCCGATGCTTATGGCTCTTTCGCATACCTAACTTACAGTTTTGCTACAGCTTCCTCTGTAGATCCTCCGCCTAAGTTTGTAAACTTTGACCCGCAGCCTTTTTCTGCTGGCCACGGCGCCAATGATCCTATATTTTTCCAATTCAATGACGGTTATGATACGGGCCCCGATCTTATATCGGGAGCGAATCTTTCTACCTTGCAAGTACACATAGATGGTGACGACGTAGTGGTTGATGGGGTAATTCAGCCCGGATTCTTTGGAACCATAACTGCAAACGGATTCGATGGATTCAACGTTACATTAAATAAAACCGGTGGATGGAGAGAAGGACGCAATTTCCATGTTAATCTATATGGCGAAGATAATAATGGTACGTCCACTATTGAAAGCTTCTACATAAAGATGGGCGGCGGCCCAGTTGTACAAAATGAATATCCTGGGGACGGATATATAGAAGTCTCTAGAACCACCGATGTAAGCTTTGAGTTTGCTGACGCTATTTTTGGTGTAGATAAAGAAGAACTTCAGGTTGTTATTGAGGGCATCCCAGCAATTGTTAATGGCGTAGCTATTAACGGCCATTCGCTTGTGTATACTGAATTGGAGGATGGGTATAGGGTAGTTATACAGCAACCTACTCTCCCAGAATATACCGAGGTAGATGTAGAGGTTGTAATTACAAACAGGGTTAATGAAGTAAGGCAGAGAACTTTTTCATTCCAGACTGTTGACCAAACTCCGCCTGTCTTTGAACCATTTATCCCTGAACCTGATTCTCAAAGAATAGACCCGTTTTCTCAAATAGTAATAGATGCACTAGATGGATATTCAAGACCAGATGCATATTCGATAGATATCAGTATAAACGATTGGCTCGTGGTCAATGATGGTTACGCACTACCTGGTTATGAAGTAAACTTTGACCATCTAGATGAGGGCTACCGCATAAGGTTAATTAAAGATGGTGGCTGGACCGAATTTGCAGTATTGGGAATAGAAATAAGCGGCGCCGACAATCAAGGTAATTTCAATTCTCTATTCTATTATGTATCGGTAGATGACATAAGTGGTCCCGTAATAACCAATCGAGTTCCAGATGACAATGAAAAGGCATTTGCTGCGGCCGATGTCACTTTTCAAGTTCATGATTCCGGGGGCGTGGGCGTCATACCCGATTTGCTTAATGTCACTATTGATGGAACGCCTGCCATTATTGATGGCACATTTCAAGCGGGATTTACTGGGTCTATTAACCTATCTATCGTAGAGGGTTTTGATGGTTACAGTATAACCATAGATCCAGATGATGACTTCACCCTCGGAACATTTGTAGATGTCTTTGTTAGCACCAAGGACGGTTATGGTAATGAATCTACAGCAGCATACACATTTGAGGTGGCGGATGAAGTTGCACCCGTAATAACTAATCTTGACCCCGATGATGGCGAAACATCCTCGCTTCGGCCATATATAAGATTTGGCATACATGATTCTGGTGGCACAGGTGTAGACCCAATAAGATTACAGATGACAGTAGATGGCGTTCCTGCTATCATCGATGGCGAAATAGCACCTCACTTTGCAGGCTTAATAGACCCAACCAGTGTCAATGGATTTGATGGATACAATGTGTTTGTAAGGTGGGATGATTACTTTGTACCAGGCTCAGAGCACTTTGTTATTATAGATGGTTACGATGCTGTAGGGAATTTCTCTCAGCTAGCTTATAGCTTCTTCACAACTATAGACACCACTCCTGCCATTTTCGATGATTTCTCTCCCGAACCTGGAGAAACCGGCGTTCCATTTGATACAGCTGTAACGTTTTCTTTTAATGACGCAGATGGTTATATAGGAAATTCAAATTTATTTACTCTGAACATAACCATAGATGGAAATCAGGCGGTGGAAAATGGTTTTGGCGTAAATGGCTATAACATAGTATTTAGTGAAAATGGTTCTGATGGCTACGATATTGAAGTATTTCTGCCAAGTTCTCTTCCAGAGTTTTATGAAGTTATAGTGGAGTTGGATGGCTACGATTCTTCTGACAATTTTACGTCCTTTCAGTATTCTTTCCGCACAGCTGATGTGACACCTCCGCTAATAGAGACCGTATATCCAAATCCTGGAGATACAGGAATTTCTCCGCTAACAGATGTTATCTTTATTTTACTCGATGGTTATTCGGGCGTAGATTTGGATACAGTAAATGTTACTGTTGATAATGAACCAGCGATTATCAATGGAGAATTACAAGATGGCTATGATGCCAACATAACGCCAGTTGTAGATGGATACCAGATAGAATTAGTCGGCTCTAATTTTGCTGAGGGTAAAACTGCACTTGTAGGTGTAGAATTACAAGACATCGAGGGGAATCTTAGGTCCTTTGCTTATTCATTTGATGTGGCAGATGTAACTGGTCCTGACTTTGATTCCATACTGCCAGAGCCTTTTGATATCAATGTTCCAAATCACATCAATCTATCTTTTGATTTCATAGATTACACATCGGGCGCAGATTTAAATACTCTTGGTGTCACCGCTAATGGTGTTCCTTTGGTCACCAATGGTAGTCCCGAGCCAGGAATTCAGTTAGAGACTTCTGTAATTGACAGCGGTTATTTTGTAGAGGTAAAGGAATTAGTATTCGTTGAGGGCGAAGAAATAGAAATTGTATTAGATGGCTATGACAACTCTGGAAACTATACATCTATATCATATCTCCTAACTGGTGCATATATTCCTCCTCTTTTTAGTAATTTCAGTCCAGTGCCATTTGAGATTAGTGTCCCTGTAGATACTGATATAGAGTTTGACTTCACTGACGCCTATGGAGTTAATCTTGACGACCTAGAAATTTTAATCAACGGCGCGCCAGCTGTAATAAGCGGTCAGCCACTAGATGGATATGTAGTCACTTATGCACCAATTACTGATGGTTACAGGGTTACACTTGAACTAGAAGAGCCATTGTCTGAGTTTTACAATGTAGTGGTGGAATTATTCGGCAGGGATAATAATGGGATAGAGGGAACATTTGACTATACTTTTAAAACTGTCAGTGCGTTCCCGCCTGATTTTCTATTCGTTACACCTCCACCCTTTTCAGTAGATCAGAGTGAAGAAGAGAATATATCATTTACAATAGATGATCCTGCTGATAATGGAATATTCTTTGACTCTATTTATGTCTACCTGAATTTCCAACCGGTAATATTGGCCGGTATAGCTCAAGATGGATACAGCGTTGAGATAAGCCCTAACGAAGATGGCTACAACATAATAATAGAGCATCCTCCTTTCGAACCATATAGTATGGTGTTTGTCAGCATCGAAGCGATTACATTTGATGGTAATCCTGGGTTGTTCGAGTACTATTATGATGTTGGGAAACATGGTCCGCCTCAAGTTATTCCTATTGATCCTCTCGAAGGTGAGCTAGATGTACCAACAGACACAGATGTGGTATTTGAGGTAAGAGACATTAACGGTGTGGACCTTAATGGGCTCACTGTAGACATTGATGGTATACCAGCTTTCAGAGATGGGTCTTTCTTATTCCCGTTCGATGATATTAACAGTGACATAGAGGAAATAACTGATGATGAATTTAGGCATTTCCCCGATTTAGTTCCAGTTTATATTCCAGTAGGCACCTTTTATCCGCCTGTGCCATTCCATGAAGTAGTATACATAGATACTGACGATGATTTCGACGGATACATAGATGGATATGTGGATGTAGACGGATACATAGATGGATACTTTGTACCAGACGGTTATCAGCTGGATGGTTATTTTGATGATGGATATGATGGATATATATCCATTCAAAATGTCGGCTACAGATTTACATTTGATAGAAGAACTGATTTTAAGTTAAGCAGTGTTGTAACTGTCCAAGTTCATGCGGCAGATTTAGAGGGCAATGAGGGAGATAGAACTTATGCTTTCTCTATCGTAGATGATACGGGCCCACCTATATTTGCTAACGTTGATCCATTTCCTGATGAAGAGGACGTAGAGCTAGATAGACCTCTAACCTTTGACTTTATAGATATAGGCTCTGGAGCGTTCCTAAGCACCTTGGACGTAACTCTTGGAATTACTCAAGCCATAATAGGCGGTGAATTCCAAGATGGTTACAGCGGTTTCACAGAGTATTTCAGAGATGCTTATGGTGACGGTTATCATGTAACAGTATATCCAAATGATGGATGGCCTAATCATGCCACTATAACTGTCTCCTTATATGGTGAAGACTGTGTTGGGAACTCAGCGCAATTTGATTTTTCATTCTTAACTGAAGATGTCCAGGGCCCTGTGTTTGAGCATATTTATCCTGCTCCAGATGCCATAGATGTGCCAACTGACACTGCTATTCGCTTTGAATTTAATGACACTGGTGGTTCCGGAACAAATAAGGATACTCTGGATATCAGAATACTTGGCTCTTTTGTAGTTATAGATGGCAATGCTCTTGATGGGTATGTAGTAGAGATTACACCTAACGCCAAGGATGGTTATGATGTACAGTTGTTTATGCCTGAACGATTTCCTGAGTATGAGGCAATTGATATTGTTCTTAGCGGTAGCGATAACGATGGAAACTTTGCATTTTTTGAGTACTCATGGATAACAGCAGATGAGACTGGACCTGTATTCGACAGATTGGTGCCTAGATTCCCCGATGCCAAAATAACTGGTACCGGCCCAATTTATGCAGACATTCTAGACCCGCACTCAGGTGTAGATTTTGACAGCATAGGTATAACAATAGATGGAACCAGCTATGTAGATTCTGGTGTGATCAAACCCACCGGCTTTGTTACTGAATTTATAGAAATAGATGACGGCTATAGGGTAGTAATAGAAAGTGTTGGTCCATTGCCACATGATATAGATAGTGATACTGTTGCTTTGTGGAGAATGGATACTTCTGGAACTGTGCTAGAGGCTACAGGTAATTCTGCTTTAGACGGAATAATAGTAGGCGCTACATTAGTACCAGGAATGTTCGACAATGCATTAAGTTTTGATGGTATAAATGACAGAGTTGATGTCTCTGCAGATTCAGAACTTAGAATGCAAGACTTTGCCATAGAGGCATGGATTAATCCTACGACTTTAACCGGAAATCATGTAATATACACTTACAATCCTCGTCAAACTGTTGCAGAATCTAGAGGCGTGGTATTCAAAATAACATCAACTGGCGCTTTAGCTATAGATTTGGGTGATGGAAATGCATCATTCAGTTCAGTAACCTCTGCACCAGGATTAGTCCCCACTGGTTCATATACACATATTGCAGCTGTGGTAAGCCGCACCCATGATTTTGTTAAGTTATTGGTAGACGGTGCAGTGGTAGCCACAAGCACATTTCCTATATCTTCGATAGTATATTCTAATGGGGCCTCAGGATCTCCCGCTACTGCTCGTGTGCTGATAGGTGCACGTGTAAGTCCTTTCGCCGGTACCATAATAGATGTGTTTAATGGAAAGATAGACGATTTGCGTATCAGTGATGGGCCAAGGACTATATCATCGATAGCTAACTCGTATAATAGAGGGCAGTCCCCTTCGTTTGCCGAATTTACATCGGTTTATGTTGACCTGTTTGCTACAGATAATGCTGGAAACGATGGGTACATAAGTTACTTTTTCAACACACTGGACGAAACTCCGCCTGTATTCTCTAACTTTATTCCTGCTTCTGGAGAGATTAGAGTAGATACAAGCACCGACATAGTATTTGATTTTATTGATGTACATTCTGGCCCAGATATAGACACACTGAATATCACGATAGATGGCAATTTGGTAGTTGAAGATGGGTTAGGTGTAGAGTCGGATATATATGTTACCCCTATAGTGGATGGCTACAATATTGTTGTTGACTTAGATTATCCGCTCCCCGAATTCAGGAATATTGTGGTTATATTGGATGGTTACGATATAGACCCCAACCAGACTATATATACATATCAGTTCTCTACCGATGACTTTACTTCGCCGGTTCTTGACAATGAACTACCTGTAGATGGGTCTATACAAGTAAATCCATTTACTGACATAGTGTTCGACATACACGATACTGGTGGCTCAGGATTACAACTAAGTACCGTTAATGTTCAGATAGATGACCGAAATGCTATTGTGTTAGGAGAGACACAAGGGGGCTGGGATGCAATAATAGAGCAAACATGGGTAGACGGATATGATGGATACAATTTTCATATATCTTCTGACAGCAGATATGCTTTAGATAGTGACATCAGAGTGCTGATAGATGGATACGATGCATATGGCAACTACATGCTGACTGATTTTGCCTTCCATACATTTATTGATGAGGAAGAACCAGAGATTGTTAATCTAGTTCCTGCGCCTAATGACATTGAAATAGCTCTTAACAGCAGCGTCGTCTTTGACATTATTGATGGATACGATGTAGATATAAGCAGACTTGATGTTCATATCGATAACAATCCGGCAATAATCGATGGCCTATTACAACCTGGCTACAATGATACTTCTAGCGGCATTGAACAAATAGTGGATGGGTATCATGTAGAAATTGATCCAGAATTTGATTTTTTCTACAATCAACAAGTTACGGTGGTTGTGGATGGATACGATTTTTCTGACAATCATGTGCATTTTGAGTATTATTTTTACACGATAGCGGATACTGCTGGTCCTGTAGTAAGTAATCGCAACCCTGATAGTTTCGAAGTAGAAGTGTCCCTCGATTCAGATGTCTCCTTCGACATAACTGACGCTGTTGCTGGTGTCGATTTAGACAGGTTAGATGTTCACATCGATAGCATTCCAGCTGTAATTAATGGAGTATTTCAACCAGGATATGATGGTTCTTCCGCAGGCATAGAGCCTATATTTGATGGTTATCACATTGTTGTAGATCCCGTGGGAACGCAGGAGTTTGATTTTAATCAGATTATTGTAGTAACTGTAGATGGGTATGATTTTGCTGACAACCATACTAATGATGTTTATTGGTTTGCAACTATTGCAGATGTAGACGCACCATCTATTACCAACCTAGATCCATTCCCAGGCGAAGTGGAAGTTCCGGTAGATACTGACATAGCATTTGATATCACCGACTCTGTTTCTGGTGTAGATATGACCAGGTTAGATGTTTATGTCAATGATGTGCCAGCGGTTACAGATGGTGAGATAAAGGCACCATGGTCTGACCCTGAGTCAGGCATAACGCCTATTGTTGATGGGTATAGGGTTGTGTTGGATCAGTTTGTCAACTTCGATTACAATGAGCTGCAAACCGTAATAATAGATGGTTATGATTATGCTGATAATCATGTACATTTCGTGTACGATTTCTTGACCAAAGTTGATGTAAATGGGCCTACCATTATTCCTATCGACCCAGTGGATACCCAGGGAGGGGTTGCTCGTAGTCCAACCATAGAGATACGTATTGTAGATGATGAGACTGGGGTTGATTTCGATAGATTTAATCTGACTATTGATAATATTCTGGTCATGGAAGAGGGTGAGTTTGTGGTTGGTTCAGGGTTTGATGGACCATATAGCCAAGTTATCCAGCGTTTGGATGGTTACGATATAACAATAGATTCTTCAGTAATATTTGATCCTTCTTATTTAGTACGAGTTGTTGTTGATGGTTACGATTATGCCAGCAACCAGACCCATTTCGAGTATACATTCTCAATAATTGATGATGAAGGCCCCTTAGTATTTGATTTTCATCCAGAGCCTAATTCTGTAGATGCAGAGGGCGAGCCTTTGCATGTAAGTTTTGGTATTCGTGATAGAGGAGATGGGGAAGTAAACCTTAGCACTCTGCTTATAGAGGTATCCAATAATGCCGATGAACCATTCCTGGTATCATATGAGCCGGTAGATGAGTTTCAAAATGGTTGGAGCGGAGTTATAAGCAATCAGCCTGATGGTGATGGTTATGTAATAGATATGTACAAGGATGAACAGGCTGAAAGTTTTGCGGTGTTTACTTTCAGGATTACTGCAGCAGATAACAGAGGCAATGTGGCAGTAAATAAGATTGGTAAGGAAGGAGGCTTTATAGATGCCGCATCTGGAGCAGTGACAGGATTTAATACAATTGATGTAGGTGAATTCTTTATCGATTCTAATCAGCTTACCTCTGGGGATTTAGCCATTATAGCTGGAACCGGTGCCGCAGTGGTGGATGGTTATACTACAGATGAAATTGTATTTGACCGACAAATTGCAGCTGGTGGCACAGTGGATGTTAGCATCTATCGCGGTTCCTTTATGGCTGAACGTCGCATCTTCCGTCCACAATTTGCTGAAGCAACCTCTATCAAAACAGTGGATCTAACATTCAGCGATCCTCCAGTGATAGGTGGAACAGAACTTAGTCCCGGCGCTTATACTATTAGTGGTGGAGATTATCCTATCAATGTAATTGCTGTAGCGCAACAGGATGACGATACATTTGAATTAACTTTTAACGTTCCAATGCAAGCACTGGTCATTTACACTGTAACTGTGGATTCAGTGGGTATTGTTAATGAGTTTGGTTTTACTATAGACGACGGATACGAGTCCGTTGATTTTTCTGGATACCCTGATATTGTGGGTCCAAGAGTTCTGGCTGCCGTAAATGAACCATTCAATGTCAATGTAACAGTTGTGTTCAATGAGGCTATGACCCAGGATTCAAATCTTACTAATCCTAATAACTATCATATAAGTGATGGTGCGATAGTAAAAGCCGTCACTGCAGATCCTAAAGAATTAGACAGGGTTGTGTTAACTGTAGATAGGCTTTATGGTCGTTCAACCTTTGATGTATTTGTGGCTAGTGATGAGATAAGAGATTATTTCGGTAACAAGTTTGACCTTTATTACAATCATGGAGTAGTTACAATGAAGCCAACTACTGCTGCACTTTCCGGAATCACTGGACGAGTAAAGAGTAGAAACGCAGTGCGCAGAATGTATGAGGACCATACAAATTGGTACCTGGCTACCAGTGGTGGTATAGACGTGGTGTCTAAAATTGAACTTGAGAATGTAGGGTTCGTGCTGGACGGTTATGGTTTTAACGCTATCACTGCTGATACAGAAGATATATACTTTGGCCGTAGCGATGGTTACGTGGAAGATGCCTATGGTGTCCGCAGGTTATCATTCAACGATTTGCACAGGGATAGTTCTGAGAGAGTACAAGATGCATTTAACGAAGGAACATCGCCATCTATACCTTCCAATGAGGTTAATGATTTGTTTACTGCAACGAACGCAAGTAATGGATTTCTGGCAGTGGCAACAGTGGCTGGTGCTACATTGATAAAAGACAATGCTTCGGGAGTAAACTATAGCTTGGGGAGTGATATAAGCTCAATTCATATGGACGACGGCGGTAGTGTGCTTTATCTGGCTAACAATACCTTAGGTAGGGTTGAAGTGTACTATAATGTACATTTGGACGCTGTTGATAGCACAGTTCCGGATGCGTATTACAGTGTAACTACGACGCCAGAAATATCCAATAGTATCATTAATCAAATAAAGATTACAAATAACACTTCAATTATAGATGACTATTCTAATACCATATATGTAGCAACAGATTATGGCCTCACTGTCATACATACAGATGAATCAATTCCTGGCTCTAGTGAAACTGGTGGTATTAGTCTCACATATGGAACAGAAGGATCCGGTACTACTTTTGAAATACTCGGCGGACAAGTGGACAGGGTTGTTGCTGTAGATGTAAACCTACAACAGCAGCAGGCATTTGTGGCAACTAAGGACTCTTCCTTAGGTGGCGGAGTTACTATCATCAATCTACCAAGCAATACTAGGTTCCAGTTTGCTTCACAAGAAGCTGGCACTCTGATAAGCAACGATGTAAGAGACGTGATAGTCAAAAACTTATAATAAATTAGCGTATACTGAGGTTTATACACATGGCGTTCAAGCGTGGAACAGTATCAAATACATTTGAGCTTACCCGTGAATTGCACAATTTCATAGCCGATAATGTTCCTGGCTGGCAATTATGGAGCAATATAGACGGCTATGGAACTGGCAGCGATTATGACGGGTACGATATGGTTTATCGTTCTCTCGGCAGTTCCGGGAGAAATGAGATATTTGCGCGCGTAAGAGTTGCTCCGCCTGAACCATTCGTGCGAGGGGCTGATTATTATGATTATGATGACCATAACCGTGGCGATACTGGCTATGTTATAATACAATCATATGTATATTTTCCTAAGGATGGTGATGCCTATGCTGGTTACTCAGAAATAGGGAAATTTGGACCAAGATTTATGCATATGTCTGGTGGTGATGATTACCGAGTGTGGCATCATGAAATATTACAAATAAATCATATGGCTGGCGGCGGCCAATTAGAGATTAATGGGACTTCTGAAAGCTCACCCACATCTGACACTCTGCATACTATCACTGAGGAGAATAATCATTTTACTCGTCAGAATAGTGGACCCACAAATTCCAGCATCTTTGTTACCACATTTTTTCCCCATGATACAGACGGGAAGGCTAATGTTTATGTTTCATCAATAGCAGCTAATACCGTTGAGCGTTATGATATGCGAAGAGGCGGCGGAGAGTATAGCCTTAGTACAATTAGTAGGACTAAAACATATTCCACCTCTCCATTTACTCCGGTAATGTATTTGTGTTATTATGAAGACCGAGTAACTAGAGTTCCTTACCTTCTTGCAATAGGTGGTAGCAGAACTGAAACTGCTCGTTTAAATCTATTAACTGAATCTTGGGAAGATATAGCTAACATTCCAACGTGGCCCATACGTATTGTTAGCGAAATGTTTACAAGTAGCGAAGATGATGGGCTTAATCAATCCAATGCTATTTGCTGGGATGGGGGGAACCATATTTACTTAACTAGAGGCGGGTTTAGTGCAGTAAGCTCCAGCCTAAATACACCTGATTGGGGTGTTTATTTTATTCAAGAAGATTCGTGGAGGATTACTCAGGATCCTTTAGACCCTAGCTTTCCCGAGCTACCATATGAGGGAGTGTCTCACGAAAACATAGCATTTTATGATAAACAAATATCAGGATTTCAATACAATAGGCTATATGTATGGGATGATAGTGGTAGAAATATATGGTACATGGAATTAGATGATAATGGAGTGCCGCATCCGGGGAGCCCACAATGGGTATCTCAGGGCGATACGGGTAATAGCACAGCCTCAATATTGGGACAACCGCAGATAAAATTCCTACGTTCTGGACGAGTTCTTATGATGCCAAATAGAGTGACTAGTCCAGCAGACGCATTATGGGAAACTTTCCCTAATCTTTATGATAGGGGGTTTTGGTACACCCAAGAGTTTCCAGAAACCGGCAATATTGCATGGAAGGTTCACGA